ATTTCAAATTTTATAACAAAGATTTACTATAAAATTATAAAATTTTTAATTAGAATACTTTTCTAATTAAATTTATGATTTAAATTTTCTTTCTTTTATTTAAAATCTATAATAAATTTTATATGAGAATTTAATTAATGAAGTATCTTGAATTAATTATATAATTCATAGGAACGGTTTGATTGAACAATGGGGAAGTCTTATTAACCAACCATCAGGAGAGAATCAATATGATTATGTTATTAGTTTCTTGAAACCACCTGTTGTATATGCTTCACAAGAGAGACAATCAACACAGAATCCAGTTTACTATACTACATTCGCATATACTATAACCAAAGATAATTTCAAATATACTGTTTCTATCAATGATTTAACGGTTAGATGGTTTGCGATAGGATATTAATAACCCAAAACCATCCATTTATTTGTCTTATAAACATACATTGAATCAGTCAATTGTTTCAACACCAAAGAGTTAGCATTATAGTCACTAGCACTTGTGGCATTATAAGACCACATTCCACAAATCGCCCAATAATCAGTGTTGGACATAACTATTGGAAATGTAATAGTAGTATTATTAATCATGGATGTTGATTGTCCACATTGTTCAATCAAACCGTTCACTAATTTCGTACACTGATGTATACATTACCATAATTATTTCGTCTATAAATAAAAGTGCAATCTTTTTCGGTATGAGATTTAATCCAAGCATAATTTTTTTCACTATTTGTTTGGGTACTTTCTCTTGTAATTTGTATAAAACCATCATCAGCACTTGGCAAATACACTAGATAATTAATTGTTTGTTCAACTTGAGAATCGCTTGTGACAGTATTTTTATAAACATAGTCTTGTTCAATTAAACCGTTCGTTAATACCCTCTAAAAAAAGCAAATGCATTAGTTACAGTTGAAGAAGTTGCATTTTTAATTTGACCCTGTGTATTAGAAATACTTCTTAATTGAACTACAGTCGTACTATCTGCCGAACTATCATAAAGTGACCCAAAAGTACCATTAGGAATTAAACTAGAACTAAATTGAACATTAAAGGTCACGGTTTCAAAGTTTTTTGAGTTAATAGAACTTGTTTTATACCATTGCTCAATCAAACCGTTCAGTTAAAATAACTATCTATTTATATTATTTTAATAGGAGAATTTTTATGGCTAACAATTTTATTTTTAATGATAATAAAAATGTTCTTAATGGTGAAGAAATTTCACAATCTACAAAAGTTTATAATTTTCCAAATGATGCTTCAACATTAGAACATGATTATCAGCCTTTTGGAACATATACCGCTACTACATTTATCGTAACTTTTAGTGATGGTGGTAATGGAAGTTCAGCAACACAGACAGTAAATCCATTCCAAACAATAGGATATGCTATTGAGAAAAAAGCACTTTCAAAGAGCGGTTATTATCCGATGTACTATTTTAATGAAAGTATTGTAACAGAAGATTCAGAAATTAAAATTGCTAGTGATATTAACATCAAGGTAATTTGGAAAGCGGTAGAATAAAAAATTTACGAGGTTTGTTTTATGGGTGCGATATTTTATGTGATGGATTTAGATGAAGGTGTTCAATTAGATGATTCAATGTGCGGATGTATAAATGAGTTTGAAACATATTCTAAAGCGTTTAAATTGGCAAAACAGATTTCAATGAATTATGAAGGAAGATACACGGTAGGTGTAATGATTTCTTCAGATTATTGGGAAAACGGTAAAAAATATTCAGATTAAATTTTATATGGAGGATTTATAAAAATGGCAAATGATTTTATGAAGAATGCAAACAAAGTATCTTTAAATGGTGAAGTTGTAAGTTTTTCAAATACATTTCCTATTGTTGATGTAAAGGAAGATGCAGTTGAAACACCAATTGTAGAAGAACCAAAGAAAGAAGAAAAAGTTGAAGAAATTGTAATTGATGTCAAAGATGAAGATGTAGTTGTTGAAACAGAAGATGAAGAAATTACAAAAGAAACAACTGAAGATGACGAAGAGTAATTAAATATAATTCGTTCTTTGTAAGACAGTTCAAAATGGACTGTCTTTTTTTTTATTAATTTTCCTTGACATAATGAATGTATTTGTTTTATAATTTTTCTAAATGGAGAAAAATATGACATATTCTGATTGTAAAATTTTAAGTGTTCTACAACATAAAGAAGAACCTTTGGTTTCAAAAATCCCTTGTGATGAATATACTCAATTGGCTCAATCGTATTTTGATTATGAGTTTTTAGGGGAAAGTAAATTTTATCCTTACAAATTACCAAAAGTTTTGAATGAAATTGATTATAAAATCTGCGTAATTACTGGTTCTAGCGGAAAAGGTAAATCACAACTTCTTAAAGAATTTCCATTTTATTCAAAAGAATTCAGAAGTTATGATAACACCAAGTCTGTAATTTCTAATTTTGATTTTACAGATAAAGAAGATTGTATGGATAGATTGGCATCCGTTGGATTATCTACTGTTCCTACATGGTGTAGACCTAGAAATGTACTTTCTGTGGGTGAAGGATTTCGTGCCGATTTAGCACTTAATATTCAGAGTGAAATGTGTTTTGATGAATTTACTTCAACTGTAGATAGAAATGTAGCAATTAGTACGGTTTTGGGAATAAAGAAATATATAGTAAAACATAATTTGAAGAAGGTTGTGTTCTGTTCATGTCATAAAGATTATATTGATTATTTGGAACCTGATATTGTAATAGATTTGGATGATGAAAAAGTTTATGATTGCAGAGGGGTAGACCTAAAAAAAGTATTGAGTTGTCAGTCTACGAGGTCGCTGACAACTCAAAGAAAGAAGACCTTTGGAAAATATTTAGGCAGTATCATTATCTGACACAAGAAGCAAATTTACCACCATGTAGGGTTTTCATATGCTATTGGGGTGATATTCTTGTAGGATTCAGAGCAATGCTACTTTTGCCAAACGGAGATATTAGGGATTTTTGGATGGGTCATAGGTTGGTAGTGTTACCTGATTATCAAGGAATGGGGATTGGTACAAGATTGAATGAATTTTGTGGTGAAGTGATGTTGAATGATGGTCAGAAATATTATTGTAAGACCGCTCATTTCAAATTGAAGAATTATTACAAAACTCATAAAACTTGGACTGTTATGAAGGAAGAGATTAAGAGATATACTAAAGGTTGTGAATCTTTAATGACGAATCTTCCTAAAGGAGTAGACCCTTATGAAGTAACATATCCGTTCAAGATTTATGATAGTCTTAATGGTAGTGGAAAAAACATGAGTAAATGGATAAATCGTTCTCTTATTTCGGCTAGATATTTAGGAAAGGATTATGTAAATAAACCACATAAAATAATCGTTGTTGAATCTGATTTGGATAGAAAAGGATTGGTCGATAATCTGAATGAATTGGTGAACAAGAGCAATTATTACAATGAGGTTATTTGCGGTAGTACAAGAAATGAAGATGAGTTGTGTCATGCTTGTCATGATGTAGGTGTACAAAGTTATCCGTTTGAATATAAAAATAATCTTCATGTTCATAATATACTAAATGGGAAGTTTGACGGAATGAATAATGATACGGAAATTGTTTATGTTTATGATGATAAGCATAAATCTTTCTTGAATGAATTTGAAAAGATTAATGCGAAAATCATAAAGATAAATGATGATGAAATGAAAAAAGATTTGTTTGATTTATAGGAAGGGTTATGAAATATTGGTTAAAAAATATCACAGATGATTCATATAAATATCCTATTTTTGAAGTTGAAATTAAAATGTTAGATGAATACTTTTGTGATTTTATAATCTATCAAGCAACTTCTTGGACAAGTGATTGTTCGGATATTCATGAAAAGAAATTTATAGCAGAAGTACATTGGAAATGGGATTTCTGTACACATTGGTGGTTTTATGGAGAAGATTATGATAAATCTTTAGGTGATGAGGCGGAAAAAGATTCGTATTATCATATCTGTAGTGGAATTTCTGATTGGATTAGGTTGTTTGCTTTTATAAGAAAATTGATGTATTCTATTTTAGGTGACCCACAAAATTGGTATTCTGATAAAGATAAAGAATTGGATGAACTCGTGTTAAAAGGGTTTGAAATTGTGGAGGTGAAATAAATATGGCAAAATATAATGCAAAAGGTGTTTATTCAGTATTGTTTTCAACTGTAGATAATTTTTCAGAAGACGACCAAAAATATCTGTTTGATACAAAGTTTACAGATGAATTTATTGATGATATTAAAAACGACCCAAAGAAAGCATACAAGGTTTTGAATGAAATTGTACAGAACATTGAAGACGGAAAGACTGATAGAATTTCTAAGATGTTCAAAGATTATGCCGATAAAATTTATATGATGAAAAATATGCTGAAAGATTACGGTGGGTTTTAGAGTATATTTGAGGTGATTTGTAGATGAAAGATGTTGAAACTTGTATTCCAACTTTATTATTGGAAAATGCAGAAAATTTCGCAAGAGAAAGAACGAATTATGAATTAAGTTATTTAAGTTTATATATAAAAGATTACGAGGATGAAATACAAAAAATAACTGATTGGGTAAAAGACCATTTATATAAATCTTGTTTGAGAGCCTATAAAAAAGGTGTATTGGATTATATGTCTTATGAGAAAGGTAAAGAAATTCCATTAAGAGATGTTGCAAATTTAAATGTTAAAGGATTGTAATTATGGGAAAAGCATATGCAAATAAGAAAACAATAGAGGAAAGAAATAAGAACGATTATTATCCAACTCCAAAACCATTAGTGATAGAATTAGAGAAATTAAATCTTATTAAAAAATCCGATAAAGTTTTGGAATGTGCTTGCGGTGAAGCAAAAAGAATAAGTGGTTATTTTAATTCATTAGGATATAATTTTGAAGAGAAAGATTTGATATTTGGAAATGATTTTCTTAAAGATGATTATTCCAATAAACATTATGACACTATTGTTACTAATCCGCCATTTAGTCTTTGGGATAATTTTGTTGAAAAAGCAAAACAGATTTCTGACAATGTAATTATGATTGGTCGTACAAATTATTTTGGAGCATATAATCGATATAGAAACGGTTTATGGAATCACCTTAAAACTGTTTATATTTTTGATAGACAGATTGCGTATGATAGATTCGATGAAGATGAAATGAAGTTCAAATGCGGTTGTTTAGTTACTGCTTGGTTTCATTGGGATATGAATTATAATGGGAAACCAAGTATTGAAATTATGGATATTCAGAAATATTTGGAAAATGGTATTGACGAAATTAAAAAATAAAACTATTTATAGAGTAAGAAATTAATTTTATATGGAGGAAAATATTATGAAGTTTTCTTGGAGAAATTTGCTTGGAGTTCTCTTTATTGTTTTGGGAACTGTAGTAGGACTGACAGTAAAAGTGCCTTTAGTAACAATCGGTGCTATTATCAGTGTAGTTTTCGGGGCAACTCTTTCGATTGCTGAACAAGTAAAAAAGACAGAACTTACTGGATGGAAGCGTTATTTGTTCCTTGGTGCAACAATCTCAGGAACTGTACTTTTGACTTTGGGTGGTTATAGTGATGTAGTAATCACAGAAATCGTAGGTGCAGTTATTCTTATTGTTTCAATCATCTTCGGTATTGCGGTAGATAAGGTAAAGAAAGATTAGTTTTTAATTAAACTGTTTCTTGAAAAGGCTTGATTTTACATCAAGTCTTTTTTTTATTTATAAAAGTGATAATTTTTCCTTGACAAACAAAAATAATTAATTATATACTGTATTTGTAACAAACTTCTAAACGAAAAGACCTAGAGATTAAATCTAAGTTTTAACTATTTATAGCATATTTAATTCTAGTGAGGATTTTATGAATACTAAAAATATTTCTTGGGATAAAATAAGTTTTAAGATGGCTGATAACTATGAAGAATTCGGCGTATCTTTAATAAATCTTAATTATTCATACGAAGATGATGATTTTATTGCATTGACTGAACTTCATGGTGATTTGAATGTTGTAGGATATGCTATTATTTGGGGCAGTAACAATGAAGCAAAAGATATTACTGCCACATATGATGAATCACAATTTAATATTGCAAAGAAAGAATATGTCGAAACTATTAAAGATTTATTTTAATTAGGAGAATAAATTATGAATTTTAATATCGATAGAGATGACAACATTTTCTTTGAATTAAAGAAATGGTACAACATTGAAAAGTATGAAGAATATAAAAATTCTTTGACTTACAACGGTATGGATTTAGTTGTGTTTATCAATACAGTAAACGCATTAAATAAATATGAAGATTGTGATTTGGATGTTTCATTGGTAAACGGATTAACTCTTCGTTTGTTTGATAAAGAAACTAATGAAAGTGTAGCAGAATATGAAATTGTGTTCGATTTATATAATTCGTTGATTGATTATCTTTTTAAAGAAATAAAATAGGAGAGATTTAATTATGGCAAATAAAATAATTTTTGGTGCAGATTTAATCGATGTTTTAGAACATAAATATAACATGAATAAACTCGGTGAAGTTCCTACAAAATATAAGAATGGTATTACAACTATCGATTTTATTTATGGAAAAGAAAAAAACATTGACGATTTGAAGTACGATAAACCTTACATTGAATTTACTGTTGATGATGAAACTGACGGATTTATCAGTGGTACAATGTATCCGAATGGTGGAGTTGAAGGTATTCAATTCGACAGTTATGATGATATAAAATATTTTATGAAAAATGCAAAATTGACGGAATGGAGAAAAAGTTTAAAAGAATCTAATCAAATAACTGCAAATATTTGGGAATGGCAGAGATTATTAAATGGGGTATGTAATTTTACAAATTGGATTACTAGAACATTTGTAAAAGGAGAAACTTTACATAAAGTATTGGAAAAAATTTATAGAAATGAAGAAATTACTCTTGATGAATTTGTAAACGCTTGTATTGATTATATTGGAGATTATCAGTTTGAAGAAAAGATAAATGAATATGTGAAGCAGTATCTTTCTACAAATGATAAAATTAAAAATGCTTTTAAAACAAAGGGAATTAAAGTAGTAGAATCAAAGAAATCTGTTAGTGGAAAATCATTGAAAGAAGGAATTGATATTAAAATTGTATATGCTGATGATACACCGTCAGAATATATTGATGATGTTACACATAACGATATTCTTGATATTATTGAAGAATCACCAGAAGTTTATAAAATTTTTGATGTTAGCGGAAGTAAAAAGAAGTTGGTGTGGAGTGATGAATACGGATTTGAACGTGCTTATGAATCAAAGAAATCGACAAGAAAAGGTTTGAAAGAATCATTAAATTCTGATATTAAACTTATGGTGAATCGAATTGTTGATGACCTTATCGCTGAATATACGCCTAGAGAATGGGATTCTCTTTCTGATAATGAAAAGTTTAATATTATCAGAATAAAATATTTTATGTATGAAGGAAAATCAAAATATTTATCAGAAGTAAGAGATTTGGTTATTGAAAATATGAATCATCCATTTGATGTTGTCTTTGAATCAAAGAAATCTATGAAAGAATCTAAAGCATCATTACATGAAGATAATGTTGAATATGGTGTAGAAAGAATCAGAAACAAAGTAAAAGGGTCAGATGTAACATATTATTTTGATGATGAAGATTGCTTTATTGATGTTACAGAAAAGAATGGAAATTTGTGGGCATTCACAATTGATTTTGGAAGTGGTTATGTTTACATGCTTGAGCCTAAAGAAGATAGAGGTTCATTTGGTGCAGATAACGAAGCGTTTGATGTAATCATTTCTATGTTGCAAGGAAAAAGATTTAATGAAAAGAAATCATTGAAAGAACAGTTTGTCGGAAAAGGTGAAGGTGGGTATAAAAAACCAAGAGCAAATAAAAGCAATAGCGGTATTTGTGAAGATTCAAATGGTATAAATCATAAGGTAATTTTTGATACTCATGTTGAAGATTTTATCGTTTGGGTGGATAATGATAATTATTTGATGTGGGATATTTATAGTGCTAAAGGATTAAAACGAAATCTTCTTAAATCGGATTTAGATGAAAAATTGATTGATGAAATTGCTGAACTTGGCAAACAATTAATTCATGGATTTGATACAGATTTTTAAGATTTGAATTTTGATTAATTATAAAAGCGGAACATATTTCAGTTCCGCTTTCTTTTTATTTTTCGTTTCTTTCCTTAATTTCTTTCAGTTTCTTCAACTGTCTTTCAGAAAGATTGCTTTCATAAAATCCATTTTCCACCATTTCAAAAATCACTTCCTTGCAGATTTCGTTTAATAATTTTGAATTGTTTTTCATATGTTTGTTCTCCTTATATTTTAATTATCGGTGAACAGATAAAAAAACTTTACAAAAAATTAAATTAATTCTACGTTACTTCCATCCTCTTCAATATATAATGTAGAACCTTTCTTTGGTTTGAATCCGTAAGAATATTCATATTCATAATCATCGGTAACAAAACTATTAATTACGATTTTCCCAATTTCAAATCCATCTCCCCAAGGAACATCTAATTTTGCTTTTGCACCATTATAAAGTTCTTTTCCGTTCTTATCCCAAATTGCTTCAACTTTAACTTCTCTGTCACCTAATCTTTTGTCTTTATAAATATCCCAAAAATATTCTTGTTTTGTCATATAATAAAATCTCCATACAAAAATAGTTGAAACTTTATAATAATTTCCCTTGACAAAATAAATATAATTTGATATATTTATGAATGTAAGGAGATTAGAACTTATGTCAAGTGAAAACAAGAAAAAGAAACTTAAAAATTCATATTGTTGCAAAGGTGCGTTGAAAAACAAACTTCCTCATAAATTAAAGAGGGTTTTGTTTTTCACATCATCTTAGCGTAAAGAAAATAATTCTTTCAAAGTGGAGGATTAAACTATGCTTATTAGAGATTTGACTTGTAATAATTGTGGTTGTGATTATGAAGTTGATGATTTTGGAACTTCGTTTACTTTACATCTTTTAGATTCTGTTCATCATTGTGTGGAATCCAAAGATAGTGATGAAATCAAATGTCCTTGTTGTGGTTCTGTTTCATATTCAGAAAGACATCTTGATGACCCTTGGGATGAGGAGTGATGAAAGAAAATTAAGAAATTTATGATAAAATTGAATTTAATCCGCTCAAAAAATGGGCGGATTATTTTTTATATAAAAAGTATTGATTTTGTTTTTATAATTTGTTAGCATTTTCACATAAAATATTTATTGTGGAGAAGTGAAAGGTGGCTGATACAAAAATCGATTGGATTAAAAACCGTTTAAGGGAAAATAATTATTCAAAATCAGAAGTTTATGATATGTTTCCGCAGTTTCAAGCAGAAACGGACTCATTTAATTGGAGAGAAGGTTCATACACAAGAGCAGTAAGACAGTGTTATTCTGAAATGGTTGCTGATGATGAAATTGAAGGTGAAGAACTTGAAGATGAAGTCATCAAACTTGAAGCGAACAAACAGAGAATAACCGACAAAAACAATTATTTAAGAAAAGTTAATCGAGAGAATTACAGACAGTATAATTTGCTTGAAGAAATGTGCGCTACTCTTGATGAAAATCTAAAAAATTACAGTGATAAATATTTTAGTAATCTTTCTTCTGTAAAAGAAATTAAAACAAAGAATACAGATAAAAAAGGTATTCTGTGTCTTTCAGATTTACATATCAATGAAATTATTACACCGTCTTATGCTAATGGCAACGCTTGGGATTTGAATGTTCTTTGTTGTCGTATGCGAAAGTATATTAGTCGTGCCATAAAGATATTCAAGAACGAAGGAGTCAAGGAACTTTATGTGTTCTGTTTGGGTGATTTTGTTGGAGAATGTAGACGTATCGATAAAAAGATGGCTTTAATGACTTCTAGTGTAAACGCCTCTATGATTTTAGTGAGCCTTTTGAGTAAGGTTTTTGTTGAACTTAGCAAATCATTTAAACTTAATGTCACTTTTGTAGCAGGAAATGAATCAAGAATTTCTAGCATAGCAGATATGGGTGGCAATTCGATGAGTTCTCTTCCAGTAATTGCGTCTGAAAATTGGGATTGGATGATTTGGAATACACTTAAAATGCTCTTTGGTGATAAAAATAAAAATATCAAGTTTATAATGCCGAATAATATTATTCAGAGTGTTGTTGAAATTCCGATTGGTAAAGATAAAACATTTAATGCTTTGATTACACATGGACATATTTTGAAAGGTATTCCGAACGATAAGACTGTAGGAAATATTCTTCAAGATTATGCTCACAGAAATATCAGAATTGATGCGATGTTTATTGGTCATTACCATATAAGTCGATTAAGTTCATTCTTGCAAATGTGTGGTACTATGAAAGGTGGTGACGCTTGGACTTCTAATGATTGTGGATTTGTTACAAGAGCAGTTCAGAATATTTTCTTGATTAATGATGACGGAAGTTTAGAAGGAATTGGTATAGATTTGCAGAATTACAATCCTAATGAGAAATATGTTTTGGATAAGGAACTCGAAATCTATAATGATTTTATTATTCAACCATATACGAGTGTGGTTACTATAAAAAATTTGGTGTAAATTTTTCAAAATCTATTGATTTATATCGATTTAATAAAGTAAAATATAGTTAAATATGGAGGAAAAATATGCGAGAAAAACAGTTGATTGTGATTCCTACGGATTCTAAATATAAGGCAAAGAATATTCTTTGGTCAGAAGCATTGAAATGGGCAAAGACTGATGATGATGGTCTTGTAAAAATTATCGATGAAGGAATTGAAGTTAATGGTTGCTACCTAGATGAAGCATTGGTCTATGACAATCGATTAGGTTAATCATAAAAATTCAAGGTATTGAAAAGTCCTCTACAAAAATATAGAATTATCCTATATTTTTGCGGAGGATGTTTTTATTTATGAGTAAGATAAAAAATTGTTGGAATTGTGGACACGAAGTACCTTATCAGATTTATAGTAGTATTAATTTTGTACCTAAATGTCCTAAATGCGGAAGTTTATATCCTGAAAAACCAAAAGATGAAGCAATGTTGTCTATAGCGCAAGATGAATATTTGGCTGATAGAAATGAAAAAAATTTTAATAAATTGTTTAAATTGTTAAATCAAATGACATTTAATGTTATTTGTCACAAACTTAAAATAAAATCGTCTCATGAACAATGGGATGATATCTGGGATAAAGTTCAGTGGACACTTGAAAAATTAGCAAAATATTATAAAGAAAAGGCTGATTTTAAAGTTACAACATCTTTTAATAAATACATCGGTCAGTTAGTTTTATTTCCTCTTTATAATAAAGATGAACAAGAAAGACAAAAAACAGAAATATCTATTCATATTCCAAAATTCGGTAATACCGATGATAAAAACGCAAAAGAATTAAATGATTACTTGAGTAAAACGGATGATGGTGAAATTAGCGAAGTTGAAAAAAACATTGATTATGAAGTAAATCAAAATTATCTGACAACTAAATCGTTAGAGTTTATAAATCAAGCAATTAACGCTTTATATAATAATGAAAAATCTAAAAATACAAATAAAGAATTTAGAAATTCATACGATATGGCAGAATTATATAAATTTTTTATATACAACCGATGCAATGAAAAAATAGTAGAAGATATAATTAATTCTATGGATTACTCGTTAGTAAAAAAATTTGAAAAGAGTAAAGAATTGTATAAACAGATGCTAGTGGATTATGCAAATGGCGAAGAATAATGTTGAAGAAATATTAAAGAAAGAATACACGGAAATTGATGAAAGTATAAATAATGTAACTTCTCTTTTAAAAATTATATTGTTTGAAAACTTTGGAGAGAAAGTAGAAATTCTCTATTCTATTGTAGATGATAACGATAAGTTTTCACAAATATTGAATGCTTTTGGTGGAATGTGTATTGATTTTCCTACGGTCGAAGAATTTAAATCTTCGGTCACACTTTCGTTGGTCTTTTATTATAAAGAAGTAATGCACTTTTCGTGGAAAAAAATTGAAGAAATGATTCCGTATGAAAGGGATATTTCTTTAAGATATGGGTCAAAAATAAAAACATTACAAAAATCAATTAAAAAACAATTAACAAAGAAAAGTAAGGAAAAAGTTCAAAAGACAGAATTATTTGAGGATTAAATTACTATTTAAACTAGCATTTTTTTCATGAGGTGTATATGGCTAGTTTTGGAATAGGAAATCCTTTTTGGCAAAGAATGTTGCCTGAATATGAATTAGAGGGATATTGGACTTGTGATATAGTAGACGATAAAGGTACGCTTGATAATAGAGGCAATCAAAAAGCGAATAGTGTAAACGTTGGTAAATACATGCCTTTGGGATTCGATGCTTATGTTCAATCTGTTTCTATTCCTCAACTATCGTTAGACTATGAAAATACTAATTTCGGTTTAATGAAATTTAAAGAAAAATCAGCATATGATGATGTAACGATTACATTTTATGATGATTTAAAAGGTTCGTGCTTAGGATTTTTTTCTGATTGGTTGCACACAGTATATAATGAGGATACGATGGCTTTACTACCTAATTGGAGATATGAAACAAAATCAATTGAAGTAAAATATTTTCGTCAATTGTATAACGATATTAAAACAATTGCTCATTATAAAATGGTAAAATGTTTGCCTAAAAGTATTGCTGAAATATCCGCTGATGAAGAAGGTGGAGATAGAAAAACTTTTTCTGTTACAATCGCCACACAAAGAGTTTATACAAAAACACAACAAACAAAACAAAAAGCAGAAAATGTAATTTAATTGACGATATGGTTTGTTTGATTAATTGATAGTCGTTCAGAAATATTCATCATACTCTAGACAAAATGATATTAAGAGGTGTACATTATGTGTATGAAGAATAGTATTGAATTAAAAGAAGAAAATCAAGAAAAGTTATTTAGAATTTTCGAAATAATGAATTTATGTGATATAAGCAGAAGTGTTACAGAAACATTAATTGACAAATTAAATTTAATTAGTAAATCAGATAAGGTTAAGTTATATGATGAAAAAGATGTAAATAAAATTAAAGAATGTGTTGTATTTAAAAAATATTTTGAAAGTTTATATTCAATAAATGATATTCATAAAATATGCAAGATTGCTAATGGTTCTGTTGAAAATATAATTAAAGATTTACAATTAAAAGGTGTAACATATTATCAATCTACTAGATATACTGAAGATGAATTAAAACAGATACAAAAATTTATCGAGGAACATCCTAATTCGAAAACATATTTTTATGAAAAGACTTGTGTAAAAATGTATGGGGTTAAAAATGTTTTTCTGAGAAAAGATGTTAAAGATAAAGCGGTTAAAAATTCCCATACACTCGAATGTATAGATAAACAAAATAAAAATAAAGAAGAACATTATAAAGACGAAGGTGGTTATGCTAATCACATGCGTAATATAGGTAAAGAAAGATGGAAAAATTATACTGAAGAAGAGAAAGAAAATACATTATTAAATATGCAAAATGGAATGATTGAAAAACACGGAGTAGATAATTGTTCTAAACTTGATTGGGTTAAAGAGAAAAAGAAAATTACTACAATGGATTCTATTGGTTTTGATAATCCGCTTAAAGATAGAGAACGATTGAAGCAAGGAATGTTAAATAAATATGGAGTTGACCACAATTCACATGATAAAAATTTGCTTGCTAAAAGAGTTGCTACATACAAAGAACGTCTTGCTGAATACAATGCCACTAAAAATGAAAACAGTGAATTAAAATTTGATGATAAATCTAAGAAAACTAAAATTGAAAAATACGGTGAAGATTATGTAAGTAAATTTGCAGATAAAGGAGATAAAACTAAAAGAAAATTATATGGTGATGATTATGGTAAGAAATTTTGGAATAAAGCGGATGAAACATGTAGAGAATTGTATGGAAATGATTATCGTGAAAAATTAACTAAAAAATCAATGGAAACTAATAGGAAAAATCATGGTGGTTTGCACAACACTCAAACCAAAGAAAGTCAAGAAAAGATGAAACAAACTTATTTTGAACATACATGTTATTATCACCCTTCACAAAATCCTAAAACTAGAAGAAATCACAGAACTTGTTATTATTACGACAATGAAGAATTTGATTCATCTTGGGAACTTGCTTATTACATTTATCTTAAAGATAACAGTATTCCCTTTGAATATCATACTATTTCTATTCCTTATATTTGGAATGACAAAACTCATTATTATAAAGTTGATTTTAAGGTTTATGATAGATTGGTAGAAATAAAAGGCGACCATATTTTAGTAAAGAATGTTTTCAAAGATGATGGTAGAAGTCAAGCAAAATACGAATGTATGAAAGAAAATGATGTTTTAATTTTAATGGAAAACGATGTAAAACCTTATTTGAAATATGTGAAAGATAAATATGGAAAGGATTATATGAAATCATTTAGAAAGAAACATGAAGATGAGAAATAAAATTAACTATCTATATTATCTTGTTTTTAATAAGAGGATATTTGTATGAATGAAAATAAAAAAATATATGAAGGATGTGAGAAATTAGCAGATGGTAGATATCGTATTCATGAAAAAATGAATGCTATTCCCCTCAAACAAGAAATAAAAGAAGAAAAAATAATTATTGAGGGAAAAGAAGTAAATACTAAAAAACACTATACTTTTATGGTGTGGGCAAAAGACCTTAAACCTAGAGATTTTAGTGGAAGAAATGGTAACGGCAGAAATTATTCAGATGTTATAGATTATGTCGTTAAAGAAAATCGACCAACTATATCGTTGACAAATCACCCAGAAAATGAAGTGGATATGGGTAAAGTTAATGGTGTTGCTAAAAATGTTCGAATGATTGATAACTGGATGTGTGTAGATTGGTATCCTGCTGATTGCGAAGATGGTAGACGATTTTCTTCGGTGTTTGATTTAGGCGGAAATCTTTGTGTTTCAAGTAGTGTGCTTGGTGAATTGGATGATGACGGGTATGTAATTTTAAATGAAAATTTTGAAGTTGAACGTCTTATGGATATTGTTGATTGTCCGAGTAATGGAATTTATCATTATTCTAATAAAATTGAGAAACATTCTGATGAAGGATGTGGTTTTACAGAAATTTCAAATGAAGGGTTGAATGAAAATTTAACTATTTTAGATAAACAGAATATCACGGAATCAACGGAAAATACGCAAAACGATAAAGCCGTTGAAAAAGAAAGTGATGATTCTATAGGAGAAGAAAAAATGCCAGAAAACACAAATGACGAACTGATTCAGCAATCAATGATGCTCAATATTAAGAGCATGATTAAAGATGCTGAAAACATGGACAGTCCATTTGATAAGAAAGACGCTTTAGCGATGGCTGATAGTTTTGCAAAAAAACTTACAGACGATACACTTCATGTAGAAATCTGTAAGAAGATTGAAGACACAGACAACGAAATCAAGGAACTTTCTGCAAAAGGACTTCAGACGGACGACCTTACTAACAAATGCAAGGCACTTGAAGATGAGAACAAGAAAGTTTCTGATGAACTTGAAGCACTCAAGGCTGAAAAGGCTGACATTGAGGAAAAACTTAAAACTGTTACAAATATGTATGAAGAAGAACAGTATAAATGTAGTCAGTCAGAACTTGATAAAACAGAAGAACTTGAAGAAAAAAATCACAGACTTTCAAAAGAACTTTGCTCACTTAAAGCAAAGAATCGTAATCTCGAAGGTATGATGAGAAGAAATCGTAGAGTTCTTGAAAGCAAGATGAACAAACTTGAAGCAGAAGCAAATACACTTGTTGATGCTGATGTAGTTGTTGATTGCAAAAAGAAAATCAAAAAACTTGAAGGTGAAAACGCTGACTTGTGCAAAAAGATTGAAGACCTTGAAGATACAATTGCTTCTATGAAGAAAGCAAATGACGCTATTGATGCAGAAGCAAATGTTGAAGAAATCTTGGCTCTCAAACGTGCAGTAGAACAGTTGACCGCAAAGAATAATCGACTTCGTAGAGCATTGAATGAAGCAAAGGCTGAAAAAGAAGAAGTTAAAAAGACACGTTTTTCAACTTTGAAGAAAGAAATGGACGAAGATGATGAAGTTATTGTTGACGATGAACTTATCAATGATGAAGTTGATAATGTAGTTGTTGATGATGGTCAAGTTGTAGTTGCGGAAGAAGATGATGATTCGGATGATGAACTCATGGAACGTATGCTCCGTGGCGAAGTAAAATAATATTGGATAAATCGCTCTCTTTGTGAGAGCGGATTATTATAGAAAATTTTTTGAATATAGGAGAATATAATTATGGTTAATGTAAAGGTAACAAACTTTCAGAATTTCGCTTATACATTCGTTGCAGAAGATACTAGTGATGTAGAAATTCAGTTCGTAAATAATGCAGGAAATCCTGTTGAAGGACTTTCAGTTGTAGCAAACAACGCTACTTTCACAGAAACAGATAATGTGTATACATTTACACCATCAAGTGCTGGAAGAGTTGATATTTTAGCAGTAAAGGCTTATCCTACCGCTGAGTAATTAACTTGATGTGATTGAAAAAAAAAAGACTTAGATTTTGTTCTAGGTCTTTTTTTATAAAAATTTGATAAATTTCGTTGACTTTTTATTTTCCAAATTATATTATTATTTTATAAATCATGAATTAAATTAAAAAGGAGAATAATATATGCAGTTTGGAATTCAGTATCGTCCAAAGACATTTAAGGAATTTGTAGGAAATCATAATGTAGTACATTCTATTCAAAATGCTATCACAAAAGGTACATTGGGTAATGCGATTTGTATAGTAGGGGGCAGTGGAATAGGAAAATCTACATTGGCTAGGTTGATTGCCATGACACTAAACTCTGAAAAGAAGATTATTGATGAAAATAAAATGGTAGAACCTGACCTCGAATGTTCGGCAGTAAAGGATATTGTAGAACAAAGATTTAACCGTTCGGTAACTTGCTATAATGGTGGTGATTTGACAGTTGATAAAATGCGTGAACTAAATGAATCAATGTGTTATGATTCAATGATTGATGAAAATACAGTAATCATTATTGAAGAAGCACAGATGATTAATGCTACCGCTATGAAACAGTTGCTTACAATCTTGGAGATGAATCGTCCAAACACTTATGTAATTCTGACTTCTACTGATGAATCCAAGTTTTCAAACTCTTACGGAAAGGATAATGCTACTAGGGAAAAAAATGCCCTTCGTTCAAGAATTTCTTTGTACAAGTTGAATCCGATTACAACAGATGAAATCAGCGATTATTTATTTCAGTTATTTACTACAAAAATTGACCCTAATGGTGAAATGGGTGACACGATTTTGGAACTTATTCCATACATCGCACAGAACTCAAAGAATAATATTAGACAAGCGTTGAATGATTTGAGTGTAGCACTTGATTCAGAATGTACATCAAAAGACGATTTGATTAAACTTTTGAATTACACCGATGAAGAGAAGGAGGCTGACATTGTAATTTCATTGTTGAATAAAGATAAATCAGCATTGAAATATATCAATGATAACTTGAATAATCTTGGTGATATGATTCCTTATTGGTACACAATCTTGAGCAACAATGCTTTACGTGATATGATTGGTGAACCTTTTGAAGTTCAGTGGAAGGAAAAATCATTTGCTAAGATGAAGGCGAGTGGTAATCTTTTGGCTTTGTATAAAGTGTTTAATGAAACTCAGCAGTTATGTTCATCATATTTTAATCCTAATGTTTTTATTAGTAAGATTTATGAATATTATTGCGGAAACAACCAAAACACCAAAAGATTGGTTGAAAACACAAGTTCTGTTCAACCTAATGTTGAAACAACACCTACGGTTGTGAAGAAAGTGAAAAAGATTGTAAATTAAAAGGAGAATTAAAATTGTCTTTATCTGTAACGAACAATGAATTTATTTTTCCCAATGGGAATAAAATCAAGTTTGAATGTGAAAACTGCAATTCCTACTCTGATGTAAAGACTGTAATTTATAATGACAAGAAAGTTCGCTCATTTAAGGGTGTTTGCAAGGCAATTAATTTCTATAACAAGAAAAATGAATTGGACGGTTGCGTAATTAAAGTTAAAAACGAATTCAATATGATTTACTATATTGCGGTTAATTCTGAAAAGACATTCTTGAGGGATTCAGCAATTAAATGTTTTGAATTAATTCCTACTTTGCAGAAAGACAAAAGTATAAGAATTAAAGAGTTGGAGGATTTGAAAGTATGACATATAAATATTTGTGTAAAAAATGTGGAACTAAAAAAGAACTTGAATATCCTATGGGTTCAGCACCCAAAGTAATAGTTTGTCCTTGTGGTGGTAGTATGGAACAAGATTTTTTGGGAAAGTTGAAATCTATTCAGACATATCTTAACGAAGATTATCGAAGTCAATCCGAGTTCCATAGCGTAGACTACGGAGATGATTCAGTGGTTGAATATGCTTGTAACAATTAACTATTTTAATTTATAATTATTTGAGAGGTGTAATTCAAGTTGGACGCTTGAGTTGGTCAAATACACAATCCGTTTGACCACAAATACACCTCTCTTTTTATTTTAACTATCTTATTTAAGAATTAACTATTTAATTCGAGGTTACGTCCAATAACCAAAACTTAAAATATTTGAGAGGATTGTGATGAATTTATTAAATCGTGTGATGTCTTATGATAAGACAAAAGTTGAAAATCAAGAAAATTGTAATTGTGAAGAATGCGTAGGAATTAATGATGTTTCTGAAAAGAAAGAAATCATTGGAAATTTTAGATTCGCAGATGATTTTCTTAGAAAAATTGAAAATTATCGAATGATGTGCAGAGAAAAGGAATTTTTGACAATTATTAATTTGAAATATTGGTACAAAGATAAGAAAACCAAAACTTTTATTTGGAAAGCCTTACATGTTCATGGTGATAAATATGATTATTCACAAGTAGAATATATAAATTGTGAAACTAAAGTTTATATAAAATGCAAAAAGCATAATTATTATTTTTGGCAAGCACCCACTAAACATTTAAGCGGTCATAACTGTCCTTTTTGTGCAGTTGAAAAAGGGAAAATTCCTCCTAAATTATCATTAGAAGAATTTATACAACAATCGAAAATTATACATGGAAATAAATATGATTATTCTAAAGTTGACTATAAAAATGCTCGTACTAAAGTTATTATAATTTGTTTAAATCATGATAAACCTTATGAATTTGTTCAAACACCAGAATCGCATTTAAGAGGTCAAGGTTGTCCAAAATGCGGTGGAAAATTAAAATTGACAACAGAAGAATTTATAGAACAATCAAATCAAATTCATGGTGTAGGAAGATATGATTATTCAAAAGTAAATTATAAAAATACTAAAACTAAAGTTCTTATAATTTGTCATAATCATGATGAACCTTTTGAATTTTGGCAAAATCCACGCAATCATGTTAAAGGTCATGGATGTCCAAAATGTGCAAGAGAATTACAATCTGAGCAACAAAAAATGACATTAGAAGAATTTATAAATAAAGCAAATTATATACAAGGAGAAGGGAAATATGATTATTCTAAAACAAATTATGTTAATAATCGTACAAAAGTTTGCATAATATGTAATAATCACGATAATCCTTATGAATTTTGGCAAAGACCAAACGACCATCTTCGAGGTAAAGGTTGTCCTAAATGTGCAGGAACTTTAAAATTAACAATTAAAGAATTTATAGAAAAAGCAAATGAAAAACAAGGAGAAGGAACTTATGATTATTCTGAAGCAGAGTATATAGATGCTAAAACAAAAATTAAAATAATTTGTCCAAAACATGGTGCGTTTTGGCAAACACCAAATGACCATTTAAGTGGTGGAGGGTGTCCTAAATGTAATTCATCTCAAGGTGCAAAGAAAATAAGATTATTTTTAATCAAAAATAATATTGAATTCGAGGAAGAAAAACGATTTGCTGATTGTAAAGATAAACGAAGTCTTCCGTTTGATTTTTATATTCCTTTATATAATTTATGTATTGAATATGACGGAAAACAACATTTCAGTCCAACTACTTTTGGTTCTAAAACTATAACCGAAGATAGAAAGTTGGAAAATTTGAAATATGTTCAAAAACACGACCAAATTAAAAATAATTATTGTAAACAAAAGGGTATAAATCTTTTAAGACTTAATAATCTTAAAACAGTTGAGCAAGAACTCATGGAATATTTTAAAAACACAAATTTATCTTGATTATAGTAATAATTTTAGATATATTGAATTTATAAAGGAATTAATCATGGCAAAAATCGAATTAGACAAATATTATACTCCTATAGAAGTAGCAAATCACTGTTGGGAAATTGTGGAAAAGTATGTGGATTTCTCAACAGTAAAAAGAATTATAGAACCATCAGTTGGAAGCGGTGCTTTCTGTAATTGGAAGATTAAACCAAACTTGATGATTGATGTAAAACCACAGTATGAAAATGCAATTCAAGATGATTATTTGACCTATTCTCTTAAATATGAAAAGGGGACTTTAGTTATTGGTAATCCACCTTATGGAGATAGACTTAAACTTGCTAGGGATTTCTTTAATAAGTCTTGTGATATCGCTGATTATGTAGGGTTCATTCTGCCAATTTCTCAATTAAATAATGTAACTTCATTTTATCGTTTTGATTTAATTTATTCAGAGGATTTGGGAATAAAAACTTACAGTGGTGTAGATTTGCATTGTTGCTTTAATTTATATAAAAGACCTAGTGGTGGTGAACATAAATTTAAGAAAGAGCATTTTGAAGGTGTTACGTTTTATAGGCAAGATAGAAAAGATTATGATTCAATAACGGATTATGATTTAAGAATGTGTTATTGGGGTAATGGAAGTGTAGGAAAGATTTTATCTGATGATGAAAAATATAGTGGTGAATATAAAATCAAGATTGATGATAAGCATCCGCAGAAACAAGAAATTCTTAAAATTCTAAAAGAAACTGATTGGAAGAATGAAGTTAAAGGGATTGCTATGGCTAGGCTTAAACAATATATGATTTTTGATAAGTTGCGAGAATGTGGAATAGAAGAATTAAAAATCGAGGAAGAAAGTCTGTTTGATTTATAACTATTTTCTTATACAATTGTATTGGAAAAGAAGGTAGAAATTTATGCCAAAAAGATTAAAAGAAAACTTGGACTATACATTTAGTTATAAAGACCTTATTACCGCAGATAAAATGGTAAGAAAGTACATCTCTGATAGAGAAAAGATGTATAATGAACTTTTTAATTCGGAAGAAGATTACACAGTTGATGATTTGAAAGAATATTTAGAATATTTTGAAGGTGCTTCGGCTTCTGATTTAGATGTTGACGCTCAAGATTCAAAACACCATAAATATTTGTGGAGTATACGAGAATTTTTAAGTCGTAATTATGAATTTAATCTACTTCCGAATTATTGTGATTTAATTGGAAACATAAGTGATTGTTTATTTTATCTTGATGGACTTACCGATAATATTACAGATGAAGGATTAAATGATATTGTAGAAAGCGAGTATGAATGTATAGAAAATCTTAAAAAGTTTTGGAACAATTATATTGTTGCAATGGCTAATTACCCCCTCATGGATTTATCTAAACTGAACAAAACTTGTATTTTGGGATGTGAAGTTTATTTTGATAAATCTACGGATGATTTTGTTTTGAATAGTTTCTTGGAATTTTTACAGAATATTAAAAAAGATTTTCCACAAACATTGAGAAACTTTGATAAATTTTTAATTTTGCCAAATGAATATTTGACTTTTCTGGCAGATGGGGATGAACAGACTCAAGCATTTTTTACGGATGGAGAAATTTATTTGAAATGTAAATGCGATAATCTTTCTGACCCAAGCGAACAACTTTTTTATAAGTGCGTTCTTTATCATGAATTTTCACATTACTTGTGGACACTTCTTCCACAGTATTTACAACAATATTGGGTAGAATCATATAAAGAATGGAAGAATAAAGGATTAAAACTTACTCGTGCTGACGATAGAAATTCTCAAAAATCTGAATTCATGCAAGAATTGTTTGCCGATTGTAACGCTTGCCGTTATTTGGGAGATAAGTTGTGTGATGAAGATTATATACACAATCCTTCTCCAATAATAATGGATACATTCAATTTTATTCTGAAAAAAGCATTTGAAATTAAAGAAAACTAATAATTTTCATTGACAATTTTTATAATTTAAATTATATTTATTGTTGAGGAATTTTTTATGGAATACAAAATTTATAATAGCAGTTTACAAATTTCTAAACCACCTTATTTCTTGGAAGAAATGGGTGATTCTATAAATTCTTTCAAAAAATATTGGGATGATGAAAACTCTACATTATGGAGATTCATAGGTTCTGTTCCAACATTAGAAATCGCTCGTAATATGGTTGAACATAATAAAATGCATTATTCTGAAAATGGAAAAACTTATTCATTGGAATGTGACCCAAGTGATGAATTTTTCTGTGAATTTGTAAAAATTGAATATGGTGATACAGTAGAATATTATGATGTGTTTCATGATGAAAATAATTGCGTATTTAAGAGAAGAAAATAAAAAGAAATGGTCAAAATATTTATAAGTGAACAAGATGGTGACGTACACTTCAAGACAATAAAATGTAACTCTTTTCAACTTGATACAATTGTAGGTTTGTTTAGAGCAAACTTTTTGAGTTATGATTCGGTGTCGCATGATTGGAAGTATCCTATCCGACTTGCAGTTTTGAATGTAGTTGATGAATTAAAATATAATGATATAGAAGTTGAAATAAGCGAAGATGATATCAACGTAATAAAATTAAGCCTATATCCTCCGTCAAATGAACTTCGAAAGGTTAAATATTCTGTTGATAAAGAATTATTGGAAAAACATCCACCTTTAATTGGTCAACCACCGCACGAAAATTACCAGTTGGAATCCATTAAAAAGTTCGTTACTCAAAATAGATTACTTATGAATTTGTTTCCTAGACTTGGTAAGACTTATATTTCTTCGATAGGAATTGCGAGTTTGTTTAAACAAGGCGTGTTGGATTGTGTACTAGCAATTATGCGACCTGAAGGATGTGGTAATTTTGCTAGGGAAATTGTGTTCTTTACTGATGGAATTGTAAAAGAAGATGATGTGATTATTTTAGATAAAGATTCTCGTGATATAGAAAACTACTTTAATAAAAAAGTAATCATTTTATCGTATTCAACTTGGCGGTTGTGTAATGATTACTACAAAAAGGTTTACAAGATTAAAGCGAAAGAACCTAGAAAGCCAATCATTAAATTCGATAAATGGTTTACTAATCGGCTTTTGTTATGTGATGAAGCACAAGCATTGTGTAATGATACTTTACAGTATTGGTATACTTGGATTCATCGTGATTTCTTTGAAAGACGTTGTGTAATGTCAGGTTCAATTGGATATGATTATTCTAAAACATTTAATTTAGCAAAATTATTACTTCCACAAAGAATGTCCTCTATGACAAAATCTGAATGGTGGAAGTACATGACAGAATCTACTTATTCAAAATATAAGCGAAATATTATTCCATCAAAACTTAAAGAGTATGAAGAAAATATCTTGAATAAAATTATGATTTCCTACGGTGAAAACTGTCTTAAAGTTGCTGATAATTATATCCACGATGTTTATATTTCTATGTCCAAGAAAATGCGTGAAATCTATCAGATTGCTTCAAATGAATTTATGCTTGATGTAATGAAACAAGGTGATGGAAAAATTACATTCGGCAATTTTAAGAAAGAATTTCCAACATTAAGACAAATTACAGATGACCCTTCTTTGATAAATGCCGAAGATTGGGATATGGAAAAAGATTCTCCTAAAGTCGAAATACTAAAATCTATATTGGAAGATAGAATTGAAGATAAAGGAAAGAATGTAATTTTATGGTGTAACAGTCCACGAACAATGCAGAAACTTGGTGAGATTTTCAAAAAGTATAATCCTATCGTTGTGAGCGGAAATGAGCAATTGTGTGGAATTAAACGAAAAGATAGAACTGATATTATTGAGAGAATTAAAACAGATGAAAGTTGTCGATTGCTGATTACTAATCAAGTTTTGTCCACATCAGTCTCCTTTTGGAGGTTTACGGTGAATATTTATTTTGCAGTTCCTATAGATACTGACTATTATAATCAGAGTATTCGCAGAATTAACGGGTCGGGTCAGAAAGAAGATATAGAAACTATGCACCTTTTATATGACCGAAGTATTGATAATTATCTTATGGAAAGTCTGCTGAATAAAAGCAAAATTAAAAAATATTTTGATAATTATGCCGATTCTGATGAAATACCGACAGAAATATTAAAAGAAATTCTTAATCCAAAACATCAATATACAATACAAGGAGAAATTAATAACTATTATAATAAGCATTAGTCTATATTGAATCTCGCAACATCAATATATTCTTTTGCGAGATTCAAATATATTGATGGAGATTTAGTATGGACTTATCGCTATTTAATTTTAGACGTACCTATAAAATAGGTATAAAAACGTTAGAACACATTATTAAACATTTAGACATTCAAACTATTAAAATCTATGGAAAGAATGGTAATGTTACTAGCGAGCATTTAAATGAAAATCAAACAAAACAAATATTAGATTTTTATAATTCGTTAGAAAATCCATTGAAATGGTCACAAGAACAAGGTTTGATTGAAGTATATGGCTCGATTGAAAATTTTAATAAAATCAAACGTGAGAAAACTCAAGTAACATGCCAAGAACGATATGGGTGTGATTTTCCTACACAAGCCGATATAAGTAAAGAACACTGCAAAGAAACTTGTTTGGAAAAATATGGAGTAGACTCTGTAAATAAATGCGAATGGAAAAAAGAAAAAACTAAGAAAGTAGTTCAAGAACGATACGGATGTGATTATATTACTCAAGTTGAGGATTTTAAAAACAAAGTCAAAGAAACGCAATTTAAAAAGTATGGAGGGTGGTATTTATCATCAGAAGAAGGTGTTGCTAGAATTATGAACACTGTACGAGAAAAATATGGAGTAGATAATGTTTTTCAAAATGAAGAAATTAAAAATAAATCAAAAGAAACAATGATGAATAAATATGGATATGACCATCCATCTAAAAATAAAAATTGGAAAGATATTATAGAATCAGCAAAATTAGAACATTTTGGTTCGCATGAAAATTATGTACATGAAATGATGTCTAAAGTTCAAAAAAGATATTCGATTAATGATATTGGTTTTGATTCTTCTTGGGAAGTTTGCCTTTATATATATTTGATAGAACATAATATAAATTTTACATATCATGAAGATTCATTAACATATGAATTTAAAAATAAAAAACACACATATGAAGTTGATTTTAAAATAAATGGAAAATTTTATGAAGTTAAAAATCCAACATTGATTGATTTTGATGAAAACGGAGATTATGAGTTAGTTTATTTTTATGAAACTTCATCGGATGATGATATTGAAAAATTAAAAATGAAAACTGAGTGTATGAAAAAGAATAATGTCACAATATTAAGTTTGAACGAAATACGACCGATATTAAATTATATTGATAAAACTAGAGGTAAAAAATTTGTAGAAAATTTACGGAAGAATAGAACTATGAATATAGAATTTCATAAAACGTTGGAAGAAGATAATATATTTTGATAATTTCTCTTGACACCTCAAAACCATAACTATATAATTATATTTAGTTTTGGAGAAAATTATGGCTGATAAAACACAAAAAATTTTTGATGAGGTAGTTCTCAAGATGGCAGAAGCCGTTAAACTTATCAATGAAGATATGGAAGACCCTGATGCCGAGATGTACAAGGTTGATAATCTGAATGATGAAATTTCTGATTTAACTGTAAAACTTGTAGATGCTAAAAATAACTTTCTAAGTTTCAGAGATTTGGATAAATATTGTGAAGACTTGCTTGGAAGTAACTACTTTGGTGATAAACGTTGTTGGAGTTATCTTCACGACTCACTTTATGATGTTTTTTATTTCATGAATAATGTAATTGACGATATTGACGAATCCATGCAGACAGGTCTTGGAATGGCACAACAACTTCCAACTAACGTTACTTATGATGGAGAGTTGGATGATTTATATAATGGAGAAAATAAAAAGATGAAAAAATTAATAAATGGATTATCAGTAGATGATGCTTGTGATATTGCGTTGTCAAACCTCGATATTGATGATAATAAAATGGCTGATGAAAATATCACAAAAATTAATAAAATTTCAGATGCTTGGGAAACATATAAAAAATCTTGGAAGAAATTCAATAAAGAATATTTGGAAAAAGATTTCTTTGAAACAATTGCATATCTTAAAAAGAATGGACTTTTTAATAAAAAAGCAAATGATGTTATTGATGGTTGGATGGACGATATTGAACAGATTTTTTATTCTGACACAGAACCAAATAAAATGGAATTAAACTTTGGTTTTGGTGGAAATGATATATTTGAATCTAAGGAGAAAATTATGAGTAAAAGATTGGAAGAAAGATTTGACCCACCGAAAGATTGGGATTTTGATGAAATGATTGAGGATTATGGTTTTGAGTATTTGAGTGAAAAAGACCCAGATTCAGAACCTTATTCTATGGACGAGTTTAATGAGTTGACAAGTTATGCTAACGACCCACTCGAAGCAATTACTCGTGCTTTCTATGGCGGAAGATATGGATTTAAGAATGATTCATTTAATCCTAATGATGAGTATTTTGCTTATAACGGTTATGGAAATTTAGTTTCCATTCAAGATTATGACATCAATGATTATCTTAAAGAACATATCGATGAATCGTATTTTTATGATTGGTGTGTGGAAGAAGGATATTTTGAGTCTGAGGAAGATGATGAATAGAAATTAAATTTAATAATGCTTAAAATCCTAACTATCTAAGTTAGGATTTTTTATTTTTAGGAGAACACAATGCTTTCAATTTCCAAGACAAAAGTTTGTAAAGAATATATTTATACTAAAAAACATCAAATTTCACTTTATTCTCTTGAAGAAGTCATGCAGAAGTTTAAGAAATCAAAGGATAAAGTTACAGATATTACAAATTTTTATCTTGAAAAATTAAACTTTGATAAACTTCATTTCGTATCAAAACTTTGCTCACATTCTGACGGAAAGACTGTATTTTCAACAAATCAGATTAGGGATTTTATAACTCAGATGATTAAAGAAGCGGTTGAAAACTTTATGAATAATCCCATAGATTCGTCTTATGTTTCCGAAAGTTTTGTGATTACAGTTTCGAATTATATGGGCAAACATTATATTTCTGTTTGTCCTAGAATTGATTTCTCGAAATAAGTGGTATTGAAACGTTGAAATTACTACACTAAAATCTTCTATATATAATTTAACGGAGGATTTTATTTTTTATGAAGTTATCTCAAGATGAAAAACTTATAGTTGAAGAATTAAGAAATTTAGCAAATGGCGATTTGAACGTGAGTGATGTAAATTCGTTTCTTAAATCACTTATGTTGCTGACACTCATGAATTTTTCAGAGAATGAATCTACAAAAATTCCTTATTTCGGTGAATTAAAAATCGAATATTTGGGTGATAAAATTACTGATAAAGGAAGAATTGCCGACCTTAAAACCGAATTTATTCCTTCTCCTACTTTGGTGAAAAATATCGGACAGTTGATTGATGTGAAGAATCCTAACTGTGATACTAAAGTAACGGATGTTGAATGTATTCAAGATTTGATGAAAGATATCGGTGGCAAGTTGAATGAAATTATGAATAAAAATTCTTAGAAAAAATTTCAAAAAGTGTTGTATTTTCTTCTATTTCAATATAAAATAATAAAAAATGATTGAAGGAAATGTAAATTAAATGAATGAAGAAAATTTGCGGGTAGCGGTTCTCGAAAAACAAATACTTCACTGCCTATTTGACCATACAGAATTACTTGATGAAAAAGAAATAGATTGTTTTATAAGCAGTCAGGCTCAAGAATTTTATTTTGACTTACTTCATCTCAAGAACGAAGGAAAGAAAGTAATTGCTGAAAATATCCTCACCCTCGATAATCAGTTTTTAACATCTGAACTTGTTATTGCGGTTCAGTCTACGGATTATGATGTAAAAGAATTTGATTCTTATGTATCTAAACTTGAAACAAAGGCTTTAATTCATGAATTTAAATCTGATACTTTGAGTGATTTGTCAGAGAATGTCAGTGATTTTGAAAAGTTGGATAAGATTCGTTCAAGAATTGATGAACTCGAACAGAAGAAATCTAAAAATGAAGATACAAGTTCTTTTCCTAAATTGATTCAAGAATATAAAGAAGAAATTAAAAAACGTGCTAGTGGCAACAAGAATACTACAGGTGATTATAATTTGGATAAACTCATCGGTGGATTTGACGCAGGCATTGTTCTTCTTTTGGGTATGAGTGGTTCTATGAAATCAACACTCACAATTAAGATACTTCGTAATAGAATTACGAAAAGACTTCCTACATGTGCTATAAATACTGAATTAACTCACGCTACATATATGGATACTCTTGTAAGTACAATGATTAATGAAGATTATAATACTCTTAGAGGATATGATAAAGATGAAGATGATTATACTGATTGGGATGGTATTTTAGCAAAACTTGATGAACTTGAAAGTGTTTATTCTCGTAAAGATGATAAACGAAAAATGTTTGATTTTTATCCTAGTAATTCGGTATCTATTGCTGACATTAAATCTTTCTGTCGAAAATGTCGTAAGGATTTTAGATTAAAGAAAGATGAAACTTTGTTTTGTAGTATAGACCTTTTGCTCATGATTAGAGATATGAATAAAAATGGAACATCAAGAGCAGATGCTATCACTCAAGGTATTAACGAATTGAATGAGTTTGCTTTAACCGATAATGTTTTGTTTTTTGCTACAGTTCAAGCAAAACGAAAATCTCATACTGTAAAAATTGAAAAAATAGAAGATTTGAATGAGTTTAGACTGTCTACTGAAGTAATTAAGGAATCAGGTTCACTAGAAGAAAGAAGTCGAGCAATACTTTCATTACATAATCCAAAGTATTTGGTAAATAAAAATCCATGTTCACAGTTGATTCGTGATTTGGTAGACCCTATTCTTGAACTCACAGTTATTAAAAATTCGTGGCAAGAAAATTTAGGGCAAACAATTTATTATTATATAGATTCAGACCATAAAGATTTGATTGACTATATTCCTAAAGATGATGAAATCCCAAATAGTGGTAACTTCAACACAGAATCAACTGAAACGGAAAGTGAACAAGATGACACTATAAGCAGACTTGAAAAACAATTAGAAGATTAACTATTTAATATTATATTAATTTAAGAGGTGTAAAAATATGTTTGTTTGTGATTACGATTATTTTAAAAGTATTTTTAATGATATGAAAAAAATTTATATTAAGTATACAAAAGAATTTAGTAAATATGGTGATTTTATAGATGGTGAATCTTCTATTCATTCAAGAGAAATTTATGTAAATTTACCATATGTGAGTATTTATCCTTTTGATGAAAAACATGAAACTGTGATTGGGTGTGATAAAACTAATGAATTGGAATATGAAATTAGATTTCCAAAATGCATATATGATGATGAGGAACTTGAAAACATTAATAATGGATTAGAAATCATATCAATTTGTAAATCATTATATAAAAATTTTTTAAACGAAATAAAAGAATTATTTAAAGAAGATTAGAATTAAAGACCTAACATAAGTTAGGTCTTTTTTGTTTATATTTGGACTTGAAAAAGAATTGGAAGACTGATACTATTTATCTATATGCAATTAATATGGAGGAAATTATATGTCTAGTCCACTTATGACCGATGAAGAAATTGAAATGGCTGATAAAGAAAATATTGTAACATCAAAGAAATCATTAGAAGAGCAAATGAAAGAAAGCCTTAAAAATGAAGATTCTATTATTAAAGAAGATTTGGTAGAAGAAACAGAAAAAGAATTAAAAAATGATATTCCATCAAATTATATCGAAATTAATCTTGTATCTAATGGAAGAATTGAAGGAATTCCATCTAAATTACATTTCCGTTGTTATTCGGCATCGGACGCTTTGGATTTAAATGTTGATGATGATAATAAAGTAAAGGCAATTACTAAAGTCTTAACAAGATTAAATTATGAAAACTTTGATGTTGGTAAACTTCCTATTCAAGATGTCTTGTTTATTCTTTATAGATTACATGGTAGTTTTATTTCAAAGAAGATTACCAAGAAAGTTTATATTGATGATACAATTGAAGATGAGAAATTATTGAACGCTGATGAAAATTTGGAAGAAGTTGATATTCCAATCACTTCTATGGTTTACGCTTATCTTGGAAAAGATTATGATGATAAAGATTTGGAAGGAAAAATTAAAGTTCCTTTTGTAATTCGAGATAAGACCACTAATGAATCTGTAACATTTAAATTTACCGTATTGAAAGATATGCTTCGTGCCGAGACTTATTGTAAAAATTATTTCAAAGATGAATTTATTAAGTATGCAGATATTCGTTCATCATTAAATAAAATTCATTCGATTAATAACGAAGAAAAGCAAGATGAAATGTTAGATGATTATTTGGATAAAAATGAAGATAAAGTTGCAGAATATTTTGAATTCATAATGGAATATGGTAAAATGGTAGCCAAAATTATTCAAGCACAGACTATCGTAGAATATAACGGAAAGAAACTTGAATCTCTTAATGAACAGTGGGAAATTTATAGCAATAATGTGTCTTATGATATTTGGAAAAAATATAATGATGTTGTAAATAAATATCCATTCGGTATTAAAGATGACATTGATGTGTACATACCTTCCTTAAAAAAGAAAGTACACAGGAGGGTAGGGTTTCAATTCGATGATTTCATACACGTTGATAGACATGAAGACTCTGACCGATGTGTTGTCGAATTTGATTAAGTTTGGATTTGGTAGTTATAACGAACTTATGAATATGAGTATGGAACGGATTATGAGTTTTTATAATTGGTTTATAAAAGATTATGAAAAAGATATGAAAAATAAAGTTGATTATGATACTGCCTTGCTGAAAGCAGGTTGTCCGTTATTTAGAAGAAAATAATTTTACAAAAAACCCTTCGAAAATCGAAGGGTTTTTGTTTAATTTTTGTCAATAAGATAGATGTGAACTTCTTTGTTTTCTTTATTTATGTATACATTTTCTATCAAAATTGAAGAGTTACTACTGATAAACTTTAATTCATCGTTTTCCATAAAATAAATGCTTAAATCAGTCATAATCTCCCAACTTGATGTATTAGGATTAACTGTAAGACCTTCAATTTCCAAAAAAAGAAATTCATCTGACTCACCACGCCATACATCGTATGTGATTCGTTGTGTGTCATCATCGTTGTTGTTATAATGAACATATGAAATATAATCACCGTATACTTCTTCCCATGTAACATCAGACGATACAATAAATTCGTTTGAATAATTTGTTTCTTCAGATTCAGAACTATCATTTTCGGTTGAAGAAGGTGTTTCAGATGTGGTATCTTCTTCAGTTTCTTCATTTTCAGATGTATTATCTTCTTCAGTTTCTTTTTCAGATTCAGAACTATCATCTTCGATTGGAGAAGGTGTTTCATCTTCTTTGTTTGTTGTTTCAGATGTGGTATCTGTCTGATTTGAAACATCTGTATTCGAACTATCGTTGTTTGGCATATCACAAGAAACAAACAATGTCAAAATCCCAATAATAAGTATAATTTTTTTCATATTTGACTTCCTCCTTATAGAAGTTATTTTTCTTACAGTTATATAATAGTATAAATTATGTATTTTGTCAAGTAAAATTTATTAAAATTTTTATAAATTTTATATATTATTTTTTTTTCTAACTATTTTAAATGAATTTTTTTAGTAGAGGATTTGTATGGTTAATAGAGGAAATAGTTCGAATTCAAATGGTAACACACCTTCATCTCAAAATATAAACGGATTACACAGAGAGCGTTCTGATAGTACGAGTTATGTTGACCCTCAAACTATAGCAAATATAAATACGATTACTAAAAAATATGAAAGATATATTAAAAAAACATACGGTACATTAGTTGGTTTTGAGGACGCTATTAAGAGAGCGACAGAAACATCAATAAAATCTTTAGAAAAAGAAAAAAATGTTAATGAAAAACTTAATAAGGAATTAAACGCCTTGGCTAATGAGTTCGGAGAATCTTCCAAACAATTTAAAACTCATGTTCGAGTTGCTAATAAAGAAATGAAATTAGCAAAAAACGAAAGTAAACAAAATCTTTTGAATATAGAGAAAGAGTTCATAAAACAATCTTTTAAAAACGAAACCAAAAGAAATGAAATTAAATTTATGAGTAATAAATTTTCTAAAGGAAATAATTTAGCAAATACGAGCAATGAATATTATAATCAACTTGAAAAATTAAAATCTGATGCCTTAGAAGTTTATGGAACTAATTTTGAAAATAAAAAAGAATATAAAAAAGCATTACTTAATCTTAACGATACTTATGCTAAAGAAATGAAAGACTCTTGGAAGGAAGATTTTAAAGAAAATCATAAAGTTCTTGGGGGAATCGCTGACGGAATAAAAGACACTTTTGATAGAAACAAAGAAAGTTTACAAGGTATATTAGGTCCTTTGAATTTATTTATCGCTCCGATGAAAGAATTTTTTGGTGGATTTGGTGCAGTATTTAAACTTATCGGTGGTGGTGCTAAAAGAATTTTCATGAAGTTTACAAAGAAGAATCCAACTGCTTCAGATGTACTTAAAAGTGGTGCTTATGGTATTGGTTCTTTATATATTGGACACAAACTAGACGAATTATTTGGAAAAACTAAAGGTAAAAATGATTTGAGTAGTATTTCTGATAAATTTAAAGAATTTGGAGGAACATTAAGCACTTTAAATAAAGCGGTAACTTCATTCAGTTCGTTAGCCACTGTAGCGGGATTAGGACTTGTCATCAAAGATGCTATTGGTGGTTGGAATAAAGGAGACGAATGGGGAACTGAAAAATGGGCAAGCATGATTGGCTCAATTGTTGGTAGCACAAGCAGTGGTGCTAGTGGTGCGGTACAAGGTGCTATAAAATACGCCATGCTTGGTGCGCCATTTGGTATTACAGGAATTTTAGTTGGTGGATTGCTAGGCGGTATTCTTGGATTTTTTGGTGGTGAATTTTGGGCACAAGGTTTACAAGACTTTAAAAATTGGGTCACTGGAAAAACAAGCCTAAATGAAATTAGAAAAAAAGAATTATTAAAAAGTGTAGATAAAAATAAAAATTTTAACCAAACACAAAAAAACATAATGTATAAATTGGCAGATACATTAAGTGAAGAAGATTTTGTCAAATTAGGAAATAATTTAAGTAACGGACATAGCGCATTAAAAGGAACAGTTGAAAATTGGTTAAAAGGAAATCTTGATAGTCTTAGTGAAGATGAATTAGTTTCTTTGTTACAAGTTCAGTCAGGTTTAAAAGGTATACATAAAGGAAATGTAAATCAGTATAAAGAACTTTTTAAAAAACTGCATGGTACATTCGATGATATTGGCTTGGCTAACATTTATAGAAATCCTGAAGTTCTTGCATCAAATTTGGAATATTTGATGCAAATATCTACAAGATATCGAAGTTATAAAGAAAACCCAGAAAATATAGATTCTTTACAACGTACTTTAAAAAAACTAGGGTTTACGGACGGTGTAAATTCAGAAGAATTTAAACAATTGGTTAAATCTGGTATTTTGGATTCAGATTATGCGTTTTTAACGGACAATCGAATAAATACAGATTTTAATAAAATTAAAAAAACAGATAAATATAATGCATTTTCAAACGGAATGAATTATTCTGTTACTGACGTAAATGATGCAATTATTCGCACAGATGGTTCTATTATCAAAACAAATCCTAAAGATACTTTAGTAGCATTAAAAGATGTTCCGTTGTCTATGGAAAAAGTTAGAAACGATACTACTAAGAATTTAAATTCGTCTTTGAATGGTTTGGGAAATGATAAAACATTAGAAAAAAAATTAACAACAATCATTGATGTTTTATCTAAAATTCTTGCAAAAGATGTACAAGTTAATTTACCACCTCAAACGAGAAATGATTTGGATATGATTATGAGCGGAGGATTAATTTAATGTTTAATCTTGAAAGAGAAATTCCTTATTATAAAATTGTAAAAATAAAAGACGCAAGTGGTAAGAGTATAACAAACTCAGTGCCTTTTATTCTAGAAGATGATTTGTCGATAAAAGTAAGTTCTAAATATGGCGAATTATGGGAGGCATCTCCTAATAATTTCATGAGTTTGTTATCTAGTTCTTTTGGTCTTCCTAGTGGTCAGTTTGCGTTGCAAGGTGTTCAGATTTGGCAAAGTACAGACCCAATAGATATGTCGATTTCAGTTAGTATCGAAATGGATACTGATTCGTATAAAGATGTTATTGACCCAATAATATCTTTAATGAGTATTTGTTTACCTACGAAAGGAAAAAACGGCTCGGAATCTCAAATGGGAGAAACTGCATTAAGTAATTTGAAATTGAAAACGTTGATACCACCTGGACCTAATATTCAAGCGATTTGGAATGCAGTATCTAACGGACAAACGAATGACGTTGTTAGTAAAGCGTTGGCACATTTTAATAAAGCGTCCAAAGGTGTATACAACATGGAAATTGGGTATGTTAATTTGAATGGTGTAATTATTAAAAATGTAGAACCTTCTTTTTCATCCGAAATGTCATATTCTGAAACAGAAGGGGGATATTATCCTGTGAGGGCATCGGTTGGTTTAGAAATAAGCACTATGGAGATAGCCACAACCGATATGATAGAAAATATTTTTAAAAGAAATAGAGGTTAAAATATGGCACATAAAAATAAATATCAATTAATGGAAAAATCTGTTGTGACGGATAAAAACGGAGATTTTTATCCTGATTTAGCAACATTTCCATTGAATCAACTTCGTATAAAAGAACGACCAACAGATTATACTTTGACACAAAACAACTTGTATCGATTTTTTGATTTGTGTTATGATTATTATGAGAGTTTTGACCTTTATGATTATTTGACTTTGTGGCTGAATGATATCACCGATATAAGCGATGAAGATAATTTTGGAAAAGTTATAAAATTTTATGGAAAAAACGATATCGATAATTGGTATATTGAAAATATCAAAACAGATTAGAGGGAATATATATGGCAGAAACTATGTCCGCATTTCAAAGAGCAACGATTTCTCTTAAAATAAATGGAAACGAAAGTGAATTATCACCAATGTCTTTTTCTGTAATAGAATTTGATTCGATATATCAGTTTTATCCAAAAGTTAAAATGGTAATTTCCGATTATAGTGGTATATCAAACGAATATCTTGCTTTTGTGGATGGTACTGAGTTGGAGATAACATTTGGTGCTTCGGATGATAGTGTCAAAAAATGTAAATTTGTTGTTGCTAAAGACGCAGTTCCACAACAAAAAACATCATCCAATGGAATAGGTGGTGATTTTGAAATAGAATTAATTCATGATTATTTTATGAAACAGTCGAAAAAATCTAAAGCGTATCAATCTAATATATCAGATATTGTGTCAAAAATTGTATCTCAATATCAATTCAACAGAATCGACATTGAAGATACACTGAATAGTGGAACTTGGTATCAGCCGTTTGTTAATGATTCTGAATTTATCGTGGATTATCTTTTACCGTTTGCTTTTTCAAATTCGGCACAAAATACGCCGTATTTTGCATTTATCGATTCTAATAACGAATTTCACTTTAAAAGTTTTTATTCTATGTTTAATTCTACATCAATAAAAGAACTGAGTTATGGTACAGATGGTATAGAAATTATAGCAGGCGATGATATTTTTTATTCAGTTAATTTTTCTCAATTAGAATTAAGTAAAATAAAACCTTATTTTAATTGTAAATATTATAATTATGATAAAAGTGGAAACATTGTTAATAAAGAAGACAATTTGTTAAAATATACCTTTTCTAAAGGAAAATATCCTATAATTGGAAGTTCAAACGACACGACAGAATTAATAGGGTTATACGATGATGATGTAAAATATGATGATACAAAAAATAATAATAAAGGTTATACTGTAAATTTACATAAAAATGTTATTTTGCCTGATAAAATAACAATAAATACACATTTGAACAAAAATTTAGTTTGTGGAAAAACCATCACGATAAATATGCCGAACGTGAAATCCAATTCTTCAAGTTCCAAATCTTTGAGAAATAGTGGAAAATATTTAATTGAATCTAGTTATCACATATGGGATTCTAAAAATGCTAGAACCATGCTAGTTTGTTCAAAACAAAATGTCGTTCTTACAGAGGAATATCGAAATAATCATTTACTTTTTTCCTAAGATGATTTTGAAATAGCAAATAACGCAGACAAGTTGTCATATATTGTATTGAATTCCACATCAGGAAAAGTCATATAAGCCATAAGTTCGTGATTTTCATCTTCCAATCCAATCTCATTAATTTTGATTGAATTTTTTGTTTTATAATTCATGATAATTGGTTTTGTGTAATCAATATCCAATGAATCATAATATTCATATGAAGCAACAACATCACTCTTTATTTCATTGATAAAATGAACAGTTAATATGTTTGTGGTGTAATCAAAATTACCGCTGAGGATGTTTATTCCAGTTACTACACCATCTTCGTTGACTTTGGCAATTGTTTTTTCTAAAGTATCACCAACCCAATAAGTAAAATTAATTGAATTTTTTACTATAGAAATAGATTCATCAGCGATGTGTTCTTCAAATGAGTTAATATAGTTTATAGAATATGAATTTTTGTATTCATATACAGTTTTATTTGGTGATACCTTTAATTCGTTTTGAATTGATTTGATGTATAACTGCATGAGATTAAAACTTGCATCTTTTTTACCTGAGACATTAGGAATAATAGATGTGAATTTTAAGTCGGTGTAAACTATTGAAGTATCATTTCCTAATGTGTATCCGATAACTTTAGAGTCGTTTGTTATGACTTCATATTTTCTAACTTGTTTGTTTTCCGAACATTGAACATCGAGATATAAAGTTATCTCTTCGTCATTAATTTCATCTTTAGAAAACAATGGTGTTGAACTCGCTTCACCTAAATCAACGTACGATTTTAATTGATTATGACCATCTTGCAAATCTTTAAGATTAGAATATAATGATGAACCGTTGTCTTTTGTAAACAGTGGTGTTTCGGTTTCATCGGAAACAACATTAAATACTTTGATTGGGTCTGATAACTTACCACTTGATAGATATATTGAAAAACTTTCACCCTCGTTTGACGAATATAATTTTATTTTTGATGTATCATCGTCAGCAGTATCGATTAATGTTTTTGATTCTAAATTTAGCAGATTATAATCATCAGCAATAATTTCAGCACTGTGTTCTTCAGTTTCAATATTATAGGTTTCATAATAATTGGAAACCTTATTGATATGGTCATCCACTTTATATAAAGTTTCGTGAAGTTCTGTATATGGTGATTCTGATATTACAACGATAGGTTTTTGAGATACTGATTTTATTGTATTTTTTGCTAAGTTCCAAACTCCATTTTCAAAATCTATGTTACCTGTTATAATTTTACCAGTATCTTTGTTGTAAAAATCACCATTTTTATTTGATTGTATTGTGACTGTATTTGCTAAAGAATCAGTATAACTCATACTGAAATATGAAGGAGATATTGGATAAAATCTTGTTTTATACGAGTATGTATGAATGCTCTCAGATGTGTTATCAAGCATAGTTATTTCATTTGAAATATCCATAGATTTTATGTAAGATTGAATAATGTTATAATTATCATCTTCGTATTTTTCATCGTCATATAATTCATAATATGACAATCTGTTTCCCATATGAGATATTAGTGAAATTTTATTTTCGTATATGTATGAAATTTCATCAGTAGTTAGTTCTTTGTTCATTAACCAAATGTTATCTAATTCACCATAAAAATAATTACCTATTGACGAATCTACACCCAAATAAATTTTACTAGAAGTAACATTTATTATAAATTCAAATTCACCTAAAAATTGATTGTCCAAATAAATTAAAATTTTGTCTTGTTTAAATAACAAACATACAAAATGATAATCGTTTTCGGAGCAATCGAAAAGCCAAGAACCTATGCTAATTTTTTTATTTTCATAATCATATGATATGTTGACGAACGAATCAAAAATTGTACCTATATTTTGTCCTTCGTTATTTGCTTTGAACCAAAAACCCATAGTGTATTTTAACGAAGTATCGATGTTTAATGAGGATTGAGAATAAGCATAAGTTTCCCCATTAAAATTTAAAGATTTACTTATTATACTATCAATTTTTATATCACTTCCAACTACATCACAATCAATATTGTTTGAAGATAAGTCTGTGATTTCATGACTGTAATCATCAGAATTCAAATTATAATAAAACAAGATATATCCTTGATTGAATATTTGATTGTATGCTTCGTTTATTATGTTTAATGCTTTGTTGCCACAAGCGATATATTTGATATCGTTAATTAAAGAAGTTGTCTGTGATGAATCAGAATCTAAAAACCATTTAATTGTAGAATCTAATTTGTAATTTTCTTCACCACTAGGACTTCCTTCTGAGTCAAATGCGTTATCTAATTTAGAAAGAGTTGTTAATATTATTTTTCTATTATACGAAGATGAAGTAATTGCTTTAAGTTTTAAGTCAGGTATTGTATAATTTCCTTCATTAGGATAATAAAAATCAGAACCTCTTGATGGAGCAATATCGGCAGATAAAAAGACACCTGTGTGAGGTATTATAGGACATCTTCTGTTGTATTCCATACCTTGTTCAAGATAATAGAAATAATCAGAATTTATTAACAAGTTTATATTATATGACACCGATATTTCATAATTCGAAGGAATATCTGTAAATTCAAGATGAACCAAATTATTTGTTATGTCAAAATAGGAATTAGATTCCAAAACACCATCTTCGTTTATAAAATATTCTTTATTATCAATTGTTTCTGTAGTTGTATCGAGAGTAATGCCATTAATGTTAATTTTCATCGAATTTGGAATGTAATTTTCTAAAAATTGAATTTGACATTCATATGTTAAAACAGATTCGTCTGTTATACCCAAACTTGTAAAATAAGTACAATAATAGTGTTGTGGAAAATATTCAATGCCTAAATGTTTTGTCGGAATTTGTACATAAGGTGTGTCCAATTTCCAAACAGATGAACCGATAACTAAATCTAAAGAAAAGATTCTTAATCCTGTGGCTTCGTCTATTTTTTTCTCACCATTCTCTAAATAATCCAAAACCATCGTGTCGGAATTAATACTAGCCGAATAATTTTTATTTGGTATTATTTTAAAAAAAGGAGAATAATGATTGGAATTAAACAAAAAAGCGGATGTTGATTCATAATCAATGGCTTTGACTAATTTTTCTCCATTCCAATAATAATTGAATGTTTCGCCAAGAGAATCGTTTTGTTGAAAAATTAAAGAATACCCATTATATGTTGTTTTTTCTCTAATTCTGTAAGGAATAGATTCAATTTCTCTTTTTGCCATATTAACAGTATTGTTAATTGTTAAATTTGGTGTATATCCGAAAGATTCAGAAATTCTTATAAGATTATTTTTATCGTTGTCGTAGATGTCCCAATTGTTTTTAATTGAAGAATATGAATCATTCATGTTCTTCATTTCGTATGAGATTGAATTTAAAAATTGAGACCAAAACGAATCATGCGTTAATGGTGATAGTAGTGTGTTTTGTAATGATTTGTTTATGGATTCTTGCGACATAGTTCATCCTCTTTTAATATGTCAACTCAACGACAGTGTTTTCGTAATAAAGAATATTTTTTCTACTATTATTATAAATGTTTTGTCCGTCATATTGATAACTAATTTTAATTAAATAGTTATCATAAGGTAAATCCAAACCATTAGTAACATAGATTTTACCTTTTCCATTATTTAAATCCAAAGTTGAGTTTGTCATTATATATGAGGTATCATCAGCACCAATCAAATTTCCATTGGCATCGCAAGTCGCCATTAAACTATAATCAGAATTTTCTATAGTTTTATCTTTTATATAAACCGATACTTTTTCATAATTAATTGGAAAAATCGGAAGTTCAAAATCACAATAATATCCAGAAGTAAATGTTATATTATCTTTATATAATTCAATGTAAGATATGTGATTTTTAATGCCATCTGTTTCGTCAATCAATCTAACGTAATCAGATTCATAAACGCTTTCGCCAAAATCCATATTTTCAATTCCATATTCTGATGACAAATTAGATTTGATGTTATTTTCTACTTCAGCGGTTGTGTATGCAGAAGATGTCATCGTTCCTTTAACATGAAAAATCATTGGGATTTTATATGTACTTTCGAAATTTATTAAATCGGTAGGGTCGCATAATTCATATAATTTTGTAACAATTTCATTTTTCAAAATATACGCTTCTTCTTCAGGTAAATCATCAAACGATTCGTATTCTGAACCAATTAATAATGCTAAATGTACAACATTTTCCTCAGTTTCTATAAAACCCCAAGGGTCTTCGTTTCTATCTTTTAATGTTTCGTAAGCACCCCAAACTGATATTTTACTCAATTTGTTGTTTTGTTTTAAAATACTAATGTAGTCTTGTTTAGATGAAGCACGGTCGCCGGTTTGATAAACTTTAGGAGATAATTCTCGAATTTCTTCCAAAGAAGGATAATCTTTTCCTCCGATAAATGTAGATATATTTGAACAATACAATTTTACTTCATTTCCGTTAGAGTCGAACGCTTGATTTTCAACAGTATCGATTATGTTGGAAGAAAATATATTTCCTTGAGAACCTTTTGTTGAAATATATTTAAATTTAACAACATCGTTTTTATTTAATTTTTTTCCAAAAATACCGTTTCCAAATCTTAAAGTTATGCCTGTCATATTAGGAAGAGTTCTTATTTGAAATACGGAATCTTCAGAATTATACAAAAACAAACTGCTTACATTTTTCCAAGGTTCATCATTTACAGTAAGAACGAAAAATGAATTATCTATAGAGTCATCGTAGATTGTTTTTTCTTCGAATTTAATTCCTTCCGCCAAAAATGATAATTCTTTTGCCTCACCTTGTACACAATTAACATCCAAGTAGTTTTCATTGGCATTTAAAATAACATTTTGTTTTGCACATACATATATGTCTGAACCAGAAAATTGAAAAAATTGGGGAATTGGTATATTTGTCGAATAACTTGAGTCAAAAGTTTCAGATGTAGATATTCTTACAACACCTTCAGATGCTTGTTTTCTAGGTATTATATAACCGTGCATTGGTGACATTTGAAGAAGGGATGAACGATTTCTTGCCATATTCCAAAAATTTTCCATACTGTTGTACTCTGAGTATTGAATTTGGTATGCCATTTCGTTAGCAATGGCTGAAATAAGATTATCTATGACACCATAATTCAAAAAAGACGCCCATTCAGATTGAGATGATAAATACTCTAAGATTCTAACTTTTATCGCTTCAAAATCAAATTCTATTTTCTTTGCCATATATGAATTCCTCAAAAATTAAAACTTTCAAATTAAATAGTTATGAGTATTGAAAATTAAAAAATAACTATTTATATTGAATATATGAGAAATTTAAAGGTTGCTCGTATGAGTGCCTTAAAAATATTATATGGAGGAAGTTGTAATGATGTACACTTCTATTTTTGATTTGGACGGAGTATTTGACGAAATCGTTAATACTCTCAAGGATTCGGATTTTTCTTATGTCGTTTCATCTGATGTGAATGGCGTAAAGGAAATTAATTCTTTTAGTAAAGCAGATGTTCCTTATAGTCAGTATGTCGATGAAGATAAGAATCTGTATTTTGATTTTGCTTTGGCTGGTGTTTCAAAAGATTCAATTGAATTGACCAAGACAGGAAAGCAGATTGAAATTACAGTAAAGGCTTCAGAAGAAAAAGATAAATTCGCTTATACACACAAAGGAATCAAATTCCCTAAAGACAAAGACGTTTCAATAGCAACAATCGATGTTACAGACAAATATGATGCTGAACCTACAGTGTCATTCGAAAATGGTCTTTTGAAGTTAAAGTTTACAATCAAACCTGAAGAAAAACCAAAGAAACTTTCAATTAAATGATTCAACACTTGTAACTAAAAATATATAATTTTAGTTACAAATTCATGTCACAAAAAGTGTATATTTTTTGTGACATGATAGCATTGAATTATTGTCAAATATCAATTAAATTATATGTATCAAATATAAATGGAGGAAATATATGTCAATTTATAACGAAGTAAAATTCGGTAAAGAAGCACAAGATGAAATTTATAAAGGTGCTAAAATTGTAGCAGATGCCATTGCTAGTTCGTTAGGTCCTAACGGAAAAACTGCATTAATCGAGGGATTTAGTGGAAATTCTTATACTGTAACTAAAGACGGAGTTTCTATCGGAAAAGCGGTTGGAAAACTTAAAAATCAGTATCAAAATATTGGTGGAAATCTTGTAAAAAATATTGCAAGTGAAAGTGCTAAAGTAGGGGATGGTACAACTACGGCTTCTGTTCTTGGTCGTTCCATGCTTGAAAATGGTCGAAAATATATTGCTAGTGGCGTGAAAGTATCCGATTTGAAAAAAGGAATTGATTGTGCTACAAAACTTGCAATTGAAAAAATTAAATCAAAATCAAAAGAAATTCGTAACACAACAGATATTTTGAATATTGCTACAATCGCTTCAAACAACGATGAAAAAATTGGTAAACTTGTTTCAGAAGCATATTCTCAGATTGGTGAAGATGGAATTCTTACAGTAGAAGATTCTCCAAAAACAGAAACTTATCTTGAGTTTGTAGAAGGAATGCAGTTCAACAATGGTTATGAAAGTCAGTATTTTGTAAATAATACTGATAGAATGACTTGTGAATTTAAGAATCCTTACATCCTCATAACTGATGAAGAAATCAACAATCTCAATATTCTTGGAAAAATTCTAAATCAGATTGCCAACGAAGGTCGTTCACTTCTTATTATCGCAAACGGTTATGGTGGACAGACAATGCCTGCTCTTGTGTTTAATGCAGTAAATAAAACACTTCAAGTATGTGCGGTGAAAGGTCCAGAGTTCGGTGAAATGAGAAAGGAAATTCTCACTGATATCGCCGTTCTTACAGGCGGTTCATTCATCTCGGAATCACTTGGTAAATCATTTTCTAAAATGGAAATGTCAGATTTGGGTAGTGCCGAAAAGGTAGTAGTATCGAAAGACAATACTCTTATTGTCGGTGGAAAATGTGAAAAATCTTCACTTGATGAAAGAATCGAACACATCAAATCAGAAATGTCAGTTGAAACCGTAGAGAAGAAAAAGGAAAACATGAAAAAACGAATCGCATCTTTGAGTGGTGGAATTTGTGTACTTCGTGTTTATGCCGATAATGATGTTGAAATGAAGGAACTTAAAGACCGCATTGAAGATACAATCTGTTCGGTAAAGGCTTCTGTTAAAGAGGGTATTGTTCTCGGTGGTGGTGTAACTCTACTCAAAGTATCATCAGAACTTGAACCTCCAAAGGAACTCACTGATTCACAGATTTGCGGATTCAACATTGTAAAAGACGCTCTCGAAGCACCTATTCGTCAGTTAGCAAAGAATAGCGGTGTTTCCGATGATGTAATTGTTGAAAAGACACTTACGCAGTCTGACGGTGAGAAGAGTGGTTATAATTTTGCAACAATGGAATGGGATGAAAATCTCTTTGATAAAGTTGTAGACCCTACACTTGTCGAAACATCTGCATTGAAAAACGCATCATCGTTTATTGGACTGTATCTTAATACAAATGTTGTCATTACTACTGTAAATGAAGACGAAAATAAAGTTAATGGCGTAAACTAAATAGGAGATATAATATGGATAAAGTTGTACCAATGAATGAATATGTTCTCGTTAAAGTAGAGGATAAAAAAACAGAAGGTGTTTATTTTGGAGAAAATAAGGATAAACCAAAGGAAGGAACGATTCTTGCATTTTCTACAGAATGTAAAAATAAGAATTTTGAAGTAGGAAAGAAAGTAATTATCAATCGTTATGAGATGATTCCTTATGGTGATACAGAAGATGAATTCTTTGTATCAGAAAAAGCAATCGTAGCGATGTTCTAATTTCTTAAACATCGGAGAGAAAGACCTAGATTGATTTCTAGGTCTTTTTATTTAAATATTATATTGAATTTTTCGAATTATTTTAATAACACCCTTTAGGGTATAAATATATTAAAAATTGTACAAATTACACCCTTTAAGGTGTAATTATAAATATTATTGTAGTCGCTTATTTTTTTTAATTCACAATTTTCTTTACTTTTTTTACTGTAGGTGTAACATTTTCCAATTTATCATCTGAATAATCTTCGTCTTTTACATGACGAATTAATTTTTCTTTCGTAATGTCTTCATTCGCTTTATCTTGTGTTTTGAGAGAGAAAATCTCGGTTCTTGCGTTTTGTGCTAATTGAATAATCTGCTGACTATTAGCCTTCCAACTTTCCAATATTCGAAGATAAAACGATTTTCTTTTTTCTGAAATGATAAGTCTTTGTTGCCAATTCACATATTCCGATTTATTAGTAACAATTAAATTCTGTTCAATTTCGGTTGTAGAAGCCATTTTTGTTTTAGCAGTAATATCTTTATTTAAATTAGTTTTGCTTTCTAAAAATTTTTCAGCATACCATGTTTTGTATTCAAGTTTGAGCATGTCATCTTCTAAAGAAACAGATTCATATAAAGTAAGAATATATCTTGTAATTGAGAAGTAATTTGCAAGGCATTCGTTTAAGGATTCAGCACTGATTTCTCCATTTTGAATTAAATTACCGATACCATTTATAAATTCGATTTTTTCCGAATCATCTTCAAGAAAACTAAAATCAACCATATAATTCCTCCATATGATTAGATTTTAACAAATTACGATTTTTTAATCAATAAATTTTTATAACTATTTGTAATATATGATAAATTATATGGAGGAATAAAATGAATATTAAAAATGTAGAGTATACAAATTACAACTCGTATCTCGAAGGTTTGGTTAAAAGTTTATCTAATTTTTGCAGTAAATGTCCGTTAAAACCCACAATTCAAGTGGTTAGGGATTTGGGAAAAATTTATGTTCATTATGGCGAAGAGGATATAGAAATTACTGTTGATGTAAAAAAAGACAAGAAAAAGATAATTAGTGATTTAAAGAAAAAGTTGGAAAAACATTATCCGATTATTTATGAAAAAACAACACAAGTGCCTAATGCTGATGAAGTAAGAAAGATATTAAATCAAGGCAAATCTTTGGAAGAAGCATTAAATACTACACAGATTGTATATAAAAAAGTTTACAAAATAATGCGTGTTCATGATTCATATAATGAATTGGATTTGCTTTCAATTGATGATGACTGTATGTACAAGTTTAAATGTAAAATCCCATTAATCGCATTGCTTGAAGACCTTAAATATAACGGACGAGATTCGGATGCTATAACTCATCTTAATCTTTTATACAAACTTAATTTTGCGGAGAGGTAGTATATGAAGATTAATTGGTTTGAAAGCAAGGAAATGGTTTATTTATATCTAGCACTTTTAAAAAGTGAAAATGGAAGAAAATTGATACTTGTGTTGAATAAATAAAATAATTAAAATGAATATGGATGAAAAATATGGAGGAATGAAATGAGTATTATTTATAATAATATTTTCTTTGATGTATACAACTTATGGTATCGAGTAGCGACTAAAAATGAATCTCTCGTTGATGTTGGTGATAAAAAAGTACCTATAAATGCTATATGCAAATTTTTTGAACTTACTGACGGATACATTAAAAAATACGGAAGTGTTGAAAATTGTAGAGTGTGGTATTTATTTGATAATGCTAAAACATCTATATTAAAAAACCGCAAGTTATTGGATAAAGAATACAAGAAAAACAGAGAGATTCAACCCGATTGGTTCTATACAGGAATTAACATGATAGAACTGATTGCAAAATATTACAGAGACAATTCAGTAATATATCGTGTTCAAAATATCGAAGCAGATGATTTTGTTGCCCCGCTAATTGACAATTATATCAACGAACATGATAAAGTTCTTATGTTTTCTACAGATATGGATTGGAGTCGTTGTCTTTTGAATGATGTCGAAAGAGATGTAACGGTTAATCAATATACTAGAAACAATGAAATTCTTACTGTAAAATCATTTGAAGAAAAGTTTGGATTTAAACCTACATATTCAAATGTATGTTTTTGGAAAACATTATATGGTGACCAATCGGATTGTATTCTTCCAACTTTATCAAATTATCCTAAACAATATTTTTTGGATTGTATTAATCGTTATACTGATGTTTCTCGTTTTATTTCAGACGCTTTAAATAATAAAATTACTTATTTAGATGCAGGTTGGAGAATTAAAATTAAGAATTGTGCAGAAAGAATGATGATGAATTGGCAGTTGGTATCGAATCTTGATATTGATAACTTCGACCTTGAGAATTGGAAAGTAGAATGTGCTTATAAACCAAATAAACTTTTAATCATCTACAACACTCTAAACATTGTTGGTCGTTTTGATAAACGAGTGAAAAATGAAAACAAGGGTTCTGATTTATTGAGCATGTTGGAAGGTGAAACAGTAGAAAGAGCATAAAATAAAAGGAGGAAAAAGAATGAGTAAAAAACCTGACGCATTTACAAGAAGATTTATAGAATGGTCGTATTTTCATGGTTGTCCAATTATGGTGGAAAACGATGATGGAACTTGGAAAAATTATTATGGAAAAAATTTTGATTGGTTGCATAGAAATTATAAAATAGATAATCATTCACATGAAGATTATTACAGTCGTTTGTATGCACACGGAACAAATTAAAAAAAAGACCCACTCAAAAGAGTGGGTTTAATTTTATTATGATATTTTATTTATTCAATTTGGCAAGAATTACAGTTTCGTTTGAATCGCCAAAAGTTGTAATTATGAGTTTATTGTAAGGGTCGTTTGAAATGTACATATTCCAAATTTCAGCATCTTTACCAACTTTTGAAAGAATCAACTGCATTGCAGAACAATCAATAGGTACTGACATTTCATCGAATTCTTCCGTCTTTGTGACTTCGGCTGATACTTCAACAAATGTATTTTCATCAGTAGAAATAAAGAATTTCCCATCATTCTTAATATTCAAGTAACACATTTTGTTAGGATTTTTGTTTGCATAGAATGAAAGATAATCAAGTTTTGCACGAAGTTCTTCAATATTAAATGAAATTTTGTTGAATGATTTTGATTCTTCGAGTTTTTTCTGAAATTTTTCTGAAAATAGAGGGTGAAAATCAACATCATTTGGAGTAGAGAAATATTCAAAAATACTTCTCTGAGCATTTGTACAAAGGTATGAATCATGATTACTTTTTACGATTGCACCGATTCCCAAAGACTGAATTGATTTCAAAACTTCATTGGAAAGAAGTCCTTCTTTATCTTCAGTCATATCTATGTCATCCATATAAATCTTATAATTAGAATAAGAGAAAACTTTTGAATGCTGAATATCAAGGAATCTTTCGGAAGGTTTAATAGAATCAGGTGCTACAAAAATACCACCGCTAGTAATAGCATTCATAATCGAAGGAGTTACTTCCATAAACTCTTCGTATTCATCTTCGTTATCGAAAAGAACCTTTCTTGATTCAAGTTCTTCGGCATATCCTTCGTTCTTTTCAAATTTACCTTTAATCTGACCATTATTTGCAGTATAACTGTAATCAGCATTAAGAGTGATAAATTCTTTTGCATAAGATACAAGATGAGTAAACTCGATTTTGTTAATAACATAAATCTGTTTTTCGTCATCTGTTACGTTTGTGATTTCAAGAGGAATCTTCATCGCTTGTGTATCGGTGGACACATAAAAAGCATAATTTGATTCATCTGTACAATCAATGTAAACAAAATCTGCAATCACATTTGCAATGGATTTTAGATTTTCAGAAAAAGGTTTTGTAGAAATTTGCATATTATTCTCCTCATATAATTTCTTTTACCGTAAGAATAATTAAGATTGAAAATAAAAGCAATACATTTTTGAAAATTTTTAAATGGAATTTATTATGACTACTTTGGTATTCACACCGACTGCCAAATCAGCGTTATATGCGACAATTCCTATTTCCCAACGTTCTTTTTCATAATTAGGAATTACATCTACTTGAACAGGTGTCAATGGGGGTTCAAATTCTTCACTTAATCCTTGAATTATACGATTTCTTATATCAGTTGCACGATTTTCGTCCATCATTTTACCGAGATATTGATACATGATACCTCCACCCACTGAACGAATTTTTTCGTTTCTTTTTGAAACTAACCATATTTTTACGGCTTGTGCCAATGCATCTGAATTTGTCATGTCTGCAATAGAACCGTTCTTATTGACTTTTTTATAGAACGGATAATCATAGAAAATTACATGGTTGTTGTTATTATTTGCAAATGTTTCCATAATGATAAATAGTTATTAAATGAAAATGAAATAATCATATAAATTGTAATAATTTTACTTGACAATAAATGTATTTTGGTGTATATTTATTAATGAGGTAAATATATGAATATTTTTAAGACAATCAGACGAAGATACTTTGATTTTTTGGATTACCGTGATGAATCTCAAGAATGTTTTGTGAACAAAAACGGTGAAATTGTTGCTATAGTTGACATGCTCTCACTTCCACAGTATTTGTTTTATTCACTCTTTTATACAAAGACAAATGATGTTGATTTTGGCAAGGAAGATTATTTCAGATTATATCCAAAGAAAGCAAAGGGATTGACTTTTGTGAATATGAATGATTTAAGTATGGATTATGAAGAAGGATATACTTTGGGTGATTTGCTCAAAAAAGAAGATTTGTTTGCAAAATAACTATTTATTTCATGCAACTTTATGAAACGTTTGAAGTAAAATTTAAAGATAAAAATTCCGCTGAACAAAAAAGTCTGTTAAAAAACGCAATAATAGACTTGTATCAAAATTTTGATGATTATAAAATAGTGGAAAGAAGTAAAGGAAAGAAAGACCAAACTTCTGATTTTATGAACAAGTTTCATATAACAAGGTTCGACATATTTAATTTATTGGATGAAAGTTTATATACATTGAACTTAGCAAAATATGCAGATATTCTTGTTGACAGAGATAGAGAAGATAATCTTTTATATATTTTATATTTTCCAAACGCTACTGTTGGAAATTGGGAAAGTTTTAAATCAAGAGAAAAATTATTATACATTAAATGGAATCCTATTAATAAAAACATAATTTCGTTTCATACTATGCGAGATATTCAAGATACAAATAGAGATTCATTGACGGAGAGCAAAGACATGACCATACAAGATGTTATAGATTTTGTTTATACTCACACTGACGAGGATTTTGTTCTGACCGACTTGGAAGTTTTGAAAGATTTGAAGAAAAACTTGAAGGATGGTACAAAACCAATTTATGAATTGGATGATGTAAAAGGTGTTAAAGATGATATCATTCAGACAATAGAGTTGAATGGTGAGCAGAAGAAAGTGTTGAATGATTTTATGAATAAAGTTGAGGGGTTGTATAAGGGAGAAGGAAAGATTGAAGAGAAGTTGTCTTTACAACAAATTCGTTCAAGAGATGTATATTCTAAAAATGCTCATGTAAATAAATTTTATAATATAAGAAAAGATTTAGTTGGTACACCAAACAGAAACATAAAGTTCATAACATCACAATTAAATGATGATGGTTCAGCCGACTTTTTGTTTCAAACAGTAGTTACTCCTTATGAAGATGTAGACCATGTGTATAAAGAATTGATAGACGCACCAATCGCTGACATAGTAAATGCTAGTGCTATGAAAACAAACAATAGCGGAGAGTATATGATGTGTCTTCGTATAAATGATTTTTGGGATTTAATCGAAGAATTAGGAGTTATAGAAAAGAATGAGTTTGATAAAAATACATTAAGTGCAATTTTGGATTTAAGTGAAGATGTAAAATATTCATGCAATTGCGTTTCTTTCGTCTGGAGCGGGATTTCATACTTCGCTACTCAAGAAGATGCTAGTTTAATTCCGAACAACATTTATCCAAAAAAATGGGATAAATACCGAGCAGGTGCTTTAGTATGTAAACACCTTTCAGGATTGTGTAGAAATTTAGGGTTTTTTGAAAATTTGATGGCTATGTCGATTAAGAAAAATATGAAAGACCAAGGGTTGATTGATTAAAGTGAGTTATAATAAAACCCTAGAAAAGTTCTAGGGTTTATGTTTTATCGTTGGTCTTCTTTGATTATACATTGAGAAGGTATAACATCTTTATATTTTTCTTTATTTCTCACTTTTCTACTTCGCAATGTACCATATAAACATTTAGTTCCATCTGTAGGGTCTATGCATATTCTAGCATTTTTTTCATTCTCGTTTTTTCTGCGTTCATCTGCATTATTTTTTCGCCATTCACGTTGATATTCTTTTCGTTCTTCTTTGTGATTTTCATCCCATTCTTTTTGCCACTCTTTGTGTCGTTCTTTATTTTCTCTATACCATTTTTTATATTCAGCACTTCGTTTTTCTTTATTTGCTTCAGTGTATACTTTACATTGTTCTAATACTTTATCTCTATTTTTAAGATACCATTGTTTATCATATTGTTTTCTTTCTTCTTTAGTTTTATTTTCTTTAGTGCAATCTTCAATTATTTTAGCAATTTCTTCTATTTCACTTTCTGTAAAATTTTCAACATTTCTTTTTTTACATATAATATATATCGCACTTCTAGCATATCCTTCATAAATTGTATTTTTGAATATGAATCTTAAATAATTATGTGCTTTGATATGATTTTGTATAGACAATTTGATTATATTACCACTCACTTCGTTTGCCAATAATTTTGTTTCTTTTCTATTTTTATGATGTTTATCCCTAAATGTAAATGCAGGTCTTACATGATGTTCGTTAAACTTTTCAGCAGTTTTATTTTCTTCTTTCATTAAAACATCAAAGTATTTTTCAATCCATTCATAATTTTCATCTGTACAAATTGAATCGAAGTAATCCAAAACTTCAAAACTAAAGAATTGCAAATAAATTAAATTTTCTGTAAACTTTTCTCTAGGCATAATTTACACTCCTTTATTGTGAATTATGTTTAGGATTAGGAAGAATTTGGCGATTCTTCCTTTTCCGTATTAAATAAATAGTTAAGTTTTTATAACTATCTAAAAATATGATTGATAGGAGAAATTTGTAAAATGGGAAATTCGAAAGTAGACTTAATTAACATAAAAAAATCAAATAAACTTTATGGTCAAAATACCAACAAACTTTTAAATTTTTTTAATGTAGGGGTAAGTGATAAAGGAAATCTTATTCCTACAGAACATGTTCGAGATAAGAATGGTAAAGAATTACCAAAAGTTAAACCGATAGATATGCCTTCTGCTATGGAGAGTGCTTATCAGTATTTGGTTAGTAATATGTCTACTGCACCATACATGGATAATGCTTTTCGTTTTCTTAGATATAAAGATATGAAATCTGCTTGCACCACAGAACCTATTCTTGAAACTGCCGTAAAAATCTATACGAGTGAAGCCTATACATCCGATTATGGAAAAAATCTCGTTCAAATTAAAGCAAAAGATTCTAAACTTGAAAAATATTTTTACAAATGGTTTGAGGATGTTGGATTTACTGAAAATGTAATTCGTGATATTTTTACAAATCTTGTAATGTATGGAGATGCTTTTTGGTTAAATGGGATTGATATGGAAGGTAAAGGTGGTATAACAACAATTACACCAATTGACCCATTTCTTGTTGCAGACAGAATTGAATTTAATGTGGGTATGGTGGAAGAAAAACGTCAATGGTTTCAAATGGCTTTAAACTTAGCCAACACATATCCATCATTACAACAAATTGTTGATATTGTATCGCAAAAAAATGTAGAAGACATCAGTGCGTTATATAAATCATATCTTTTTGGTTATACATTAAAATTATGGGCAGAAGAAGAAAATGGCGATTCTCAAGATGTGAAGAATGTTAAAGGTGTTCCACCTTGGTGTATTTCTCATTGTAGATTGTTTACTACAGATAAAGATTTCTTCCCGTTTGGTAAGCCTATGTTTTTATCAGCAATCCCAACATTCAAGTCATACAAGACAACACAACTTTTAATAGATATGCTTAGAAGTCAATCGTTCCCTCGTGAACATTATTCTATTAAATGTGATGAAAATAGTGACCCTTTTACAAGGCAAATGCGAATATCTGAAGCCAAAAACTTCCTTGAAGGAATTACACCACAAACACAGAATCAAGATGGTCTTTCTGTAGGAAGTAAGATTTATTCATGTGATGGTCTTGTTGATTATGATTTGTTAGACCCTTCAATTGACCTTGACGCTTTAGGAGACCTTGAAGAAAAGAAATATTCAATGTGTATGGCTACAGGCATACCTATGACTTATTTGTGTCCTGAAGAAGGAGATGGTTTGGGAGGAGATAGTGCTGAAAAACTGTACTACTTGAACAAAATTTTCCAAAGACGAGTTGATGCATTAAGACGTGCTTTCTTGGAAGAACTTGATGAAACATTCCGTATGCATTTACTTTTGACAGAAGAGTTTGACGGTGATAAATCAGAGTTTGAACTTAGTATAGAAAATCCAGTCGAAGATTACACTTCTGATAAAGTTTCACAGATAAGTGATATTTTTTCTTTAGCGAAAGACATCATTGATACTATTAGTACCTGTGCTGGATTGGAACGGGGCGATTCTCTTAAACCAAATATTGTTAAATCTGTACTTACTCAATATCTTCCTGTTGAAAAAGATGTTATTGATAAATGGATTAATGAAATATACGGAAGTGCTGAAGAAGAACAGAATCAAGATAATAACGAAGAAAATGAAAAACCAAAAGATAATATGTTTGGTAAAAAACCTAATCTCTTTGAAAGCAGACAGATTATGGAAAAAATTGAAGAATCTAAAAATAAAATTAACGAAGAATACTTCCGTTATAAAAAAGAACATGGTATGACCGAAGGACAGATTGGAAACCGCTATTATTACAATAATACTTATAGATTAAAGGCTCATTATAAATACACACCGCTTTATTTCTTGAAAGAAGAAATTCAAACACAAAAAGCAAAACGAATACAAGAAGAAATGGAAAAAGAAAAGAAATAAACAATTAAGACCTAGATTAAGTTCTAGGTCTTTTTATTGAATGTTATTCTTCGCTTTCCTCACATTCTTCGTTTTTGCTACTTAAATAAGTAAACGCATTGTTAAGCATTACGAGATTTGTAAAATTAGATTGAATTTTATCATTCTGATTTTTACCCTCATTAATCTTCTCAAGAATACCAAGGACATTACAGAATGAAGACTTTGGTGTAAAGTTGAGTTCTTCTGCGGTAGTTGATTTTTCTTCTTTGAGTTCTTCTGCGAGCGTATCAACATTCGTCTGCAATTTGGATGCTGAATCAATCACTTCCATAATTTCACCAACATTCTTATCAGTATCGGCAAAATCAATATCAATTCGAATACCCTTTTCAGCAATAGCGTTAAGATAAGGCTCAAGGAATTCTTTATCGCCAATTGCACGAAGATTTTCTACAACTTCGAGCAACTTAATGAAAATAGGTGCTACCTTGTCCTTTTCCTTAACATCTTTATCCTTTTCGAGAGGGTTGTTATTTGCCCAATTAACACCTCGGTAATGCTTGTAATTCTTAACTGCTTTGATTACCTTTGGGTCAACATTATTTTTCTTTGCACAATCTTTGATGATTGTGTTCATAGTTTTAGCGAATCGCTTTTTATCAGCCAAAGTTTCAAGTGAGTCATCCAACAACTCTTCAATTTTTTCAACATTTTCTTTGTCCATATTTTTCTCCATATATTAATTTATTTGAAATAATAAAAGGGAAGTGCTTTACTTCCCATTTATTATTCATTTAACGATTTCTTTCATAAGAACTGTTGTTTTTAAATTTTGATTCCTTGTGATTTCTATCGTAAAATCCATCTTTTTTGAATTTTATTTCTTTACGATTTTTAGATGGGTTTTTGATGTGCTTTGAAGCAACAGATGAAATTTCAGTACCAAACTGTTCCTCCAATTCTTCATCGAGTTCGATTTCTTCATCCCAATCATTTAAAACACACTTAGGCATTTCTTTATTTCTCCTTTTGATTTAGTTTTGTTTAAATATATCATTTCATCATTAATATGTCAAGTGAAATTATAAAAATATTGATTTATTTTTTCTTTATATTTTTTTCTCATGATACTTAGAATATCTTTTTTTAATGAATCATCAAAACAACAACGACAGAAGGATTCTAATAATTGATTCTCTTTATTGAAAACTAGAATGGAGAATAAATTTTTGCCTTCTAATTCAACCATTAAAATTTTTCCATTTTTGAAACATTTTTTCTTTATTATTTTTTTAATACCAAAATCCATTTAAGAATATAGTTGCTTTTAATTTTAATTTGTGATATAAAAAAATATAACTATTTAATAAGAAAATATTTTTTATTTGGAGATTTATATGGCAAGTGTTAATACAGGAGACCAATTAATTACATTCAGATATCAACAAGAAGGTACTGCTGAAGGTTTTAATAAATTATTGTGCGGAGTGTTACCTGAGGGTGTTATTTCAGGTGGTCTTTTAACAAAATCAGGCGATTCTACAATACAAGTTGATGAAATGCAATTGTTGATTGGTGATGGTAATATAATTGTTCATGTTGAAACTAGAGAATCATTTGTGATGGCGGTGGATAGCCAAAAACCTTTCGTTGTAGCAAGTTTTAATTGGAGTCAATCCGTAAATAATTATGTAAGTTTTGAAACAAAATCATTGAGTGATATTAGTTCGATGAATCATCCGATTATTTTAGGACGAGCCGTTTTCCAAGGTGGCACTTTAAGCACAGAATTTGATTATACTAGAAAAACGTGGTGTCCATCTTCAAAATATAACGACTATTATTATTCTTCTTATAATTCAAGTTTACCAAGTTTTAATGTTACACCAATTGAAAATCGAACGAGTGAATTCGGCTTTGTTGTTGGAAAAGGTAAAGCCATAATAAATGGTGTGTTGGTGGAAAAAAATAATGAAGAAACAATCATATTGACAGAAACTGATACAGATTATCATAAAATTAATCTTAGTATAACTTCTGGAAAAGTTAGAATCGATATTGCCGTATTGATGAATGATGGCTCGGTACGATATATTATGGGTGACGAAGCAACCTCTGGTTTGGCACATGCTCCAAATTATCCTTCGAATGGATTAGTTATTGCAGAATTTAAATATACTCAATCCATTACTCCAAGTTTTGGTATTATGGGAAACAATATTACAAATATTTACAATAATAATTATATGGGTTTTTCACCACAAGTGGGTGAAAAGAAAGGAACTACTGTCATTAATCAGCACACTTTATACATGTAATTAATGGAGGAATAATATGGAGAATGTAGAAATGAAAGAACAGATTACATTAAATGGTAAAACTATGAGCGTTGAAGAATTTGAAAATGAAAAAAAATCTTTAACTGAAAAGAAAATACAAATTGTAGAAACTTCAAAAAACACATATGTTACAAGAATGTTAGACTAGTAGGTGAAACGAAATGGCTAGAACGGTACAAGATTGTCTTGCTAGAAAATTATGGAAATTTAATCGAAAAATGGAAGATAACTTTATTGGTATTAGTGGAACAAGATGTAGGTGTGCCGTTATAGAAGTAGAGTTCGATAAATATCAAAATACATATCAAAGTGTAAATTTGAGCGGATTTGTTAATGTACTTATGGATTTTCCTGACGATGATATTCCGACTTCAACTATGGATTCTAATTCATCGTCTCAAACGCAAAGTAATGTACTACATATGTATGACATTTTACCAATTACTGCTTATTTCAAAAACGAAGACATTAAAAAATATAACATTCGTAAAGATTCAGTAATATTATTAAAACTTCGAAACTTTGATGATACATTCCAAATATTAAAACTACAAATTACAGATAGCATATCTAAAGGAAATGCTTCTAGTGGTGTATATCATCACAATTTTGTTGTAGCACCTATTACATCTTATCAATTGTTAAACGATAATGATTTTGTTGCGTTGGTTGAACAATTGAAAAATTCAAATGAATGGTGAGTTATTTTAAAGTTGCTTTAATTTTTGGCAATAACATTGTCATTTGAGATGTTAATATTGGTGATGTTTGTGTTTTTGAAGTTCCTTGTGTTGTTAATGATGCCAAATCTTGACAAAGTTCCGTGAGTATAGCACCTAGTGTTGTAACGGCGTTTCCTATTTCCACTAAAGATGAGGTTTTTGATTTTAATGTAATAGAGCCTTGTGATGTGCATTCATAAGATGATTCACAATTAACCGCACATTTATTTTTGTATGTTGTCGATGATTGACCGTTGATTTCAATATTTTCTTTACCTTTTATAATTTCATTTTTATCACCTTTAATTGTTGTATTTTCGTTATTTTCAATTTCTTTAATCAAATTTCCATCTTTATCAATGTATACAAGTGTGCCTTGATTAGTTATGATTCCACTTGAGCCATCGGAATTGTTATGAAAAAGTAATGTGCCGTCTAAATAATATTTGAAATCTATATTTTTATATTCTGTATCAATCTTGTTACATTTGTTCAATAAACCACTTACTTTAGAAAAATCAAAGAGATTATAGAAGTATCGGTTTGATATATAATAAAAACGTTTATAGTATTTATCAACTAATACCCAAACTTGTGAATTTACTTTGGGTAAATGCATTTCCATAGTACCGTCAGCAACGTTAGAGATTAAAGGAATTGCCCAAGGAAGTAAGTCTTTTTTCCAACCTTCTGATACGGATTCTATAGAAATTTGAATTTTTCCTTCTTTGCTTGCATCATCGATTGAGATTACCTTCGCAGTGGTCAACTTGAGTTCGAACATATTATTTCCTCATATAATTTAACGCATAATACAATAAGTGCTATTGGCTTGACACCACTCGACTAATTTTTCATGAGCATCAGAGTTGTTCTCATAAATTGCGTCTGTATCGATTGAAAGTGGTAAGTCACTATTCTGCATTTTCAAAATTGAAGCAAATTTAACCCCTAAAGCGGTCTGACACAACTCAAGATATTTTACCCTTAATCTTCTAGGAATCATGTCTACAGATTCAGCATAGCATCCGCAATCTACACTAATAGTGCCCACTAAGGTACTCTTAGCCACTATACGGTCATGTACTTCGTCATAATAAGCATAGAAACTCTTGTTAGAATTTTGCAATGCTTTATTGAAAAAGTTTTGTTGACTAGATGAATAGTAGTATGAATTATAATCGAAGGCAGTGCCGTAATTCCTTGCAATACTTGAAGATACGCTTACGATACTAGAAGTAAAAAACGGATTTCCGCTCATCAGATTATTGTTGCCACCACCACTTTCAACAAATGCTGAATGCACTATACCGAGACAGTTAGACGGGGCATCAACTGAAACTTCCGCAGTTCCGCTTACATTTATAGGTACGTTTACTACCAAAGGAAAAAAGTTGAAGAATTGTTCTGCTTCTCTTGCGCAAATATTTTCTCTAATCCAATTGTCGTCAAAAATTTCACTTAATGTATCAGCGTCAACTAAAGGATAGCCTATACTTTCTTTTACACGTTCTAAAAATGAATCCGATACGGAAAAATTTTCAAGGTAGGTTGCCATAAATTATTCTCCTATATAAGAAAATAGTTATCAATAGAAACATATGCAAAACTTGCTCTCTGAATCAGTAGGTTTTGCCAACTCATTGAACTCTTTATAACTCAAAATCTTTGCATTGTTTTTACTCTTAAATTTTTCCAAGTAGGAGCATCCATAAGTGTCATAAACATATAAATTGCTCCTATCATATCCCTTTACAGTCATTAGGTGTCCACCTATATTTCCTAATTTGAACGAAGTCACCACAGGTTTTCCATTATCAATTTCTTTTTTAATCTCATTCAAATTCATAGATTTTGTATAACAAACCGCCTTAAAATCATCACCTTTATTCATAGATAAAAACAAATTAAATCCTATACAAACGATTTTAAAAATCTCATTTGGAGGATACGAATTATTAGAATATAGGTATTGGTCTTTAGTTTTATCTTCCATCCATTTTTTATATTCCGTAGGAAAGTAAAACTTGTATATTTCTTGCATCATTGGTTCAAATCTTAAAAAATAAGTCAGTTTATCAGCAACACTTTTAAATTCAGTATGATAATTTAATACATTATTCCAACAGTTTTCCGATTGATTTAAAATTTCCCACGCTTGAGCCATGTTATTTGGAAAACATACATAATTAGGGGATATTTCTCTTTTTCTCTGATTGTATTTGTATATTCCTTTTTCATCTAAATCCATAAATTACCTACCAAATCTTAAATATAAACTTTCCACCATTCCAAACTAATTCCCCACCAATTAATAATCCACCACCACACATCATCATTAGTTTACCCAAGTTTTTTTCATCAGTAGCAAAATACAAATATGCTCCACTCGCAATTAAAGGAATTGTCGTTGTGGGTATAACAAGTCGAATAAATTTATCGGCTAATTCTTTTTGTTTGCTTATTTTTGAAATCTCTTCGTTCATATCACCTAATATATTTATTACTTCATGAGTGTCTTCTTTATTAGATGTTAATGCGACATGAAGTTCATTGTTTATGTTTTTTAAAGAAGAAATTTCATTTGCCATATTTTTATTACTTTTTTCTAATTCATCAGCATGTTCACTAATATCAAGATTATCTAATTTAAGCAAAGATATTAGATTGGTCATGTTTGTAATTTGTAATTCAATATCATCAATTAATTCATCTTGTTCGTTCAACTTTTGATTGACAAAATCATCACAGTAAACTTTTGTTGATAAAAGAATGATTGTTGCAAATATTAAAAACTTTTTCATATTATTCCTCCTTTGTTATAGATGACACAAAATTAAAGTATTCTCTCAATATTTTATTATTTTCTTTTAGTTTATTTATAGAATTCATTGTTGAATCCGTGGAAGATTCAAGATTGTTTAATTTTTCTTTAGTGGAGGAGTTTATTTCTTTAATCGATTTAATATGTTTTGCGGAATTTTGATTTTCTAAATTTAGTTCATCTATTGTAACTTTTTGTTCTTCATTTAATTGAATTAATTCTTCGTTTCTTTTTTCAACATTAGTTAATTTATCAGTGGCAATCATTAATTCGTTTTGTAATTGAGAAATATCTTTTTTAGAATCAAATTTTCCAACAAAGAAACTAATGGTTACAGATATTATTAAAATACAAACATAAATAATTATTTTTTTCATATAAATCCTCCATTTTATTAAATAGTTATAAATTTTAATAATTTTACTTGACAAATTATATAGAATGTTGTACTATTTATTTATGAAAAAGTTATTTTTATTAATTGTATTTTTTACTGTGACATTTAATTTATTTGCCAACTTGCTGAATCGAAATTCTAAGAAAATAGAATATAATCGTCACGAATTAATTCATACTATGAACAAATACCATAAAAAATATGGTAAAGGAAAAGTTAATTATATTGAAATTCATGCCACGGTTTCTTATTGGGCAAAGCATTATGATATTGATTTGGCATTTGCGTTATCTTTTTTTGCGATAGAAAGCGGATTTAGTTATGAATGCACTTCGAGTAAAAATGCAGTTGGTATGGGGCAACTAACGAAAGTGGCATTAAAAGATTTTAATGATTGGTATGATAAAAAAATTTCTTTTGAAGACTTGAATGATAAAAACAAATATGATATAAATATTATGACATCTTTAGGATACATCCGCATGTGTTGGGATAGATATTCTGTAATTCAAAATAGTGACGATTTAATCAAATCGTATAATGTTGGTGTTGGAAATTTGAAAAAAATAAAAAACGGAGATTATTCTTCAAATGATTTTTGGACAATTTCAGCAAATAAATATTTTGACAAATTTAATGAAATTTATTTCGATTTTGTAAAATGTAGGAGATAATATATATGAAATTGTTTTATAATAAAGATTCTACTTTAGAAGTAGTCGCACCAAATACAATCGCTCTGTTGAAGTTTATGATTGACATGGAAACAAAAAAGAACTACATAAATTTGAAACAGTGTGCAAATATCCTTTATATTTTAAATCAGTCGATTGTTGTTTGGAATGAAAGCGAATATGAAAATTTTATAGGAAAATTACCACAAGAAGTTGGTTCATATTATATGACAATTAACGCTAATCAGAAAGGTAAGTTTACATCAATTAATAGAAACAATGTTGAAACTTTGAAGAATGATTTTAATTATTTGTGCAAGTTGTTTACAAACATTCTCTCTTCCATGATTATTGAGGGAAAGAAAAAGTTATTTATAAAGGATTAATATATGACGCATTTTGAACTTTGTAAAAAGACTGCCGAAAGATTTGTTTCATCTGTAGCGTTGTTTGAGGTATCAATGGTAGGGATACCTGAAAAACCAGATGTGTTGGATTTTAATTCGAGCGGTAAAAGCACTTTGTATGAAATCAAAATGAGTAGGTCAGATTTCTTGGCTGACAGAAAGAAATATTCTCGTACTACGGAAGCGTGGTTTGGAGAAAAGCGTTATTTTGTTTGTAATGGTGATTTCATAAAAGAAAATGAAGTTCCGCTAGGTTGGGGTTTGTATCATTTTAAGAATGGTAAATTTTATAAGATTAAAGAGTCTGATAACTTTTTCACAGATGAGTTAGAACAAAAAGATATGTACAGACATAACACCGAACTTTTATTGAATCAAATAATCTGTGAAAAAGAGAATATTGTTTTTCACAAAAGAATCTTGGAAAATCGTGAATATTTTAGAAAATTAAAGGAGAATAAAAAGAATGATTAAATTATTTTGTGGCTCAATGTATTCAGGAAAATCCGAAAGTTTAATTCGAGATTTAATTAAGTGTACTTATGCAAAGAAGAAGATTTTATTCATCAGACCTTATATAGATGATAGAGGATATATTACACATTCAAGAAATGATTCCAAAGTAATCAAGGCTATTAATGAAAAGAAGATTGAATGTATTTATATTAAAGAATTCAACGACACCACAATTAATGATATCATAAAAGAAAAATACGATGTTATTTTTATTGATGAATTTTTTATGATTAAAAACAATCGTAATTTCTTGGAAACTTTGTTGATTTGTAAAACAAATACTGATGTATATTATGCAGGACTTATTGCTGATTCTGATGCTCATATGTTTGATGAAGCAATTCAGATTCTTCCTTTATGTGATGAAATTGAAAAACTGAACGGTGTGTGTACAAAGTGTGGTTCTATGCTTGGAAACTATTCATATTACATGGGTACAAAGAAAAGTCAGATTGAAGTTGGTGATGTAAAATATGAATGTGTATGTGGAAAGTGCTTCTTTGGAGAAAAGAGATAATGAATTCGAAATCAATTTTATATTCTAAAGGTTCTAATGATGAATGCTATACTCCGATGGGGGGGGGTCTATCCTATATTAAAATACATTCCAAAAGATTGGGTGGTTTGGTGTCCATTCGATACGGAAGAAAGTAATTTTGTAAAACTTATTTCGAGAAAAAATAAAGTTATTCATAGTCATATTTTAGAAGGAAAGGATTTTTATACTTATGAACCTACTGAACATTGGGATTGTATCATCAGCAATCCGCCTTTTACAAACAAGCGAGGTATATTTAAACGTGCTTTAAGTTTTAATAAGCCATTTGCATTAATTATGAGCAACACGTGGTTGAATGATTCAGCACCTAAGCAAATATTTAAAGATAAAGATTTACAATTACTAATGTTTGAAGAACGAATGAAGTTTATAAACAATGGAAAAGTAGACAACAAAATTACTTTTTCAAGTTCATATTACTGTTGGAACTTTTTGCCGAAACAGATAATCATGGATAGTCTTAAAAATTATAGTGAAGATATATTTAATCTTTAAGGAAATCTTTTACATCTTTTCCATCATTGAGTTCTATGTGTTTATGTACTAATTCACAAAGTCTATCTAAATAAGTAGGGTCTTTAATTGTTTCGGAGATAATCACATGGAGTACATCATGTTGCTGATTATTCAGTGGCAAAAAGAATTCTTCATCTAAATCAGAATACAACTTTGAGTCAAATCGTTCATGGTGTAAATTCCATGTTTTAGTAAGTTTTCTTTTTGTCAGATAATCCACCTTGTATTTATCGTGAATATATTTTCTAAAGTTTTTCCAAGTATCAGTCTTACGAAATTCGGCTTTAGTTTTTCCGTCAATTTTCTGACCTTTAATTGATTCAATAAATTGTTTTTCTTTACATTCTTTAAGATACTTCTGTTCTTGTCTAGTCATATTTTTCTCCATATGAAACAAATAGTTAATTTTTTTAATAATTTTTCTTGACACATCAAACTATATATGCTATACTAATAATGAGGTTAAATAAAAAATGATTAAACAGTGGAAGAATGAAAATTTAGGAGTAACTTATTTCTATCTCCCAAATTCAAAGAACGGTGAAATCCTTACTTCTGATGGAGTATTGATTCCTTACGATGAGTTTAAGTCTATGACTTCTGAAACTTACAATGCTAAGAAGAACACTAATGGTGGTTATGATTATACACTTTCTAAACAGAGCGAAAGACTTGTGAAGAAAGCATTAAATGTAAAGAAAGAGAAGGAATTTACCTCCACATCAAGTTCAACACAGACTACAAAACCAACGGTCGTTTCTAAACCTACGCCAATTAAGCGTGTGAAAAATCCTATTCAGTCGGCGGAAAAGACCAAAGAAATTCTTAAACCTAAGACTGTAGAAAAAGTTGCAGAATCTAAGGAAGTTGAAAAGACTGTTGTACCAAAAATTGAAACAGTCATCGAACCAAAGAAAGTAGAAAGTGTGGTTGAAACTAAAAAGGTCGAAGAAAAACCAAAGGTTGAAAAAGAAAAGAATGAATTCAATTTGTTTGAATTCGTATATCCAAAACTGATGATTGCTTTGATGATTGTTTGTTCCATTCTTTCCATTTATTTTACAGGAACCTATCTTCAGCGATTACAGACTAAATTTGTTGCTTATGCTATTTCTACCGCTATGCTCACATTTGGTTTAGTAGGGTCGCAAATGACTCGCAAGGCGTGGAGAAATAATCACAAGTTGAGTGCATTTATATTTGGATTTACAACAATTTGCACTATTGGATTTAGTATGTTGAGTTCAATCGATGTAAACTATACAAAATATAAAGACAGTCATTATGTTATAGAAAAAACTTATAATGTGAATGAGGGAAAGAAACTTTCATTTGATTTGCTTAAAGATGAATTGAACGAAAACAAAAAGCAGATTGAATTATTGAATGAAGATATTAAATTTCAACAGACACAATATGTTCTTGCTTGGGATAATGAGAAAAAACAAAATGTTATTATTGAAGGTCGCATCACTGCAACTGCTCAACAGAAAATTTCTGATAATAATATTAGAATTGAAGAATTAAATAATCGCAATAAAGAAATTAATTCCAAATTGATGGACTATGCGGAAAGCGGAGTTTCTGTAGAAAAAGTTGAGAATAAGACTGATAGGGCAAAATCATTATGTGATTTAATTGGAGCAATAATGGGAATTAGTGCTAATATAATACAATTGATATTTTTATTAGTTCCTAGTTTTTTTATAGATGCAATTAATGTGTTAAGTTTACAAATTTATTGTCAAAAATTTGAAGAAAAAGAAGAAAATGATTGACATTTTATTTGTTTTATGATAATATTTGATTATTAAATGTTATTCGATTGATGTGATTATTGACTTGCGGAGTTCGTTGAACAAAAACAAGTCTTCGGCAAATGGTGGAATGGCAAACACGCTAGACTCAAAATCTAGTTCCGAAAGGATTGAGAGTTCAAGTCTCTCTTTGCCGAATACGAAACACGCTTGATGAGTGGTTTCCCCACACGGAAATCATCAAGAAAAGGTTGGAAGTGGGATTGATATGATTTGGTTTGCGAAGAAATTTTGCCTTTTTCTAGTTCAATCATTAGAACTAGACCTTCTTCGCATTTATCCGAATCTATCATTAGAACTAGACCTTGTAGTGAAAAATGAGTATAACCCACAATTTTTTGGAGCATTAGTTCAACGGTAGAACAACTGACGATTAATCAGTAGGTAGATTTTCAATCAATCTATGCTCCATACAAGAGTGTTTTTGGGTGGTATTGTTTGAACATTATTAAAACAAATCCGCAAGTCGAGTAAATCAAGTCTGTTTGGGTTAAAGACAAAGTTCCTTGATTGAAAAGCGAAAGTTTTCTTGACAAATTTTATTTTTTATGATATAGTTTATCAAGATAAAAAAAAACAAGCCGAAGTGGCGAAATCGGAATACGCAACGGACTTAAAATTCGTAGTTTTTGAAAAAAGACGTATGGGTTCAAATCCCATCTTCGGTACTATTTAGGTGCTATAATTCAGTTGGATAGAATATCTGCCTTCTAAGCAGAAAGTCGGAAGTTCGATTCTTCCTAGCATCATTTTTATATAGGAGCGTATCTCAGCGGTCTTATAAACCGTCCGTTATAATTCGAGTAATTGGTGGATAAGGGTTCAACTCCCTTCGCTCCTACTACTATCAGCGAAATAATAATTCGTTGGGAGAGACTAAGAGAAAGGAAACGCTAGTCCATAAGTGGCGTATAAAGGGGTAAAGTGTTGTGATGCCGTCACCTTTCTCGGTGGTTATCGTTAAGAAATCGCAAGTGTTCAGCCACCTAAAACGAGAACGTTGCGTGGGAATTTTTAGAGTTTGTAGGCAACCCAATCTATCCTACCGAAAATATATTTACGGTGAACAAGATGGAAACCTTCTAGTAGTGAAATGTAAGCCTTTGGTGTTTCCTTATGAGGATTGTAAAACCAAAGCATTTCCACTATAATTATTTTTGGGTTCTTTGCGAAAAAGCGTGGTGGCTGATTCGTATTAAATATAGAACTATTATTGGAACGAAACATTTGAATTTATCGATTTCCCCTCCCACCCTCGATGATTTCAAATGTTGAGTTCCTTACATTCTCGAATGATGTAATGGTAGCATTAGGGAATTTGACTCCCTCCGTAGACGTTCGAATCGCCTTTCGAGAATCTTAGAAAACCCTTGATGTTAATGACACACTCGACCTCCCACGAAAGTCATTAATTTTCGAGGGTTTTCTTTTTTTTTAACTATTTATTTGATGGTTGGAAATAACAAACTCTACCGTCCTAACCCAAATGAGTTTGTGAGTTATCGTATCTCGGAAAAACGACATGGTGCTTCTTGACCAAGCATATTTCAGCGTGAAGGGAGATATGTGCGATAAGAACAAATGAAGAAAGATTATTTGGCAGTCTAACGACTAAGACCAAGATGTAGGAAATTCCTCATCGGAGCGGATGTGTGCTATCGAGCGTCCTTAAACGACTTCACCGTATCGAGCGAGTGCTACCTTTTGTGGTGGCATTTTTTTTTTCAACTATCTTTCCCATATCCCATTTTAATAGGAGATAGAAAGTTGAGCATAATTATTCATTTCACAGATAAACAAGAAATCAAAATCCAAGATATAATCAGTCGAGATATAAATTCCAAAACATATAAAGTCACGACTCAATCAGAAACTTTCATCTATTCCATGCCGAAAATTTCTTTCGTAGAAGTGCAAGAAAAATAACAAAAATTCTTGACAATTTAATTTCTCTGTGATATATTTTTCATAAGGAGTATATATGAAGAATTTCAAAAATTACATGTATTGTAATTCTAAACACGAAACTTATGCAAAAGTTTATCACAATAAAGAATTAAAAGAATGTGTTTTTACAGATGGTCGTTTTATGGTCATCTCAAAAGAACTATTTGATGAATCAAAAGATGTAGAATATCTCAAAAAGAATGCTTATAAAGATTTTGATTATCATACTTTTAATTACAGAAAAGTCCTTTATTCTAAAGACAATTTAATTGAAGTAGATTGTAAATTATTTAGGTCAGAAGTTTACCTTGCAAATGAAACTTTGTTTGATAAAGAACTTTCATATAAAGATGCTTTGAGCAACAAAGTTTATTTTAAGGATTTTGATTTTGTACTTTCTGTTCCGATTATTCATGTAGTGAATGAATTTTTCAATGATAATAAAAATCTTGAAACCAAACTTTATGTAAATAAAGAAGACATAACAAAGAATATTATGATTGAAGTTTACAGTAACGATATTCTGAATGATGATGTTTTGAACATGATGTTGTTTATGCCGATTGCTTCAAATAACGATTATCAAATCACAATAGAAAACAATGAACTTTTTCATAAGAGTGGAACTTATCAGAAAAATATTGAAAAACTTTATTCATGGTCTGATATGGCTAATGCACTCACAGATAAAGGTGTTCCTCATAAAGTTGTTCGAAATCTTGCAGATATACAGATGAGTATGATTATGAATAGACCAATTTTTAATGTATTCAAGTTTGATGATTGGTTGCACGAAAAGTTTGGGAATTATGAATCAGAAAAGAAATCTATGCGAGATATGTTTAATCAGTTGTTTGGCGATGATTCTAATAAAATCGCTTATCACTTTGGAATTGAAGGTGGAGATAAATAGGAGTAAATATGAACTTTGTATGTTATAATGATGCAGTTGAATCAATCAACGATAAACAAATTCATTTCATAAATTCTCAACAGACCATGAATTGTTTTAAGGAAGCGTTATGCAAGGTGAAAATTGATAAAATATTTTATTCGGATATCAAAGATATGGATTTACATGATGAAAATTACATTCATCTTCATCCTAGGTCAGACGGAAATTATTCTATGATTGACGAACTCTTTCAATTTATTCCTTCTGATAAATGGGCATCCGTAGCAATAAGTGGAAAAGACGGAAAACCATTTTACATCAAAGATAAAAATTTACGAAACGAAATTATCATGCGATGTGAAACTTCTATCGTTGGTGAACAAGGAAACAATCGTCTGCTGAATAAAATTATTGATGATGTGTGTGGAAGACCAAAATATAAAGCGGAAGAAAGTTCAGAAGATTGGCATAAACGATATAGTAAATGGGAATCTTGGTGGGGAGCAAAACCATACATTCTCGATATAAACATTTTTGATGTTTCATTGTTTTCAACATCTTATATAGGTGGTTGCACTTCGTTTGTAAATCCAAAGAATGGCAAAGTAGGATTACTCACAAATTGCCGATGGTCACACACATCTATTGAAGATTGTCGTGAAGAATTGGAATGGATTTGTAAAGAAATCTGTGATGAAGAAAATGAATTGGAGTTTTATGTATCATTCTTTGATGAAGAGATAAACTTTGGTAAATACAAGAAGGAATATAAAGACCCACAGTTCACTTTCAAACTTTCTTACAAAGGGATAGAACTTGTTCCGACAATTCCAATCAAGAATTTGAAATGGGTTTTCAAGTGTAATCAAAGACTTCGTGGAAAGGAATGGAAGAAAGTAAACTTTATGTGGGGATTAAAGAAAGTATTCCGAAATCTACAGAGAAAGTTCTTCTTCGAAAAGTGGGTTATATGGCACAACTACACTTTACTAGGTGATTGTTTGAATAAAATAATAGACTTATCGGAACGATATTATACAGTTGATGAAATCATAAGAATGATTGACATGTGGCGAGACGAATGTATAGAATATGAAAAGAATAACAAGGAGGATAAATAATATGGCTCATAACTTTCCAAAAATTTCAGCACCGTTTGGACGTGCTACACCAAAAGACAGATTGGTAGACACTAGCATTTTTGCAAAACCTTGGATTCAGATGTTTTATGATAACAATATCAAGATGTATGCTTCTGAAAAGGTTGATGGTACATCAGTGGGTATTGTGTGGAATGGAGAACGTATTTCATTTGTAGGACATACTGATAAATCACAGTTCGCTCCACGTTATTTGGAATATTTGAATAAGACGTTCGGAACTTCTGAATTTGAGTCTGTAATTGAAGAAATCTTTGGTGATAAAGCAGTTACAATTTATGGTGAAGGAATTTCAAAAGATTATAATGTTCATTATGGGTATGCCGATGGAAACTTCATTATGTACGACATTCAGAATGAAAATGGAACTTTTTATAATCGTGAATCAGTAATTGAGATTGCAAAGAAACTTGATTTGATTTATCCTCATGAAGAGATGATGACAATTAAAAAAGCAATCGAATATGTAAAAACACGTCCACAGAGTTGGCTTAATTCAGATTATAAACTTGAAGGCTTTGTTTTGCGTTCACCAATAGAATTGTATGACAATAATGGTAGTCGTGTAATCTGCAAAATCAAGGTAAAAGATTTTGTAGATGGAATCAAGGATTATAAGGAGTGAAAATGACAATAGATATAAGTGGAGTTAGTGTTTCTATCCCAAATGGAATTTCCGATTGGGTACATCAAAACGATGACAATAAAACTGAATTTGATGGAATGATTGAATCAATGATGTATGCAGTGAAGACCTTCTACAAGAACAAATATAAACCTAATCCATATCAAGAAATCTATGAGCGACAAGTGAAAGAATTTATGGATTTAGGTTGTGGAAGTAGAGAAGAAGTAGATAAATACATTACTGAATTAATTAAATTCAGCGATAAAAAGGCAAATCAAGAATGCGATGAAGATGGAACTAATGCTTTAATTGATTTGATTAAAGAGATGAACAATAAATAAGGAGATATGTGTATGAAAGAAGAAATGTTGAAGTTGTTTGAAGAACTAATCGATAATGACAAATGGGTTAATTTTACGGAATTTGAATCAAATGAAGAATGTGCAAGAAAAAGAATTCTTGTTTCTATTATCAAAGAAAAAGCGGAAGCATTCATTAAAGTTTGTGATGAAGAATTGAAAAATAAAGTCGAAAATCCTACATTGTGGGAAAATAAAGAGTTCGGAAAATCACTTGAACTTTCTATCAAGAAATCATCAAGTTTGGATAGTAAAATTGTAGATGAACTTACAGATGAAGAATGTCGTAAAGGATTTACTGTTACTGAAAAGGCTATCAAACTTTGTGGTCGTGGTGACTTAATCAACAAGTATAAGAGCGTAACAGAATCGAAGGCAATTACTTTGAAAAGTTTGAAGGATTAAAATTATGGGTATTGTTTTGATTATAATGGTTATGTTCTTTCTAGGTGTATTTATCGGTTGGATTGGAACAGAACAAAAATATAATAAATTTAAAGATTAAATTATAATTTTACTTGACAAATATACATGACTGTGATATTATTTTTCGTAGAGGAGGTCTGCCATGAAAGATGTTAATATTAAACTTGTTAAAAGCAAAATCGCTAGTGCGGTTGTTTCTGTAAATGGTAAAGAGTTTGAAGTGAACTCTCCATTTTCAATATTAGCAAAAGTGTATAATGAAATGTATGGAACTGACCTTGATTTTGCGGAAATTATAAAAAAGTATAATTCTCAAAATAAATAGGTAATTTGTGGTGGAGTTTTTTTTAATTCCACCACAACTATTTTTATTTGAGGTAAAAATTATGAAATCAGAAATATTATATTTGAATGAAAGTTTAACAGAAAATACAATGACTCGTTTGAAAACAATTCTTTTAGGTAAAGACCCTAGAATAAAGCAATTTGTTATAGGAACACCTGAAAATCCAATGGGTCAAAGATTGAGTTCAAAAGAAAATAAAATTCGTTGTGATGAATTTGAATCGGAAATGAATGAACTTCATATACCATTTATCAAAATTGTCGGTTCGTATGGTAATAAAGAAAACTCATACATTCTTCCAAATCTTGATATAGATATTGCGGAAGAGATATTTGGATATAATGGATATGACCAAGAATCATTTATTGTTGGCGAATCTAATGCTGATAGTGTAGATTTCTATTATTGGCAAAAGAATGAAGGTGATTCACCTTATAAACTCTTAGACGCTGAGCGTGGTATTACAATGATGAACGATGCCGAAGATTTCTTTTCATCAAAGAAAAATTGGAAGTTTAAGATAGATTTTTCAATTTTCAGATAAAAATAATATCAAACATACTTTAAAATATGAACGAATAATATGGAGATAAAATATGTACATACAATGTAAAGTAATCAAACCCTTTATGTTCAAAATAGATAAAGAACATGGTACTTATAAAAATGATTATTACTTCAATACCGATGATATAATCTCAATTAAATCTAATTTTTTAGGTACTTGGTCGATTAATTTATTAGATAGAGATTTGTCATTTGTTGGAGAATTTGAAAAATCTACAAATGAAATTTTTGATGAATATGTGAAAGAATTGGAATTTATAGATGTAAACGAGAATGATTTAAGAAAAATCTTGGCTAAAAAATATAAATGTAAAATGAGCGATATTACGTTTAATATTAATAATGATGAATGTAAAGTTAGTGCTATTGTAAAAAAGGAGAAATGATATGACATTCGCAAAGGCTATTAAAATTTTAGATTTACTAGACCACAATAAAGAAATTGTCGTAAAAATAAAAGACGATTCAGACGGTTGTGATTGGGATGGTTTCAGCACGGTAGACAGATTTAGTAAATATGATGAGATTTCTAATTATATAAAATATTTCACAGATAATGGGCATGATTATCATTTTTACCCTATGGAAGATGATGATTTTTGCAGTGATGAAGAAATCAAAGAGGATTAAGTTATTTATAAATTATATGGAGGAATAATATGAATTTTACACAAATCATGGAATCGTGTAACAAAATTAAATCGATTTCGAGTACAAATGAAAAGAAAGAATTTCTTGCTTCAATTACTGATGAAGATTTCAAGAACTTTCTTCGCTGGGTCTTTGACTCCTCGATTGTAAGTGGACTTTCGGACAAGAAGATTAATAAGGCTCTTGCTGATGATATGTTTGAGAATTATAAAAGTAATACTTTAGATGAAACCACTACAATCTTTAATGTATTTAAATATCTCGAACTTCATAAAACAGGTACAGACGATGATATTCGTACAATGCAATGGTATAGAAATCATCTTTGTAAGAATGATGAAGAAAAAGAATTTTTTAATCGAGTTGTTACTCGCAATCTTCCTTTAGGATTCGATGTTAAAATTTTGAATAAAGCAATTCCTAATCTTGTACCTACATGGGATTGTTGTTTGTGTGCAAAATATTACGATAAACCTAGCCTTGTAGACGGAACACGAGAATTTGGAATCTCCGTAAAAATCGATGGCAACAGGGGTATTGTTGTTAAAGAGAACGGAAATGTTAAAATTATTTCTCGACAAGGTAAAACTTGGGAAGGTCTTATTGAAGTAGAAGAAGATATTAAAAATCTTAAAGCGGATAACATTGTATTTGATGGTGAACTTACAATTGATGATTTTATGAAATATCCTTCTAAAGACGTATATAAAATGACAAGTAAACTTATTTCCACTAAAGATAAAGAAAAACGTGGAATAACATTTAATGTTTTTGATTGTATGAGTCTTTCTGATTGGAATAAAAAAGATTGTCCATTTACATACAAAGAACGACATAATAAACTTAGAGATATTCTTAGTTCTACAGAACATAAACATCTTAATTTTGTAGAAGATATTTATGTTGGAAACGACCCTTCTAAAATCGAAGAATTTATGAAAGGAATTGTTCGAACTGACGATTGGGAAGGTCTTGTTATAAAATTTTTGGACAGTAAATATTCTTGGAAAAGAACTAATGATTGGCTAAAAGTAAAAGCATTTGATGAAATGGATTTAATTATTCGTGGAGTTGAAGAAGGAACTAATGCTAATAAAGGTAGACTTGGTGCTTTAATTTGTGATATAGAACATCCTACTCTTGGGCATATTGAAGCCAAAGTTGGTTCTGGATACAGTGAAGATGAAAGGATTAGGTTTTACGACATAAAAGATGAATTGATAGGTAGAGTAATTTCTGTACAGTATTTCGAGCAGACTGAAAATACTACAACGCATATTAAATCTTTGAGATTTCCCGTATTCCTTGAATTGAAAGAAGAAGGACAAGAACCAAATAATTAATTTATAATTTTCTTTGACAATATATTATCCTTATGATATTATTTTCATAAGGATAATTTTTTTATAAATGGTGGTGATGTTGTATGTATAGCAATTTAGTAAAAGCCGATTATGAAATTAAAGATATGAATCTCAAGGAATTAAGAGAAATTCTTGTAAAACAGAATAATCTTACTCCACTTGATATATTAAAAGGATTTCACGAAAAATCAAAAATCGATTTGGAATATAAATCTTGTTTGACAGAAGAAAATCGAAATGATATTAAACTTATACAAGATGAATATCAATTTTATCTTGATGACAGTAAAGACCTCGTTCAGAAAATATATGATGAAAAGTTTAATGCTTTGTTAGCAGAATATCAGAAAGAAGAACCTACTGCTACGATAGAAATCATGACCCATTATCTTAATGATAAACATCCTAATATGTCGGTAAGTTTGAAAAACGCAAGTTTTAAATTTTCAAGAGAACTTAAAGATATATGCAGTAAATTAAAATCTGATGTTGAAAAATCAGCAAAAGAATACATAACTTCATGGATGAAAGAAAAGTTTGGTGATAAATATAAAATCACTAAAAATGATTTTGACAGATTTGAAGGATTACCATCTTCTTTGAATGTCAATCAAAATATTAATATAGACTTTTTGAATGTATATGAAGTAAATAAAAATAAATTTGATGATGGTTGTGGATTTTCGCAGACATCCATTATTTATTTTGATACTCATATAAAAGATGATTCTATTTCTGATAAGGTAAAGTTTTATGATTACGATATGATTAAAGTTTCTGTACATATTAATGAATCTAAAGCAAGAGAACTTTTTGATAATGCCGTAAATTCAGTAATCAATCAGAATAACTCTGTGGGTGAACTTGAGTATCTACAGAACTTGGAATCTCAACCAATTACATTAAATTTTGATAGTAAAACTAACAAGTATCAACTCATTGATGGCTATAAAAGATTGTTGTATATCACTGATGAAAACTTGCTGAAATATTCAGCACCTATTAAAATTTTCACAGACCTTAATGATATTCAATTTTTATCATTGTTGTATGCTTCAAATGTTTGGAAAACTGAAGACAAGTTTCATGATAGAGGATTTTTATTTGCATTAAAAACGAGATTTGGATTTGAGATTCCAAGTTCAGCATATAAGAAACTTTATTCTGATGAATTGAGTATTCTGAAACTGTATGATTTTGGTGGTAATCTTGTAAACATACATAAAGATAGAATCATGAATACATTAGATACTCACGAATATCTTGTGGATGATATTTCCATGATGTATAACTTTTTAACAGAAGAATCAGAAAAGAATCATGGTTATGATGAAAATATATCTGATGAAATTAAGTTTACAATCATTGAACTTGTAGGTGAATTACGCAGACAAAAGAATAAGTTTAATCAGCAGAAGAAACTTACCAAAGAATTTATAACTTCGGTATTTGAAGATGAGTTTATAAAGAAACTTTGTACTAAGAAGCATTTATCTACAAGAACTTATGTGATAAATTATTTTAGAGATAAGGGAATTTATAATCGTATTAAAGATATGATAAAAGATGATTTGGTAAATAAAATTATTGGAGCATAAAATCTAATTAGTCAAAAATGACGAATTAAGTAAAAATTCAGTATTTAATTCGCCAAATATGAGGAGTTATAAAAATGATGGAAAAATTAAAAGAAATTTATGAAGAAATAGATAATGGTAAAGATGTAGAATCAAAGGTTGAACAGAAATCAGAATTTTATACACCTAAAACCGCATATTATAGATACATAAAGTTTTGTTGTGGTGGACAAGGATTTTGTGATACGAGAGAACCTTTGAGTGATTGGAAACCTTTGTCTGAATATTCTGACAAAGAAATGAACGAGTGGAATATAAAATTCCCTAGAGAAAGTTGGTATGAATTAAAAATTGAAACGAAAATAAAATAAGAGGTAAATATGGGTTTTTATGAAGAATCTATTCGCAAAGAAGGTTACACAAAAGCATTACTTGATGTGAAGAATTGGCTTTATAAACATTCTATGGCTCTCAAGTACAACAAATTATACAATGAGAAAGGTTTGAATGCCCTTATGGAAGCATTTGTGGAAAATGCCGATACTTTTATGGAATATGGTGAAGATACACAGTTTATTTTGACCAACAGTAAACAGAAGATTGTGTTGGATAAACAAGAAGCCACCACCTTTTAAGGTGGTGGGTAGTTCATAAGATAAAGGGGTAAAGAAATTATGTGGATTATCGCTATAACATGTATTTTATTTGGTATAATCATCGGTTATATCGTGGGCGGTAAAGAAGGTGTAGATTCTTGTGAAGAGGTCTTTTATGACAATGCGGTGTTTCACAACACAATCAAATTGATGATAGAAATTAGAAACAGTAAAGAACTTAAAGAAAAGAAACGAAAAGAGTTACTTTATAGATGTATTGATGACTTGGATATACATATCAGCGGTGATTATAAAAGACTTGAGAAAGCAAAAGAATTGTTTAAGGAGGATGAAAATGAAGAAAGAAACTAAAGAACTGATTGATTGGATAAAGAAACAAATAAATCTTGCAAAAGATTGTTGTATCAAACCTTGTCATGAAGATGGATATAAGGAATATAATGAAGATTACGATAAGGCTATGAACTTTCTTGATTCTCTTCCTCAAATTGAATCTCATCTTTGTAAAGGTGGTTATATTCAAGATAAAAATGGAACACCTAGTTGTAATGGTGATGAAGTTGTATTCACCTATTATGATGATTATTATGATGATTGTACAACCATACTTAAAAAGAAAGGTCAATTGATATGGAGTTTTACTGATAATCGATTTGTGATACTCGAAGATGCTAACGAATATGATTTTGATGATATAATTGAATTTGAAAAAATTACAGAGGAAAAATAATGAACATCATTGAAATAAGAAACGCTTTGAATAAAATAATAGAAGATGGATATGGTGATTTAGAATTTGAATGTTCTGTTGATATGAGTGTCGATGGATGTGAAGAAACTTATGCGAACCGAGTTTTTGGAAAAAGTCCATTCAATATAAGATATCATATACTTAAAGATGTTGACGGTAGTGAGTTAAACAGAGTAGTTCAAATTTTGTTTGAAAAAGGAGAATCAAATTATGGACAAAACGTTTGATGATAATGAATTCTTATGGTCTCAATTTATTCGTCTTGGGGAAATGTTAGGAGATGGAGATTGTGAGGCTTGGGTGGGGAAAGAATATAAACGAATAGCAAGACAATTGGGATTAATAAAATGCAAGCCTAGAAAAAACCATTCCTCACAAATTGACGAATTTATGGAAAAGCGGATTACCCAAGTGAAGTGTAATAAATGTAATGGAGAATTGAAACAATCAAGAAAAGGTTCTTTTGTTGGTATTTGTACAAATTGTGGTACAAAATTCACGCTAGGTAAAAGGAGAAAATAAAATGAAAAAGTTATCAAAAGCAGTTCAACTTTTATGGAAAGCACATAGAAAAGAATGTAAATTAAAAAGAGACATTAAGTATCGTGATGATGTAATCGGACGTGCAACAACCATGATAGAAACCTCTAATAAAACAATAGAACTACTACATAGAGAAATAGAAGAAAAGGAAGCACTGATAAATGAATTAAAAACGAAAATCAGAAATAATGGACATATCATAAGATATAGGATTCAAAAGTATATTCCTTTTTATAATTTAGACCCTTATCATTCAAGCACTAAATTAAATGAAAAATATTTTAATGATTTTGTAGAAGATTCCAAAACAAAGATGATGAATGAACTTATTGAAAAAGGATTGGTCAAAATGATAGAGTATGATGATTGTGTGGAAATCGCAATTCATTTAGCGGAAGATGAAAAATAAAAATTAAAAGGAGATAAATATATGAAACACATTAAAATGTACAAAGTGGTATTTAATCATTATTATAATGATACTGATTATCACACAGTAAGTTCTGCAAGATTTGATGAATACAATAATTATGTTGGTGAAGATGGAAAAGAAGCGACACTGAAAAATCATGAATATTTGTATATTCCTAATCCTTTTATCATAAGAGAAGATGAGATTGAAAAGTACAAGAAATACGGTTGCGGATATAAATCACTTGAATATGTTGGCAGTATTATTGAAGAATAACCTATAGATTATAAATCAAAACAAAAAATATAATGTTAATGTTATAAGGAGATAAAAAAATAATGAAAACAGAATTTGAATACAATGATAATATTATTGCTACTGCTGATTTGGAAAAACCATTATACGAAGATTCTACAGTTACAATTTACGGAAAAGAATATGTGGTATTTGAAAATTATCATGATGTTGAAATTGATGAAAATGGGGTGCATGAAAAAGTCGTATGTACTGTAGTTACAGAAGAAGAATACGAGGAATGCAAGGGATGGGGAAAATAATAAATATTTGATAATTTTGCTTGACAAATAAAAACACATCTGCTATAATTTAATTATCCTAAAGATAAGGAAGGGAATAATTATGGCAGATGTAGAAAAGATGAAAATCAATTTGGTAAAGAACGAAGAAAAACTTGCAAAGAAGATTGCTCTTCTTGCCAAATATGAAAATAAGAAAGCAAAACTTTCAGCACAGTGGAAGAAACTCACTAATGAAGATTATGAAGTTTCTATCAAGTCTATGGATGCTAAAACAGATGAACTTTCACTCTATGGAAAACTTGAAAAGTATTATTCAAGTGAAGTTGCTCAGTTATATTTCGATATTTCAACTTTCTATGATTATAGTAAATGGACTAGCAATCCAATCGTAAATACACAAGATGGAATTAAGGAACTTGAACAACGTTGTCAGAAATACCGTGACTCTATTGCAGAAGAAGAAAAGAAAGTTGCTGACCGAAAAGCAAGTATTGAATTACATAGTGTTTCAGTGAACGGAAAAGATGTAAATGTAATCGTTGAATTTCTGAACAATTGGGAAAAAGAAGTTACTGATTATTGGATGAAAAGATTTGAATATTTTGAAAAAGAACACGAATCTTATTACAAATCTGTAATTGAAAGTTCTATTGAATACATGATTACTTGCAATTCTTGGGAACACAAAGAACAGATTACAGAAATGTGGAAAGATTCACCTTATACTGAGTTTTATTCTACATACGAAGAATACTATCAGAACGCAAAGTATCGTGATGAATGTAGCAAAGCAATTCGTAGTGCTTTGCATGAACTTGGAGAAGAATACGAATCACACTTTTCTATCAGACAGATTGAAAAGTGGGGCAAGTCAAAGTGGTCTCCTAAAAAGGAAGCGTTCGAAGAAAATATGCGTAAAGATATCGCTAAAGAAAAAGACCGCAAATATGACCAACTGATTAAAGACGTTGAAGGCATTGTTGGAAAAATTATCGATATGTCGCATATCGAAGTTGGGGTTAAAGGCGACCTCGAAGGGTATGTTGTCGGTGATAAAGCCGAATGTGAATTGTGGACTAGCGGAGCAGGCGGTTTCAATACAAATGTTATTGTAAATGTAAAACATGGGCAGTGCTTCCATTTCCGTTTTTATGTTCGCAAACGTGCATAAATAAAACAGACTACTCCTTTGGGAGTAGTTATAAAGTTTAATAATTTACTTGACAAAATAAATCATCTGTGATATTCTTTAATCATAAGGAGATTATCTTATGTCTAAATATTCAGAAACACTAGTAAATGTAGCAAGAGATTTGTTGGAAGAATGCGTTAATCCACCTCTTGCAAAATATACACTCGAAGAAAGAAATGAACTTATTTCTTCAAACAAAACCCTCAAGTGGGTAGTAGACCATGCTAAAGAACTTCCACTTGGAAATGTTGACAAGTGGTTGATTGTAAAAGCCAGTAACGCTCCAATCTTTTTCTCTATGAATGGCGGATTTAGTGGAAAAATCCCTTACCATATGGTGAAGAATATTCAGAAGGAACTTTCTTCTGTTTTTGGTGATAAAGAAAGCGGAAGATTTTACTTCTATGATGAAAATTGTAATTTGGTTGAAGAAACTTTTTATCTGAAAAGACCCCATTATTGTGGCGAATCTTATGTAATGAATTACAACATTTGTGTTTATGATAATGAAACAATAAAATCAGTATGTGAAAAAATCATTGCTGATGAAGATTTTGAATATCCTACAATTGAAAACAAGTTCAATGAATGGGTGAATAAATAAGGGAGTAATTTATGACCGATAGTGATAAACTTGAATTAATTGCTTTGGCTAAAAACGCAATGAGTACATCTTTAGGTGAAAACGGAATAGATGAATCTATGATGCAAATGATTCATCCAAATGCAAAATCTGATTTGGATATGAATGATTTGGGTATAATATTGTACATTGAGGGTTATCTTCGTTGCAAGAAAGAAAATCAGAATATCATCGAATACATGATGAACGAAGGTAAATCAGCAAGTGAAATATTTTCAAGCCTTGTTGGAAAAGATTATGTTTATAATGAAGAAACTAAAACAAGAAGTTTTAAGGAGTAAATCATGGGAAGAACAATAGATAAAGGATTTGCACACAAGATTGCAGAAGAAGTTTTGAAGGATTATCCGAACAATGAATCAGCAAAAGAAATTTTGAGCAAACCAAAGTATCGTGTAAATGACCGATATTTTAATACGGAAGAAGAATTGAACGAATATCTGAATTCGGAAGATGTTTGTGCTGATTATTATGGTGGCGATGATTACTCTGAAAGTTTGTGTGATTTTGATGAATAAAGGGAGTATAAAATTGAAAATAGGAATTTATGGATTCGGTACGGTCGGCAAAGCAACTAAATTATATCTTGAAAAAGGTACTGCTGAAATATTAGTGGAAGACCCAAAATATAACATGAGCATAAATGAAAAATTAGACCTTGCTTTAATTTGTACCGAAATGAAAGATACTGATAATGCTATAAAATCAGCGAGTAAATGGACAGATAATATAACCATTCGTTCAACTATAACACCAAATTTCATCAAAAATCACCCAAAGTGTAATTATTGGTTGGAATTTGATGTGACTGAATCGCAGAATGATGGTGCTGATATAAGGGTTTTAACCGATAATCCAATACTGCTCAATTACTTAAAATCAATAGATAAATGTACTACAGTCTATAATGTAGTATCACCAATGGAAGCGTGTTTAGCAAAATTATTTGATAACTATATGCTTTCAACGATTGTAAATACATCATCAATGTTCAATCAAATTTGTGAAGATAATGGAGTTCTTTACGACCATGTAAGAAACATACTGTTACAAGATGGTCGTTATCCAAAATCACACACAAATATTTATAAAAAAGATGTAACATCTAAATGTTTTGATTTTGCTAAAAATGCAATTAATGAATGCTTATTTTCAGCAATAGATTAAAAATATGCAGATTAAACAATAATATTTTTCAAATCCGTTCAAAAAATGGGCGGATTTTTTTGTTTTAGTATTGTCAACAATAAGAAAAAGTTGTAAGTTTGTTCTAAGGAGTATATATGAATATTTTAGATAAACTTACATACAAAATAATTAAAGTAAATGACCCTCAAGAAAAACGAATGTATCAAGATATTTATGATAATCTATCTGCGGTAATCGGTCGTGTTGCAAAAATGACATCGACTAGTGAATCAAATTTAACACAACGAATCGAATTTGACATAGATTTCTTATGGGATGAATGCCGAAGTCTTATTTTTTATACTACGCTCGACAATCATGAAAAGAAATATTTGATGAGATTTGATTTGTGGCATACTCACTACGAGTTTCAATATTTATATTTTTAAGAGGTTAAAAATGGATGATAATAAAGAGGATTATTCAAATTATATTCTAGTTATAGGTGTAGACCGCAAACAACATATAGCACTTCCTTGGGAAAATGTATGCAAATGTGGTTGTAAAATATTAAATAAGAAACCAACGGAACAAGAATTGAATAAATGTTATTCTTGCTATGAATGCACATATTAGGAGTTAAAAAATGGCTGATATAGAAATTACACAAAAAGAAATTGAAAATAAACTATTCAATTTTATTGAAGAAAATTTTGGCAAGAAAAGGACTGAATGTTTCAATGAGGTTGTAAATTTTGTGGAAGATAAAATAATTACTACTCTAAGTTATTATAATGAAGATGTAGATGGTTATGTTACTGATTTGGAAATTGAAAATAACGAATTGGAAGATAGAGTCGTGGAATTGGAAAGTAACATTGATTCTTTGAAAGATTATTGTTGTAAGATATTGCAAGAAATAAAATCTGATTTAGAAGATATCATTGAAAATAACAAATTAAATTCCGTATTAGATAAAGTGAAAGAATTGAAACAGTTTGTGGAAAATCAACACCATATTGTAAAACATGATATTTATTAAGGAGAAATGGTATGAATGTAGAACCTATTTTGAACATCAGCGGTATAAATATTTATGAATATATAGTTTATAAACTAAAGAAACCTTTTTACGATGATTATCTGAATATTGATGTTGTATCTGTACATTTTGTAAAACTTGATGATAATATTCATGTGCATTTTTATTCAAATCCTTATGTTGAGAATACATATCATCCTTATTACAACGAGTGTAAAGATAAAATTGAAATTGAAGGGATTGATTATGAAAATACAATTCGACATCAAAATTTTTTGAATAATGAAATTCGTAAATACGAAGAACAATTGAATAATTTTTTATCTGCAAAATCTAAAGCAAAAATGGAGTTTGAGAAAATGAAAGACAGATTTAGAGATGTCAATTTGAATGAATATATCAAGGTAAAACTTACAGATAAAGGTAAAGAAATTTATAGAAACTATTACCACGACCTCGATGATAAGTATGTGCCAACTTTAGATACTGATGAAGAAGGTTATTGTAAATTTCAATTGTGGTATTTTATGAGAATCTTTGGAGAACATTTTTGTATGGGTTGTGATTTACCTTGCGAACCGAATGTAAAAATTCAGATAATGGAGAAGTAAAAAGGAAAATGAATAAGAAATTTCATTTTAGTATTGAATTTTAGTTGTGATTTAGATATGATTGTGAAAACTTATTTTTAAGGAGATATAGAGATATGAGTGAAGTTCTTAGTTTGGAAGAAAAGAAAAAACGAATAGCCGAGTTAAACAAATCGTTCAGTAAAAAATACGGTGAAAGCGGAGCAGTAAAAACCGCCAATAATCTTGATAAAGTAAAGTTCTATAGTACAGGTATTATGGGAATCGACCTTGCATTAAATTCTGGATTTGCAGTTGGTCGTGTGTGTGCAATAAATGGTACATTCTCATCGGCAAAATCATCTCTTGCTTATATGACTATTGCTGAACAACAGAGAAAAGACCCAAGTTTTTATGCGTACATTTATGACGCTGAACAGAGTACGGATATTTCATATTTGAAGGCACTTCATGTAGATTTAGACCGTGTTGTTATTGACCAAACAAAAAGTGCAGAAGAAGGATTAACAAAACTTCGTGATTCAATCGCAAGTGGCATTTATGGTATAGCCGTACTTGATTCTACCTCGGCACTTTCACCTTCCAAGGCGAATGATGAAGAAATTTCTTCTGTAAGTATGGCATTGGTGGCTCGTATTTTAGGTAATGCTTATAAACAGTTAGCAGGTGTTTGTGCGGATAACAATTGTACACTTCTTGTTATAGAACAAGTCAGGTCAGCAATAAATACTATGGGAATGGGCCCGTCTGAGGTAAAAAGTGTCGGTCGTAGCGGGGAGTTTACATTCTCACAACAAGTTACCATGCGTAGACAGACTAAAGTTACGGAAGAAGATGGTCTTGCAGTAAGTAACGAAATCACATTCAAAGTTACTAAAAATAAAGTTGGTGTTCCTTATCGTAAATGTACTCTAGTATGTCGTTATGGTGAAGGCATCGATAAAATTACTGATTTGGCTCGTTCTTCAGTTCAATTAGGAACTGTAAGTAAAGGTGGTGCTTGGTTCTATTATCCAAATAAAGAATCTTGTACTGAAGACCATAGATGGCAAGGCGAGGATGCGTTCTGTAAATATCTTAAAGAACATGAAGATTTCAAAGATAAATTGTATGAAGAAACTTTGAATGCTTATAGATGTGCTGATGAAAAAACAGTAATGCAAGATGAAGATAAAACAGACGAAATTAATGCTCAAAAGGCAGAACTTGAAGATTTGAAAGTAACATCAAATGATAATGATGTGATTTCACAAGATTCAGAAAACGAATAATTAAACTATAGACAATATTTTAATCCGCTCCCATTTCGAGCGGATTTTTATTTAACATTTTTTAATAATTTTCCTTGACATTCAATCTCTTCTATGATATATTTATAAACATAGAGGAGAATAACTTTATGAAAAAGGTATCTGCAAAGAAATATTATGAATATTTTGATAATAATGTTTATCGTCATGAAGGTGTTTCATGTTCAGTTGAATATCCTTCTAAACATGAAGTAATTGAAAAATATTATATTCATGGCTTGAAAGATAAAATCCTTTGTTATCGTACTGAAAAGCATTGGGAAGATGAAAACGGATGCCATGAACATAAGGAATATTTTATTGCAGATTAAGGAGATTAAATAATGAATAAAACTCAACAGTATTGGGCAGAAAGACAAGAACAAAAAATTGAAGATTTGGAACACGATTGGAGCGAGTTGAGTCATATGTATAGTGGGGAAGAAGAAGATAAGTTCACAATCTCGGTTCCTGTTTATAAAAAACCTTCAAAAATTAAATTATTAAAATTATTTTTCAAAGGTGGTTACAACGGAAAACGAGAAGTTGAATTGCGTTCAGAAGTTTCTATCTGTCAATTAGAACAATCATTAGGACAAGAATTAGATAAACAGAAAGCAGTATATAAAAAGTGTAAAAGCGAAGATTTTTGTACTGTAAACTGTTTGAATTATAGCAAAGAAGCCGATGATTGTTTTAATCCTCATCGAAGAAATAATGAATCTGTAAATAAAGAGAAATGCGAAAATTGTTGCAGATTTGAATTTAGATGGGATTATGAAGATGAAATTGTAAAAAGACCATATAGATAAGAATATTTTATTGCGGATTAAGGAGATAATTATGGATTATAGTAAAATTGTTGAAGTAAGAGCAACTAACACAAGACAAAAATTTATATGTTCTTCAAAAGATAAAATTATGGATAACGGATGTTGTTACCAATTGATTACACAGTCTTTTCATAAAGATTGGTGTAATTTAACACCTAGAATTTCAAAGACCGAATTCAATCGTCTTATGAAAATGGGTGTACTTGGAGAACCGTACAAACAGAAAAGAGCGTATGGACTTGAAGTAACAATTTATAATTTTATTGTGTGATTAATGGAGGTGATAATTATGATTAAAGACGACAAGTTTGTTTGTTCTGATTTTCCACAATATGAAATTAAATGGGGAACATTGCATCCAGAAAGTGAAAAAGAAATAAAAGAATGGCTCGATGATAATGTTAGAAATCTTTATTGTAATATTAGTCTTAATATAAAAGATACTGAGAAGTGCAGAGATTTTGTAAAATCTTTTGTAGATGAAGTTTATTACAATATTCATCAAGTTGGATATGAAGAAGGTTACGATTCTGCGGAATGTGATAATGAAGGAGAATGTTTATGACATTAAATGAATTGATTGTATTTGCTCAAAAGCATGATATTGATTTTGATAAAGATATTATTTGTGTATCACAAGTTGACGGTGAAATTTATTTAGATAATCTCGAACAGATTGCGATGAAAGAAGCAAATAAAGGAAATAAACTTGTGGTTATTCCCTTCGTGTATTCTTATGATGCAGATATGAATAAAAATTTTGAATTCTGCGATACTGTGAATTCTTGTAAGGAGTAAGATTATGTTTGAGAAAAAGCAGAAGAATATGCAGAAAAAGTGTATGGTTTAGAAGGTTCTTTGTGTACAAATATACAAGAACAAGCATGTGCGATTGGATTTAGAGCAGGTGCTGGCATTGTTTATAATGAAGCGAAGGAAATTATAAAAGAATTGTTGGATACTCTTAAAAATGAGAATTCTGATTATACCTTCGCTTTGAAAAATACACATACTATTTTGCAACACGCTGAACAATTTTTAAAAAAGGAGAATTAATTTATGACCAAAGAACAGTATTGGGAAATGATTAGATTAAAGTTTATTGTTCATGGAAGTTATGGGATTGCAAAACATCCTTCTGAAGATGAACGAAACGAAATGTATAAAAAATATATGGAACTTCGAAATCTGTATCGTGAATGTAAGGGAGTAATTTATGAAGAAAGCGTGGCTAATTAAAGTATCAATTGATAATCATACATACAATCATGGTGTTATGATTTGCGATGAAAAGACTGTAAAATCTTACTGTAAAGGTAAGACCGAAGAATCAGAATTTGATAATTACAATTCTGATTTGGATGATATTGATTGGACAGTAGAATCTTATTCTTACGAACCAATTGAATTGATTGAGGGGTGAAAATTATGGAATTCGATAAAAGTAAAGTTTACACCGCATTGAATGCGGATGAGTTGAAAATTGGAAGTAAGGTTATTGTTGCAGATAGTATGTTTAGTTTAAGACAACTTGTTGATAAAGATGGATATATTGAAGTTTTGGAAGATATTGAATCTGATGATGCAGTCAAAAGATTTGTTATAGATAATATTAGATGGAATCTCGCCTATCTTATCTCAGAACCAGAGGAAGAAAAGAAACTTAAATGGACTGATTTGAAAATCGGTGATATAATCACTAACGGTAACCTCACTGCCATGATTACAGAAATTGATAAAGAATATCGCATACATATTTGTGCAGGTCATAAGTGGTATTCAGATGAAGAACTCGAAGATTGGGAAAAGGTGGAAAAATGAAAACAAGACAATATAAAAAACTTTGGAGTAAAGCAAGAATTACATGGATTTGTGATAGATAATGATTGATTATTTGAACATTGAGAATTTGATAAAAATGTGATTTAAGGGAGATAATAGAAAATGACTAAAGAAGAAGCACGTTTATCTGTTATGGGTGCAATCTCTATGGCACTTAAAGACTCGACACTGCAACAAGGGTTTGAGATTATCTGTAAAGAACTTTCAGACTTTGAAAAAGAAAATGCAGAATTAAAAGCCTATAATGAAAAACTTCTTAATGGTGACATTGAGAAGCATAATAAGATTGTTGAACTTGTAAATGAAAACGCAGAATTGAAAGCAAAGAATAAATGGTATTCCAAGCAAATTTGTAACAAGGAATGTGCAGAGGTATGGGGAAAACTCACCGAAGCAAAAGAAATCATGAGAATCGGTATAGAGGGTACAAAACGAGAGTTCATCTTTGAAGGTCAAGTTAGACCCTTTGCCAAAGAAGCAAAAGAAATGCTTAACGACTTTGTTGAAAAAGCAGAGCAGTTTTTGAAGGAGTAGATTATGACAGAAGAAAAACCAAAACTAGTGTGCTTAGACTTGTGTGAACATTGTACTTATATAGAGTGTGGAGATTTTATCTGTGATATAACCAATGATGTCACCATTGTTGATTGGAAACCATTTCCTTGTTCTTGTCTTGAAAAGAGGAGGTTGGTTAAATGAACAGAGCAAACCACCATGTATATTTAGTTATATATGAAAAGGCAAACAAGAAAGCCAAAAGAGATTTACAACGTCTACTGGCTCGTAAAAATGTTCCTAGAACTGCGTCAATAAATGCCTTAGTAAAGGTATTGAATAAAGCAATGGCACAAAATGCGGAAGCAACAATGAAATTACTGCTAGAAGAATGGAGGTGTCAAAATGACAGATGAAAAATTAGCAGAAGAATATTATTACAAAATTTATCCTGTTACTTTGAATATTGGAGAAGAAGAAAGAAAAGAGAAAGTTATGAATATCTTTCTTGCTGGACTTAAAGCAGGTAAAGAAAAAAGTAAGAAGGAAATTGAGGAAGAACTTCTTAAGTGTTATCAAGGTTATGCGGAGGAGAAACTATGACTGAAGAAGAACTTATACTAGAAGCAAAAAAGTGTCTTGAAAAAGGGTATCTTTTATATTTGTACTTTAGTCTTGCAACAAAGAAGTATGAATGGAAACCTATAGACCCTAAATATTATAAGGATTCAAAAAATACACTTGAAAATTTCCGTAAGAAAGGTACTGCAACTCATAAGTTATATAACAATGTTGAAGAAATGCTTTCAGACAGACAAGAACTTAACCGACAATTAGTTGTTATGTCACAAGATGAAAAAGAACAGTTAAACAAAGCAAAAGAACTTCTTAGAAAACTGATTGATATTTTGGAAGTCATAGATGGCGAGCAAGTTAGAGAGTCGAAAGTAGTTAAAGAAACAGAGCAATTCTTAAAGGATGTTGCGCTTCCAAAGGAGTAAAAATCATGAGTAGTACATTAAAAACATTTGAAGGTGATTTTCTTGAAAATCCAATGTGTGTAGAATTTTCTAGTTGGATAAAAGATTCTATAAAATGGCGATTAGAAAAAATGGGATATGGAAATCTGTCACAAGCATTAAATGATTCTATAAATGAATGTTTAAGAAAACATACAAATCGAGATTACCTTACTTGCTCAAACTCTCTAACTTCTGATTTGGAAGATGTTTTAGTTTATCACGGAATCAATATAAATGATGCTATAAGATTATCTTGGAAGTGGAGCGATTAAAAATACGAGTTATGTGATTATACAACTATAAAATAAGAGATGTTATCTATTTGGATGTCGAAATGTATTATAAAACTTCAAAAAGGAGAGAGAATGATGAATCTGATTCCAACATTAATGTTGTTGCTAGGTTGGGTTTTTAATTTAGAAGATTTAATTATGGCTTCTTTTTGCGTGAGTTTATTTTTCATTTTAAATTTTTTCATATCTTATGATTATAAAAATGGCAAAATTAAAGATTTTTTCACATTTGAAACCATCTTCATGTTTATTATTTTTGTGTTGGCGATAATAAAATTAAATCGATAATTAATTATAAGAATTAACTTGACAGATTGATGCTTGTCGTGCTATCATTTAATTATGTATTGATATTATTTTTTGGAGTAAAGGATGGATAAGGCTAAGAAAATTCTTTATGGTGTAATAATCGGTTCAATTCTATTAAGTAGTGTTTTGATGTTGGTTATTGTTTGCACGAATCTTTCAATCAAAACAATCGAAAAACAAAAAGCACAATGGGAATGTGATAAAGCGAAAAAGGAATATGAATTAGTCTTGAAACAGATTGAGAATGAAAAGTTGAGATACAAGGTTTATAAAACTTTGGAAAAGGAACATAATGATTGAAGACTTTATAAATAAAAGATTCAAAACTGACTGTGAATGGTTAAGTGGCAACTGTTACTACTTTGCGATAATCCTAAAGGAAAGGTTCGGAGGTGATATTTATTACGATGACATCTTTGGACATTTTGCAGTCATGATAGAAGGAGAGTTATACGATTGGAAAGGACATCATAAAATAATAAAAGAAGAACATTGGATAAAGTGGGATACATATGATGAATATGACTCGCTTTTGAAACAACGGATAATAAGAGACTGTATTTTATAAGGAGGAAAAATATGGAAGTAAGTTGGGAAACACACAATCTTGTTGGAAATGTAGCAGGTTATGACTTTATAGATTTCTTTAATGCAAAACTTAAAGAGATTAAATCGAAATCTGAAGACACAGAAGTTGCAATTAAAGAACATTTAATTAGTGAGATTGAGTATGAATTAAACAAAATGAAAAAGGAACTAGATTATGAAGATACTGATTTCTTTGCTCGCTCTGGTGGTTCAGTGGAGGAAGAATAAATGATGTTGTGGGAAAAAATATTTTATACCGCAAGCATTATTGATATTTGTGTGGTATTCATAAGTATTATAATTGGTTTCATATGCCATTCTTCGATTGAAAATAAAGTAACGAAAGTCATATATGTTTCTATGCTGATTTTTATATTAGAATTTATTTTTATTACTTTATATTCAAGTTTTAAGATTATTTTATGGAATACATGGGGAATAAATCTACAGTTGTTTTCGTATTTTTAGGAGTAAATTATGTTTGAAAAAGAAGCAGAAGGATGGATAAAAAATAATCTTCATAGTAAAGAAGAAGATTATATCAAGGCTTTCAAAGACGGTGCAGAGTTTGGCTATAAAAAGGCTAATGAATGGCATTATCCGTCAAAGGGTGAACTTCCGAAATGTGATGGAGAAACACAACTGGTATTTTATGTAAATTGTTATTATGAAGTTGGTGGTGAAACAAAAATTAGAAAACGTATAGTTTTAGGTTTTTACAAAAAAGCATTTATAAATGATGATGTGAAATTGTTTGTTGAAAAAAGCAAAGGGTATGAAGATGAACATTTATCAAAAGATGTTATCGCTTGGAAAGAAATCGTACTTCCAAAGGAGAGTGAATAAATGACAGTGAAAGAACTTTATGATGAACTTGGTAAACTCATTGATTATGGACACGCAGATACAAGAGTAACCGCAAACATTAATTTCAAATCACCATGGGATTTGAAGAAAGGGGAAGAAGTTGGCGATTTTTGGCTTGGATATTTGAATAAGGTATATTATCAAAGCGGTGATATTGAAATGCGGTTTTCAGATAGAGAGGAGGATTAATTTATGGAATCTACTGTGAATAACTCTTGGGTCAATTTGAAAGTTGGAGATATAATTAAGAAAAACGGTGTTACTGCAATGGTTACTGTTATCGATGAAAATAAATCTTCAGATTGTAAAGCACACGTGTGTATTATGCATTGGCTCACGGATGAAGAAGTTGCAAGGTGGGAAAAAGTGAACAAAAGTTAAAAGCATTATGAATAAATTTATGTAAAGAACAACCGAATTTTTTATTGTTGAAAATTTGATGATTTTTGGATATTTCAAAGACTATTTGATTTTGTTTAAATTCAAAGAATATAAATTTATTTCTGTACCAAATAAATCATAATAATAAAATCTATAATTAATTTTTGTTAAAGTGTTAATTTTTTCAAATTTATACTGTGCAAAATCACTCATCAAACTAGATAATTCAGCATCATTGATTCTTTGATTTTTTGAGTATCTTGATTTAATTCCTTGTCCGCATTTTTCTTCAACAACTTGATAATACATTTATGATAATTCTCCTTCACAAAATAGTTATTTAACTATATAATGTATAAAACTAAAAAAATCAATTTAGGAGATAAATTTATGGCAAAATATGATTGGAAAGTTGAACCGAGAGATGAAGATTGGTCTGATGACTTATATGCTTATTTCTTGATTCATATTAATCTCAAGAAAATGGTTGAATATCTTACAAAAGAGTTCAAGAAGGATTGGTGGTTTAAGGCTGATTATGGTCAAGATAACTGTTATATTGTGGCTGAAAACAATGATTTTCCTGTAAGATTGTTCTTTACATTTGATGAAGGTGGATGGGCAGACATTACAAGACATTATACAGATGGTGCATCATATACAGACGACCATCTTGGAAGTTGGCACTTTGCAAAATATGATATTGATTATTCATATAAAATGATTAGTTCTAACATTGAAGAATATTTTAACAAGTTTGAGGAATCTATGAAAGAAGAAAAGAAATCAATTAAAGAATCTTTTGAATACGAAGGTGCTATTCCACTTGAAGAACTTATGAATATTCTTGATGAGAAATGGAAGTATTCAAGAGGTGGATTGTTTGGTGAATCATCACATTGGGATGATGAATCACGTGATGAAGACAGATATATTGAAATTTCTGCTATCGCCGATTTCACCGTACCAATTGACACAGGATACTCTTTTACCAACAAAAAAGTAGATAACGAATATTATAAAGAAGTTAATAAAGTATGGGAAGATGTTGATGGAGACGATGAAAAATACTTTGATGTTTTGAATGAGTATGAGCCAATTGTTTTCATACTTACAATCGATTTGAAGGAACTTTTGGTTTATGCTGATGTTGATTTAGGTAACGGACTTGGTTCAACAGAAGTTGCAAGAGAAAAACTTGCCGATAACGAAAAGGATTTCAGAAAGCAGATTCAGAGAATGATTGATGCTTTTTAACGAATAAAAGGAAATAGAGGAAATAATGATTATGGAATCAAAGAAAGGAAATAAAAAATCATTAAAAGAATATCGTACAGTAGGATTTGAACAGTTGGTAAGAGATACAATCGTAAGTATTTTGGAAGACCCACATTCTGATTTGTTTGATTTGGGTTATTCTGATGGTATCGTTACTTATGACAATAAAGGTCGTGCAAGAATCACTTCTAATGGTGATGTTGATATAGATTACATTACACTTCCTACATATTTTTATTCTAGCGGATATACACCAAGTAACAAGAAACTTGCTAAAATTTGTGAAGATATGATGGATTCACAACTTGATTATGCAAGAGAAAGAGTTTGGGATGAAAATAAAGATGAACTCATTGAACTTGGAATCACAGATAAAGATGATGAAAAGTTGAATTATAATGATTTGTATGATATGGGTGCAAGAGACATCGCTGAAGAACTTTCCAATTATGAAAATGATTTGGATGGAATGGATTTGTACACTGATGTTTTTTGCGAACTTGAAGAAACCGATGAAGGTATTGAACTTACAGTTTCTATGACAGTACAAGACGAATATGGACATGCTTTGGTAAATAATTACAAACCTAATACAGTTCTTTTACAAGAAGATGTTGATGATTTGGAAGAGTTCATCACTGACGCCATTAGAGAAGTAACTGAACAGTTCTAATAATATAAACTAAAAACGATAGGAGATAATAATTATGAAGATTTTTATAGAAGACCCTAGCGAATGGGATTTGAAAGGAATGTTGTGGAGTGGTGCTGAAAAAACACTTGAAGAGATTATTGATGCTGACATGTATGACAATTTTGTACAGTATATCGATGATGTTTACTATGACGGAATTGACCTTACACACTTAAATGATATTCTTCGTTTTGACGGTGAACAATTAAAGAAGGATATTGGTATGGTTTCTTGGGATGAACTTTCTGATTTATGCGATTCTAAACTCATTAAAGATGGAATTGAAGAAGTTGAATCATTCATAGAAAATCTTGATAAAGAAGATTCAAGTTATGAAAATGATAAAGAAGACGCAGAAATCACACGTAATGCCTTGGAAAATCTCGAAGATGAAATCAATAAATCTGTAAAAGATGAAGAAATTACAGAAGATTTAAGTAACATTGTAAGTGCGCTTGATGGTTATAGTTCATGGATGTTGGAAAATAAAAAATTAGTTAGTATGATTTCTGACATTTCATCTTGGATATCTGACCACGAATAATCTGTAACTTACTTAAAAAAGTTAATCAAGTTACATAACATTTAATAACCTACTTTCTTATGAGAGTGGGTTATTTTTTTTTCATTTTGGTATTGAATTCCCCTCTTTCCTACATTATATTTAATTTATACATAATTTTTTTTGAAAAAGGAGATAAATGTTATGGCTAAAAAGAAAACAGAAAACAATAAAGAAATTAAAGAAACTTCAAAAACAACCACCGCCAAAGAAAGAGTAAAGATTGAACTTGATGAACTTACAGAAAGAAATGAGAAACTTGGCAATCTGCTAGGTAAAATTAAATCTGATAATTGGGAAGCACATCAGAAATTGCTTAATTCTTTGAGTGGTGAACAGAAGAAACTTTTGGCAAAACAGTATATCGTGCAGAAGAAACTTATGCATATTCTTAAACGAAGACTTGATATTTGGACTGAAGAATAATAAAAAAATATTTTTAATGAATATTTAGACTAATTCTCGGTAATTATTTTAATATTACCTATAATTGGTATAATAACCTACTTTCTTTTATGAGAGTAGGTTATTTTTTTTTATAATTCCCTTGACAAAACTCTTTATTTGTGATATTCTTCTATATAAGGAGTAAAAATTATGAAACGATACGAACGAACAACAAGAAAACCTACAATGATTAAGGCAATACATCATGCTATGCAGTCTTCATCTGAATTGCTTGCTTTATGTGCCAAGTATTGGAACGAACTTGCTAACGGTTATTATTTGGAACATGAAGAAGTTCATTTTGACCCAAGTAAGGATGCGTGGGTAGAATCTGATACTAGTGTAGAACCTTATAGGACAGTTGATGATTTTTGTGAGGAAGCGTCATATTGGCTTTCATGTTATTATGAAGGTGGACATTGCAGAAACGAAGAAGAATTCAAGGATAGAAAGGCTTTCATTAAATTCCTTGATGTTTTCAAATCTTTCTGTAAGGAAAAGCACACCAAATGGATTCCTTATAATGAAGAAACCAAGTTTTTGTTCGATTAAGAGGTAAATTTATATGAAGTTTACTGATATTTTTGAAAAAATCATGAATACATTATTTGCAATTACATTTTCTATGTTTTTGATAGGTGTAGTGATTAGTATTTATTCAAATATGCTTATTTTATGGCTGATTTTTCCGATGCTTGGTTATTTAATTATTCACGTTGCATCATGGATTATAATCGATTTGATATTAAATGCCCTTTGTGGATTGGATGTTGAATTTTTCAAAGTTTTCAAAGAATTATGAGAGGATTAATATATGATTATTGAACATGAAAAATTCGGATTAAACCTTAACGCAAATGAATTAAAGTTGAATTATGCTGATGAATTGGTAGAAGATATGCGTAAGGAATATTATAAATATTCTAAATTGTTGGAACTTGCTAAAAAAGATAGAATTGAAGTTATTAAAGATACGGTTCGTTACATGTATTATTCTGAAAAACTACTTACTTCTGCTCAGAATTGGATTCTTATGAATGAAGATAAATCTTTAGATAAAAGAAAGAAGTATAAAGAGAAGGAAGATTTTGAATATCTACAGAATATACTGAGAGAAGAGATTTTCAAAAATCCATCCCTTGAAATCACATCTATCAAATTTGAAGGATATGAGAGGTATAACTGCTCAATTGAATTTAAGGCTGATTCCACAAAGTTTGAATTTGTAATTCCTAACCTTTCAAAATTGAATGAAAAAATGTGGGATAATATGCATGGCGGTAAGTTGGCATTATATTATGAAGAGAAAGAAAATGTGTGGGATTGTATTTGCACGTCTTATAAAGAAGAAGATGTTGAAGAAGCATTAAAGAATTTTTTAATGTTTGGTAATAAAAATATAAAAATGATGGAGACATAAAATCTTATTGATTTTTACCGATTAATGAAATATATTGAGAATTGAGGTATGAAATTTATGGATATTGAATTATTTGATAAAAGATACGTTTATCTTGAGTGGTCTGATGAACTTGAAGGAAAAGATTGTATTCTTGCCAAAACATATCAAAATTTAAAAAATTTTGTGAATAGTGGTGATAAAGATAGAATCTTTAAAGTAAATAAGGGAACAGAAAAACCTTTTACGAATCATTGTGTAGAATGTGATTTCTGCTATTATGACCCTAACTTAAAAGTAAAAAAAGCGTGGCTTGAAGGTAAAACTATTCAAAGACTTGTTCTAAATAAATGGAAAGATGATTTTTCTATAACAAGTGCATTCTTTTATGATATAAAATGGGATGCTTATGAATGGCGGATTAAACCTACAATAAAAGAAAATGAAAAGCATTATAATACATATGTTCTCAATATATATAAAAACGGTTGTTTTAATTTGTCTATATCTAAATATGATGTAAGCAATCCTATTTATTTTGGTGATAAAGAAAAATGTGAATTTGTTATGAATACAGTTAGTAAAAATTTTATTCGTAATAATGAAAAATGCGCAGAATGCAACGGTTTATATTGTCATGAATGTAAAGAATTAAAAAAATTTATAGATAATATAAAATTTACTCGTAGAATGACGAATCGTGAACTTTCTCAGTGGCTCGCTAAAGGTAATGGAGAAATGAAAATAAATTATTTTTCATTTAATGCTATTAAACCTACAGTATACGCATCTCATAGTTATTTAGAAGGAACAGAAAATAAAGAAGTTGAAAATTCTATTCGTATTCGTGATTTTGGTTCTGATGAATGGAGAGAACCTTTAATTGAAGTCTGAATAAATTTATATTGTGAGGTGAATGAAGATATGATACTTAAAATATATACAAAAATTAAAAATAAATGGTGCTTATCTAAAATCGTTTATTCGGAAGTTTTCAATGTTGAAAAAAGTTTTACAGATGATAAAATTGAAGTTATTCATTTTGTCGATGGATTTATGTATGCCGAAAAGGTAAAAATTTATCCTTGGTTCAACGTTGCAAAAATTTGGGAAAAATCTCATTAAAAAAGGAATTTGTATGAAATTATCGACAAAATATATAATAGAATTTTTAACAGAAGATGTGACTGAAGTTTTTGCAATTTGTGATTCTATATCAGCGGTGAAAAAATATTTGGATTTCAAGTTTAATTTCAAAGACATTTCATTTAATGATAAAGATGGATACATTTTAATTATAAACTTGGATTGCGGGAAAATAAGAGTAAGAAAAATCGATTATGTGGAGGATTGAAGTGGTTGAAGTTTTAGGAATGATTGGAAGTTTATTTATCATACTTGCCTTCATGTTCAAAGATGTAAGGATTATTCGTATCTTGGATTCCATAGGTGCATCGTTGTTTATCGTGTATGGTATTTTTATCCATAGTTGGTCAAATATATTTTTGAATGTAATTTTGATTTTAATTCAAGTTTATCGTTTGATTGAACCGAAAAGAAAATGAGGTGTTTATGAAAGATTCATTGCATAAATCGATTGCTGAAATAATGACTTTTTTCGATTGGGAAAAAGTTGCTGAAATTGAAAAAACTTTCTTTAATGAATTTTGTGAAAATGAAGATGATGAATTGGTTGATGTTATAAAAGAATTCGCATTGGAAAATTTGTATAAATATGCTGAAGAATTTTCTAATGAAAAATTTAACTGTTGGGCAAGAACAAAATATCATCTTTGTTTCGAATACATTTATGATAAAGTCGAACCTTATATGGAATTAAAATATGTTCCTATCTGTTGGGAGAAATAAAAAATGTATATTGAAGGGCGTAAATACATAATACACAACGAAATTTATGTGAATTTTATGGATTATGTTGCAACAATAAAACCACATTTTAATAAAGATAATTTCAGTTGGAACATTGTATTTTCAAATGGATATGATAAAGAATCTAACCCTATAAATTGTGCTGATTTGGAAAACGCTTTTAATTTAATAGAACAGTATTCCAAGTTTATAAAGTTTGACGATTTGTTGAATGAATTAGAAAAGAATAAACTGATAAAATAACTATTTCTCTTATGATAAGTATAAGAGAAATTTCAGACGATAATTCAAGTATTTCTTCAACAAGATGGGCATTTGCTACTGTTATAATGTTTGATATGGTTGTGATTGTTGCATCTGTAATTGTATTTTGTTTATTCCACTTCTTAAAAAGACCGTTGGATAATTCATTCTTTTATGCAGTAGCAACTTTACTAGGTGTATTAACCACATTAGTTGTTACCCCAAAGGCTTTACAAGGTTTCGAACCTAAAAAAGATTATAATGATAAAAAACCATTAGAAACACAAGAAATAAATACAGAAATTGATAATGACGGAAAATAAAAAAATCCGCTCTTCAAAAGGGCGGATTAATTTTTTTGATTGTATCTCAAACTTTATTCCTCTGTATCATTTGTCATATCAAAATCCGAATATCTCAATTCACTTAAACCAATTAACAACTCTGTCAGATGTATTTCTGCCCATGAATTAGGGTCGCTTATTCCAATACTATTCCAATATTTTTTAGAATCTGTACATATTGCACCGCTTAATTTACAAAATAAATCGCAAGCGTGCTTCTTTGTAATTGCCACAACTTGACAAACGTGTGATTTTGCATATCTCTTTATTTTATCTTTATTGCTTCCTATATGATTAATTACTAGTAGACCGTTTATGTAATTTTTTAATTGTTGTATAAGTTCATTTGTGTTAGAACTTATAAGGCAAGTTTGCATGTGTGTTTTTGGAACTTTACCGTCTTGAAATAATACTTTCATAGCATCTTCTACGATAACTTTTTCTAGTGCTAAAAAGGTATTCGATAAACCATTTATATAATTATCCACGTATTCGAATTGTCTTTTTAATAAAAGTCTAGTTTTTCCCATATCTTCTGATTCTGGCACATTCACTGAATCAGGCGCTATTTCAAACCACGGAGTTTTTATTTTTTTGTCAGATTTACGAAAAAAATAAACAATCGATAAAACCACACATCCAACCAAACAAATGATGATGAATGTTAAACTAATGTAATGCTGATTATAAAAATCTAGGAAATTCATTTGATTTTTTACCTCTCTTTTTAAATAAGTATGTATAACAACTATACTTAAAAAAAAATAGTTAAAAAAGAGAACGCTTGGAAGGAGTACAAAAACAAGCGTTCTCAAGGAGAGGTAACGAATTACTTTTTTAAATAACAACAATTATTTTTGTAAGGAGATTAAATAATTGTAATAATCTTTTATACTTTTAATATTCCATATTTTACCATTTTCTTCAATACTAGTTCCACCTCTTTTAATTTGCGGAAGTCCTTCATATACAAACCATTCAGCACCTTCTTTACTTTCACCAAATTCTGTCTGTACAAAATCAATTACATAATCATCGACAATAGACGAAGGTGTATAATACATCGTGCAAGAATCCACACCGAACACTTTTTGCAGTCCATCATTAAAATTATCTAGTTCAAGACTGATGTCGTCTAATAATTTTATGGTTTTTTCAAATGTTTCAAATTTAACCATTTTTATCCTCTATTTTTCTATAATTTTATCACTGTCTAAATCACTCAATGCCTTAAACCAACCTTCTGCCAATCGGAAAGTTTTAGTTCTACTGTTTATGGCGATTCCAATCTGATGTTCAAGTTCTTCTTTATCCTTTTCTTCAAAATCAGAAATTGTGATAATTCCCCATTCAACAAGTTTTTTAATCTGTTTCATGTTTGCGGTCTGATTGTTTACATTAATTCCGCAGAACTTTACAATATCGGAATAATTTCCAACTCTAGGTGATTCTTCCAATAGAGTAATTAGTCTTTTCTGAATTTTAGTAAGCAAATTCCACTTGTTACACCATTCAATAAGTTCATGGTCGCTTATATCATGATACATTTTCTTAACTCCTTTAATGTATGATAAGTTATTTATAACTATTTGTCAATAACTTTTTGATTTTTATTTTAAAACTTCATCTTTATTATATTTGAAAGAAATACCAATCGCACTTTCATCAATATAATATGCACGAACTTCATAAAACATATCGTTTATTTTACTGCTATATTCTTTTTCAACAGAAAGAAATTCGTATAGTTTATGAATGTTTGAACTTTTGTGAGCGTAATACCTCATCAAGATTTTTACATCAACGGTATTATTATCAAAATCGATTTTCATAGATGCTTTCGATGAAGTATTTTTATAAAAGCAAAAATTCACTTTTCTATTATAATATTCAGCGCAATCCATTAAAATAATTTTGTTCAACAATTCGTCTATAGTTTTATTCAAATGTCCGCTATGACCTTTTCGTGTGATACCATAATGTTCTTGCAAGGCACTCTTCAGCCACATAATTATTATTCTCCTTTTTAAGAATTAATTATTTGCATATCTTCAATATCAAAATAATCTAAATATAAAATTTTGTCTTCTGTTACTATACGGATTGTAGAATCCACCATGGTGAAATCTTTTATTTTATAACTTTCCGCACGTCCGTCTTTATGTTTGATAAAAATTATCATAATCTATTTTCCTTTTTTACTTGTTATACCAAAGAACTCCAATCAACTGTCTTTTATCATCACTAAAGTGGTTGATAATTCTCTCAATTGTTTCATCAGGTATGCCATAAGAGGGTTCACCTTCTGCAACTTTCCAAACTTCAATTCCATCCTTGAAGCAACTTTCACCTTCCTCAAGTTGAAGTGTTTCTTTATTGATGAAAAGAAGATTACCACAACCGTCAGATTCAATAATTCCACCCTCTTGTACATCGGACTGAAATTCTCTGACAGAATTAAAAACCGAGGGTCAACCAAACTTTCCAAAAACCATTCTTTACTCATTTTAATTACTCCTCATGCCCAATATGTTCTTCAATAGCAAGTTCAATTATTTTATTTGCACCGTAAATAAAGGAAAACATACCAATACCACCAATGACAAATTGCATTTCTGTAGTTAATGTATGAGTAAATACTCCTATCAAACAAGAAAGTCCATTACTGATACAAACTAAATTCAAAAACTGTCTTACATAATAAATGATTTTCTTTAGCATAATTTATTACTCCTTTTTACTCCTCACATCCAATATGTTCTTCAATACAATCTACTGCTGATTTTACCGAATTATAAATCTTTTCGAGTTCTTCTTCGGTATAATAACTCAAGTTTAGATTAGACAGATATTCTTCAAGTTTTTCTTTTGTCATATATTACTCCTTTATAAATTCTTCTGCCCTCTGTATTTCTTCATAACATCTAGTTCTATATGCTTCATTATTTAACAAATTCAACAAGTCTTTAATTATATTTTTCGCATTATTTTTACATTCATTATATCCTGCACGAAAACCTATACAATATCCGTCTTCATATTCTTCATTATGTATGTAATATCCATGCTTTTCTGCTGATGATTTTGCTTGTTTTCTTATATCAAACTGATTCATAATTTTACTCCTTATTTACGAGCAAGTTTTTCTTTAAGAACCTCAATCTGATGAATGAGCAATTCTCTTTCAATTTCATGAAGTTCTTTTTCTTCTTCAAGTTGCCATTTCAATCTTTCTTCTAGTGTCATATTACAAATTGTTGGATTCATTTTATTTTACTCCTTTTTTATTCCAAATTTCCTTTGTAATTTTTTATTTTATGCACTCTGTTCTACAGAAGCCATTGTTTCCATAAGTGTGTCAAATGGGTCTTCATATTCAACTACACGAGCAACAGTATTACCGTTAAGGTTTTCTTTTACATTTTCTTATTGGTGTTTCAAAACTTTTTTCAACAGACCATTGTAATTTCTGCAATCTATCTCTAATTCTATAATAATCTAATTCAAGTTCATCACACCATAAACTAAGATTTTTTGTTTCACCTTTATAAGTTATAAGATAATTACTGCTTCGATTGTTACATTGATTTTTCATTGTTACCCAACGGCAATTAGAAGGTTCATAATTTCCGTCATAATTTATTCTATCGATAGTTAAATCATCTTTATAACCATTGGCTAATGCCCAAGATTTAAAAGCAAGATAACCTTTTGTAGCATTATCTTCTTTAGGAACTCGCTCTAGATTAAGCCATTCATCACAAATTTTTACCCCTTTTCCACCATAATATTCATAACATTTACATTTTTCATCATAACATCTTCGTTTCATATTTCTGAAAATATCATTTAATCTCGAACGTTTACTCATAAATCCTCCAAAATTATACAAATATATTATGCGATTTTTATAATTTTTTCAAATTCTGATTCACTTGTAGTATCAAGCAACTTATCTAAAACTTCTTCATCATCAACAATTCTTGCACATTTTTCACCCTTGAGATTTTCCTTTACTTCAACTTTTCTTTCAATAAAATCATCTAAAACCTTACAACGTGTAATAACTGTCTGTTTTACATTACGATACTCACGATGGTCTTTGATAGAACCTTTAATGAGATATTTATGTCCTACTTCATACTCAACGTATTCAATTCCACCCCAAGTTACATTTTTAGCATATTCTACTTTGTAATTTCCATTACTAGAACTCCAAGCAAAAACATGATTTTCATCATCGTGGAAAAGGTGAATATAAGTAAAACCATAAGCACCTTCAAAACCGAATGATTTATCAAAAGTAAGAGTGAGTTCAAACTTGTCACCAACATTGCCGTAATATTCAACCTTTGCATTTTCAGCCATACGCTTTTCTTCTGCAATCTTTTTAGCAACCATTTTATCGTGATTCTGTTTTGCAGAGAACATAGCATATACGGCAATTCCCATATACTTTTCGTGGATTTCATGTCGCATTTCACGAGTACCATCATTAAGTGTCTTGAAGAATACTGAACGAGCGTTTGTGTGGAAATCACTTACAAAGTCATCAGTATCGTAAATATCCTTTATCCAAGAAATTACATCTTCAAAAGGAATAGGATTCTGTGGCATAGGATAAGCATCACGATAGTATGTGTATTTATCCATTTTAAGATTATTGAGCCATCCAAGAACATTACCCTTTGTTACACCTTCTTTTTCATAGCACTTCAAGTTGTCACTACAAGCAAGTGTAGCAGTATAGATTGCTGAAAGTGTGTGATAATGAGAAGAACAACCACCGAATGAACCACGGAATTCATCATAAGAACCGAGTTCTTCGAAAGCAGATTCCAAGAAACCAAAATATGATTCTACGCTGAATGGGAAATAATCTTTTGCACAAGATGTTCCAAGCACTACAAGGTCATCACGAGTTTCTACTTCTTTTCCAACCTTACTGAATACGAGGTACTTGTTACGACCAATTTTCTTGTGGCATTTATCGCAAGAACAGTTTGCAAGGAGAGAAGAGTAGTTGATGTTCTTGAAAGTGTAAATCTTGTCGTTTTCATTGCCCTCTACCAAAGATACAACTCCACAGAATTCAACATCAACACCACTAAGATTTGTATTATTAAAATCAGATGAAAGGGTAGCAATATACATTGTGTATGAAAACTTTTCCTTAGTCCATTCATCGACACATTCCATCTCTTTCTGTTCCATAGAACAGTTGATGAGCGGAAGTCCTTTCTTGCTGAACTTCTCATTTAATTCCTTGAGTTTTTCGTTGAAAATTGAAAGGTTGTCTTCGTGTACGTTAATGATAATGTTTTCCATAGTCGTAATCTCCCTTACATTATTATAATAGCATATAAGGAAATAATTGTCAAGGAAATTATCAAAAATTTGGCAAAAATTCTTGATTGTTCATCATAACTATATTAATATAAATTTAGGTTTTATTATAAAAATAAAATGGAGGAAAATATGATTGGTTTAGGCGAAGAAAGCGGATTATTTCATATCCCTAAAAATGAAAAAACAGTAAACATGACTGAAATTTCGATGAAAGATTTATTTAATCTTCCAAAACCTTCTACAGAAGAATTGAAATGGAGTCCAAAGTCAAATCCTTGTATTGCAGTTCTATGTAAAGATGAAGAAGATGTAAACAGAATGTGTGAGTTGTATAATGATGAAGGAAACAATCAGTTTGTTTATGCAGTTAATAGGTTCAATCTTCTAGGACAAAATCCTATAGCGATATTTATTTCAAAGAAATTTGTGAATAACGATAATCTGTTGGATATTGCAATTAAAAGAGTTTCTTCAAGATGTGGTGGTCATGCAGATTTCAAACAAGTTTTCGTGGCTATGGAAAAATAAAATATTGGGAAATTAAAAAGAAAAGAAAAGACCTAGAATAAAATCTAGGTCTTTTTATTTTTCAATTATTTCTTCAATATTTTTCTTAAAAATTCCATAATTTTAGCAAACCTTGTTTTATCTTCATTCATTTCGTAAATGTTTGTTTCAAATACAGAATTATCCGCACTACTAACTTTAATTCGGTATTCATGATTCCATTTAAATTTGTCGTTTTTTACATCAACCCATTTTCCTTTTATTTTTACTTCTAGTGGAGTTCCTTTATAATATTCCAATTTTTCATAGCAATAAGGGTCATAATAAACATATTTGAAGTTTCCCAAATATTCGTTTTTGAATGGAAAATCTTCATCATCAGAAGGATACACACTCATATATCCTCCATAATTTCCTTTAATGCAATCCTTTATTTCTTTCAAATCATTTGACGGTAAGACACATCTGTATCTTAAACTTTCATCCCAAACTTTGTGTATAAAATGTTTGTCATATAAATTCATATATTTCCTCCATGTCTCTTATTATAATAGAGACCTAGATTTTTAGTCTAGGTCTTTTCTTTTTTTTTAATTTATTAAAAGTTTCTATTTAAGATAAATATCTAAAAGTCTTGATTTATCTTGTAATAAAATAGATGTATTACTTGTTGGATATTTTATATAATCATTAAAATTAAATTTTCCAATAAAAGTACCAAGACCTGTAATTTGAATTGCTTCATTTTTAAGTATTTTAATTCCAACTTTTAACATTTCATCACAATAATAAGATATTCCATCAGCATCACCATCATCATATCCTATAGCATAAATATCCATATAAGATATTCCTAATTCATCACATAAATCTGAGAAAGTTATATTTTTTGCTTCCTTAATTGATTTTCTCATTGACTTTTTAGATTCTTCAATTGATAGATAGAGTGTGTTTCCTTCTTCTCCAACTTCTTCAACATCATAATCAGAATAATCACAATCTTCCAATTCATCAGGACTTCCTACCCATAAAGGATTGTCATCTTCGTCAACATATGAAATAGATACTTCTTTATTTGATGTGTTTTTAAAATCACTTACCTTATATTTAGATTCCTTGATTGATTTTCTTGCAGAATTTTTAGATTCATTCAATCCATCTTCTAATTCAATTAAAAGCATATCTTCATATTTTGTATTGTCCATTCCATATCCACTACCATAACCAACATCAGCAACACCTTCGAGTTCATACATCTCATCCCAAGAATCATCATTTCTGTCTATAGTATCGTGTTTTCCACCATAATATTTGAAAACAATATAAGTTGTTCCGTCAATAACATCTACATATCCACCACGATAATCTGCATCATAATCATCAAGAATATGTTCGCATTTGTTCAATATTTTTTCTGCTTTTGTCATAATTTTATTTTCTCCATTCTCATTAATAATTTAATATTTATTTAAATGGGGAATGTAAGGGAAGTAACACTTGTTACACCCCCATTAGTTATATAAGATAGTTAATTCATCTTTTTGCTCAATTCTTCTTTACTCATATATTTTCTGTACCAACCACCTTGCAAACTTTCATTCATATATACTTTTGTTATATCTCTATCACTGTCAACAATATGAAAATCATCATCAGAAAAATCATAACCTAATCTTTCCATATCGTACAGAATTTCAATCATATCATTTTTGGAAATATCAGAAGCATCCAATTCAAAAATTGTGAGATACTGCATGGATTCGTTATTTTTAATTTCAGAAAGAATTGTTTTCCATAAACAATCGGTACACATATAATATTTATTTGCACCTTTTCCTTCTTTGGCTACAACTTTAGATTTTCCACACATTGTACATTGATTTGATAGGTTTCTGAAATTTCCCTTTGCCATATTAAAAATTACCCCAAGAAATTGATTCCAATAATGCCCTTAAATCTCCATAATCAAAAAATTCTTCGTCTACATTGCCATATTCTTTGCTCCAAGGGATGTTATCTTCTTCACCATTTTCATCAAGTTCAAATACGGTAACTTGGAAAGAATGTTTATGATAATTTTCAGAAATACTAACCTCTAATGACTTATCTGTATTCTTCGGATAAATCCAAAAATTCACCGACCCTTTTGCACTTCCATCCATACCAAACTCATAATCTTTAGAATGGTCATTCAAAAAATTATACAAGTTTTCAAATTCTCGTTTTGTATCTTCGTCTGTTAATTTTACATCTATTGCTTTCTTTGAACCTTTAGATATACAATCTTCCATATAATCTAATGCTTCTTCAATAGCATCTTTGAAATCTTGTTTATCAGCACTCAATAATTTTGTTCCAAAATAAGTATCATTAAAATAATGAAGTTTTTTATTTAATGTGGGTGTAGATAAAATTTCAGAATCATTCAATTTGTTAAAAATCATTCTGATTACATCCATTGCAGTCTCGGCATTAATATCATCTTTAATTTTATTTAATTTGTTCCTCTTATTTATATCAAAGACCGTTATACAAATCTCTTTTGTCTGTTGCGTAAGCCAACATAATTTTTGCATCTTTCTCATCATTAGTCAACCTAATGTAATGTCTGTAAGCCACCCCAAACAAACTTTTCTCATCATTATAAATGTAATATACAGTAGAATAAGGTATTTTATATTCCTCGAATTCAAAATTAGAATTTTCTTCCAAGAAATCAGCCAAAACATCTTTATTTTCCGAAGGCTTACCGATTAACATATACTTTATCTTTTCGCCAAAAAATGTACCGTAATCGTTAATTTTAAAGTTCGTCTTTTTGCCGTCAATAATTACGCTTTCGTTCGCTTCCTTGATTGATTTACGAACAAATTTTTTTGATTCAAATAACTTTGCGTATTCCCTATCATATTTTAATTCAAAATTTATTTTATTTGCTAATGCATCTTCATCTTTAAATCCATAATCACTAGGGTCTAATCTTTCAGCAATCATATATGCAATTTCTAATGTATCTTCAACATCTGCTATGGAATCTAAAAGTCCACTACTCGAAATAAGATTTTGAATATCGATTAATAAATCAGATTTAGATTCCTTGATTGATTTTCTTGTCGATTCCTTTGATTCTTTCATAACTCCCCAAGGTTCAAGAGAATATAACATCTGATGAATACCATACCATGTTTGTGTTGGACATTTTGGAAGTTTATCCAAACCAAAATCATAAAAATCATATTCTCCAAGTTTAAGCCACATCGCACAACCTTTTCTAACTAATTCATTAAGGTCATCTATTAAAATTTCAATTCGTTTTTCTTTACCTCTATAAAACATGTAATCACCGTTTTCACTGAGATAACAAGTTGTGGTGTCAAAAAGGTAGGTGTCTTTCACCAATTTCCATTTTATTTCTGCAATCGCCATAATTTATTTTTCTCCATTAAACCAATTCTGTAATTTCATCAATTAAATTTTCATAGAAAAGTTTACAAGATGTTACCTTTTCCAAGCCATTTACAATATTATCAAATTCCTCATCATTATAAATATGATTTGGTAAAGAAACACTATATGTCGCTTTATTATCATCATCGCATTCAATTCTACACACATTTCTGCTATCAAAAGGATAAAATCTTAAAGTAGGTACAAAAAATTCTATTTCATTTTCATTATTTCCACTATAAGCACTGATGTCTTTAAGTTCACCGTCAAATTTAGAAAATTTTTTATTATAATTATTACAAATTTTTTCAATTTTTGGTAAGATTTCTTCCCAATGTTCTGATGTTACACTAAACATAATTCTATTTCTCCATTAAAAAAAATAATATTTCTATAAAAAGATAGTTACTTTTTTCATAACTAGTAAGAACTTGCACTTTAACTAATAAAAACAAGGTTAATACGCAAGTTTTTACACATTAAGATTCTTCTGCAATCTCATTACACAAATCAATCATTTCAATTGATACTGCCAAAAGATGGTCGTAATCGCCAATTATTGCTTTCCTCTGATAATCTGACTGTTCTTCTTTAGACATCTTGCATTCTCTCATTGCTTTAAGAACGTATCCCATTATTACTAAAGCGTTTCCGCCAACACCAACCAAATCGTATTTCATTGCTTTAATACTCCTTGATGTATAATATAACGGATAACGGTTATATTGTCAAGGAAAATTATTATTTCTTCATAATTGAGATTAAAAAAATAAAAGGAATCAATTAAAAACCGATTCCCTTTATATGAATACTGAGTTAAATCTATTATAGATAGTTAAAAATTTATCTCTATAACCGAATTATCATCCAAAGCAATTTTCAACACATTATCTTCAAATACACAATTCTTTATATAATCATATCTGAATACGCTAGTATGAGTTTTGTTACAAATTATAGTAATAAGATGATTGCTGAATGTAATCATTTCCGAATCAATGTTTTTAAGTTCAACGTATTTTGTAACAAGATTGAACTTCAAATTTTCAAAAGATAATGTTTTACATTCGTCATCTTCATTTGCATGAATAATTTCAAACTTCAAATCAGCGTTTTTGAACAGATTGTAAAAATAATCAAAATTATAAATCATATTATTCTCCTATATATTATAAAATAGTTAAATATCAAATATCGTTTCTCTGACCTTGTTTATCCTATCTTCCGCAATCTTGAAATAATTATCATCAAGTTCTATTCCAATGAAATTGCGTTTTGTGTTTATACAAGCAACACCACAACTACCACTTCCCATACAATTATCCAAAACTGTCTCACCTTCTATTGTGTAGGTTTTAATCAAGTATTCTAATAAATCCGTTGGTTTTTGTGTAGGATGTAATCTTTTCTTTGGAGCATTAAAATCTAAAATATTATACGGATATCTTTTTGATGTATCCCTATCCTTATGAATAAATTTTCCATTTCTAAAGTTTTCAGAAAAAATCCCTTTTGTTTTACTATCTTTTGGTTTTGAATATGTTTCACCAATAATAAATTGTGGATTATAAATCATTGTTTTACTTTCTTCTAAACCACAACGAGCATAGCCTTTAGAAAAAACACTTATAATTTCTATATTATTGAGAGGTTGCTTACTTGCTTGTGGAAAATTTGACTTTGTATCTTTTTTCCAATACCAATCGTATTTGAACATATCTATATTAGAACATCTTAATTTCGATGAAAAAGGTTCTTTGCCAAACAAAACAATTGCCCCATTGTCTTTAATCACTCGATTATATTGTGCCCATAACTTGTCAAACGGAATAATTACATCCCATTTACACACGGTTGTTCCATAAGGCAAATCGCATAAAATCATATCAATTGATTTATCAGCAATTTTATTCATTTCAATTAAACAATCACCATGATACAATTTTACTTCGCTCATATTATTCACCTCATTTATTTTTCATAATTTATTCTTTCATATCATATCAAACAAACTAGGAATTGTATAGTCCTTCACTTGATGATTCGGCAAAAATACTCTTTCTATTACAGACTGATTTTCATTTGCACAAATGATACTTCTATGCTCTATTTCAGCGATGCAAGTAAATCTATCCTTCGGCATGGAATATTCTGATATAAAACATAATTCAGTCTGCCTTTCACACCAAGAATAAAATTTCTCATAGTCAAAATTTTTGGATATTTCATATTTATTTGTAAATTTATAAGGTGGGTCAAGATATATAACTGAATTAGGTTTAATCTCTATTTCATCATAAGATTTGTTATATATTGCCAACCGTTCAATGTTTGCCAACCGCTGACAACTTTCTAATTGAATAAAACTTTGCAAAGATTCATTACTTCTTATTCTGTTATCATCAGATGTTATCAACAAATCATCAATTACTTTCTTTACTTTTAATCTTCTTTCATTCACATCTTTAATCTTATGTACAAAAGAAAAATCAATGTTTGGAAATATTTCTTTCATCAGACTTTCATCTTGAAATACCACCAAGTAATGTAATGCTTTTTTATATGGTTCTATATCTTTTCCGTATGCGTATGATTTCAAATCGTTCCCAAAACTGAAGCAGAACGCAACATAAGGGTCAATATTTTTCAACTTGTCGAATTCCTCATGACTTATCCATCTTGTTTCATTCTTGAACTTTCCATGAATTGCCATATCAAATGCTTTCACAACAAGCGGATTAAAATCATTCGCATAATAATTCTTGTATTGATTCTGCAACAACTGATAATGAGTTATACTGCCCCCCCCCATAAATAAGTCATAAAAGTTTTCCTTTATGGGAAAAAGCGAACAAATTTTTTCGCAAATCTTATCTTTACTTCCTTTGTAAGGTAATCCGTATGTTTTCATTTATTTATCCTTATTTAATTTCACCGTTCATGTATTCATCATAATCACGATTTTCTCTATCATGTTCTACATAACTTTCTGCCTCATCAATCGTAGCAACTACTCCGTTATTTACCCAATAGCCAACTAAATCTCTGACTTCCCATTTTTTAAGAACATAAAGTTTCATATATTCTCCAATTAATTACTTTGAATAGTCAACCAATAATCACTAGCAGACCAACCACCATATCCACGCATACTAACAACTTTCCAATCTAAAATATTATTCCAAAAATATTTTTCTTCTTCACTCATTTTATCCTTTAATAATTTACCATATTCGTATTCAATCTCATGGTCATTATCTCTCAGACTTTTCCGTTCGATACGAATACTACCCCATTCATTTTTATTGGAAAGTATGTCTTTAATGACACTACGAACAGTAGCACTAGGAGAAACTTCAATATAATAAGGCGAACATTGGTCTCCACCACAAGTTCCGTATCCTGTAATTTCAAAACTGTTCATTTTTCACCTCGCATTAAAACTTGAACATATAATTGTCGGTTGTTTAATCTCATTAACATCAACTTCCGTGATAGTCCATTTTTGACCATTATGAATATTAAAAGATTCACTCAAAACATTTCTATGGTCGTATAGAACTTTAGGACAACGATGTTCGGTATCCCAATCTTCATATTTCACAAAATTACATCTGCATAATTCTTCCACTTGTTCCTTACTTTCAGCGACAATTATACAAGAATCATAATCATCATAACCAACATTATCTAATTCGATTTTGAATAATTTCATTTATTCCCCTTTATTTATGTTGCCGTAATCTTTTCCAAGGTAATATCCGTGATTTTCTCCCATTTCCCACGCATATTGAGCAATTGAATAATAAGGTTCTAATGTATATTTGTTAGAATATCCGTATTCTTCACCGTAAACGTCATCCCAAAACTGCTCGAATGTTTCATATTTTATACTTTCTTTGTGTTCATTCATATTCTATTTTCCTCTGAAACTTGATTTTGTATCAAATCCATGTGATACAATCTTTTCTTTATCTGTCATTGAATCATGTGCAACATCATCTTTTTTATGTGACAACCATTCTTCAATAGCAAGATAAACATCTTGTGCATTCAATATAGACGGAAGTTTGGTTTTACTCAATACAATTGGTGATTTTTCTGCAAGATTATTTTTATATTCAAAGTTTCCTAGTTTTATATCATCCATTAACGCAAGGTCTTGATTAAATTTTTTGGATGTAAGATATTCAATGGTGTAACGATTTTTGATTTCACCAAACTTGAAGTCTATAGATTTATTATAATCTTTCCACATTTCAATCAGTTCGATAGAAAAATCTTTAACTATGTTGTATCCACTTATATCTTTAATTATTTTAATCGGTTTCTCAACAATCAGCCAATTTGTATATCCGATTTGCAAAAGCAAATATACATCATCAACTTTATATCTGTTATACAACGGAAAAAAATTCAACTCTTCATTCGTGAGGATATGCGAACCTCGTCTATCGAAAACTATATCCGATTCATAATCTTGAAGATAATCGTAGAAATCCTTATTTTTGTCTAGTATTCTCATAATTCGCATTCCTCAATCAAATAAATTACTCAGCATTATTTGCCCTAGAATTAAAAGGACAATTATCACAATTACTAATCATTTCGCCATTTTCACCAACACCATAATCATCACCATATCCACTGCATTCATAACAACGTTCAGCATTCTCCCTTTCATCACAATATTTGATGTACTCTGCTTCTGTGATTTTATGTTCATTATCTTTTTCTGATTTTTTCCAACTTATGTTTTTCAATTCATCAGAGTAAATCCAACAAGTTTCATCATCTGTAGGAGAATCAATCGATTCACAATAACTGATAATTGAATCTTCAGTAATATTTCCAAATTCATTCTGAAACTGTTTGTCATCAATTTCAGCATGAAACGTTATCGTCTTTTCAAAATCTATAATCATCTAATTCCTCCTATTAAATTATGAATGATTTATTCTCCCATAAAAAGCCAGAGTTTATAAGCATCAAGACTTACTTTATCCAATTTCAAGTCAGTTATCTTTTTCTGATTTTCAAGGATAATTTTTATCTGTGTCTGTACAAACTCATTACCTTTAAGGTTAGGGTACTGTGAAATAGCAATAACCTTATCTGCACTAGGTTTTAAGTCCTTAAATGTAGATGATTCGTATTCAAAATATTGTTTAATCAATGGCTCAATCTGAGCAATTACTTCGTCATTTCTCTGTTCAAGAACTGCAATCTGTTTATCTGCCGTTGCTTTTGTAGAATTATAATAACCCAATACACAAAGAATTGCAATTACACCACAAGAAAACATTGTACCTGAAATTACTTCAAGTATCTCTTGTTCATAAAGTATACTGATAATTAAAGCCACTAATGATATTCCAACCAAAATCCATAACATAATTTATTCCTCCTTTTGTTATTTATTTTTACTTGTATCTTCTATATTATCAAGTTGATGTTTAATATCACGATAAAGTTCATTAAACTCATCAAAATAATCTTCTTTTGAAATTTCTTTCACCGACCAATTGATAATATCTTCAATATGAAAACACAATCGCTTAGATAAAGTTCTATCATAGCACATTCTTGTGCAATATATCGTTAATATTTCATTCAGATATAAAATACCTTTATTAAGTTCAAGTTTACAATCACAATACCAATAAAATCTCACACACGAACCATACTGAACTTCATAAAATTTACCAATTTGAAATTTGTTTAGAATATCTCCAACCTTACAATTGTTAATTTCATCATCTAATTCCATAAGTTTTTGATTTAAATTTTTCCTTTCTTCATACAAGGTTTCAATATTCTTCATTCAATACCTCCAAGAATTCTTTATGATATTTTCGGCATTTTCTTAAATAACTGCCGATAATTTCATTATTCAATATCTTTTCAACCATTTATTCCCTTTCTGTTAATCATATTCTCCCACATTTATTGTCAGAATAGGATTTTTACCATTTTCTTCAGAAGTATAAAAGCATTTCACTTCCATTTTACCAATTTCTTCTACATTCTGATTAGGTATAGGTGGATTTGTCTTAAATATGTAATCCCCAACACTTCTATCCCACACATTTATTATAGCATAAGGATTTTTATTATGCAACCAAACACCAAATAATTCATTTACTGTCATTCTTCACCTCTCTGTTTTCTGTGTAGAGTTGTATCTCTTCTGCTCGATTAATTCGGTCTAATTCTTCAGGTTTCATTTAAAACTCCTCAAATAAGGATAATTCTGCTTATTGTTTTCGCAATACCATTTAACATACTTCTTTTTATTAAATCCCCATTTTAATTTTTGAAAGAATGTTAAATATCCGTAATGTTCTACGGCATTTCGTTCTAGGTTTCTCCAGACATAACGATAAACCTTATTTGATTTTTCGCTCATTTAGATTCCCTTTTCAGTTGTCAAGTTTTCCTTGAGAACTCCCATAAATCCTAAAGTACAAAAACAACCGACATAGTTTTTATTTTGTTCAAGACGTTTTCTTTTCTTACATATTCTGCAAGGATTAAAAAATTGTTTTATTTTCTCAAACATAATTACTCCTCATTAGTCATCGTCTTTAACTGTGTGCCAACGGTCATCACTATCCCAATAACCTTTCTGCCCTCTTCCGTTGTACTCACAATGATGTCCTCTGCCGTATGGGTCATAAGCATTGTTAGACAAGTGTCTTGCTTCATCTGCTGATATTTCACCTTGCTTGTAAAGATTTCGTGCTTCATCCGCACTTAATTCATTTGGTATATATCCCATTTTCTTCCTCCTAAAAAAATAATAAATCACCGTTTTAATTAATTATCCATGAAATGTTCCCTAAAATAATCTTCCCTTTCATAAGCCTTGGTCTTAAAATATTTATAGGCAAGTTTTATTTTTGGAAGCATATCAAGATAATTTTCCCTTTCTCTTCTGTCATTCAAATAATACTCCAAGTCTTTTTCTGTGGTCTGACTGATATTAAAGAATTCTGTTTTATCTAACCAAATTGCAGTTCTTTTCTGCCGAAAAAATAATTCATATGTTAAACCCCCATTTCAAGAAGAGTATCTATTTCGTCTTTCAAACAATATCCATCGCAATCTGCTTCATCATAAAATACAGTTGTTTCAAGAAGATTGAGTACATAATGACTTTCGTTCTGTTTCTGTAACAAATCAGAAGTAGCCTTTAGATAAACTTTTGCTCTTTCAAGTTGAGCCTTTAATTCATCATTTTCATTTTTCAGTTCTTTTGTTTCTTCATCTGCCCCTTTCAAATAAGCATTATAGATATTTGCATAGTCGTTTGTATATTTACCAATATTATGTTCAGCGTAGTCGTTTGCTCTTTCTTCTCTTGTCATAATTTTTCTCCTATAAGTTCTTCTGCTCTTTTTATATAATCAGAATTAAACAAGAAAATTGTATTACAAAAATGAAAACAGGTGTTATGATTTTCATAGATTAAATCTCTTATAAAATGTTTTAATTCATTATTTTCATTTTTCAGTTTATCGTTTTCAATCTTTACATTCAGAATTTCTCCTTGCAAAGAATGATTAACCATTTCTTGATGCAGACTATAACAATCTACTGATGGATTAGGAATTATGTTTTCCAATACATTACCCCCTTCTATTTTATTTTCTATATTATACACATTCCTATTTCATTTGTCAACGAAAATTATTAAAAATTATAATGTTTATATTTTTAGACAAAATTATTCAAAATGTCTAGGAATATAAACGTTATAAAAAACAAAGAGCGGAAGTAATATTTCAACTTTCCGCTCTCAGAAACTGTTTGTACTCTAGTACATCAGATAATTTTATTATTCGTTATCTTCATCAGATTCAAAATAACCTTGTTCCACACACCAATCATAAAATGATTCTTCATCAATCATATCTTTAAGATAATCATCTAGATATGGAATACTTTCAACATTACCATAACCATTGAATCTAAAATATGGGTCTGTTGGATTAAAAGAATCTCTATCAAACCCAAATCTTCCTCCATAAAAAGCACTTCTTACTGCTTCCCAAGGACTATCTAAAAATTCATCGAAACTATCCATATCGATAGGTTCATTGTCCGAATCATTTTCTTGAAGATATTCCATTCCATAATCATCTAGCATATCTTCAAAATCCCAATCTTTTGGTGCGTCAAATCTTTCTGTCATTCTGTTCTTTTTCATAGTTTTATTCTCCTTTTTACCTTCATATAATTTATAATCATCCCATACTTCAAAACCAAGTTTATCATAATAATCTTCCATATTATAATAAGCATAAGAATCGTTACAAGGAATGAATGTTAATTTTTCTCTTGAATCTGTATATCTGATTGTTTTATCATTATTTCCAAACATACAAATTCTTCTTATATTATAACCGCTATCAAAGTTATCCTTGTCATTAATTAAATTGGAAATTCTCTGCATTATATCTTTTGCTTTTCCATTGGCAATTACACAACAAAGATTGTTATAATTAAGAGTATGCATATAAGATTTAATTGCACATTCAGCATATTCTTCGATTGTTGAAGCCTTTACAACTTTTGCGGAAAAAGGTTTACCGATTTTCCAAACATCAGACCATAATTCTTTTTCAGCATATTTTTTGATATCCTCGTAAACTTCATAAGCAGGCATTCCTACATAAAAACTCATATCTTGGTCTTTCAATTTGCTATTCCACAAACAACAACCCAACACATCATTCCAATCTACAACTTTAAGTTGGTCTATTTCATAACGATATGTGTTTTTATTCTGTGAAGTATTGAAAATTATTGCTATTTTTGCCATGACAATTTAACTCCAAAAAAATTAAAGTCCAAGGTTAATTACAACGTAACCGCCGAATATAGAATAGTCGTTATCTTGTGCCCATTCATCAACATCACCGTCATAATCTTTATTGATTTCATCATAATTATCTGCACAATCTTCTACTGCACAAATTTCACCGTTTATCAGAATATTATCAACAATATATTTAGGGTCATTGTAATTAGGTTTCAACCAACCGATTTCAGAAAGATAATCTATACAATCTGTCCAAAATTCTTCACCATAATCGCCCCAATTATGTTTTACTTCATCGATTCTTTCATAAATTAAATCTATGAAAAGGTCTTCATCAATTTCAACTGTATTTTTTGCCATATTATTTTTCTCCTATCAAGGTGTTATATTTCTATGAAAAATAGTTAATTATTTTCAATATTATTTTTTAATAATATATAAAAGATAAATCTTTGTCAATAAAAATTATCATACATTTTGGCAATTTTTCAGTATTTTGCCAAAGTGTAGTATATAATAAAAGGGAAGATTGATACTTCCCTTTTATTAAAGTCATTTTTTTTGCCGAAATGATTTTATTCAGCCTTTTCAATCAAGTTTCTTTTTTCAGCCAATTTCATCAACTTTTCTTCTGTAGGATACTGTTCCAAGTAGTACACAATTTCTTCATCAGTCATTGTGTTATCCCATGCATTAAGAAACAAGTTCATAAATAAAAGTGATACAAATGTTGCGCCAACAAATAAAAGAATAGATTTGATAAATTTTTTCATAATTTTTCCTCCTAGAAAAATTTTGTCACCAAAAGTGTATAGTTTTGGTGACTTTTTATGTAAGTTATTTATATTATCGGAAAATAATTAAATTACTTTATTATTTTTTTTATTAAAAAACAGAAAGTGAACTACCGCCACCCTAAAGGGGTGGAATGTTTACGCTCGATTATACTAAAAATAGTTTCTGTTATTAAATTTTAATCATTCAAAAATTTAAATGCTCCACCTTTGGTCAACCACGAAATCCCAAAGAATGTCAATGCTATCATTTCTATCCACCAAGTCTTTGCATCAAAATGAATCGGCAAAGGCATAAGAATCATTGCTGACAACATTCCTATTCCACAAACAATATAAACTATGTTTCTAATTTTCTTTTTACTTGTCATAGATTCTTCATGCTTTGTAAATAAAAAAATATCATTATAGGCTAACAAAATAAAAAATATTGTCGCTGATGTACAATGTAAGATACTAGATACCTTAATCGGTAATTGGAAAAAACCAACATAATCAGAACTCACATTACATTTACAAGGAAACAAAACGATACATAAACCGAACACACCACTAATTGTTGTTACAAAAGAATCCCACTTATCGTATCCATCATAACACATCAGAACAATAGAAGCAGATGTTAAAATCGCCGTTAGCGCAGGTGTTACATAATATGTCGCACTAATTGAAAAATCACTCCACGAAGGTTGTGTTCCTTTAAATAACAATGCTCCTATGAGCGATATCCAAGGTAAAACCATACCAAGAAAACCAGCATAATTGCGAATTCTTTTTAACCATAATTCTTTACTCATTTTTCCTCCATATTTTATCTACTATTTATAGTATGAATATAGTTGAAACTTGTACTTTAATTGGTACAATCATATCATTAGCAGTAATTCTCTACAAAATAGGTCGTATTACATCCAAAGTTGATTCAAATACTCATCGCTTGGATAAACACGACTTAGATATAAAAGACCTAAACGATAAATTATTTACTCTTAATATTAAAAAATAATTTATTCTGTCAGAAATCTATCGTTCAAATATTTGTCAGCGTTTTTAATCGCCTTCCAAATTTCACTCAAATCTTCATCATCAACATAATCGAACATTCTTGAGCCAACAGAACGGAATTCGTAACCTTCATTATCTCTTTCCCACGTTCCAATTACAAAACAAGTTCCTTCAAAATTATCATCAAACAAGTTCAGCGATAAAGGAACATTCTTCGGTTTTTCACCAAGATAAGATGATTCTTCAATGGAATAACATTTCTTTGTATTGTGCGACTGCCACTCCCAAAAGAACTTAGGTTTAACATAGATTACTTCTTCACCCTCACAAGGATGTTTTCTGTAGTATTCTTCTGTAACATCATAGCAAATTGTTCCTTCATTTTTTAATTCTTTGCTAATGCAAGAAATTAGTTCTTCTTCATTATGAATAGGATATTTGTTTCCATGAAAAATACCATCTTTTCTCCAATCCCAATTAGTAGGTTCTTTTGTGTTTTCTTCATAATATACAATAAAATCTTTAGAATTGACCATTCTTTTTAGTTTATTCAATTCAATAGTACCGTTTGGATAAATCATACATTACCTCCATATTTTTCTTTCATTTTATAATATTCATTTATATCAGCACACATTTTCCAAATAATAGGATGATAAATCCCATCTTCAAAATTTCTGTATCCGTTTTCTTGAGCAAACTTTATAAACTCTTCTCTTTGTCGATTGTGTATAGAATCATGAATATCATTAAAGTAATTTGGTATCAGCCATTCACTGATAAAATAAGAACATTCTCTATAATCTTTAGGAAGATGAACTTTAATCAAATCAGTGTTATGTTTTATTTTATCAATCAATGCTAACCAAATAAATTTCTCGGTATTATCTAAATAATACTTTTTTGATTTAAGATAATCTAGCGTAACTTCAACATTCTCTTTCTTTGCTTTTCTGAATGCACCAATTACATCACGAATTTTCCAAGCAAGAAATTCTCTTTCTTCTGAATTAATGAAAGAATCTCTTGATAGATGAATTACGTTACCACTTTCTTTGTTGTAACATGCTGATGCAACTAAATGAGTATAATAAGGAATCAAATCTTTTTCTTCCTTTATCATTACTCTTGCGTCACCCAAATAAATTTTTGATTTTTCAATGATTTCTTGTGGATTGTGTATCATTTCACAATCATCGCAGAAATCACATTTACTTGTCCATTTTGAGATAGTGTTACCCTCCTTTGTAGTTACAAGACTACAGTAATGGAATTATTTTTATTTATTCCTAATAAATATAAGTCCAATCAACAAAATAATCAACACCGTTGGTAAACCAATCCATAATGGCAAAAACACCATAAACCATCCATCCCACCACGCTTCTGTACTTTTCAAGAATCTAGGAAAATTATCACCCCAAAAAGCACATTTTTCAGTAAGTTTCATTACAAGAAAAACTACGAAAATCAAACTTGCTAAAAAACTTCCACCACTACCACTTTTATTTTCACCCACGTTATTCCTCCAAAATTCTAAACCATTCGTCAGCCATTTTAAGACAAGTTGAAAATCTATTACATCTTATTGGTGAAAAATTATTTCCGTTTTTTACAAATTCAAAACTCATAGTTTTTACATCCAACATGATTTCTGCACAGTTATTACCAAGTTGTTTAACCGCTACGGTTTTTTTATCTTCCGTATCATTAGGAATACCATCATAACTAAATAAATTCCAACCATCGATTATTAAATTTTTCATAAAACAATCCTTTTATTTTTCATTTTCGATTAGAAAATTTTCTAAATCAAACCCATCATATCCATAATCCGTTGCACCTTCCGTACAAAGATATTCCCATTCTTCGTAATTAGGTTCTTTATTGTTTATGAAACACATCATTTCATACTCTGACCAATCCATAGCAAAGGCAGAAACACTACAAACAAATAAACCTAAGATTACAAATAATTTCTTCATATAATACTCCTTGATAAAATTGTCTATAATTTATTATCGACAATCTTATCAAGTTTCAACACAATTATTTTTTTATTCTGTTACCAAAAGACTTTCAACATACTTCTTTTCACGTTTCAAAATAGAAAGCGTTACATCACAAGCATTAATCTTTTCTTTAGCATCGGAAAGAATTTCACCAAAATACTTTTTAAGTGAGTGAAATTGTTCTTTATCGATGGATTTTTCTTTATAATACGAATCATACAATTTTGTCATATGAGGTGTTATTTCGTCACGAATTGTTTCTGCATCCTTTTTTCTCATACAGATTTCTTTATGCATTTCATTTATCACATCGTTTTGACAAACGATATGGTCATATAACGGAGCAAGTCTATCACACATAAATTCTGAAAAAATATCATATGTGTATGAAAAAATTTCTTTTGCTTTTCTTCGAATTTCTTTTTCATCCACATCATCGATAGGAAGGGCATCAATTGCAAGTCCTCTACCATATTCATTGTACCAAAGGTTAAACATTTCTTTTTTCATATAAACTCCTTATTATTTTTATAATCCATACTGTCCACTGAGAGTATAAATTATTTCTTTCATTTTGTCCATAACATATTGTACTTGTTCGAAATCAAATTCTTCAAATCTTTTACAACCAATCGTTTCTTTACAATAAGGATAAAGAAACTCTTCATAAAAATCGGCAAACGCATCAACCAAGTCATACATTTTTATTTTAGGTATATCGTCAAAATGATTTAACAAATTTTTAAACGCAACACAAATTTCAGAATCCTTGTTTTTAACTCCTTCTTGTGTCAGCAAATTTAAAACCTTTTCCATTTTATCTAAATCTTTTATTTTAATAGATGCGTTAAATGTGAAGTTGTTTTTCATTATTCAAAATCTCCTTCTTTAATAATTTCAAATGAATCTTCATTCACTTTCACAGTGTATTTTTTAACTGCTTCATAATAAGGCGGAACATTTTCTTTAATCGATTCGGAAAGTAAATTTGAACATTTTATTAAATCTTCATCGTAATTTCCGTAATCATCGATATATCCGTCATCATACAAGTCGTCAAAAACATCATCTAAAATTTCTTTGCCATTAGGAATAAAAGTATCTTTGTTCTTTTCAGCATAGCCATACACTACAATTTCACAAGGATAATCGATTTTTTCATCCAAATTATCTCGCCAAGATTCAATACATTCTTCCATAGATGAATTTGAAAGATGTTCTACATAATCAGCAATTCCTTCTTCTTCATAATATTCTATCTTTCTTTCCATAGATTAAAAAGTCCTCAATTTGAAATTATGTTCAAATGTAGAACACATTGCCAAAACTTTCTTCTGACAATTCAATTCATCGTCCATATCTTGCATATACAGTCTATCGTTGTAATGATAATCACCATACAAGAAAAGAACTTCATAAAATCCTGCACCATTCTTTACCATAATGCGGTATGGTTTAGTTTCAGCAAGTTTTCTAACCCAATCATTAAGTTTTGTAATTGTCATTTTCATTAGTTTTCTCCTATTATAATGATGTTTGAAAAGTTTTATTTTTTCTTAGATACTTTTTTTAAGTATTGATTTACTTCTTTTTCTGCAAGAGAAGAATATTTATCAGTGATTTTTTTAATAGCCTCATCACATTTAACATCTTCTTCTTGATAAACATTCAATCTTTTTATTGTTTCAGAAGAATCAAAATAAAAATCTTTTCCTTTAATACAATCTTCTATTTCATAATCATTCAAAAAGTTTTTGTAAAGTTCTTTAAATTGTTTTTCAAATATACTTTTATCGTAATTAAATTTGGAAATGATTTCGTGCCATTTTCCATAGATACCTTCGGACCAAGCATGAATCATAACATAAGAATGAGGGTAAACTTTCCAATAATTACCAGCAAGCATAATCATCGATGCACATGAACAACAAGCACCCTCAATTGAAATCATCACTTCCGCAGGTGACAATTTCAAACAATCATATATGTTCATAGCCACATCGCAATTACCACCATAACAATTAACATGAATTGTAATTAAATCACCGTCTCGACATGAATCGACTTCTCGTAAAAAATCAATATAATCTTCTATATCTTCGATTACATTGATTAAATAAAAATCAACTTCTTTTCTGTTATTATTCTCTCGAACTTGAAGAATATTATTTTTAATAAAACCTTCATTGTACACATCTTCGTATTTTTTCAATATTTTTCTCCTTGAATATATCATATCAATTTTTTATTTAATTTGCAAGAAATTTTATTTCAAATTATCATTATCTTGAGAATCAAGATATTCTTTGATAATCTTTTCTTTCAAACCATCCAAACCTTTTGGCATAAGACCACAACATTTTTCTTCCATACAATAACCAATCATTTTACAATTCGGAACAAAATAATTGTCTGAAATCCATTTCCATTCATCAGAATAATTTGAAAGTAAATCTTTAATTTCCTTACAAAGTTGTCTGATTTCCTTATATGCTCGATTACACATTCGCATATTCATAAAATGAATCAAAGCACGTAGATTAATCTTCCATACAATTTTTGTATTCATTCCAAGTGGAAGAATATTAGCAGTATCTTCTTTACTCATTCCCAAATCCAAAAGAGTTTCATAAGATTTCATGATTTCTTTCATAATATCATCATACACTTCTTTCTGCCCTTCTGTGATTCCATTTGGTGTATAATAACCAAAATCAGCACAATTCACATATCTTGTCGATTCTTGAAGTCTAGTTACACCAATAATATGAGTATATGTTTCTCGAATTACCCTCGCTGAAAATTCATCCAAAATCATTTCTACAGTAGGATATTCAGCACATCGCATGTGACCACTTTTCATACAAGATTTTCCACGTTTGATGTTTTTCTCTTCATTGGAAATATCTGCTCCCCAACAGATACCTGCATTTTCACCAATGTGATTAAGAGGGTCTTTTTCTGTACGCTTTTCTAGTATCTTAATCATTCTTATTCTCCATTAAAAATTATCATCAAACATACTTGGTTCTGTATAATCAATGCCGATTTTCCAACCATGTAATTTTGCTATATTCATTAATGTTTCTTTCTTAAAACCAGTGAGTTTCATAAGATTTTTCATTTTGTTTCTTTCATACATCCTTCTTTCTTCAAGAACATTGCTAGGAATATCAGAGGAACGTACCGTGATTTCACAAATATCAAACAAAACTTCTTTATATTCTTGTTTTTTCTTAAAACCAATTTGATAATCGATTTCAGTAAAAAAATCACTCTTCTTTTTTCTTTTTTCTCTGTAGTATTTCCACTCTTCGTAATCATCTGTCAAAAATTCCACATCCGCATCTTCCACCGCAGATAATAGAATTGCACAAGCCAATTGTTTCAAAGTGTTTCTATTAGCATTTTCTATAGCCAAATCTTCATAAGGGGTAATATGTTTCGATGTTGTCATTTTATTCTCCGATTTCAATGTGATATTTTGCTTTGTTATCAGTCATATTCACAAGTTTTTCAAATTCATTTTTGTCAATATTATGTTTTACATTAACATAAAATGACCATAGCCAATGTTCTCGGTCTTTCAAATCATTTTCTTTAACATCGATTTCATAAGTATTTACTTTAGCAATTGCTCGTTTAAGATTTGCCATAACGGTTTTATACTTGGCAATCTGTGTAAAGTATTCTTTTGAATTATACTTTTCGTTGTTTTCTGCTTGATATCTTGCTCTTTTAGCAGAAACTTCTTCCATATTACACTGTAAATCTTGTTTCAACTGTTTAAGTTGGTCTCTTGTCATTACCAACAAATCGTCATCCGAATAAACAACTTCTTCTTTTCCAATTCTTAATTTAATCATATTTTATTCCTCCAAATTTTATATTTTTTATCTGAATATATTTTGTGTATATGTTCAGATAATTATTTCAGTTCTTCAAGTCTGATAACTTGACTTATTTTATAATTCGGAAATCTTTTTCTGACTTCTATTTCAGCACAATATCCATCAGCCGATTCTACTAAAAAATGAAACGCTTTATTCGTTTCATTAAAACACATCACCACATATTTATACATTTGGATACTTTCTCCAATAATCAGTAGGTGTATCACTTGCCCATACATTAAATCTTTCAACTAATGCTTTAGAATAGATTGTTGTAGGTTCATGGTTTGTTTCTTTACAAAGTGAATACGCTACTCTTGGTGAAGAGTAATTAGTCATGGCAGTTGTCAAGGCAATTTCTCGATTTTCAGAATTAGCCTTTGCTAATTTCTTTGTATCTTTAAATTTCTGTTCAGCATTATTCAACTTTTCTTTAAGTTGGTTTTTCTGTTCCTTGATTTCTGCAAGTTTATTTTTAAGAATCTTTCCCTCAAGACAAGATTTGTAATCTGATTCAAGTCCTTCAAGTTTACTCAATTTCTTTTCTACAGATGATTTTGTCTTTTCAAATGAATCTTTTGCTGATTTGATTTTCTTCTTTGTAGATTCATTAATCTTTTCATTCTGCTCTTTTGTAAGAGTTTTCTTGTGATTAAGTTTAATTGTTACAACTTTGGCACAATCCATGTATTGATTCTTGAACTGTTTATCTGTCAAATTATCCCAATCTCTTTTTTGAATTTCTTCTGCAAGTAAACTTGTGCCAAAAAATGTACGAAATGTCTTGTTTGACAAGTGAGGAATATCTTTGCAAATTGAACCCAAGAATTCATTTACTTCATGACTTGTGATTCTATCAAAAAGTTTTTCCTTACAGTTCTTACCGTCCATACATTTCCACAATGGAAGTAAAACATCAGCATCAACTTTTAGAGTATTATCATACATCATTGAATCTTTACCCAAAAACTTCAAATGCACTTGTAGTTTGTCAACATACAATTCAATATTTTCTACTTTAAGAGTGGATGCACCGACCACACCGTTGTTGCGTTTATCTTCGTTACCTGCACGGATTCCAAATTTACTTATAATATAGGCACAACAACCAATCTGTCGTGTTTTAATATCATTAGATAGAAAAGCGTCTTTGATTGCTTTAGTAACTTTTTTAATGTTTACTTGCAACAATCTAGCATTTTCAAATTTTTCTTCATCAGAATCAGCCTTGAATGATGATTTATTAGAAAACCAAATAGCCTTTTGAATTGTAACATCTTTATTTCCCACGAGATGTTCTGTGTATGTAGCAATGGACATCGTATCCTTAAATGACACTTCTTTCCAATTATGAGTAGGATAATTACAAGGGAAAGGATAAGAGGAATTGATTGAAATGTCTTCAGCCATAACATCTTCTACAATGAATCCTCTCCAAGAACAATCTCCACGACCAATAAATATACGACTACTTTCGATAAGACTGTTTCCGATTTCTACCTTTTCACCATCCACAAAAGCATAGCCGTATTCTTCTTTCCATTTTTTATTTTCTTCTGCAATCTCTTTACGATGTTCTTTGTTATACTCTTTCTTTTCTTCTGCGTATTTCTGCTTGATGAGATACATTTCATTAAGTGTATTTTCAAAATCAATTGGAAATTTGAAATTTCTCTGTTCTTTATTGAGTTCGGTTTTCAGAGAAGTATAAAAGTTTTTCTGATAAACTTTATCTTTCTTGTATTTATCAGCCAACGTTGACCACATAAACAACCATTTTATCGCTCTATAAGAAAGATTCAATTTGTTAGAGTTAGTATAATACTCATCAATATAAGGTAATTCTTTTGGAAATTTAATACAACCTTCAATCAATCTAAGTTCTTTCAATTTTTACCCCTCTTTTTATTTTTTCCAAGTTTCTTTTATAAGAAAAAATTCACCGACAATAACCAATCCTAGAATTCCGACAATTAAAATTCCACAGATTGCATCAAAAATATAATTAGCCAATACCATTAAATACCTCATATAAATTTAATATACATTATAATACATTAAATTTAAAAGAATGTCAAGGAAAACAAATTGTTTTTTTTTATTGTCCGTAGGTTTCTTCCCAATAGTTTGGTATTTTTATTCCATGATTTTCATTATAAATACCATTAATTCTATTATATCCCAATCTGTACATCGATGTATTGTTGAATGCCGTGCAATATTTTTCTTGCAAGATACCATCTTTACCTTTTTCTTCACACTTACAGATTATTTCCCCATTTGGTTTTTCATAATCGCCTTTTAGAATATTACCCATTTTAAAATACATAGAACACAATCGGCAAGCACTTCTTTTAAGATTTCCATTTTTTTCAATGCGTACATTGTGTAGACCTGCGGTACAGTAAAATCCAGTCGTATCCAACGCACCTTCTTTGATTGAATTAATCATTGCGATGTTTGAACTGTAATTTATCTTCTGACCATTTCTTAATGTAACTGTATAATATGGTAAATACGATTTGTGTTGCATTTTACGATTGAATTGATATTCTCTTACTTTTTGAACAAAATCCAAATTATCATCAGTTAATTGCACACATTCATTTTTACTGTTTCTTTCTACAGTTAATTCAATTGAAATATTATTATTCATAAACATTTCGAGATAAGGCTTATATAATTTTAAGTTTTCATTATTGACAACTATTTTTGTCTGAACGCCTAACTCCAATACTTTATCAACATATTCTTGTGGATTACATTGTGTTATATGAAATGATGCAGACGAACCATATTCGATTCCACGAGAGTTACAGTACCTTTTTAATTCTTTATAATAATCCACATTTCGATAAAGATTTGTCGCAAGATTCAAATATTTAAGATTAGGCGTTTTGATTTTATCAATAACTTTAATCAGATTAAATATAGACGGTTCTCCACCAATCAAATGTAACTGAATACTATCTTTTTTATTTCCTAAACATTCAAACAATTCATCAATACGGCTTGATATTTCTTCCACATCAAACTGTGTAGGATTATTTTGACATTTCTTTGCTTTTTCTACGGCATTAGCCATATAACAATATGAACAACTATAAGGACAAAAATCTGTCATTTTCCAAGAGATTTTGAATATTGGTCTTTTATCATATGGTCGTTCAATCGCCATAATATCATTCATCGAAATTAATTGTGTATTATTCATATACATGTATCCTTTTTAACGATGATAGAAAATCAAACAATTCTTTATCACCTTTAATATTTATAGCATTGCGTAAAATATTTTCGCCATTATTAATTACACATACTTTAGAATGAGCATATTTTGTAGCGGTGTCTTGATTGTTCGAAAACAAATAATAAGGTCTATCAGCAGAATAAAGATGATTCAATTCATTAATAGCACCATTATCCTTTATATTCAATATTTTAGACACTTCTGCGTCATACATATCTTTTAATAATCCTAATTTATACCGTTCATACAATACCTTAAAATAATTTAATTCGTCAGCATTATAAATAGACCAAAAATACGGTCGTATCAATTTTTCTTTTAATTCAAAAGGTTTATGAACATAAACATCCCAATCAAGATACAAATGATTAGAGTATTGTGAAAGAATATACATTCTTATAGCGTCTGTTTTAATTGAAATTGATTTACCTTGAAAATGTTCATGACAGTCCGCTTTGACGTATTTTACTTCTTCACTGTTATAATCAAATACTTTAATTTCATATCCTAATTTTTTCCAACTGTTCATACAGAATTGTGGTATAGGACTGTTTATAACATCATCGTTATAGGGGTTTACTGTAAAGACAATCAATATTTGCCACTCCAAATTAACATACAATCGCAAAGATTACAAAAACCTTTACCACCACAAATTTCTTTGGTAGGAGATAAAGATACATTTTCGTCAGTAATCAAACCTTTATACATCTTCTTTCTATCAGGGCAACTACCACAATATACTTTTCCGCTAGGATATATTATTGTACCGCTAAAACAATACATTCCTTTGAAATTAGCACCATCTAAATTCAAATCAGTTGCTACTTGATTTAACAAATTACTCCTACTTTTAAATACTTTCGTTGTACCATCGCTATAAATCAATTTAGCATTATCGATTTTAAATTCGGAATTAATTTTTTCAAGATATTCCAAACATTCGTCCGATATTTTATAAAGTTTTCCGTTTGCGTTTGGTATTCTTCCGTGTGTAAATTTAAATGGAATTTTATTTTCCTTAAAAGTTTCAGCCACGACTTTCATCTGTTCTAATGTTATTTTATCATGAACTACTGAAACAACCATAAACGATTTATAATTTTTAGCGAGAATTTTTGCTTTATCAATATATTTTTGCAAATCTGTCCAATGATAACTTGACACTATTTTGAATTTAATTTTATCACCATAATTTTGTTCACAAAAAGAAATATATTTTTCGATTGGTGCTGATAAATTAGTTGTAAGATTTACTGTTCCAACAACATTATTATTTTTAAAAAGTATTTCACAAACGGATAACAAATCATATTGCGATATTTCTCCACCATGTAATGACAAATGAATATATCTACCTTTAATTTTTTCTCGAATACATTTTGCATATTTTTCAACCAATTCTTGTGATTCATATGGTTGACTCGCATAATGATGGTCTATCGTCTGAATACAATACGGACAAGAATAGTTACACCAATCTGTTATGTGCCAATCAATATACCAACAATTAATTTGTGGGTTACTACTAGGATGAACATATTTATATAACATTTATTTCCTCATTATGCTTTTTAATCAAATCTTCATTTACAATGATATTATTTATATTAGAGTAAAGAATTTCTTGTTGAGGGGTTTTTATTTCAATTTTACCACAAAAAGAACATATTTTTTGTTTACAAATAAATTCTTCATGTGGAAATGATTTTATCATGTTAATCATACCTAAAAGTTTTCTGTTATGACAAACTGTACCATAAACTTCGCCATGCGGTAAAACATTTATCATATATTTTGAATTACTACAAATGCATCCTTGAGGATTCAATATTATACGAAGATAATTTTTAATACTACGATTATCATAATCAATATCATTCGTTTCCCATTTTTCTTTTCTATTATAATCCACCATCAAAGCAATATTATATTTTTTACAATCCTCTTGTATTTTTTCATAAATTTCTTTATTTTCAGATGTAACCACAAATTCGGCAATAAATAATTTCAAATTATCAGATAACATCCTAGCCTTTTTTATAAAAACATCATAATTCATCATCTCTTCATGAAACGAGCCTACGATTTTTAATGTAACATTCAATTTATTACACAATTCATTTATTGCTATGTAATAATCAACTTTGGCAGACATATTACTTGTAATATGGAATTTAGTAATTTTCTTTGAATAAATAGTATTAATGATTTCTTTCATTTGTTCAAGTGGCAACATAGTTATTTCACCACCAATCAAATTCACTTCAAAAACATCATCTTCATCTTTTTCAATCAAATTGTGAATAGATTTAGCGATGCGTAAAAGTCTATCGAAATTAATAGGATTTTGAACTTTATTCATTACACTATTACAACAATACGAACAGTGAAAATTACAATTATTGAACAATCTCCATTTGATTTGCATATTAATATTTCCCATTCCAAATTAAAATTGAATTACAAAGGTTACAAAAACCCTTTCCTTCACATTTCGACTTATAAGGTTTCAATGTAAAATCTTTATCTTCAAAAATGTTAGCAATATATAATTTACTTCTATCAGGACAACTTCCTGCACGGAGATTACCGTTTGGTGTCAAATTAAGTCCTGTAAAACACATCATATCCTTAAAATAAGCACCATTAAATCCTTGGTAATCAGCAACTTCTTTAAGTATATCAGAGCGAGCAAAACACGGCTTTTCTGTACCATCAGCATAAGTAATATGACATGTTATTTTTTCAAATACATTTTTATTCCAATTAATTATAAAATCAGATACCCCTTCTTGTAAAGTATAAAATGTGTTATTACTTTTTGGCATTCTTCCATGAGTAAAACGAATTGGGATATTTGCTTTTCTAAATTTTTCAGCAACCTCTTTGAGATGTTCAAGAGTCGTCTTATCAAATACAACACATGAACATTGAAATGCATTTCCTAAAAATTTTCGTATAAAAACGCATTTATTTATAAATTCATCAACATTTGACCATTGATAAGATGGTATAATACGAATGTGTAAGTTTTTATCAGAACAATTCATAAAATCTTTATATTTTTCAAGAGGTGCGGACAAATTAGTAAGTAACGTTACTGTGGCATCCGATTCATTATCTTTGAATAAAATTTCAACAATTCTTCTCAGATTATAATATGTGGATATTTCTCCCCCGTAAAGCGTCAATGTTACTTTCTGTTTGTGTAACTTAGGTCTTAATAATTTTGCCATAGATTCGACATATTCTTGAGTTTCTTTAGGTTCTTTAGCATAATGATGATTCACACTTTGAATACAATACGGACAAGAATAGTTACACCAATCTGTTATGTGCCAAGCGAGACGAATGCGATTGATATTCAATTCTGTTCCAGTATAAACATATTTGTATTTATCTCCAATGAATGGGATTTTTTGTTCATTCATATTATCCACAAAACCCATTAATTATTCTCCAATTCATCTATACAAGAAATGATTTCATCACAAACTGTAGACCAATCTCTTTTATAAGAATCAAATGTTTCAGCAGTAGTCTTATTTTCGAGAACTTCATCAAGAGATGAAATGTCCGAAATGTTATATGAAAATTCTTTATAATCTTCCATGTTAATATCAGGGATACCACTATAAATAATAGGAATTCTTGCATTAATGTAATTGAATACTTTGTTAGGTAACATTCCAACAGTCCATTCATTTTCTTTTAATGTTATAAGACCAACATGACATTTGCAGATAATCGGAAACAATTCTTCAATTGGAACAGTTTCATGAACAAATAAATTGCTCGGTATTGAAAGTAAATCACTAGCACCTTCACCATAAAGCATAAAATTCCAATTAGGATTCATTTCACAAAGCAAATAAATTAATTGTAAATCCGTTTTCTTTATTCTAGCACCAACATAAATAGCCGTAGGCTTTTCAAATTTTTCTACATTAGTAGGGTAATCAAACATGACATTACCATTAGGAATATATTTAACTTTTACATCATCGTTCGGTCTATTTTCTTTAAGATATTTCAAGGTATCGTTATACAACCACTTAGAAGAACATGTGATATAATCAGCCTTTTCTAAAATATAATCCTCACTATCTTTATCCATACCACTACCTTTCCAATTATCACTTCTATCATAAAAAATTTTTTCTGATTGTGGAATATAATTAGAAGGATGTGAAACTACACACAATTTTGAAGTATTTACCCCCAAGAAAGCGTTTGTTGCTAAATCATCACCCCATTTTTTATTAAGTTTGTCGTTTAAAAAATACCTACGATAATATGGTAATGGTCTTCCACCATCTGAAGATGTAATGTGTATATATTTTCTTTCCGTAATTTCATCTACAGAATTCGGAAATAAAGAAATTCTACATACGAATTTATCTACATCAAATGCTGATGCCAACGCAATATTATCAAATTTTTCAACCAAATGTATTTGACTTTCATTGAGTGATGGGATGAATTCTTTCCAAAACAAAGGGATAATTTTATAACCTAATTCAAGCCATCCTCTTTGAATAGAACGAAATTTGTATTCTCTCATGTTATACAAAGTTGTACAAATATTATCGACATTACATTCGATATATAATGTTTTTTCATCTATAATATCATCCCAACTTTCATTCCATAAATCATCGAGATTTACTTCAAAAGAATAATTGTTGTTTTCAACATCGTCATGTAACCATTCTTTTTTTAATTTATAAAATCTTTCTTCATAATTATAAATATCCTTTTCTGAAAAAGGAATCAAATTAACATCGGTTTTATTACAAAAATCAATCACATACTGTGGTAATTCACCATTATAAACCAAATTCATTCCACGATATAAATGAAATTTCATTTCATTCCAAATTGAAGGATGAATATAATAAAACCAATCACATTTTGCCATAATTTTCTCCTAATTATCTTCTTCTCTAACATCATAAGATGTATCTAAACCTTCATATGAATCCCTATTAACATAGGTACTAGACCCTGCTATAGCACCTGTACTAGATTCTGAGTGATAAGGTGTAAGCACAGTATTGGTTGTAGTATACATATCAGGACCATAACTTGCGCTAGTGCTACTACCACTTGATGTGTATAATCTCCAATAACAAGCATAGGCTCTTTCATCATAACTGCTATCGTACGATGCATATGCCGTTTCACAATCATCGAGGTATTCCAATTGATTCCCCCCACCATACCAATAAGGACTAGTGCGTTTCAGACTTCCATTAAAGTATCCTGCGATATATGCACGACCTCTTATTGAACGAGAAGTTGATACACTCAATGTTGTTTTCAAACGATAAATACAATAACTGCTTCTTCCACTTTCATATTTGTAATTAACTCCCCAACCACCACCTCGATAAGTGTTTCCTAAAGTATTTGTGTATTGTGTAACATGAGTTGTTTTCCATTTTTGATACACTTTTACAGGTGTTCCATCATTACCTTGTTTTGCCCACAATTGTTTGATTGTAGTACCATTAACGATAACAGTAAGATAATTATCCGCAGTTGTCAAATTTAAAGTTCCCATATAATCCTCTTATAAAAAAATACATCAATTTATTTATAAAATCAATACTTTTAGTAGATAATTGTTGCCGTATTACCATCAACCGTTATTGTAGGAATTGAAAGCGTTACATTACCACTATTATCGGCTTGTGTGCTATTTACAGATGTAACTACATTCTTATTGTTGGCTTTGACTAAATCAGCAGTCATGTTTACATAAGATTCACTATTATTACCACCTTGAGCCTTGATTGTGGCATCTGTATTGGCACCAGGCGCTAGAAGTTCAACATGTCCTATATTCGAACCTGTACTGAGATTAACTTCACCACTAAATCCCTCACCTTGAGAACGAATGTGTTCGGTATAAATTCCATCATTAAACGTTTTATCCCCGTCAATTTCTTGCTCACCACTAGTCTTGACACAATCTTCTGTTGCACTTGATATCGCTGATGCTACTGCTACACCACTTTGTGCATTTGTACTTGTAGCACTATAACTTTGGTCTACTGTAGTAGTCGGTGAAATATCTACCCATTCAAATACCGTATAGGTACTCATGAAATTGTTTGAACCGAAACCGCCAAAAGAAGTATAAGTAACTGAAGAACCTAAAACTAAAGTTTTATTTTCCCAATCTATTGAAGTGATGTATTTTAATGAACTTGTACCACTATAAGACGCAACTATAGTTGAAAGTTCATCACCCTCATTAAAATAAACACGAGATAAATTTACTGCATTACCATCACAAGTAAAACCACTTATATCATAAGATTCTTCACTTATTAATATCTTGTCAAAATTTATTTCTTCTAAAGTATCTAAATCAAAACTCATTGATGAAGATGTAGTTTTGCTTGTTAAATATGTCTTTTCATAAGGAGTACATTGATATATATGACCTTTTGTATATTTACTCGTAGTTTCTCCGACATAAAGTACCGTAGTCGTATATTGAATGTCTGTAGGCATTGTTGTAACTCTGCTTAATTTAGTTTCTGCTAACTCTATGGCTTCATATGCTCTTTCTCTAGCAACCTCATCAACAACACTTGTACCATCTTCAACATTTATACTTGTCCATTCATAACCAACATTTGTTATATCACCATCTGAATAACGACCTAAAGTTATTTCATTTTCATTATCGTCTTCGAATGTTAAAGTGTCATTAAATACCTCAACTATAACACCAACTTCTTCATAAAGGTCGCCATTTTTTACATATACATTTTTATCCGCCTTAGTTTCTGTACTTTTCGTATAATAACGGTCATTATCGATAGTCCAACAATAATAACCATAATTCATACATTCGTAGAAAAATCCTTTTGTGTATGTTCCGCTAACTCCAATGTATTGATAAATTTTACCACTTTCTTCAGATGATGCGATTGATAATTCTTCAACTTGAATGGAAGAACCTCCTCCGCCTAATTCGTCATTATTCAACATATTTTGAATTGAATCGTAATTTGGAGTTCCACTCCCTTTATTTTTATCCAACCATATATCTGAACCATATGCTACAGGGAAAGAAGTTAAGTCATTTTGTTGTTTAAGACTATCTGCAATTCTTACTGCCATATTTATATTCTCCTATCAATATTCAAAAAATTAAAACAAATCATAAATATATCTTATGTAGATAGTTATGATATAAGTTTATTATACAAACGAGGTGTGTTTCCGTTTAATAATGTTTCTTGTTGCTCTTTTGTAAAATTTAAAAAAGTATTATAAATTACACATTGTTTATCATGATTCATTATTTTTTCAAATGTATTGTAACGAGCAGTATAATAATTTGTTCTTTTCAAAGGTATTTTGAAATATTTATCTCTATCCATTCCGCTATAAAAAATAAAATATGTAGATAAATCTAAAACGAAAGGTCGTCTAGGATTATTAAAATTATTTAAAATATATTGTTCAATTTCATCTTTTGTTAATTTTTCTGCAATATCTTTCCATAAAAAATGATAACCTTTAACTGAAAAAGTATTATTCTTGAGATTACACATATCTAATATTTCTTTTTTATCAGTTTTTGATATTAAAGGTCTGAATTTTAATATTACATCAGATGTTCCATCATAAATTTTATCAGTTTCAAAACAATATATTTCTCTTGCTCGATTTAAATTTACACTTTCTTTGGACACAATATCTTTGACAGAACCAAACCATTCTTCAAATTGTTCTCTAGTATTATTTCCTTTACCATAACGAGCATGAAAATTATCATGACAATTTTTACATAAAGTTACCGCATTATTAACATCATATCTTTCATCTTCAAATTTATCATATCCGTTCAAGTGATGAACTTCTAATTTATAATCTTTTCTACAACAAACACATTTATAATTATCCCTCGATAATACATTTCTTTTCATCATTCTATATTCTAAATTAAACCTTCCTTCTTTGAAAGAAGAATATCGTTTGTTATGTTTACCGTACAGATAAACTTTTGATACGCAATTTCCACAATAATATTTATTTTCTTTTGCTGATTTACTTTGCATATATTTACCATATTCTATTTCTTTTGTTTTTCCACAACAATCACAAATAACTTTAACTTTTGCAATAGAATACTTAGGTAAATCTTCAATTTTAACTGTAAATTTTTCTCCTAAAGTGAAAGCATATCCATTCGGATGTTCTTTTGATATTTTAACTTTATGCTTTGGTACATCATACCCTAATTTTTCATAATATGAAGATGTTCCGCTAACTTTAATTTCAACTTCTTTTGTAATTAATCCCATGTTTGCTTTTCTGACAAGATAACTATATACTTATCTTATCATTCGATAACCTCTTTATCGTTTGGTATTTCAAAAAGGTTGGAATTCGCAGTTCTGACCTTTTTTCATTGCATACCGCAACACTAATATAGATAGTTACAAAAAAAACGACACCGATAAAAAGTGTCGTTTTTTTAATTAAAATCAGATTATAACAAATTACTCAAATACCATCGTAATTGAACCTAATCCTGTATGTGTAGTTCTTAATATATCGTAAACAACGACTCCACCAGAACTATTGGTAAAACTAATCGAGTTTTCTTTTACTAATTCTGTGGAGAATCCCGAAATTTTACATACAGAAGGAATGTTCCAAGATTTAGGACAACAAATATAAGCGTATTGTCCTGAACCTGCGGTAATTGTATAACTTCCTTTATATGAAGTCGCAAATTTAGAACTAGAAAGTCCAAGTATGAAAGCACTGTTATAGTCTTGTGGTGTTTCTGCACTTCCCCAATAAATTTTATTTTGAAATTGTATTGATAAACTTTTAGAAACGCTATTTTCGCCATCTGTTGCATTAAGTGTAAATGTTTTGTTTGTGCTGAATGGAGTAGAATAGGTCGCCGTTCTTACAGTTTCATCCGCTAAACTACAATCAGTTAAAGTCTGTTCAGAAATATCTTTATTATAAGACCAATTGAATACAAGTTCCGAAACTGTGCTTCCTGTTTCATAAACCGTTGTACTCGGTGACATAGTAAATGAAGAAATCGATGGAGAAACATAATAAACTTTATTAAACAAATTATCCAAAGCCTTTTTAACATTATTTAATGTAGAAAAATCACTATTTGTATAACTTATATCACTAGCATCACTTCCCATAGAAGCGCTAGGGTCTACCAACTCCAAATCACCACTAGCATTTACTTGTAATATTTTTCCTTCGTTTGCGCTTCCTTGAGAAATATCAACTTTGGTTGCCAAATCAGTATCAACCAAATCTTTTAAATCATCTAATGCATTTAAATCACCTATCTTTGATTTATCGACTTCTTGACCACTGTATGTAGAAACTACATCATTTGTCTTTGAAACATAATCTGACAAATCTACGGTAGATTGTGGGTCTACCAATCCGAGGTTTCCGCTAGAATTAACTTGAAGAATCTTTCCCTCGTTTGCCGAGCCTTGGTCAATATTAACTTTCTTTGCAAATTCTGTATACAATACAGATGATTTAACAGGATTATCGCTTGAAGATGATACACTAGATTCAACATCCGAAATATTTACTTTTTCATCTAATTCTGTATCAACCAAAGTTTTCAATGCGTCCATAGCACCGATATTTGGTATTTTTGTTTTATCAGCGTCACTTCCTGTATATGTGGAAGTCACATCATTTGTCTTTGAAACATAATCAGAAAAATCTACACTTGCAAGAGTATCTGTAAATTCAGTTCCTTCAATCCAAATTGTAGAATAATTTACATTACTAGTTGTATAATAAAATTTGGTTTTATTATCAGAAGTTATTGTTTTTTCAACTCCACCTTGATAATAAGTAATTGTAGTTCCGCTTATCGTAGGCTTTGCATCACAAACTATTGCTGTTTGTCTAATTGCATTTTGTATACTTACATCTGTATAATCTTTACTGTCAGATAAACAACTAGCAACTTTTTTATCAACACTTCCATTTACAGTGCTATCGCCATTAAGAACGGTTATTGCGTTTTCATTTGCGGTAACTCTGTTGCTCAAGGCAGTGGCGTCATAATTTTCAAGATTATCCAACTTGGTTTTGAGTTCATCGGTAAAGTCATTTGTTGAAAGTCCTTTTCCACTCACCTTGTCCACTTTCTTTGTACATTCCGTGTCAGTATAACTCGTTGCATTTGAATATGCAGTGGCAACTTTAGAATCAACTGAACCTACAACAGTGGAATCACCATTGAGAGTTTCTATTGCACTTTCGTTATCATCAATTTGTTGTTTATAAGCGTCAGTAAAATCATTAGTCGATAAATCCTTTCCGCTAACTTTATCAACTTTTTCATCAAGAAGATTATTGATTTGAGTTTTTGTATAGTATGAAGAAAGGTCTCCACCACCTTCACCTTCACCGATTGCACGCCATTTTCCTGTATCTTCAAGAATTTCATTACTAGCGTTATATCTATATTTTTTACCGTCTTCATAACAATACGCATCGAACATTGGGGGTAGATAATTTTCAGAATATGCCTTCATGTCTGCTATTGTTTCAAAAGCATCTCTTTGAAAATTCTGTTTTTTAGCACGAAGGTCGAATTGGTCCAAAATTGAAATCATAAAAAATTCTCCTATTTATTAAGCAAAAGTCAATTGTACATCGGTTGAAGCACTAGGGTCGTTTTGTGTATAACAATTATAAGAAATTCCATCCACACTGACTGTTGTTTTTGTAAATGACGAGGTATAATTGAGGTTATTTACTAAATCCTTGATACTAGAGAGATTTTGAAAACTACTAGGATAAGCATAAACAACTTTACCATAATCCATTGTAATTCCACTATAAGTCAAATTCTTTGTATCTTTCAGAACATTATTTTGCAATGCCTTAATAATTGCTTCTGTAGGCTCACCAACATCAGCACTTACTGTACCATAATAACTCTTACCTACAAACTTTACAGTAATTGATTTGCTCGCACTCATTGGTGTACCACTTTTTTTATCATACACAATTGCTTTTACGGTAAAATCAGTATTTGTTGGTGTATCAAAATTTAAATCATAAGTATATATTCCACTAGATGTAATATTTTGCGAATTTTTTAATACGTCATTTAAATAAAATTCAACTTTATTCAAATCATAAGTGTTCTTTGTACAAGTTGCTTTCATTTGAATTGTTGAAATCAAAGTATCAACAACATCATATAATGTTGTACTAGGTACAATCGCAAGTGACAAACTAGGAGCAACTTCTTTAATCAACATATTTCTTATTATTGATTCTAAAGAAGTTCCTTTAGCGTATGTTTTTCCGCTAGTTGCAGAACCTATAGCGTTAGTTACTGTTAAAGATTGTTCCAAAATAGCACCTTTGGAAATTGCATAATCCAATGCGTCTTTAACGGTTTCTATAGTAGGAGTTTGAGAATTTGTATATTCTACTTCATCAGAAGTAATTTGTTTATCGAAAAAATAATCTAAAGCGTCTTTAACATTCTCAACACTTGGTTCTTTAGGTTGTGTGTATGCTACATCTTCAGCATCATCAACTAACGGAAGTTCACCACAATCAACCTCCGCTCCATCACTTAATGTTAAAATCAAATGTTTGTTTTCATCTATAGTTCCACTTACAACAGAAATACCGTCCATTACTTTGATTTTTCTAGTATTTGTACTTCCATCGTCACCTGTCCATTTGAATGTAATTTCTGTACCATCTTCGACAGTTTCAACTTTAGAAATTGTACACGGCGCACCTTTAACCGCACCTAAAGCAATAGCCGTATCTTTTGTATATTTTTCTGCAACCGCTAAAGTAATTATATCAAGCATAAATTAAATCTCCATTAATCTTAAAATCAAACTTGATACCAAGTTTTGCTAGTTTCTTCATAGAGATAAAGTTCCCCTGTATCTACACAAAAGGCAGATGAACCTGTAATTGTATTTTCCATTTCATTAGGAAGAAGGGCAACATCAGAACTTAAACCCATGAATGTTTTGTGATTACCTGCAACTTCTGTTAAAACGAAACTACCATAATGTTCTTTGCTATCTGGAATATTTATATTTCTCATAACACATTCTCCTATTTTATTCAATAAAATAGTTATTTTTTAATATTCCTTGATAGTTTAACTTATGGATGTGTCCTAAAGTATTCTAATTCAGCATATGTAGGATGTCCATGTTTCTTTGGTTTTTCTGTAAGTGGAGCAGGTTTTTCCATCTTTGAATATACATCAATGAATCTTTTTACCGTTATCCAATTCACATTGTATTTTGTCGCTATAGAATTTATACTTTTATTATTTTTATAATCTCGCATTATTTGTTTTTCATACCTTCTTAATTTTACATTATATATTTTTTCACCAACTTGTCTTCCTATTCTTTTACCTTTAGATTTTGCTACTGCTAAACCTTGTTTTGTTCTTTCAGAAATTAAATCTCGCTCAATTTGTGCTGATAAACCAAAGGCAAACATCAAGACTTGAGATGTTATATCGTTTTTCTTTTGTGGATTCAAATCAAAATTATTTTTAATTGCTATTACTCTAACACCTTTATTTTTTAATTCTGATATTATATTGAATATCATATTCAGACTTCGACCTAATCTTGAAATTTCAGTAACGACCAAAACATCATTTTCTTTCAATTGATTTATCAAATTACCTAAATTTCGTTTATGATAATCAATTGTTCCACTTTTCTTTTCTTCAATCCATTTTCGAACTTTATATCGTTCTAAAATAGCCTTCTTTTGATTTTCAAGATTTTGTTCCTCTGTAGAAACTCGAATGTAGCCGTATATCATTTATTAACTCCTTTTTTAATTATAACAAATTATATATAATATTAAAAACATTGTCAAGAAAAAATTATTATTGAGAGAGAATAACTATTTTAATAACTATGATAATGAGGTTTTAATTATATGAATAATCATTGGGAAATACAAACTGTAGAATTCGATAAAACTAATTCAGAAGGAAATGTTGATTTGTACGGATATGGTCAAATATCAATATTGTTGAGTAAATATGTTCTCAAAGAAAAAGGAAAAGGATTAAGTTCTAACGATTTTACTGATTCGGACAAACTCAAATTAAATTCTGTTGAAGTAAATGCTCAAGAAAATAAAGTAGAAACAATATCTATTAATGGTGGACAAAAATTTTATCCTGATAGTGAAAAAAACATAAGTATAGATGTTCCTACAAAACTTTCTCAATTGTATAATGATGTTGGTTATGCCAAATTAATCAATACATCGACTCAAGAAGATTATTCAGATTCATATGTTGGAAAAGCAAAACTAGCCTTTCAAGATGAAGAAAACATACCGATTGGTAAAAACTCAAATGCGGAACAAGGGGGGATTGCTTTAGGTGCAAATACATCCACAGACGAGACTCACGATGTAAATATCAACAACCAATTACTTCATAATAAAGAAACCGATTTGTGGGAAGGAATAATAACCCATTCCAAAACATCTGATACAAACACTAATGGAACAAATCTTAATCAATTAGATGTTGTCATCGATGATTTAGAAACAGAAACACAAAATAGAATCGATGGAGATAATACTTTATTAGAAAAAATAAACACCGAAACTCAAACTAGAACAGAAGCAGACGATTTATTGCGTGAAAATTTGAATTCTGAAATTCAAGAAAGAACTGAGCAAGATGAGTTATTTGAAATCAATTTGAACAATGAAATTTATAACAGAAATCTTTTTGATACTAATTTGTCAAATAGGATAGATTCGATTGATGATTTAATTCCAAATCAAGCATCATCATCGAATCAATTAGCGGATAAATCATTCGTAAATTCTACAGTCCAAACAAACACCGCTAATTTTAGAGGAAATTGGGATGATTGGGCAGATGTACCTTCAAACTCAGAAGATTATCCTCAAGATTATTCAGGTAACACAACTCCAACAGTAAACGATTATTTGGTTGTACAAGACGCTTCTGATTATACATTAGAAACATTAAGTGGAACTTGGAGATTTAAATATACAGGTGATTGGGAAACTGATGGGAAAAACGGTTGGATTGCAGAATATCAAGTAAACGAAGAACCTTTTACCTCTGAACAATTATATGCGATTAACAGTGGAATAACTTCCGAAAAAGTTGCACAATACGATGAATTTATTAGTAGTGGCAGTGGGGATGTTACAGGTGTCAAAGGTGAAGCGGAAACGACCTATAGGCATGGAGATGTAAATATCACAAAAGCCAATCTAGGATTGACCGATGATGAATTGGGAATGGTTTGGCATGATTCAAACACAACTAGCGGTAAATATACCGCTCCTTATTATGCGGATGGAATTTGGGTAATTGCCATCATCAATAATGCTAGTGGTATTACTGGTATAAAATATTCTACTGATGGAAAAACTTGGTATAATTCACTGTCAGGTTATTTTGCTTATAGTGACCCTTATTACGCAAACGGAATTTGGATAATAAGTGTTACTACCAATGAAGGTTCAGGTGCAGGTATAAGATATTCAACCGATGGAAAAACTTGGTGGACTAGTTCAAGCATGAGCAGTCTTATGTACAACACTCCTCATTATGCGAATGGAATTTGGGTAATTGGTGGTATTGCTAATGGTATAAAATATTCGACCAATGGAACAACTTGGTATAATTCAAACATAACTATCAATGGTTACGATACCCCTTATTACGCAAATGGAATTTGGGTAATAGGTAGTGATGGTGCTAGTGGCACTGCTACTACTGGTATAAAATATTCAACAGATGGAAAAACATGGAGTGATTCAAACATAACTAGCGGTGGTTACAAAAAGCCTTGTTACGCAAATGGAATTTGGGTAATTGGTGGCACTGGTATAAAATATTCAACAGATGGAAAAACATGGAGTGATTCAAACATAACTAGCGGTGGTTATAATGCTCCTTATTACGCAAATGGAATTTGGGTAATTGGTAGCACTAGTGGTGGTGGTATAAAATATTCAACAGATGGAAAAACATGGAGTGATTCAAACATAACTAGCGGTGGTTACAAAAAGCCTTGTTACGCAAATGGAATTTGGGTAATTACTAGCGTTTATAGCAATGGTGTAAAATATTCAACAGATGGAAAAACATGGAGTGATTCAAACATAACTAGTGCTGGTTACTCCACCCCTTATTATGCAAATGGAATTTGGGTAATTGGTACTGTTAGTAGTAATAGTGATGGTATAAAATATTCAACATTTAATAGTTTGAATGATTTAGGTTCTGCATTTAAAGGAATTACTGAACTGTCAGAGAAAACAACAGATTTAATTGAAAAAACAACAAATTTAGTTGAGCAAACATCTTTATATTATGGAACTTGTTCTACATCAAGAGCCACAAATGCAAAAGTAGTAACTTGTCCTACATTTGAACTTGAAATAGGTTGTAAAATCATTGTTAAATTCACCGATACCGCAGGTTCCGCTCCAACATCAGGAAATATTTCTTTAAATATAAATGGAACAGGTGACATTAATTTATATAATAAAAATTATACACAAATGACATATGCTTACAGTGGAGAATTTAGAGCAAATAGGTTATGCGAAATTACTTATGATGGTACATATTATATATGGTTAAACTATGATTCTAATACCACATATTCTACGATAACACAAGCAGAAATCACCGCTGGAACATCCACTAGTTCAAGACTTGTTACTCCAAAACTATTGGCTGATAATTATAATAAAAAATCTTCAGTAACAAGTCATACATTATATTTGTAAACTACACACCGCTCTAAAGGGATGGAATTATTCTTACTGATTTTATAAAAAAATATTGAAAAATATTCTCAAATGTATTACACTTTAAACCACTAAATATTGTGGCTTAAAGTGTAACTATCTTTAATTCAACACTAAATATATATATTAAAAGAGGTAATGCTATATGAAAGTAAGAAAAAGAGACGGCAGATTAGTAAATTTTAATGAATCAAAAATTGTGGATGCCATCAAACTCGCATCCGACAATATGAAAACTGATAATAAAATTACGGATGAACAACTTAAAAATACAGTTTCTTTTGTAAAATCTTCTCTCGAAAGTGAAGGAAAAGAAGAAATTGAAGTTGATGATATTCATGACCTTGTAGAAAAATATTTGAAGAAAGAAAATAAAGATGTGGCAAAATCATACATCGATTATAGAAAAAGTCGTGAACTTGAAAGATTTAAGAATCTTGATATCACTAAAAAAATCTTTGAAAAATTAAATGCAACAAATGTAGTAAATCAGAACGCAAATGTAGACGAATTTTCATTTGGTGGAAGAAAAGGTGAAGCCGATTCGGTTTTAATGAAAGAACTTGCATTAAATTATTTGATTTCTCCAAAGTTTGCAAAAAATCATAATAATAATAGAATCTATATTCACGATTTGGATTCATATTTTGTAGGGATGCATAATTGCTTGTCGCTACCCATTGACGATTTGCTTAAAAATGGTATGAAAACTAGACAAGTATTTATCAGACCTGCGAATAGTTTATCCACCGCTATGCAACTTGTCGCCGTTGCAATTCAATTGCAATCATTACAACAGTTTGGTGGTGTTGCAGTAACGCATATTGATTGGAGTATGATTCCTTATATTAGAAAATCATTTTTTAAGCATTACAATGAAGGATTGAAATTTATTAAAAATAAAAAACCAATTACTTTATCTAATGTGGAAACAATTTCAATATTAGATAGAAAAATTTATAAAAATAAAAAAGTACAAAATTATGCTTATGAAATGATTAAAAAGGAAATTCATCAGTCTGTGGAAGGATTGTTACACAACTTAAACTCATTGCAGAGCAGGTCAGGTAACCAGTTGCCGTTTTCGTCTATAAACTACGGAACTTGTACATTAGAAGAAGGTCGCTTATTAATCAAAGAAATTTTGAAATGCACTATTGATGGTGTTGGTAATCACGCCACCTCGATATTTCCTTGCCAAATTTTTCAATTAATGGATGGCGTAAATGCTAAAGAAAATGACCCTAATTATGATTTGTTTAAGTTAGCAATTGAGTGTACTTCTAAACGTCTTTATCCTAATTATGTAAACTGTGATTGGAGTAACGACCAAGGTTATAATAAAGATGACCCAAGAACTTATCCTAGTACGATGGGTGCAGTTCGTGGTGATGAATTTGTATCAATCAAAATTAACGGTGTGGAATTTAATAACATTTCAATTAAAAAAGCAATTGAGACAATAGATTCTTATACTTCCAATATCGAATGGATTAACAACAAATCTAATAAAATCGGATATACAAAGTATAAACAAGTAAAAAATTGTCAGATTAAATGTCAGAATAAATGGGTTGATATTTTGAATATCGAATTTAATGATGAATCTTCACCATTAAAATTGTACGAAGTTATATTTGATAAAAATGGTGAAAATCAAATTCTTCATATCACAGAAGACCATCCTTTGCATACCGCTCGTGGTAGAATTATTGCTACTGATTTGAAAGTAGGTGATGTAATTTATGATTCTGTCAGCGGATATGGATATAAAATTATTTCAGTAAAAGTAACTGATGAAAAATGCAATACTTATGATTTCACTACTGAAACAGATATGTTTGATTTAAGCGGAATTGTTTCTCATAATTGTCGTACTTATAGTAGTACAGATATAAATGCCGAATCGGAAGAATTATCTCATCTCAAAGATGGTCGTGGAAACATCGCACCTGCTACAATTGTTTTGCCTACAATTGCTATGGAATCAAAAAAGAAGATGAAAGACGAAGTTAATGAAGATAAATTAATTGAATTGTTTATGAAAAATCTTGATGATGCTATAACTGATTGTAAAGATGAATTGATTGAACGATTTAATTATATCTGTTCTCAAAATCCTAAATCGGCTTCATTTATGTATGAAAACAGAACATTCTATGGATATAACGAAAATGAAGGCATTCGTTCAGCATTGAAACATGGAACTTTGGCTATCGGTCAGATAGGTCTTGCTGAAACTTTGCAGATTTTAATTGGAACTGACCAATGCACTGATAAAGGAATGGAACTTGCTAAAAAAATTGAATCTTTATTCAAGCAAAGATGTGCTGAATTTAAAAAAGAATGGCATTGTCCAAAATTCACAAATGAAGAAATCTATGATAAAATCATAGAAAATTTAACAAAAGAAAATGTTGAATTTTCCAAAGAAGAAATTTTCGAATTTTGTAAAAAACAAAATCGTTTTTAAGGGAGTGATTATGGATGTCGAAATAAAAAATAAAATTTTAAAGATTATTTGTGATAATCCTAGATGTTGGCATAAGATATTAAATAATAAGAAAAATTTAAATTTGCTTTTGGAATTAAAAAAATATTTTCCTCAACATTATTCTTTAAAAGAAATGGGAATTTGTTTATTGAATGATTTGACAGAAAAACCAAAATGTAAAATTTGTGGAAAAGAAATTAATACAATAAAACATCGAAAATTTGCAAAATATTGTAGTTCTAAATGCGCCCAAAATGATAAGGATTTAAGAAATAAAATAAAACAAACTTGTTTAGAAAAATATGGAGTTGATAATCCAGCCAAATGCGAGGAAATTCAACAAAAGATGAAAAATACTTGTTTAGAAAAATATGGCTCTACTAATATTTTTAGTTCTGAAATCGGAAAGAATAAAATAAAAGAATCATTATTGGATAAATATAATGTTGAAAATCCTGCGTTTTTGATAGATGTTATAAATAAAAGAAAACAAACTTTGATAGAAAAATATGATGTGACTTGTGGATTTTTGGTAAATAAAAATTATAAAACATCGAAAGGTGAGGATGAACTTTATTTATTCATAAAACAATTAAAAGAAAATTCTATTCATTCTGATAGAGAACAAATTTTCCCATTAGAATTAGATATTTATATTCCCGATTTGAAAATCGCAATCGAATATGATGGGGATTATTGGCACTCTCTTCCTGACATGAAAAGAAGAGATAATTTAAAAAATAAAATCTGTAAAGAAAAAGGTATAAATCTTTTTCGAGTTAAAGAAAGTGATTGGTATAACAATAAAGAAAATATAAAAGAAAATTTCAGGAGGATATTAAATGGATGAAAAAAAATTAAAAGAGGTGTATGAAAAAGCACTTGAGGAATTAAAGGAAAAGAAATCATATCGATTGAATTTTGGAGTTTATTATACACCTAAATTTTAAGTGGGTGCTTTACTGGTGACAGTAAATGAAAATCCCTCTCTAAACGGGCGAAGAGTAATAATCTGATAAGAAAGGCTAAACTTGATAAGCAGGCTAACCCCGTAGGAAGTCCTAAAAATGGATGGCTCTAACGACTATCGAAAGTATAACCTAAGAGAAAAACTTAGGCGAATAAATGAGTAGAGTACAACTTATGTTGGAAATGAGAGGCTCTTTTATTTTGGTAAAAGAAATAAAAGATGAAAATATAGTCTGACTTTATATGAAAATATAAAGAATTTCGGCAGAAGGATTGTCAAAAAATTCATTCGATAAGTTTGTCAAAAAATACGGTCTCATTGAAAATGTAACTGCATACAGAGATGAGAATGGAAAACTTCAACCTAGAGGATATTTCACAAATTCTATTCATGTTCCTGTATGGAAGGAAGTTTCTCCTTTTGAAAAAATTGATATTGAATCTCAATTGACAAATTATTCATCAGCAGGTTGTATCACATATGTTGAAATTGGAGATAACGCATCTAACAACTTGAAGGCTCTTGAAGATATTGTTTTGTATGCCAAAGAAAAAGATGTACCATATTTTGCATTGAATCTTCCTTTATCTCATTGCAAAAAATGCGGTTGTGATGAAAATATTGGATTTGAAGAACCTTGCCCTAAATGTGGAGCAGATAAAAACGAAATAGAGCATCTTGCTCGTGTAACAGGTTATCTTTCAACAGACTACAAACATTTTAACAAAGGCAAGCAAATGGAAGTTAAAGATAGATTCGTTCATGTAAATAAATTAAACGATTGGGTGAAAAAGTAATGCGTTTTGCAGGAATTATAGAAAACGACATAGTTGATTCCATCAGCGGAATCAATGTGTCGTTTTGGTGTCAAGGTTGTTTGTTTCATTGTCCTCATTGTCATAATCCTCAAACTTGGGATTTAAATGGTGGACAAGAATTACCTTCAGATTATAAAGAAATTATTCTCGAATTACTTCATAAAAATGAGATAAATAGGGGATTATCTATTTTGGGTGGAGAACCTTTATTAGAACAAAATAGACAAATTGTATCCGATTTAATTGATTTTATTAAAAACAAATCTCCCAATACTATAATTTATTTATGGAGTGGATTTATATACAAAGAATTAAAGAAATCGAAAGATTTAAGAATAAAAAATATATTGAGTAAAATTGATTATTTTATTGACGGCTTATATGATGAATCTAAAAGAGATACAACTTTGAAATTACGAGGTAGTTCAAATCAAAACGTATATCATAGAATGAACGGTAAATTGAAGAAAATAAATATTTAATCCCTAAAGAAAATAAATATCTCTAGGAATTAACTTAGGGGATTAAAAATGCTTGGAACTTAAATCCGAGCATTTTCATATCGAAATGACATACAACTTCGATATGAAAAATAACACACATCTATTTATTTTCTTGAACAAATTTCATCAAGGTGAACAATTTTATCCCAATCTTCTACAGACAAACCTTTCATCTGTACTTTACCGTTTTGGAAGAACTTGATTTGCCAACCACTGAATTTAGGGTCAACGGTTGTCATATCAATCCATTCACCATAACGAACCTGATACTGCAATCCACTTCTTGGATAGAAATATGTTGCATTATCTGTTGGATATTTGTCTGCGTAATCTTGTGCAACATCCATAAGTTTGTGACCAATTGAACCGTCACGAATAAATTCGTCTGTTTTCAAATACCAAAGCAAATCAAAGAACGACATGGAATTAAATGAATAACGGTCGTAATTATGAAATTCACCAATTTTTGATTCTACCGAAACATTACTAAAAAAGTAATGGAATTTATCATTCAGTTTAGCGTCATCCGCACCATTACCAATTTTATCTGCAATCATATCATGCAACTGTTTAAAGTCTTTTACATCTCTGAAATAAACTTTAAATCCGATAGAACTACAAGTAAAATATTTATTATCGAATCCAATATAAATTCCAAATTCTTCTGAAAGTTTATTAGCAATCATATCACCATATAAATCTTCAACTTTATATTGATATTCGTATTCTTTAGCAAGTTCAGCAAATAAATCATAATCAACAACCATAAATTATTCTCCTATAATATGATAAATATATAGTTACAGAAAAACCGCTCAAAATTAATTAAGCGGTTTTTTTTGATTACCAATCATCATCCTCATACTCAATACACTCGATATCAGCATCAGGATATTTTTTTGCGATGAAATCATCTGCGTCTGAACAGAACTCTCGTCTGACAGTCTCTACAAACTCATCATCTTTCGTTTTAATCAAATAAGTGTACACATGCATAATACCCATATTCTACCTCCTCAATATCCAAGTGTTATAATAATGTCGGTTTCTTTTATAAAATTCCAACATTTACCACAATCATATTGTGACCAAATATCATTTCGAACTTTAATATAAGTAGTATCGGTTGTAGGTTCATAGTATACAATTCTACGACCATGTGGAGAACAAACAACACAATCTGTTTTATAAAGTTTTAATGTTTTAATCATGAACATCAATCTCCTTACTCTCATAATATACAACATATAAAATAATTTGTCAAGTAAAATTATCAAATAATTCAACTATTTTGTTATATGAGTTTACAAAATTACGTGAATAAAATGCAGAATCATTCTCATACTATGGAATCCAAATTGGCTATTTGGAGGTCTAAGAAAAAACGAGGTTCGAAAGGTGAACAGATTACAAGAGATTTTTTGAGAAAACACAACCTCGCATTCAAGGAACAAAAATCTTTTTCTGATTTATATTATAAAAATAAAGAATTTCCTTTGCGCTTTGATTTCCAAATATTTTTCAAAGATTTTTGGTTTCTTCTTGAAGTCCAAGGTGAACAACATTATAAACCCACCAATTTTGGTGGTCATTTGACAGAACAAGAAATTCAACAAAACTTTGAGGAAGGACTAGAGCGAGATAACATGAAAAAAGATTACTGTTCCAAACACAATATCATCTTAAAATATGTAGATTGGAACGGTAATCCTAAAACATTAATTAAAGACTTACAAGAAATGTTCAGAACCCTTTGATAAAAACATTAGTTATTTTTATCGGCATTAATCAACGAATTTACCGCTTTTCTTTTAAAGCCAATTGACGCATTGTTATAAAACATTGCTAAGTGAACATCTTTATTATCGTTTGTGTATTTTTTATATCTTTTGATACATTCGTTTGATTTGTTTATATATTCATCATACTTTGTCATTTTTTATTTCTCCTTAGTACCAATCATTGTATTTTATCATTCTTTTCCGTCTAAGACACAATCACCTAAAATAACCGCACCTTTATGAAATTTATAAATGGATTTTTGATTGTCCAAACATTCCCAATCGCCACCAACAATATCACAATATTCTCTACAATACCCTAGCAATGTACTTGGATATGTGTTTCTACCACTTCGAGAATTGATTTCATTTGTCAGCGTCCATCCACTTATGATAAAACCATCTTGCAGATTGTCCAAAAAATTATAAACAATTTTAGTCACACTCATACACAACTCCAATTTTAGCATTTAGAATACACGCATACCATGAAAATTAGCATAAATCGAACGCTCTGAATCAAGAGCGTCAAATTTGATTACAAGTACAGTTTTTCCATTATCACTTTCATAAGATGAAATTACTCTACCTTTTCCGAAATTTTTATGGATTACATTTCGATTTTCATAATTCTTCATATTATACCTCCGTATGGAAATATAATATCATTATTCTTTCTTAATGTCAAGGAAAATTGTCATTTGAGGAATTCGTTTTTCTTCATCCAATCCCACCAATCTTTCCATAATTTTTCTATATTACTTTGAGCAAATTTATCATCTATATACAAGTCCGCTCCGATTTTTCTCGAATCATTACCGTAGTATTCTGTTTGTGCTTTATCGTTTTCATTCACATAATCAAATTTTATCCCATACAATTCACAAAAATCTAACGCTTGTTTAAGAGTTTCACCTTCTCTACATGTCCATAGAATTAAAGTTGTGTATGGGTCATTCATAAGAACTCGAAGAACATCGAACGCATGAGGAATCGGTTTTATAATTTTCGGAAAATTCGTTTTAGCAATAGTGCCATCAAAATCAACGGCGACAACCATTTTTTTCCTTGTCTTTTTTTCATTTACATTTTCGAATTTTATAGATAACGGTTCAAAAAATAATCGATTGATTGGATTATAGCAATACATGAGATATTCATAAATACAAACTAAAATTAAAGCAAATTTCATAATTACATTATTGCAATTTATTCTTCATCTATCAAGTCTTTTCTTTCAGATTCTATATTTTTTTCATATTCTTTATAATATTTATTTAATTCTTCATCTGATAAACTTTCTATTTGATTTTTATTTAGACCTTTATCTTCTTCAAGAAATATATAGAAATCACTCATATACAAATTTCTCCATTTACTTCGTTTGGATATTTGATAGGATGTTCGTTTCCATGAAGATAGTATTTCAAATATCCATTATCTGATTTATCATTGTCAGCCATTGCCATAATCCAACCCCACGTTCTAGCAAAAGTATAATACATATATTTATAATCGATAATTGGTACACCATAATCACCATATTGATGATAATCGGCAGAAAATCTGATTCCTTTTTCTTTACAATGTTCTATTATGCAAGTTTCCATTTCTGATAAAAGACTATTATATTCTTTTACTTTATCTTCATCTAACCACATAGGAATTTTATCATATTCAGTTTCAGTTTTCCATTTTTCAAACATTTCATCACATGATAAATTATTTTCTTTTGCCAAAGTTTTTAATTCGTTTGGCATTATCATTTTCTTATTAGGATTCATTAAATTTAAACGTTCGTCAAAAGGGTCTATGTAATGTTTCCTAGCATATTCTTCATTCGTCCATGCAGTTACTTTCATTTAATATCCTCAATATTCTTCCTAAGTGATTATACACACAAAATACAATTGTGTGTACATTTACTTTAATTATTCTGAATATTCAAACAACTCAGCAATTTTCAATTTATCTTCCAAAGAACAATTCAAAGTTCTGATTACATCAAAAGCGTGTTCGGCAGAATATTTTGGTTTTGGTGGACATTTTTCTTCTTGCAAGTTATTCCAAAATTCATTACTGATAACATCAAAATATTTATAAACGAAAATTTTATCATCTTTGGATATTTCAGAAGTCGAATCTATAATCTTTCTGATTAAACATGTGAAAAATCTAAATTCATCTTCCATTCTCATATCTGAAAAAATAGGATATCTTGTATCCAAATATTCCAAATAATTTTTAACTGAAATTTTATCTCTCATTCGTTTCTCCTATAAAGTAATTATATTACAGTCTGTATCATTCGCTTGAATATAGGCAACCATATCTTTCGAATGAGTTACGACAATCATCTGTTCAAATACATCTTTCATTTCCAACAAAGATGAGTAAAACATTTCTTTTCTAGTCGCACTCAACGGAGCGTCAGGCTCATCAAGCAAAATCATATTCAAATTCAAATTCTTATTAAAACTCTCACAGAATCCGATGTTTGTGATAGCCTTTTCCGCACCACTCAAGCGTTCAACTTTAATATCATCCCCAAATCTCATTGAAATTCCGCTACGAGTCATATCAAACTTAATATTCAATGGTTTATAATAAACTTGGTCGATAAATTCATTTATATCATTTTCAATATTCTTCAAATTCTGCAATATTGCCCAAGACGGATAATCAGTTGTGAGAATCTTCTTACTGTTTTCCAAATCAAACTTTTCTTTCTCAAACTTTTGTTTCCTTTCCTTAAACTTTTCAAGTTCTTTCTTATCTGCTTTCTTTGTTTCTTCAAGTTGCTCGTTATATTCCTTTACAACTTTATTTTCAGCAACAACAGAATCATATTTTTTAAGTTCAGTTTCAATTTCAACAATTTTGTTTTCATCAAAAGTTCCTACGGAGAAAGATTCAATTTTCTTGGAAAGTTCCTCAAATTCCTTAAACTTTGAATCATGCTGAATTTTCAAATCTTCAATTTCTTTTTCCAAAATGGTGGTCTGTGATTCATATAAATCTGCTTTTTCTTTTATAGAATTTAATCTTGAAGTTTTTTCAGAATCGATAGATTCAAGAATTCTCTTTTCACTCTCAATCTGATTAGAATAATTTTGCTTCTTTTCCATGAGAGAAGAATTCAAAGATTTCTGTTCCATCCGCTTGTTTTCAATCAAAGACTGTTTCTTCACAAGTTCATTTGAAAGATTGTTTTTTCTTTCTTTCAGTTCTTCATTCTTTTTTGATTTCTCTTCAATGTCCGCTTTCTTCTGCAAAAGGTCGCTGATTGTGTTTTCAGATTCAGCAATCTGTTTATCCAATTCTTTTGCTTCGGATTCAAATTGAGCGTGTTTATCTGTACATGAGCCACCACATACGGGACATACACCATTTTTTAATTTTTCTGCATTAGACATTGAAATTGAATGTTTTGTTTTAAGTTCAGATAAAGTATTTCTAGCATTTACAAGAGAAGATTCATCAAACTTAATCAACTTCATCAAACGAATAGAATCAATTTCTTTTACAAGTTCATTCCCTTCATCTTCAATCTTTTTAATTTCACATTCAAGATTAAGAGATTTTTCATTTATATCTTTATCAAGATTTTCTCTCTGTTCTTCCAATGACTTGATTTTATTTTCAGATTCAAGTTTCTTATTGGCAAATTCTTTTTCAATCTTTTCTTTTTCAGTATCAAAATCAAACGACTTCAATTCATCGATTTTTGACTTCTTTGAATCTGATGAAACTTTAATGGAGTTGATTTCTGACTCAAGTTTATTTTTTCTTTCTCTCAAATCACTCAACTGATTATTCTTTTCTTCAATCAAAGATTTTTCAGCAATAAGTTTATCCATCTGTGATTTCTTCAATTTGTATTCATCTTCAGTAAATGGAAGTTCGACAAAATCTTTTGTAGTATAAACTTTATTTTCTAATGCGAAAATTTCTTTGTCATTTTCAATAATTTTCTCTTTAGTCTGTTCAATCTTTGGTTCAATGAGAGTCTTGATTTCTTTTGTATAGTCGAGGTCTTGAATTTTTTTGAACAAATCTCGTCTTTCACTATCTGAGCAATGAATAATATCCATATCGGAATTCTGTCTTACAAAAAGGGCATATTTAGAAGTAGCAACAGGTAAATTTCCATTTTCATTAAGCCATTCTTTTACACCTTCGCCATTAGCAACATCATTTCCATCAATATCTTTAAGGTTTCTAGTTGTAGTATAACTCTTTCCTTTTTTACAAGTTAATGTTTCCAAAAGATGTTTGCCGTTAAGCATAAATTCCAAAGAGATTGTAAACTCATTGCATTCTCTATTCATATAGTCTGCGAATCCACCTTCATATTCAGACAATAAAAGAATTGAAATTGCGTTTATCTGCGTAGTTTTACCACTTCCGTTCTCTGCACGGATTACATTGATTCCATCCTCGTACTCGAAAATCTTTTCATCTTTAAAACAACCGAATCCTTTTAATGAAAGTTTTATAAGTTTAAGCATATTATTCTCCTAGAAAATATAATATAATTTTTATCTCAATTCGTCAAGTTTATTTATTATATTTTTACGAAAGATTTAATTTTTGTAAAATCATAATCACCATAAATACTAGCGATTATAAATCTTGCGTTCTTTTTATCCCACTCTAAAATACCTTCGTAATTCTCATCATAAATAATTTTATCACCATGACAACAAGGTGTTCCGTTTTCATCTTGAATATATCCACCCAAACATAAACGAGATTCTATTTGTGGAATCGATTTTAAAAAATTCTCAATTTTATCTTCGTGATTATTACTTTTGTCTATTGATTCATATTCTTCATTACTTAAACCTTCAAGTCTTGCGTATCTACAAGAATGTTCTCTTATCAATTCATCAAGTATTTTTCTACTTTCTTCTTTCATATATCTCAACCTCGTTCTTCTTTTCTATTCGTTTTATCATAATATCTTCCACATCTTTATTCAAGCAAATACCAATCAAATGGGAATTAAATTTTTCCATTATAATCTGCATTACAATTAAATGTGTAGTTATACAATCTGCTAGTTTTCCCAATAACGCTTCATTTATTTCTTCATTAAAACTATTCAAATCAAAATTCATAATCCAAGCAACATCAGACGGAATACAATAATTAATTTTAATATTAAAAGTATCAATCAATTCAACATTAAATGTAATACGTGTATGAAAAGATTTTTGATATTCATTCAAGGAATACAATTTTGTTAAATCTGTTACATTTTTGCATTTAAATTCAACTATCGGATAACTGCAAGGACAATAGTCGTATTCCATAAATTAATCTCCTACAAAATCTTTATACAATGTTTCAACTACACCATTAATATCTTCATATCCTTTTATCTTCAAACATTCGCCATAGTGTAATATAGCACTATCGATATATGCTTTTACATCTTCTACACTTCCTAAAGAATAAACTTCACAAAATTCTCGATTTCTATTATAAGCCATAACAATTACTTTCAAAAGTTCTTTAATAAGGATATTCTTTGTTTTAATTGTTTCTTCTAGATTATTAAAATAATCTTCTTTCATTAATAAATCTGCTACTTTTCTTAATGATTCTGCAAGTTTAAAAGATTTTTGTTCCATAATCACACCCTTATTTCACACAAAATTCCTTCATCAATGTCACCGAAATCATTCGTATCATGATATAATTTTAATATTATATCACTTTCATCAACATCAAAATGTTCAGCCAATATTTTAATAATATCTTCAACATCTAATTTTAAAATTCTTTCTTCTTTCATTAAGAATCTCTCCCAAAATTACATATAATTATTACTTCTAGTTCTCCCTTTCATAAGTTCATCGGCAGTAAAACCACGATTATCAATGGCATATGGATTAATATCTGCATATCTACAGAACTCATCCCAATCATCAATATTTCTGTTACTTTGATTCCATTTCACCAACACCAAATCAAATCTTGTGCTAGTTTTATATTCCGTTCGTCTTAGAGCATCAAAATTATCATACAAACTTTTAGCAAGTTCATAGCAAATAACGTTCTTTCGTTCTTTTTCTAATTCTTCTGTTGGAATAGGAGAATTTAATAATGTAAGGTCTTTTGGAACTGCCAAAGATAAAGTAACTAACTCTTTATTACCTTCAAGAAATTCCTTTTTGAGTTGGTCGAAATACTTCTTTTTATATTCTTCTGTCTTTTCTTCTTGTTCTTCTAGTTTCCTAGAACATTTTCGAAAATCAGATAATGTTTCATAATATGCATTTGTATAACCACGAACTTCATTTTTAAGAGTGTTGATTTCTACATTTTTATAAGCAAGTATATTTCTGTATTTATTTCGTTTGGCTTTTCTGTTCATATATTATTCCTCAAAACATAAACTCAATAATCTTGTAACATCTTCATCAGTATGACCATCCCAATGTTTTGCTCTAGGAAGTTCTTTGCAATCAAACAAATCCCAATATTCCATTTCATAGTGATAAGTATAAGAACCATTTGGTGTATCGATTCCAACTATAAACCAACCACCACCAAAACAAAATTGTCCGTCTTCATGTTTCTTTGATTTCCAAGCAAGTTCTTTATATGTGTTTACAATTGTTGCAAATAAAATTGCTCGTTGGTAATAAAGAGAATTAAATGTGTGAAATCCGTCCGATAATTCTCCAATATCATCAATGTTTGCAATTTTGCAAATCTGTTCTATTTGTTCTTCTGATAAAGACATAAATTACTCCTATCTTCCGTAGATAATATTCGACTCTGATTTAGATTCCGTCATTTGAATCAATGTTTCCAATTGTTCATCAGATAAATCTTTAATTAGTTTATTCATTTTATCACTTTCTCTTTTATTCTTTTCGGCAGAAAGCATAAACTGAAGATAATCAAATTTTTCACTCATAAATTACTCCTTATAATTACATGGATAATAATTTCTATTATTTTCGTCAGCATACATCCATGAGATTGCCGATTTTTCATCTTTGAACACAATGACTGGACGCCAAGATGCTGAAAATTCTCGTTTGTCTATATAAGATTGAACACCAACATATAATATCATTTATTCCTCACTTTTCAGTCGAATAACTTCATTGCAAATATCAAACACTTCATTTGACAATCCTACTGATTTTGAAAATTTTTCAAAAGTCGGTTTTTCCGATTTTTCTACATCATTCATTTCAACTTCTGTAACTCTCTGCTTGAGAACCTTGTTGGTGTAGAATTCAAATCCCATTTCTTTTGCTTGCTTGGAATATTCCTCAAGAGCCACATTTTTATCAAGAGCGTTTTTTACTGTGAATATTGCATATTTTGTTTTAGGTTTTTCAAGTTTGTTCGGATATTCCACTATGTAATATTCGAGATACTTTGGAACTTCAATCAATTCATATTCTTTTGTTTCACCATTAATTTTTGCAATATATGGTGTTCTACCACTTTCAGTTGATGAGTTAAGTGTACAAGCACCAAGGTAATGTCCACCATTCTGAATATTTGCAGTATGAATATGTCCGTTCATCCAAGTTTTTACTTTTAACTTTGATGTATCACAAAACTTTTTAGAAAAATGTTCTGTATCATCTTCGATATGTCCAAAGCCATAATCAAATTCATCAGAAAATCCTTCTCCATTAAAAGTTGCAATTTTACCACCAAGATTGCTATATTCTTCTACCATCGGTTTTTTATCAGTACCTTCATGATTATAGAACGGCAAGAAAAGGAGAGTACAATTATAATATTTCCACGCTTTCCATTCTGTAATTACTTCTACATTTTTCAAAGGTCTAAACAATGAAAGAACAGTAGACTGATTAGCACATTCATGATTTCCTTCAATTATGAGAATTTTCGCAAAACGACTTCTGTTTTCAAAACAATCAATGAATATCTCATACAACTCATATGGTGAATTAATTTCACACAAATCCCCCAACATCAAAAGTGTATTATTAGGATTATTAAAATCGGAATTAAATATCCAATCTAACACATCCAAGCACTGACTTTTCTTCGGCTCTTTATTTTGAAGATGCATATCACCTACAACAATTAAATCATGATTCACATTTTCACTCATATTTAATCCTCCATTAAAAAATCAACTGTATTTTTAAGAATAGATTTTAAATCATCAGAATATCCAAATCGTTTTTGATTAATTTCAATTGATTTATAAATATCACCATTTTCGTGACGTTCAGAACTTGCTTTCCAATCACAAATCATTTCCAATACATCAATCAAGTTCATTCCTTGAATTCCATTATCAAAATGTTCTGGATGGTGTCTGTTATTTAAATAATGTCTATCCAACGCAGGTTTCAAACCATTCAGATATGACTTGTATTCTTCACTTCCATATGTACATTTTGCCAATTTCGGAGTATATTCATCAAAAAGAGTTTTCTCAACTTCATCATTGATTTTATCAGAATCGTGATTTATGCCACGCTCGTCCAATTCGATTATACATTTTCCAATATAATCGTTTACTTTTGCTATATGTTTTCGTGTATCTTTTAAACTGTCATAATTCATATCATTCTCCTTTTATCAATTCAATTTCTTTTAAATGTTTTTCATCACTCATAAATTCGGCAAGTAACTGAAAAGTATCAAAAGTGTTTTCATATTCCACATCACCCCATTTATTAAATGTAGATTTGAACCCTATTCGCAACAACCATCGATAGTGATTTCCTTTATGTGGAATCACTATACAAGCAACCTCATCGTTATTTAATTTCGATTCATAATAAAATTGTGTATCATCACAAGAATCTTTTAATTCCCAATTATCAACATTCATATTCATAAATTATTTATCCTTCGTCACTTTAGATAAAGCACCGTTCCCTAGAGAGTTATCAAATAATCTGAAACAATTACACCAATCATCTCTCGTAACAAATTCATGTTTTTGAAGTTTATCATAAATCAAACTGAGATTACAATTAAGATTATCAATCTCATCCTTCGCCGACTTAAAAAGACTTTCTTCTTCCAAATAATTCTTCAACCATTCTTCTGCTTCTTCCTTAGAATTAAAATCAGATTTCAACGGTGGTCTACTTCTTGAATAAGAATCTTTCTGTTCTTCAATGAAATAATTTAATCCAACAGACGGATTATATTCCTCAAATATATCAAAATTGGGCATAATCCACCATTTCTTTTTATTTTTCTTTTCTTCTTCAATCTGATTAATCAACGCTTCAACACGCTCTCGTTCTTCATCAGTAAATGATTCGAGATTATAAACTTTACAATTCTCAGCCATTGTTTACATCCCCTTTATATCTTTTAATCTTTCGATTGTAATTTCATGATTTTTCTTTTTTGTAGCAAAATCCCAATCAATCTTAAAAGCAAGAAACTTTCCATTGTACCACTTATCCAAGACTTTACCTTGAATATTCTCAATCTTTGTTCCTTTTCCACTAGAGAAAATTAAATCACCAATCTGAATAGAAGATTCTTCTTTTGGAAATCTAGCCAATTCTTTTTCAGATTCAATAATTTTCTTTTCACCATCATGAACTTCTTTCATAAAAGAAGAGTGTCGATAAAATGTAGATAAATTAATTTCATTCATACTCACACTTTACAACACTCTTTTAATTTTGTCAAGTGAAATTATTCAATTTTCAGATTGAATCTTGTTCCACGTTTGAAATATTCCATGTCTTCTTTTTTATAAGAATCCAAATGCATTGTAACACAAACTTTACCTTTTGGACTTTTCACCATGAAAACCGAAAATTTGTCAAACTTGTCTTTTTCAAAAGCAGTAACTTTCCATTCACCGTTTTCACATTCTTCAAATGTGAATTTGTACTTCTTCATAGGAACACAATCCAATTCCATTAATTCCAATCGAACTTCTCCTCTACCATTTGAGAAGACAATCTCATCTTCATTTGCTTCTGTACAAGCAAACCCATCATAAATAAATTTGTTCATATATCCTCCTAGACCATCGTTTTCTTATCTGTATGGTCTGAAAATACAAAATTAAAATTAGTTATGCTGATTAATAATCTGCTCCACTCGCTGACGTGAAATTCCATAAATATTACCAATCTCTTGATAAGTCTTTCCTTCACTTCTCAACTTATTAATATCATTAAGTCTTTTATCAGAATGATTCTTCTTTGGCTTTACACCAACCATTCTTAAATGCCGATAAACTGTGGGAACAGACAGATTAAACTTTTCTGCAATTTCCTTAACATTAATATTATTCTTGTTTTCTTCAATAAACACATTTACATCCATATTATTCCTCCATATTCAAATTATATCTTATTTATTTCCTTCTTTTAATACACCGTATTTATTTTTTCCTTTATTCCAATCTTCAAATAATATTTTCTTTACTTCGTCATCTGTCTTGTTTTCAAGTACATTAATTCTCTTAAATTCCCAATTCTCTTTATTTCCCACGATTTTAAGATAATCAAATCCACCATCAACCGCACAAGATTCACAACTACACCAACGAAAATCATGTCTTGAACGAGAATAAATTATATCTCCACATTTCAAACATTTAATTCCACCTAATTGCAAAATTCTACCTCCTCATAAGTTTCGTTGAAAATATCTTCTTTACAAAAATAAAATTCTCCACGAACACCTTTAATTACATAATCACCTTCCGTAGCGACATGTTTAGCCTTGATAAATTTTCCATCTTCCAAAGTAGGAATAATCAATTCTCCGCCATAAGCAATCATAGCATCTTTACAAAATGCTTTAATTTCATCAAAGTTTTTACCATTCCACTGAATTGCTTCAATTGGGATTGGTCTTTTTACATAATTCTTTACCATGCAAATATCTCCTTATCTAAGTTCTCGAATTTCAAAGGTTGCTAACTTTCTTAGTTTTTCAACGCTTTTATTACTAACATTTGTTTTATTCAAACAGTTCAAACAAACACATTCTGCCCAAGTTCCAATAGAACATGAACCGAATCTTACTTCAAAATTTGAAACGGGACTAACTCCTTGATATCCAAATCCTTTCTTATGAAACTTCTTATTATGCTTCTTCTGCCACTCATACATTTTATCAGTTTCTTCTATTGTGAGTGAATAATTAACATCATATTTCTGTTCCATAATTAAACAACCTCTACTTGTTTTATAAAAGATTTATCGATATCTCGTATGAATCCATCTTCCCATTTTATTTTAAAACGACAATCGTCTGTGGAATAAAATATAGAACCTATATGCTCCTCAAAATTTATTAAAGATTGTGAAGATAGTTCTTTTCCGTTTTTATCTTTTATTCCTAAATAATACACATCATTCTTATACAAATTAGTCACCTCCAAAAATCCAATTTGGAGATTTAATTATTCTTTTAGCAAAAAGAAAATTATAAAATCTTGTTTTAATAATAAATTTATTCATATATATATTATCTCCGTACACATGAATAATAACATAAGCAAGTGCGCTTGTCAAGTAATTTATACAAAAAAAAAGACCTACTTTTGGTAGGTCTAATCTATATTTTCGGATTTGAAAAACAACAAACTTATTTTCCAATCCGACCAAATTTATAATTCACAATTGAATCTAATTCAGCATTGAAAGCGTCAATTTCACTTTTTACGAATCCTTCGTATCCTTCAAGAGTATCACCTATAGTAATAACTTTATTTCCTTTTTCTTTTACTTCACTTACAATGAAGTTTGTATCAAAAGCATCACCAAGTGTAGGATTCCAATCAATTCCTTCGCTTAAAACAATATCACTAGGATTAGGAATAGATTCATTATGAGCAATAGCCATTTCAGCAAAAGTGTCATAATATTCAAAACAAACTTCATACAAATCTTGCAAAAGTTCATGAATACTCATAAAGTTCTCACCTTCTGTATATAAATGCAAAATGCGAGCATCATTTCCTAAAAGATAAACATAACTTGAAAGTTCAGACAATGTATTCATAAAATCACCTCTAATTGTCAAATATAATATTATATAGTAAGATTTTTAATTATATAGTTAGTGTAATTACACAGTTCGTAAAAATATCCAATCATCGCAAAATCAAATCTTAAATCATCTCCTAATTTTCCATTTCTAATATTACGATAATTGCAGTAATAAGAACTTATAGCCATATACAAATTGTATAAAGATTTTCCGCCATTTTTTATATATATTTCTCTAATATATTCTTTCTGTTCAGCCATATGAAGATTTATACATTTTGACTTTTTCCAATCAAGTTCAAATAAAGGTTTTAAAATATCATTCAACACAATTTCTTTTTTATTTAACTGTTCACCCAAATCTTGAGCAAACTTTATATATTCTTCAATTTCTTTATAAAGTTGGTCAAAGTTTGAAGTTGTATCCAATCTTCCCATAGTCCAAATACGTTTGTGGGTTTCATCAGCCATTTGAAAAACCGCATGGTCAGATTCTCTTAATAAACTTAATGCACAGTTTATAGCATTTCTTCCATCAAAACCGTTAGCGGTGGTCATGTAAACCAAGAAATCATCATTACAAATTTTTACTTTTTTCAAAAGCATTGTAAGATAAGATTTCTTTTGATTTAATATATCACCACACGATACAAATTTACTATTTTCATATTTTTGTTTAAACAAATTCATCACTTGAAAACATTCTTCATTGTTCATCAATTTGTATTGTTTCTTTACAACATACATAGGCTTCATGTCGTCACTTCTAGCGACAACTCTATTACGGTCAATTTCAATGTATTCACCATTTACACAAGTAAAGCACGGAAGGGTTAAAACTTTCCACAAAAAGTTTTTCTCTTCCATAAAATCATGTACATTATCTTTTTCAGATGGCTCAACATCAAGTCTTTGCCACCAATACATAGATTTATTTTTCTTCATTATTATTTACACCTTGATTACTTGCAGAAATAATACGAGAAAGTTTTTCAATTGCTTGTCTTTGTGAAGGACTTAAATCAATTGTTTCTTTTTCTTCATCTTTTGTCGCAGGAGTAAGAATAGTATTCGGTGTGGTCTGGGTCGGGACAAAGACCTTAAACAACGAATCAACATTCTTTGACTTTTCAGAAGAAATTGTAGCATACCAACTTCTCAATTCATCATTACTTAAATCATGTGTTAAAACACGTTTCACCATTTCTGCTTCAATAATACTCTTTAGTGTATTTTGATTTTCAAGGTTTTTCAATTGTGAAGAAATAAAAGATGAAACATCATTTCTTAAATCATCTTGACTTGTAATTCTTGTTACTTTATTTTCATCTAAATTGTAAAGACTTTTTAAAAGTTCCTTACTCTCTTCGACTAAAGTGTTTGTATCAGCGATAGATAAGTTCATAGATTCAACTTCGTTTTCTTCAAATTCATCTGACATATATTTCCTCCATATCAATCATAACTATTCTAAATAGTTATGGAAACAGAAAAACAACCAAATGAACTTTTTAATTCTGTAGAATTTCTCTTTGCAAAACCTTGTTATCAAGGTCATTATATGTATGCTTTGGATAATTTGGAGTCTATGTCAGTAATTGATAAAGATTCTTTAAGACAATTATTGGTTCAATTGAAATGTTATGATTTTATACGAACCAATTATCTATTAGACAGAAACTTACCTATATTTTTTAATGCTAAAGAAAAGAGAATTGAAGAATTTGAAGATATTGGGGAATTAGATTCTGCTACAATTAAAAAAATGATACACGAAGAATTAACAATAAACGCAATTCCACAACAAAAATCAAATTATGAAAGATTTTTTGGAAAAGACAGTAAATTATATCAGCAAAATTTTAATGAGGAGATGTTAAATTATGGCAATAATCAATCAATACAAAGCAATTTATCCAATCACAAATTCAAGATTTGAAAATGAAGATGTTTATATAAACGCTACTTCTATGGAAAAAGCGGTAAATATGATTACTACTGAAAAAGGTAGTGAACCCATGATGATTTCAAAAATTCACGATAATGTTCTTACAGAACCTACGGAAGAAACAACCGTAGCGTTTGAAATAAAATCATATCATATTGATGAAGAAAGTGGTGAAGAAATCGAAGTTCCAAACTGCATAGCATATCCTACTTCTGTTCCGAGTTGTACAAGAGGAAGCACACTTTATATGCAGACACCTAATTATTCACTCAAAGAAGAAATTGAGGATGAGGAAGTTACCGTAAATTATACTTTTGAGAAGTGGGTTTATGGTGAAATTGAATACACTAATAATCCGCAGATTTTTACAATTCCATTGAATGAAGAAATAAGTTCAGTTAGTATAAAAGCAATTTATACAAGAAGTGTAGAATAATTAGAAAAACCCTAGATGTTGAGTCTAGGGTTTGTTTTTTTTAATTTCTCTAATTTTTTATCTTAAAATAATCATTCAATATTTTATTAATTTTTCTAATATCGTTAATTCTCAAAAGAGTAATTCCGTTCTTTTTACAATAATCATTTTTCATTTGGTCATGTTTTTGAACCTTTTTGAGATTTTCTAATTTTATATCATCACTTACTTTCCTAGAATTAAAAGCGAATGGTTTGAAATGTTGTTCACCGTCAAATTCAATACATAAATTATATTGCGGTAAATAAAAATCGAAAGGTAGTGGATTTTTATCTCTACATTCTTTAAATCGTTTTTCTTGTTCAAATGATATGTTGTTATTAATTAAAAATATTCTAATTTTTGTTTCACCTTTTGATTTTTCACAACATAACATACATCCTCGTCCTTTTAAATGAGCATAAGGTAATTGAGAAAATTCACCATGCTTCGGACAAATTATAATTACTTTAGTATGTGCATTTATATATTTTACTTTTGAATAATCATATCTTCCAATCCCTTGTACCTCATTTGCTTTTTCGATAAATTCTTTCAAGGTTAATTTTTGTCGTTCATGTACAAGTTCATTTGCACATTTAGGACATCCACTTCCACCTAAATGAACATTGGGTGTCTGCCAAAAACCACCATGAATTAAACAAATTATTTTAATAGGAGTTATTGTGTTAATATATTTTGATTCAGAATAATCATAAGTTCCTACACCATGAACTCTGTTCGCTTTTTCAATAAATTCTTTCAAGGTTAATTTTTCAATTCTTGCACATTTTGGGCAACCGTGTCCGTTTAAATGATTGCTAGGAGTTTGCCAAAATTCATAAGGTTCATCGTGATTATTGCAAATTATACATACTTTAGTATTCGTATTTTTATATTCAACTTTCGAATAATCATATCTCCCTTCACCTTGTATTTCGTTTGATTTTTTTATAAATTCTTCCAATGTTAATCTTTTACTTGCACCAAAATATTTTTTAGCACATTCTTTACATCCACAACCTTTCAAATGGTCATTCGGTCGTTGCAAAAAATTTTTATGATTATTTATTTTACAAATTATTTCAATTTTTATTTTAGTATTCACATAAACAGCATTTGAATAATCATATCTATTACCATGAATTCTTAATGCTTTTCTAATAAAAGTTTTTGTCTTTTCATCTTTATAAGAATATATTTCATTAATAATTTGTTCGATTTCTTCTTCCGATAATTTTGGGTATTCAATCGTTTGATTTTTTAATTCTGCATTTTCAACAGAAACACATTCTACACAATTACACTGTTCTTGATTTTTACTTTTTGCCTTGTCGTAAGACATCATTCGAGTTAATGAATTCATAATCCTAATCTCCTATAAAATAATTTTACCTTTAAAGTCGTTGGTGCGACTTTCACATTAAAATAGTTAATGTTCAGAATAGATAGTTAAAAAAATAAACGAGATGTGACAAAATGAGATTAGGAATTCTGTCAATTCAAGCACCAACTTGAAATACATCTCGCTTATCAATTAAATAATATAGTTATGTTTTGTTAAAATCAATATTGTTTTATTTTAATCTTTTCCAAACATCTCATTATACACATTTTCAAAAAATTCATTATTTTTCACATAATTTAGACTTTCTTGTGTAGCGTGAATATCTCGCATTTTTATAGGCTTTGCTAACCCGAAATCCTTGATAGAACGGAATCTACTTAAAGCAACATACAAACCATTATCTGGGAGCCAATTACCATAGTCTATATATGCTCTCGAAAGTGTAAGTCCTTGTGTCTTATGAATAGTTGAAGCACTGCAAACTTTAATCATGATATTATCATAAGAACCTGTTATTTTACTTTTTACGGCAGTGTGTCCGTTTTCTTCTACAAGTTCATATTCATAATTATTTGTTACTGAACGTTCAACTTTTACTTCTCTATCACCCAAATCTACAATAGCATAATCATCGTTACAAGAAATCAATGTTCCCATACTACCGTTATAATAATCACGAATTCCATTTTCATTTGGAGATGCGTTGCGTAAAATCATAACAGGACAACCGATTTTTACCCAAATCTTTTCAGCAAAGAAACCATTTTTAAACTCTGAAGTTTCACGGAAATTACCGCTGATTTTAGCAGTAAGACAAATAAATTTTCCATCAATAGCGTCCAAAGCAATCTGATTATATTTTTGCACATCTTTGTTTGTAGACACAATTCTCAAAAAAGATTCATTTTGCATAATATAATCTTCTTCACTCATAACCCTTTGATTCAAATAATCAAGGTCGGCTTGTGTTTGTTCACATACACGAATTCTATTCAAGACATCTTTAAATTTTTCATCAGTATCGTTTTGACGATATATTTTTGTAAGCAAGAACGTAGCAAATCCCATATCCTTAAATGCAAACGATGAGAAGAATTCTACATTTCCATTATAATTTGTCATATAATAATCTTTTACTTGAGGGTCGTCCATTTTAACAACACATTGAAGTTGCAAGCAGTCCCCGAACAAAATAACTCTTGTTGGTTTTCCTCTTCGACATACACGAATAATGGACATTATATAATCGAACATATCACAACTGACCATAGAAACTTCATCAAAAATAAAGCAATCAATATTTCCAATCAAATCTTTCTGTGAATAAGAAGAGTTTGTAAATGCACCAAAAATGTCAATTGGTTTTAGGCGAAATAACGAGTGAATAGTTGTAGCACCAAGATTTGTTCCATTATTCAACAAAGCACTTGCGACACCTGTGGAAGAAGCAATTGCAACATTCATTCTCTTGTTTTCAACATCGTCAGAAAACATATAATTGATGATTTTAAGCAGTGTTGACTTGCCTGACCCAGCATTCCCTTGAATTGAGAGTTTAGCATTCTCATCTTCCCTTATATATTTCAGAATTTCCATATACTTGTCTGAAAATTCAATACCTTCAAAATGTTCTTTTAGTTCTTCGATTGTTTTCATATATTTATCCTTATAAATAAAAACTACAGACCTTGAAAATCTGTAGTTTTACATTATCATAATAAATAAAAATTGTCTAGTGATTTTATTAAAAATCTCCGTTCAAAACTTTATTTTCTGCTCTTTTTCTCAAAAATTCATCATTTTGTATTTTAGTAAGTTCTGCATAGTCTTTTGAATTCATATCTGATACAAACAACCAAGACGCTTCATCATCATAATGTACCTTTTTCTCAAAATCTGAAAGAAAAACTTTATATTTCTTCAAATCATCCATTCGGTCTTTCAATGCAACTGAAACTTCTTCTTCGTATTTGAATAAGAAATTATTAAACTCTTGAATCAATGCAAATAAAACGGCATAGTTTTCAAGTTCTTTATCTTTATTTTCATCTTTTGCTTTGGATATTGCAAAATTAAAGGACTTCTCAAATTCTCTTTTAGCATTATAAAATGTCTTTGGTAATTCTTTCATATAATTCCTCCATATAAATCCAAATTGTATTTATTTTTCTTCGTTTGGCACGATTCCGAAATCTGTTTCTTTTTCAGGTTCATCCGCAGTTGTATTTACTTCTTCTGTTTCACCGTCAGAAGCAATTACCAATTCAGTTCCCTCGCAGAATTTCCTACCCTCTAGTATATAAGGTTTTGTAAGTTTTATTGTCATAATTCCATCTCCATAAATTTAAAATCGTCTACTTATGCAGACGATGTAAATAGTTATTTTAAACCGCCTATTTTATTCAGATTTTTTAAATATGTTTTCAAATATATTTTCAATCTTTTCTGATGCTTTACAAATAAGTTTATTAATAGACTTCAAAATAACTTCATATCCAAATACAGAAAATCCAAACATACTTCCTTCGATGAAAATCATAAGCATCCAATCAACTTTAAAAACAAATTTAAGTGCTACTGAGAATCCGCAAGAAAAGATAAAAGGCAACCAAACTTTGTAGCCTTTAAGTTTATCATTTTTGTCGAACTTTTTCACAATTTCTGAAAACATAATTGTACATACAATTGAAACAATGTACAAAATCACAAACACCTTAGTGTTCTGCAAAAGATATTCCATAGAAAATTCCTCCATACAACACAAATATAAAATAAATAGTTCTGTTTATCAATATTGAAATAAAAAAGGAACGAGAAATAATCTCGTTCCTTTAATTATTCATAATTAGTTATTATTAACCAAAAACCGCACCACATTTAGGGCAAGACTGGAATGGGTCAGCAATCGTGCATCCGCAAGGACATTCGGCGAGGTCAGTTCCTTCCTTAAATGTCAGTTCGCTAGTTTCAGAATTATAACCTGTAATGAGTGCTAAATCTTCGGCTCTCAATTTATCAATGTAAGGAAATTCTGATTTGAGAGAAAGTGGGTCAAAAACAGTTTTTGCAGTTTTTACAACTTTCTTTGTTACTGTCGGTGTAGGTTCTTCAACCTCACTCGGAAGTTCATCGTCTTCTGAAGATTCTGTTTCAACAGTTTTCATAGAATCAAAACTTGGTGTTTCTTCTGTAACTTCTTCATCTTCTGATTCTACTTCTGTAGAAGCATCTTCTGTTGGTTCACTTTCCTTTGTTTCGGCTTTCTTGGCTTCCCATTCTTTCTTCTCTTTTTCAATCCATTCAGCAAAATCACTCTGAAGATTAGTACCAAAATCAATATCTGCTTGCTTGATGAGTTTACCAAGCACCTTGTTTACATAAGATGCTGATGTTGGACGAGAAATAAAAGGTATATCTTCCAACTTATATTTCTCATAATTTTCCTCATCTTCTGTGAGATAATTCATAGTTACTTTATTTGGGTCTAATCCAATCTGTGAAATCTTTGACTTTTCTTCAGGTGAGAAAATCTGAATCCAAGATTCACCAAGTTTCTTGCTCAAACGCTTTACGACTACATCAAATTCATCATACATGCGATTAAGAGCAGTACACTGTTCATCGAAAATATTGTTATAAAGACTTGGTTTGATTCCATATGTTGGATATTCAACAGTCTTTCCATCAACTTCTTTAGTTGTAGAATCCCAACAGAGAAGTTTGGTATGCTTATTTTCCTCGCACCATGAATCTGTGCGGTCCAAACAATTAAACAGATAGAATGTATCTGTCATCATACCTTTTTCTGAAGCCAAACAATCTTCTACTTTCTTACCATTTCTGATAAATCTTTCAAAAGAAGGTTTACCTTTGTTTTCGAAATTTTTTGTCTTATTTTCTTTGTCATACTTATACTTACCAATAATTGTTCGCCATAACTTATTTACAGGATGGTCACGGTCCTCAGACATGATAATTGTAGTCCATTTATCATCATCAGTTTTAACGAACGCACGTTTTACAATAAGAGGGTCATAAACCGATTCACGCATGAGTGGTGAATTGCCTAACAATCTAATGATTTTGGCTTGGTCCTTTTTGAGTACACATGTTTTGAAATCAGGAACATCTTCCTTTGGAAAATCCCCATGTTGTTTGGCTTCCTCAGCCTTCTTTTTTGCTTCTTGGAACTTTGCCAAGCGAGCCTTTGCTTTTTCTTCCGCAGTCATTTCTGCCATAATTTTTCTCCTCGACTACAATCATATGTAGCACTTCACGGTAAATTTATTCTTTGGTCAACGACCTATAATCTTAATATAGATAGATTTATGTAATTTGTCAACATAAATCTAAAAATATTTTTAATTATTTTCCTGTACTTCCATATCCGCCAGTACGTTCTTCGCTGATAGGTTCATCATCAACAGTAGTAAAATAAGAAACAAACATACCTTGTCCAATTCTATCACCCTTATTAATCGTCTGAACTTCATTAGTTTTATTCTGTAAGAAAATGCCTATATTGCCCCCGTTTGTGGCATTGATATAGTCACTATCCACCCAACCTTGCTCATTGATAAGATTCCAAGTCGAACCCATGGAAGAACGAATGTTTATAAGTAACACTTTATCTTCATCCATTTCAGCACAAACATCAGTCCAAATCTTTACAATTTCATTTGGCTTTACTGTGTAATTTGTCTTTGCATAAAAGTCATACGCACCGCTACCTTTTGTAGCACGTCTAGGTAGAGAAGTTTCTCCTTCAACTTTCTGCATAGGTTCAATTACTTCATGAAATTTAATCATATATTTCCTCCATATAAATATAATCTATTTCTTTTTAGATTTACCAAAAATATAACCCAATCCGAAAGAAGTCAATAATAAAATTAAAATAATCAAAACATCGTGATTCATACAATTTCCTTACAAGTCAAACAAACCTTTTTCCAAATTATTGTTACTTGATTTTCCAACTGTGAATAATTTTTCAACTGCAACTTCACCTTTTTCTCTATCTGATTTTTGCATTATTTTTCTTTCTTTACTCCAAATACATTTAAAGTCGGAAGGCATATAATATTCAGAAATAAAAACATAGTTGTTCTTTCCTAATTTTTTACACCAATCATAAAATAAATCATAAGGAAATCCATCTTTACCATTATAAATTTTTGTATCTCTGTACGGTGGGTCTAAATAAAACAAACATTGATTAAAATAATTAGGGTCATAATCTTCAAAAGAATGTATACCAAATTCTATTCCTTTCAATAAGGATGCTTGTTCTTTTGCGTATTCTAATCTCTCATGATAAATATTTCTTTTACCGCTAGGGTCTTTTCCATAACCACCATCGAAATATCTTCCGCCAAAACTAGCAAAATATCCAATTCCGCTTGTATAAGGAATAGAATATTTATTTGTTTTATTCTTTCTGTTTTCTCTTACATCAGAATAATGTTCAAAAGAACAATCTTGAGGAAAGATATCGAGATTAGGATTATCTCTCATATATTTTAAGAGTTCAATCAATTCTGAATTTATATCTGAACCAATTCTATTTTTGCATTGGATATGGTCTATCATATTTGCACCTCCGCAGAATGGTTCATAATAATTTTCAATATGATTTTCATTTATACAATTTTGCAAAATCGGTAAAATGTATTTTCTTAGTTTCGCTTTACTACCTTGATATACCATATTTTCTCCTTTTACAAATCAAACAAATTAGTATTGCTTTCTTCTATTCGTTTCTTAGCAATATTGTAATAATTTTCGTCTAATTCAACTCCAATAAAGTTTCTATTTGTATTCGCACAAGCAATTCCACAAGTTCCACTTCCCATACAAGTATCCAAAATTAAATCTCCTTTATTTGTATTATTTTCAATTAATTCAGTTATCAATTTTAAATTTTTTTGTGTAGGATGTACTTTACTTCCACCACAAGGATATTCAAAAACATTTGATTTACAAAATGCATTAAATGTTTTCCAACCTTTAGGCTTAAACCAAACACAAAGTTCTGCACCGCTTAAATAAATATGTTGACCGTTCATAGGAGAAGGATTCGTTTTTTTCCAAACAATACATCTAACAGTTCCTTCTTTTTGTGAAAAGAAATCATATATTTTTGAAAATTGTTTCATTCCACAAAATATACAAATGCTACCTTTACACACTCTATAACATTGAATCAAAAACTCATCTAAATCAAATGTACAAACATCAGCATTTGTTTTATCTAATTTTCTCAACCCTTGCGATTTTCGATTAACTTCATCATAAGGAATGTCTGTGCAAATAAAATCAATAGATTTATCCTTCACCCCCCCCCATAAATTTAATACAATCATCGTTATATAATTTAATATCTGACATTTTTATAACCTCTTAATCATCCCAAATATTTTTCATGGTTTCTTCTATTTCTTCCTTGGTGATATAATCTGAATACTTGTCTTTAAATTCAAATCTTCCGAATTTCGTCTCCCTGTCAAGCATGTCACCAAATAATTCTCCAAATTTACTTTCTTTCTGTTCCTCCATAGAATCGTTTGAAATAAACCATGTTGACTTTCTGACAACTTCAAGACGTTCTTTCAACCAAACAATAAGCAAACGTTCCTTGTATCCGCTCTGCCATAAACAACATCTTTGTTCCTCGAATTCATCAATTACCAAAACATCAACATTTTTAATGTAATCTAACTTCTTTTTCAATTCTTCATCTCGTTCAGAATCATGAAGTAAAGAAATCAAATCTTTAGCGAAAATGTAATAAACTGATTTTCCCTTGATTGCCAACTTTGTCAAAACACCTTTTGTAGTGTATGACTTTTGTGTACCTTGCCCACCCCATACATAACAGTGTAAATGCTTAAAAGGTTTTTTATCTGAATCAAATTCTTCTACATATTTCTGTAACTTTTTCAGATTTCCGTTTTCATCTTTTCCACGATAATCAGACCAATCAAAATCAATCAGTTTCTTGAAATCTTCATAAGTAGAGTTTTCATCAAGTAATCCGCTTTTGGAAAGAATATTACTCGCTTTGAGTTCATATTCATATTTCATTCTACATGAACATTTCACTGCTGAACTCTCACCAACGATGAATCCATTTGAATCGCATTTATCACATTTTACTTCTGAAAACGGTTTTAAAATTCCCATATTATTCCTACATTTATAAAAAATTCTTTCCTTCAATATATCATTAAAGGAAAGAATAAAACAATACTAAATTGAAAAATTTCCATTCATTAAAAGAAAATTATAATATCATTAATTATATCATATTCTATCCAAAACAAAGGCAACTTACCTTTATCAGCATCTACTCTAATAGAGAGTTTGTTTTTATCAATTTGAATAACTCCTCCACAATCAGCACGTCTTACTGTAAAAATAATATCTTCCAAATTATCTAGTTGAGTCAAAGAAAGATATAACTGATTCCAATATTTAAAATCTTCATTATTGTCTTTAATAAAAAATTCATGGTCTGAATATTTTAATTTACTTTGTGCTATTTCTAAATTATTCATAATTCACCATCCTATTAATATAATTTATCAAAGTTTAGGTCTACAATATATTCACCTAAAATTTTTACATAATTATCATATCTGCAATACTGATATAAATAGTTAATGTTTATATAAGATAGTTAAAAAAGATTGAAAGGTTAGACAGAACTAGGATATTCTATCAATAGGTTGACCGCCTATCATTCCTTTCAATCAAAATAATAATATCAAATTTAATTTATTTTATCTAGCATGATTCTTATTCTTTGGGTCGCAAACATCATAGAAAAATTGCAATTTTTCAAGATATTCTTTACTTGGATTTTTTACAGAAATATTACCGTTTTTAGCAAATGTAACAGATATATTATCTAATTCAGAAACCGTTCCTTTGAAATGGAATTTTTCATTATAGTTATTACCGTCTTTTATTAAATATTCACTAGCCGTATCGAATGCCCAATCCATATTATCATGATATTTTCCAAAAACCATAAAGTATAGTGCTTCCCAAACACGTTTTTGTGAATAATCATCATATGCTTTCCAATGACCATCACCTTCATAGTATGGAGACATTTCTGTATGAGAAAATGTATATGCCCATTGATTAGCAAGTTTATTGGTATCTACACCAAACTCATTCTCTTGAGCATTTTCTGACAAAAACTTTTCGATATCTTTCAGCAGATTATCATAAGTAGTAATTGTAGAGGTTGGAATCTTGAATCCAATTTCATCATTATACAAATAACCATTCTCTACTCTAAAGTGAATATCCGTATCTTTGCTCAACTTCTGTGAAAGCATATAAAGATAAGCGTCAATAATACTATAAGAAACATATCCTTCATCGACTAATTCCCAAAAGAAATCTCTATCAATATTTTCCAATCCAAATCTTGCCATAATTTATTTTCTCCTATTCAATTTCATATAAATCATATCTCTTTAAGATAGTATTTTCATCTGTATTAGGAAATACTTCTTCAAGATATATTTTAATTGCAAACAGATAAGTATTTACGACTTCTTTGAAATGTGTTGTAGCGTTTATTAAGATGTTTCGTTTTACTGTATCTTTACAATTATTACAAATGTGGTTTAATCCGTTCAATGCTTTCAAAGCCTTTTCTTTGGTTATAGAAACATCATGTAAAGACCTATCCAATATTCCGTTATTTGATAAAAATTCTCTATTATCCAAAATTTTTTCAAGAGTGTTGCTATATGAATTTAATAAAGATACAAAAGTTTTAACATCGACTTTCATATCTTCATTGAGAAATGATTCCGTCAATAAATTCGAACAAATTTTATTTGCTTCACCAATTATACGAAGTAAATCAATTGTTAAAGAATTTAAAGTAATCATGATTCGTTCCTCCTACACATAATATATCACAACTAAATGTAATCTGTCAAGTAAAATTATTAAAAAATTAAGCAACTTGATTGATTCTTGCAAGAAATTAAATTGAATTTCAAAACAAACAGAGGTTGCTTGTAAATATAGTTATTTAATTTTAACTATTTGATATATGGATATAAATACAACGTCTACTACAAATCCAAATCCTCATTTTATGACAAAACCTCAACCATTTTATTATGGTGAGCAAATGAAATCTTGGGCAAATACACCCATGTCATACGCTACGGATATTGCTATAGAAAATCATTTTTCGGATGTTCTTGAATTTCCACTTGATAGAATAATATACGCTTCAAATGAATACTGCTTTAGAGAAAGAACTAGAACTAACGCTGGTGAATTAAATTTACCATTCTTGAATTATTATAGAATTGGATTTGAAGATGCCGAAAGACCTTGGAAAAATGATTATTCTAATCGTTTTGGATTAATTGACCGTGAAAATAAATTTACATCAATATTGGGTGGAAAAATGAGAATTTATCCTATAACCATAAGTTATGAAGGAACTGCTTTCTTTGCACAAAATAAAGATTGCGAATATGCAATGAACAAACTTTTATTTGATAATTCAAATGAAACCATTGTTAAACCTCAAGTCGAAACCAATGATGGAGATATTATAACAAACGCTGGTCTCATGAATTTTGACATAGAATACAATCCGACCTATCAAGAATCAGATTGGCTTGAACAAAATAGAATTTGGACCATCGGAATAGATTTTACGATTACAACTTATATGATTGGAAATTTTGATACAAATCCTGATAATTTACATGTGGCTAAAAGTGTACTTCTTGAATTTTTTACCGCTAAAAAACTTAATTATGAAAATTATAAAGATAGCGAACAAATGAAAATGTTTTTAACTGAATATTTTGGAGAAACAAATTAAATTTTTATAACTATCTAAAACATAAAATTGTAAATAAAATTTTAATTATAGGAGAATAAAATTATGGCTCAATCTTGGAGATTACAAACAGTTGAACAAGATAATACAGAAAAAGCAAATGTGAGTACACCTACTGTTGGTGCTATAGCAATCGTTTCACCTAAAGGACCAAAAACTTTTACTAAATTTAACAAAGGTGATACACAAGGTATTTTGAATACATTTGGTTATCCTTCAAAAGATTATCCAACAATTCAAGATGCTCTTGATGTTGTACAGAAATGTACAATGTATGTCGCTAGTCCATACAAAGGTGGTACTTACGGTGGAGTATTTGTAACAAAGTCTATGGGTACAATTCCTTTTAATCAAGGAGTATCGAATAAAGAAATTTCGGACTATAATTCCGTTGCTTTTATAGATAATGTAGGAATTGGAAATGGAACAACATTATCATATTCTTATACAATCAAATACATTGAAAAATATAAACCTGAAACACTGACACTTAGTATAGGTGGTGTGGCACATGATATATCGATTAGTGTCAACGATAATATAGAAACTTTGTCTGACGATGGCAATCTTTTAGACGAAGGTTGTACTTTAAACACCGAGACAGGTGTATTAAACTTGACATTCTTACAAGCACCTTCTACAGGAACTACGATTTCTATTGGTTATGACATGGATATGTCTGACACTTATTTCGTTCTTTTCGATAAAAACATGCAAGAAGATGATTTGCAAGTTCAAGTAACTTTATCTGAAGATGTCGAAAATGCTTTTGAAATTGTAGTTGCTCGTTATGACCCTATCAATCTTGAATACACAGAAGTAACCAATAGTCCTTTCATTGTGGGTCTTTCCGAAACATCAAAAGATAGTTACGGCGACAATATTTACATCAATAATATTTTTGGAGACAATCAGACTTTATTTGATGCTCATGTTGTAACTTCAATTGTAGATGGATTCATGAATGATGATTCTATGGTAAATCTTAGTGGTGGTTCTCGTGGTACAGAAGTTGATGGTGCTGATGTTGCAAATCTTTATGAACAATTAATTGATACAAATAAGTTCCAATTGAAATTCTGTGTTGACGGAACAAATTATGCTGAAGTTATTGCTAAGTTTGAAAATCTTAGAAACAGTTATCAGAAACGTTGTAGATTTATTTATTGTACTGCTGATGTTGATGGAAACACAATTGTTGAAAATCCAAATGATTATAACTTTGGTATTACTGCAAACAGAGGTATGTATCAGTATTGTTTGAATTGGGGTATCCACAAAGACATTTATCAAGGTAACGATTTCAAATGTTCTAACATGGGTTTAATTGCTGGTAGAATCGTAGATTACTTGGATAATGAAGCAAATACAACCTCTGCTCCTGCTTATATTGATGAGAACGGCGTAGGTGGTATTCTTGGTTCAAGTATCGTAAAACTCACGCAAGACACAACCTCTGAAGATGTTCTCGAAACACTTGATAATATTAACTTCAATGCGGTAATCAACGATTACAACTATGGTGCTATGATTGGTGGATGGAGAACTCGTCAAGTAAAGAAAACAGATTTGTCAAATATTCCAATTTCTTCTTTGGTTGATACTCTCATCGAACAGATTGAAAAGAATGTACTCCCTAGTCGAATTGGTAAAATGATTGATGAAGCATCTTATTCTGTTGTAAGAAGTGGTTGTAATTCAATTCTCGGAACATATTCTAATCGTCTTGAAGATTATTATGTATGGTGTGATTCCGATAACAATACCGCCGAAACAAGAAATCAAGAAAGATTGATTGTTGCAGTAGGAATTGTACCAAAAAAATTCTCCAGAACCATTTTACTCAATTTTAATATTTATAAGAGCGGGGTCGATGTTAAAGTTGAAATGACAAAATAAAATAATAAATTAAAATAAAAACACCAAGTTTATTCTTGGTGTTTTTTATTTATTATTCGTAAATTACTTTCATAGTTCCGCAATCATAAATTCTATATATCTTGTTTTTCTTCATAATTTCATGTTCTGTTTTATCTGAATCATAAAATTCTAATCCCCCTCTCTCGAACATTTTCTTAATCTTGTCTTTTCGAAAATTAGATTTATGAATTCGTTTACCATTTACAATATAAAAATAAGAAGGATTATTTTCTTTGATTACTTTGAATCCACTTTCCATATATCCTTTTCCATTAAACCATGCTTTATACACATAACTTGTGATTGATTTGTATTCAATATAATCGGAAATATGTTTCATCAATTTACTGAATCCTCCAATTACTTGAATATTCAATTTTGTAGCCATGCGAGTTAATTCTACATTTCCATCATGCCAACCTTTTTTATTCATACAGATGCATTGAACAAGTTCATTGTTAAACATAAGTCCTAAATACAAATCACCGTACGCAAACCCTTGTAAATGATTCTCATCAAAAAATATTTTCGCTTGGTCTTTTTCAATTTCCTTTATCTGACATTTACGAGCAAAAATCTTTTCTTTATAAACACCAAGTCGGCTAGAAATCATAGATTTCACAATTTCTTTTTTGTACAACCAATCATCTTCAAAAACATGAATCAAATCTATCCCTTTTTCATTACATGCTTTTGTTTTATTTAAATGATATTTATTTTCCACATGATTTTCATCATGCCAATACAATCCATCATATTCAATTGCTAAATTCTTTTGAGGTATATAAATATCCAATTCTTTTGGTGAAATAATAGTTCTACTATTTTCAATAATTTCGTCTGAATAAATAGATTTTATAAATTCTACTATTTCTTTTTCAGAATAAGATATTCCGCTACATTCTGTATCAATAAAATAATTTTCAAGAATTTTCAAATCAGATTGTTTTACATACAACCTAAAATCTTTTTCAAATTTGACAACATCAATGTTTAGACGCTTCAAATCCATAGTAATGGCACTTTCGCTTTTATTAAAAATAATTGCTAAATCTTTAACACAATATAAATTTTGAGATTTTGCAAGTTCTAATTTTTTCAAATAAGTTTGTGTCACTTTATCTCTAATTTCTTTATTTTGTAAAGAACATTCTACACCAAATTTTTTAAGATTACTTTGTTTTACTTTATTCATAATATCTTTATTTTGTGTAGGATATTCAACTCCTAACTTTTTGAGATTGGTTTGTTTAATCTTTTCTTTGATTTTTTCATTTTGAATCGGATGTTCAACTCCGAAATTTTTTAAATTAGTATTCTTAACTTTTTCTTTAATGATATTTGATTGTGAAACATTTTCTACACCATAACATTTTAAGTTAGTTTCTTTAGTTTTTTGTTCTGCTTCATATGAATGAAGCGAACATCTTGTATTGTATTTTTCTAAATTAGTTCGTTCAACTCTTTTTCTAAAATCTTCACTTTGAGATGCATATTCAACACCATAACGTTCTAATGAAGTTTGCTTTCCTTTTTCTTTAACATCTTCGTTTTGCATAGGAAATTCTGTACCATATTTTTCTAAAGAAGTTTGTTTAAATTTTGTTTTAAATTCTTCAGTTTTGGTATAATTTTTTACACCATATTTTTCCAAACAAGTTTCTTCTGCTTTCTTTTGAATTTCTTTATTTGCCAACGGACACAACGAACCGTATTTTTCAAGATTTGTTTTGTTTTGAAAAAAATATCTATAATCATTCTCATGCTCTTTATAAAATTGTTTTATTTTATTCAATTCTTCATCGCATAAAAATTCAAATTTATCTAAATTTAAATATTTTATTACTGTATTTATTGATGTACGACCAACACCTATTATTTTAGAAATTTGCGAAATACTATACATACGATTAACATCGTGAGAATTTATAAATTCTTTTATTTTATCTAAATCATAATATTCCGTTTGTTCGTTAAATTTATTTGTTCTAATTGTGGGATTGAGATTTAGAATTTTTATTATTTTATTTAACGTTTTTAATTTTACATTAATATTTTTACGAATCCACGATATCGATTTTAAATTATCTTTGATTTCAGTCATTTGTTTCATTTCCTTAAATGTTTTAACTTTTATGTCACTACCAATGACAACATAAATAGTTAAGAGTTAGATTTCATAAAGGAATATGAAATCAATATGTTGGTAGCATACTGTCCTCTCACAATTAAATATAATAAATTCTAAATATTTAATCAAGTAAAAAATCATAAATTTAAAGAGAAATAATTAAAAATTTATTCTCCATCGTTCGCCTTTACATTCCAAATCGGCTTTATAATTTTCAAAACTTCACAAGTATCTCCAATAGTTTCAAGAATCTGTTCCATAGGTTTGTAAGCCATAGGTGATTCATCTATAGTTCCTACACAAACAGAAGTTGTGTAAACATCTTTCATTGACTTCTTGAAATCTTCCATTTTAAGAGATTCTTTAGCCATAGAACGTGACATAAGACGACCTGCACCATGAGGAGCAGAACAATTTCTATCTTCGTTTCCTTTACCTTTTACAATTAAAGAACCGTCAGCCATGTTCATAGGAATAATTGCAATTTCATCTTTGTATGCTGAGATAGAACCTTTACGAATAATCTTATTTTTAATATCTACATAATTATGAACTGTACAGAATTCATCAAGAATATGTTTCTTCTTAATATTCAATGCTTTACAAATTTCATCTTGCATAGCCTTTCTTGACCAATAAGCAAAATTTTGTGCAATTTCCATATCATGTAAATATCCTTTCAAATCTTCACCTTCAAGATATGCAAGTTCATTTGGAACTTTTTCAAATTCTAGTTTATCAAGTTCAGACTGAATTTCTTTTTCACGACCTTCTCTCTTAAGTCGTTCAATGATTTCAGTTTTTTCCTTGATGTGATTTTTATGATATTCAATTGCTTTATTCTGCCAATATTTACAAACTTCAATTCCTAAATGTCGAGAACCGCTATGAATTACAAGATAATAATTCCCTTCTTTATCGATATCTAATTCGCCAAAATGATTTCCTCCACCTAATGAGCCAAGAGCAAGTAATTCTTTTTCTTTGTTAATTGGTGTAATAATATTATCGAGATTTATATTTTCGCAGAATTTATGTTTTGTACTTCTGTGTGCCATTCCCATAGGAATGTTCGCTCGCCATACTTTATCCAAGTTTTTTAAATCAAAATGAAAATCTTTAGATATTTTAAGAACTTGCATTCCACAACCAATATCTACTCCAACCAAATTTGGAACAATTTTATTAACAATTGTTTGAGTAAAACCAATTACACATCCACTTCCTGCATGACAATCTTCCATAATTCTGATTTGTGAACCTTCTGAAAATTTCTGATTCAACAAATTCAAAATCTGTTTATAACATGCTTCTTCCAACTTGTCATAATCATCTACGAAAACTTTAGCATTGTTATATTTTCCTTTAATTTCAATCATATTATTCTCCTATTTATATTCCATTTTCACAGTACCGCAATCGTAAACGCAGTTCTGTCGGCATATTTCCAATTCAATCATATTATGAGAATATATTTTAATCTTTCCTTTATCAAGTATTTTTTTAATTTGTCTTTTCTAAATCCGTTTTTATGAAATCTCTTTTTATTCAATATATAAATAAGGTGGTACAATTAAAGTGAAATACAAACCAAATTAAAATAAAAAGACCTATAAAAATCATCTAGGTCTTTTTATTTTAACTATCTTATAAAACAATTAATTTTTATTAAAAGAGGTACATTATGAGATTTAAAATAACAAGTGTGGGTTTTGGCGGAGATTTAGAACCTTTTATGCGAGGTTTAAAAAATTATGAAATTTTTGGCGAAAATGCTCTTCTTGATACATTAGAAATTGCTGATAAATTTTTATCATTTTCTAAAATAGGTTTTATTGATGGCTATGAAGATGATATCGAAATTATAGTATCAAATAAAAACGGAGATTATATAGAATTTAAAATAGACAATGGAACTGATGAAGATTATCAATATATTTTAAATTTAATTAAAGATGCTTCTAATTTAAATGTAAAAGTTAAAAAATATTAACTATTTATTATGTTGGATGTTAATAAAAAATATTAACTATTTATTATAAAGAAAAGTTTAATTGGCAATAAACCGTCAAGATTTTTATATGAGGTGCGGTTGATACGAAGTCGAAATTATATGCTTTGATTTTTAAAAATGTATCAGTGAGATTTTTTAGAATTTGTTAGAAATCTTTTGTTCATGCCGATAACTATATATCTTATAGGTATTTTAGTAATTCTTTCGTGTAAAGCAAACTAAAAACCTCAATCGATGAAACAAAAGGTGAAAACTATGGGTTTCGGAAAAGTTATGAGAATGAGCGAAGATAAGGCTCGTTCAATTTACAATGAAAAACTCTCAGAAAGAGAGAATAAAATCCTTAAACTGAAGGAAAAATATTCAAAATCAAAGGGTCTCGCACTCGGAAAGGGTAAACTTGAAGAGATGTTCGAGAAGGATGCTAAAAAGGCTGAAAATCTTATTTTGTTCCTTGAGAACTCTGAAATTCAGGCTCGTAGAAATCCTACAATCGCACAGAATGTTCTCCAAGAGCAGGCTATCAAATCAATGACAGAAGGTCAGATGAAAGAAGCAATGCAGACTGGTGGAACAATGGCTCTCATGTTGCCAACCGATATCGTAAAGATTTCTCGTATTGCTTACACAAACTCAATCGCACAAGATGTATTTGATGTTTGGGGTATGTCATCAATGAAAGATAGCCTTTACAAGTTGGAAACAACTTACGGTTCAACTGCTCGTGGTGCAACAGAAGGCAATGTAGTTTATGAAAACTACGGCGAAGGTCGTTATCCTTCTACATTCGAGCAAGAAACACTTACTTCTGCTGATGCAGGTGTAACATGGACTGCTACACTTTCTTATGCTCCACTTATTCCTTTCAAGGTATCTGTATTCCTTGATGGTACACAAGTAGCAACTGATAATGGTAGTGGTGTTCTTGTTGGTGCTACTCTTGATACATCAACTCCTTCAACTGTAAACTACACAAGTGGTGCTATTTCTGTAGTATTTGCAAGTGCAGTAAGTGGTGGTGCTAGTGCTGAAGTTACAGTACAGTACGCTTATGATTTCGAAGACCCTGCCCTCTTCCCAAGAACAGGTTCTGTTCTCTTGAACTTGGTTGAATATCAGTTCTCTGCTATTCTTTACCCACTCGAAGTAGAATGGACACGTTTCTCTGAAGATTTGATGAATTCAAAACTCGGACTTTCTGCTAAAGATATGCTTATTGCAGGTGCAGGTGACGAATTCCGTAAAGCATTCGATGAAAGATGTATTGCAAAGGGTATCAAGGCTTCTACATGGCACGCTCCTGTAACATTTGATACAGACTTCGCAACTGCTGGTGCTGACTCTTCTTACGCTCACGCACAGTCAGTAATTTCTGCAATCATCAATGGTGAAAACCTCCCATATGATGCAATTGGTCGTCTTGCTGATGAAACAAACATCGTTTGTGATTCAACATCTTATTCTTACCTTACAAAGCACAACAAGTTTGTTGGTGTTAAACCTACAAGCAAAGTTGGTATCTTCAAGGTAGGTGATATCGATGGTCGTGGAGTTTATATGGCTCCTAAATCAATCATCGGTAACGGTGCTAATGAAGGCAAACTCTATCTCTTCGGTAAGAGTACAGAAAGCAAGAATGTTGATGCACCTGTATCAATCGGAACTTACGGAACAGGTATCACTACAAACCCAGTTGAACTTAAGAATTTTAATTCACAGATGGGCTTGGGTGTTTATGCTGATAGCAAAATTAACAACAAACACTTCGCTACTGTGGTTACTCTTGAAAACCTCACTGCAAATTCGTAAGTCTAACTTGAAATCTAACAAGATATAAATAGATAAAAAATACCCTAGATTTTCTAGGGTATTTTTACTTTCATCATTAACAAAATTAGGACAAAACAAATCATAAACAAAGTAAGATAGAATTAAATGGAATGTCAACAAATCACAAATAATCTGAAAAATGTTCTCCATACAAATTATCCATTTCTTTTGCCAACAACGATAATTCTTCGACAGTTCCACATTGTTTTATTTTAGTACACCATTCGACACGGAACAATTCAAAGTGTTTGTTCATTTCTTTAATATAATTTTTAGCATACTTTTCATTTTCACTTTTTGGGTCATGGTAAAGACATTTTAATCCAAAAAATTTATCATTTTCAATCTTATCGAAAAGCATTTCTCGAAATATTTTCTTTAATTGTGGAACAGTTTTCTTCAAATTTTTCTCTTTCTGAATTTTAATCAATTCATTTCTAAATTCTTGCGAAGATTCAATTTTCATAACAATAGAATTATCGAATTTAGGTTTATGACTTTTTATATCATATGATGTTGGATGAAGATTAAATTTTTCAATCAATTTATCTGTCCAACCGTGTCTTTTCAATGTAATGTAATTAATTTCATTCATAACTTTCTCCTATTCTTCAAACTTCCAACTTTTTGAAAATTCTTTATCAGCAAATAAACTAGCAAGACCTGTCAACTGTTTCAATCTTAATAATTCTTCTTTATCCATTCCCAATCTTCGCTGAATCTCATAATCAGACAGACCACTTGAAACAAGTTCCGTAATAATATTCGACATAATATCGATATCGTGAGTTCCCTTACATCTATTATGCAAAATTGTAGCAAACATACGGTCATATCGATTTTGGTCTTTATTCAACACTACGCAAGGAACTACACCTTTTTCACGAATATAAATATCCTTGTAGAGTGACATAATCAAAACTCTGTGAAAACCATCAACCAACACATAGGGATGCTTGTCTTTATCTTCATCGTTATTTGGTGCTACAACACAAGGAAGCGTCCAACCACTTTCAATCATAGAAGTATGAAGAAGTTCAAAGATATTTTTATCCATAGCATTTGGATTATAATTATTTGCTTTAATCAATTCTATCGGAATTTTCTTCACTTCATAAATCGGTGAAACATAATCAGAGTTATTCATCTGTTCTATTTCTTCGTCTGTCAAATCCCAACATCTTTCAAAAGTATGAGTATTTTCATAATTCACCGTAATTTTCTTTTCCATAATTACAACTCCTTAAATTTTTCCAATGCTATTTTTCTTTTTTCTGATTCCGTCTTGCTAGGTGAAAATCCCATTGTTTTACAAATGTAATCATTCTTCAAAATTGTTACACACATTCTCTTGTAAGACGGTAAATCCATCCATTTCTTACACAAACTTAAATCGTCAGGATAATTCTTAAACCTCACAAGATGTTTATTTTTATATCTAGAACTTTCTCCCAAATCTTCAATTTCAATATCTTTATAAAATTCGTGTATCTCATCGATGCTCTGTGGGTCAATGAATGCACCTTTTCCCTTACACCAATAACTTATACTAGTAGTAAACTTTTCTATAAAATGATTTTTCACATCTTCGCTACAAGTGTTCAGCAAAAATTCACAGTAAGTTCTCCATGTGTAGTTTTTCGGAAGTTTACAATCTCTCCATCCCATAAGTTTTGTATCACCATAAAGGGAAACAAAGTTTGCACCTTGTACACGAGAAATCATTCTTCCCCACATCGAAGGATTAATACACTTATAAAATTTTAATGTTGCATTGGCTTGATTATTGAATGGACTTGCTACACGCATTTGGTCTACTGAAAGACTTGCTTTATAATACAAATCATACAACTTGTTATATGTCTTCCCACTCTTCGCAAAGTACACCCATACATCTTCTACAATCCAATCATAAATCGGATATGACATCGATGAAAGTTCATTTTCCACAATCCATCTGTTGCCACTTTCAATGCGGTGATTGTCAAAAGAATGTGAACCACTTGTAACCAACATGTAACGGTCATAAGATTCTTCTGCTCGAATGCCACAAGCATTCACAGATTTTCCATATTTACTAGAAAACCAATTTGAAAATGCAGATAACAAATCCTTATCCCACCATTCATAATCAAAATTAAACGGACAATTTTCTTCCGTAACTACATAATCATAGTTCGGTAATTCTCTTACCCAAATTTCTCTCTGTTCTTTATTCCAAGGTCTCCAAAACCCCTTCGATTCCAACGAGCAACAATTCTGAGCCTTGAACGGTAGACACAACCAATATTTATGCTTTATATCAGACAATGATTTGAAGGTTTCATCAACAAATTCCGTAGTCATATCATACTGTGCTTCAAAATCTTCATGTACAATACAAACTCGGTCAATCAGATTATGTTTCCTAGCATAATCAACAACAAGATTTAGACAAACAGTTGAATCCTTACCACCACTGAATGGTACAATTATATTCTGATAACGGTCGAATAGAAATTCTATCCGTTTCTGAGATTCTTCAAACACATTGGTTTCGTTGTATATTTTCATGTATTTCTCCATAAATCATCTTGTTTTAAACTGTTCTACATAATTTTTACCATATTTTTCATCTACAATTTTCATAATTTTAATTATATCTTTCTTTATAATGAGTTTCACATTATTTTCTTCCATACATTTTTGTTTACACATATCCCATTCACGATTTTTCATTTGTTTAAGATTTCCATCTTCATCTAACAATTGTCCACCTTTAATTTCAATATTTTCACCATTTACTAAGAAATCACATTCATAACGATGAATATTACCATTATATTTATATTCAAAAATCTTGCCTTTAGTTATATTATTTTTAAGAATATATTTATTATAAATATAAAAATAAACTTCCCATGAACTATGAAATTCTAATTTCTCAAACATATATTGATGCGTTACTGATAAAGTTCCGTGATTTTCAATTCTACTTTTCATTGATTTTTCTGAATCAGTAATTGAACGTTTACCATATTTCTTTAATTTGGTTTCTTCTATTTTCTTTTGTCTTTCATCAGTACAAGATTCTTTTACTTTTTCAGAAATCTTGTTTCTCGCTTCATTAGAACGAGAAGGATTATCAACTCCATATTTTTTCATACAAGTTTGTTCTTGAAAAAATAATTTTCTTTCTTTTGCCGAACCAAATCCTTTAAGAAAATCTTCAAATTTTTCTTTCTGCTCTTCATTAATGAAAGCAAATTGATGAGATGGTTTATAAACTTTAATTCCTAGATGTTCAAGAATCGCTAACGCAGTATTTTCACAAAAATCATATTTTTTACCAAGTTTATCAATAATATTTCTTAATGGAATCCAACCATCTTTAGTATATTTCAAATCTCTTAATTCCGCACGATTAAACGTTGAGATACTTTTCATAAATTCATCAAATCTTTCACATTCTTCATTAGAATAAACATATTTGAATTCAAGATTAACATGTTCGCATTTTATTCTAAATTGTTTTTCATTTAGATTATATTTTTTAAGCAAATCTAAAAGAAGAGTACCTTCGTAAAAATTTTTAATATTATGTGATTTAATATATTTTATCTGATTCGTTGTATAAGTAGAAACAAATTTTTCAATAATAGGAATATTCTCAATGAGAACACATTTAGCATTATTTTCGATTTCAATAGGAATGTTCAAAAATTCAAGATAAGAAATAAACTGATAGAAATCAATTTTGTATTTTTCTGAAAGTTTTTTAACAGAGATATAATCCATAAATTCCTCCTACAATGCACTAAGTTCCGCTAAGAAATGCACCATAGGTTTTAGCGGAACTTACGGATTACTTCTTACATATAATATAGTAGATTTTATAGAAAATGTCAAGAAAAATTCTCCTACATGTCGAACAAACTTTCTTTCGCCTTTTCTATTCTATTTTTGGCAATCTCAAAATATGTATCATCTTTTTCTATTCCAATGAAATTACGGTTGGTATTTATGCAAGCAACTCCTGTTGAACCACTTCCCATACAATTGTCCAAAACTGTTTCATTTTCAAAAGTATAAGTTTTTATCAAATATTCCAAAAGGTCTGTAGGTTTTTGATTAGGATGATTTCTTTCATAATTATTCACACATTTAAATTCTAACACATCGGTTGGGAATCTTTCTGTGCTACCACCTATATAATTTCTTTTATTTTTTCCAAAATAACATTTTCCGTTAGAACAATTTTTAGCAGACCTAGTAGGTTCGTGTCCTTTAGATTTGATGGCGTTGTAAGTTAAATAATCATTAAATACTGCTATTTCTTCCACTTTTCTTATAGGCATATGTTTTGCATGAAAAAAATTCGTACCTTGATTTTTTATCCAATACCAAGAATATTTATAATTATCAATGTTGCTATTAATCAATTTTGTAATAAAAGGTTGTGAACCAAACAAAACAATCGCACAATTTGGTTTTATAATTCGATTATATTGTTCCCATAATTTATCAAATGGAATAATAACATCCCAAGAACAAGCAGTCGTTCCATACGGTAAATCACACAAAATCATATCCACCGATTTATCAGCAATTTTATTCATCTCAATAAGACAATCGCCTTTATATAATGTTTCTGTCATACATTCCTCAAAAATTCTTAATTTCATAAAATCCGTAGTTAAAGGGGTAAATTTGTCGATTTTTGGTAAATTTATCCCCTTAACTGCATAAAATCTCTAATTAAAAGAATTCCTCAAACATACTAGGTCTTGCATCTATACCGAAATCTTCAAGACGGTCGTATATTAAATTTATATACCATTGTTTATCTAGCATTGGATATTCTGAACATTTTTTATCATGAATATCACCGTTTTCGATAAATACATGGTCTGATTGTCCTGCAAATTTTTCAATAGTATCGCTATCCGCTTTCTTTTTACCTAAATATGTATCTTTCAAATCTTTACTAGCAAATACACGATAACACTTATTGGTATATTTTATTCCGTTATGATAAACTTCTTTATAATTACCACTCAACTTGAATGTTTTCATAAATCGCCAAAGTTCATCACAATTATTTATAAATTCTTCAACATTGATTTTGTGCATGATATATTCTCTGATACATTCATTCACAATAGGTAAATCATTATCCAAATCATTTGTCTCTTTTACATAAGAACCTTTTACTTCGATTTTACCATTAGCGAATTCAAACAAATAATTATTGACATCTTTAAAATAAGCATAGTTAATATCGTCACGAGCCAAACCCATCAAACTCCTATGTTCCCAGTCTTGTCTAATCCTTTCTACAGTTTCAATATCTTTTTCAGAAAAACATTTTACTAGCAAGCCATCTGTATTTGAGTTCAAAATTCTACAACACTTTGCTTCTTCGAGATGTTCAATTAAGTCTACAAGATACATCTGTCCATAAACAGAAATTAATGTTGCACCTCTAGGATAATAAGCATTGGAATTTTTATCACGGAGGATACCATATGTTCCGTTTAAAACAATTTTTAACGGTGCTTGTTCTTTCTTTTTACCTTCTCGTTTTAATTGTAATCGTTTTTCATAAATTTCTTTATAAATTTTATGACCTTCTTTACCAAAAGCAAGTTCAAAAATAGTCTTATCTTCTGGATATACTTTTGCAAAAATTCCAAGACTTGGGTAGTAACTATTGACATCAAGATGCATTATAATTCCACCGTCTTTATTATCAATATATTCCTTTGCAACCGAAGCATGAATTCCACCCCATCCAATTGTATGTTTTAATCCCATAATTTCAAAATCAGCCTTTTTACTCAAATCATGATTTTGAGGATTCAAAAACCAATCTATAACATATTTATATTTTTTTACTTGCAAATTTGGTGGACATACGATATTCCATTGGTCAGAATCATCATGTGTACCTTTCTTACATTTCAAAATATCCGCTACAATTTGCGCTGATGTTTTATTAATTTCATTGAATGAAAGATAATCAAACATCTCAATTAAACCCATATGAGCGTCATAAGTATATGGACTTCTCTTAAATACTTCTATACAACTTTTTACATCATGGTCATTATATTTTAAAATTTCAGTCCATTCATCATTAGTAAGCAATCTGTTTATATCAAACGGGGTGTGGTCCTCATTTATTTCCATTTGTAAAAATGATTCATATTGTTTAAGACTATGCCCCAAAATATAACAATCGAAAGCATACAATTCTATATCTTTAAATTTATCTGAAATCTGAAATCCTTTAAGACCATCATAAACAATTTTATCATTTATTTCTTTAGGATTCATTCCTAAAATAATACCCTTGAAAATAAAATTATCATAATTTCTATTGTTAAATGCAAAAAACAAATTGGACTTATTTTTATAATAAAATTCAAGTAAAGATTTTCTTTGATTTACAATTACAGTCTTTTTGTAATTCATCACATCGTAGAATGTAACACACCAATCATACTTATATACCTCAAAATCAAAAAAAATGGCATTTCTAGGAAATCTTTCTTTTGTAAAAAAATCCTTATAATCATCCGCATTCAAATCCGTAACTCTAGTGAACACAATCTGCTTACTACAATCAACTTCCGAATCATCTATTACTTTTTCTACCACGCACTTCTTCACCTTTTTCACAGTCGGCACATTAGCAGAACTAGGTATTTCAATCTTACCACTTTCAAAATCACTGAAATCGCAAGGAGAATTGTTCATAGCATTAGACTTCACAGTAGATTCATCTTTCACAATCTTCTTTACTTTTTTTACTGCATTAGGACTTGTGGTATAATTTTCTTTTACTGTACTCATACCTACAAATTCGGCTTTACATATATTTACAACTTCCCCATTACAAGTTCCTACATCATTACATTTACTGAAATCAACACCAATAAAATTCGGTTCACTCACAACTTTCTTGATTTTCTTTACAGTCTTTACATTTGTTTCGCTCATATCTTAATCCTTATGTTGTTTTATATGATTTTATGCTCTTTCTGAAATAATTTCAATTCTAAACTGAAAATTTTTACATATCAAACAAACTTTCATTTTGTTTTTCACAACCTTTTACATATAAACTTTCATATACTATTTCATCAGTCTTATTTCCTATAACCCTTCTAAATGATGAATTTCCGTTTTTCAAATAAACATGTTTGTCATAAACAGACTTCGGCACATCATAAGTCGAGTCTTCATCTTCACAATACCCATCAAATGAAAAACAATATGAGCATTTTAAATTTTGAAGAAAGTTAAAAAATTTATTATTATTTATTGCACCAAAATACATTCCTTTAGTGTTAGCATAAGGTGGGTCGTAATAACAAAAATCATTTTCATTCGGACTGAATGTATCATAACTTGCATTTATAAATTCCACATTATGATTATTCAATGTATTATTCCATTCTTTTAATATCTTTTCCAATCTAAACGGCTCGATTCCATTTCTTGTTACATGAAAAGAATTGTTGAATTCTCCATCAGAATTATATCTTGGCATACCGTTTGTGGTTGTACGCATTATAAACATAAAATCTTTAGGGTCATGTTTTTCATTCAATCTTTTTCTTATTTCTGCAAAATACAATTTCTTTCTTTCAAAATCTGAATCTTTGTTTAATTCATTCCATAAAAGTTCATAGTGAGAAATAATTGACTTATAATCATTCTGTATGAGTTTATATAAATTTATCAAATCCGAATTCAAATCGGACAAAATAAACTTATTCACTTTTATATCGGAATTCATAAGCCTATATGCCACAGAACCACCACCAAGAAAAGATTCATAATAACTTTCTATTTTTCTAGGGAAGTATGAAATAATTTCATCACATTGACTTCGTTTACTTCCACTCCATTTAATCGCTGGTTGAAAATTCATAATTTATTTTCCTATTACATATCAAATATACTTTCTTCATTTCTTCTTATTCTGCTTCCAACATATTCTTTAACAAGTTCCTTGTCATAATTATTCAACCAATTATTTGCTTTATCATACATATCTTTATCAATTTCACATCCAATATAATTTCTACCACAAACAGAACAAGCGATTCCACTAGAGCAACTTCCACTGAAGGGGTCAAATACAACATCATTTTTATCTGAACTAATCATCAACAATTCTACCCATAACAGAAAAGGTTTTTGTGTAGAATGAATTTGCGGTTCAAACTTATTTTTAAAAAACGGTGAGGTGAAAAACAAAGCATTTCCAACACCACTCCAACGAACACGCATACCTGTGTTTTGGTCTATCATCCACCCTCTAGGTTTTCCGTCTTTGATATAAGGCACTACAACTTCCCTTAAATATTCAACAGAATTCCATTTATAATTCTTACCTTTTGAAATATGCAAAACTTCTTCGCATTGACTTTTCAATTTATTCTTTGAACCCCTTCCTTTTGCTCTAACATAAGTAAGCCAATTGTCAAGATTAAGATTCAAATTATCAAACTTTTTTAATACATCAAACACAATTGGAATTTTTGTTCTACCGCAACATAACCAAATCGTTCCGTTATCTTTTAATATCCTTTCAAATTCAAAAAATAAATGGAATAAAAAATCTGAATATTCTTCATCAGTCATATTATCCCATTCTGTATTTGAAGTTTGACCTTTAAATGAAATTCCATAAGGAGGGTCTGTCATTATCAAATCTATAGAATTATTTTCCATAGATTTCATTTTCTCAAAACAATCTATATTTTCAAAATCAATCATATTTATATCCTATTCATTTTACAATATTCTTTCAATTCCAAATCAGATAATTTATCCACAAAATAATTAATCTGAAATCCATTATCCAAGTTGCACATAATTCTATATACTTCGTCTACAACATCCTTTTCACTCCACACTTTTGCTTGAAACCAATTTGTAGCGTCCGCAAATATAACTCTATCATCAAGCAATCCAACAACAATAATTTTGTTACTAACTCTATTACGGATTCCATACAAGTCAAATTTCAACATTTCTGCTACTTTCAAAATGTTGTTCAAAATCTGCATGTTTTTATCTTTGCCTTTATTTCTTAAAATCTCATTGACTTCCGCTAAATCTTCTTCCATATGTCCTCCAATTATCTTATAACCTTATTCATATCTTTTGCCAATATAGGACAATCACACAATTCACAATAAATGATGTTATGCGTAAAATCACTTGATTTACAAATTATTTTCTTTTCACATTGACAAAAAGGTTCATCAGTCCAAATAGGATTATCCAAATATTCTTCCGTTAGTTTTATATTCCGCATTTATATCTCCTACATATCTTCTTCAATGAGAGTGATTTTACAAACTTTACTTTTGCTCACATCGAAATCTTTTCTCTCTGAATCTAATCGAAAAAATTCTTTCATCCTAGTAAGACCTTCTTCGTATGAAGAAAATTTATTTGCTTCATAAACAGTTTTATAAGGATTACTTTCGTACAAATAACTGTATTTGTTATTCTTTATGGAAAATAATTTTATTGCATAATAAACACACATTGAATACATATTTTATCCTTTAATTAAAAAACTTCTGTAATAGATATATCACAAAAGTTTCATCATTTCAATGATTTTTTACAAATTTTTAATTAAAACGGCAACACAGTAATTGTATGTTCTTTAAGAAGTTTATTCAGTACATTATGTACGCTAACTTCAAACATATCATCTACAGAATCATAAATGCCATCAACATCATCAAAAGCCATATTAAACTCTTCTTGAATTGTGTCATCATGAATCAAATCCAACAATGCTTTTTCTATAATTTTCAATGATTTAGCAACAGTAATTTTTTCTTTCAAAGATTTTCTGATAAATTTCTTTGATTCCGTATAATCACGTGTTTTAGGCAAAATAATCATAATCTGCTTATTTTTAACAACTACATTAAAATCATGGTTATAATAAAGTAAACCGTTGATTGCATCAGAATATAAAAAATCATACAAATCATCTGATTTAATTTTATTAAAATCTTTACCTTTACAGATATAAATATATGACACATTTAACGCTTTAGCCTTTCCACTATCAATTATTTTTACATCATAACCTTTATTTTCAAAATATAATTCTATATCATCTTGAATTAATTCTAAAGTTATAGGGTCATATCTTAGTCCTTCTGTAAGAGATTTTCTTGCAGACTTCTTTGATTCTTCAAACCCTTCCAACCAATTTACAGAATTGATATATTTGCAAATATTTTTATTATAATCATTATCGATTACATAATCACACAATGCTTTCTTCACATCTTTTTCTGTACCACTATCTAAAGCACGAGTGATATCATCACCAACTTCACCATAATGCAAGCAAGCGTAATAAAAATCTCTTGCGTTATATTCTTCACCATCTTTTCTATCCAAAATTAAATCAATAATCATACTATTTTCTCCTATATTACCATGCTACAAATCTGATAAATACAAAATCATTTTCTGTAAATTTATCATCTTCATACACAAACTGATAACCAAAATCAATATTCATATCAGACATAAACTCAATTAATGTTTTAGGCATACAATCAGTTACGATATCATCAAAAATATCCAAATCCATAGTTTCATCAAACCAAACTCTAAATACAATTTCATCATCACCAATTGATTCAATAGAAACATCTTTAAGTTCTTTATTGATATTTTTAACCCATTCTTTTACAAAAGAGTCGTGTTTATTAAGGTCGTAAAGTGAAAAATCTTCATCTGTTGATTCTTTCAAACTCTCCTTAAAAGAATTAATCATATTTACTGTTGATTTGATAGCGTTATTGATTTCATCAAATTCGTTAGAGTTTTTATAGATTTCATAATTCTGTTCTAAAACTTTAATTTCTTTTTTAGAAAAATCATGTTTCTGAAATTTATTTAACTGTTCTTCTGTTATATAATGTACATCATATAAATCTTGAATAAATCTAAATAATTTTGTAGTCATTGCTTCTTCTTTTAAACTCTTTTTAGCAGATTTCTTTGATTCCATCAAGTCATTTTCCTTAACGATAACCTTAAAATTTTCATTTGAATTGTTTGGATTTTTAAACACGAGATATGCTTTCACAACATCATCAGATTTTGCAAGATTATTAGCATCCTTCAATGATTTAGCATAATCTCTTCCGCTTAAAGAAACTTTAGTCCATTCGTTATCTGAAATGTTAAATTCATAATAACTCCAAAAATAATAAGATTTCGAATACGAAGGAACATCTTTCTTTGAATAGGTTCTTAAATCATCAATATAATTTTCTATGTCATCATTTGTAGATTCTTTCAAACTTCTTTTAGCAGATTTCTTTGATTCATAAAAATCATCTTCATCTAATTCAGAACTTGCAACATCATAAGCAACAAATGCATCTGTAGAGTCACAAGTGAATTCATCGACTGAAATGATATTATAATCGTCAGAAATTCCAATTCCCCATTTATCATTAGATTTCAATTCAACTTTACCGTTTTCAAAATCCCATTTATTAGAAACAGTATCAACTTCAATATTCGGCAAATACAAATAATCTTCACAGAATGTCATAAAATCTTTAATTTCATCTTTTGGCATTTCCTTAAAGAAATCATCCCAAAATAACGAACCATCTGCATAATTCTTACCATTAAATTCTATTCTTTTTTCGCCATCACCGATGAATCGTTTACCCCAATCACTAATTGCCTTTCCATTGGTCTGTCTGAATTCACCACTGATAATTCTTTCAACCAAGTCACCCAAATCTACAGTAGCAAACATTTCACCTTTTGAGAATTCACAATCTTCATCTTCAATGTAAATATCATTATAACTGTCATTCATCGTCATGAAGAACTCGCCTTTAATGTTTGTGAAATGTAAATCCAATCCACCGTCACCATCATAATCAAAATCAAGATTATACGTTGGTTTATAAAATTCTAAAATCAAGTTATGTTCTGACATAATATCACCTCAAATAATTTATTATTTATATTATACAAACGCAAATTGCATTTCAAATGTACTCATTATTTTCCATATCCTTGAACATGACCATTACCAACATTATTGATTTTCAACCATTCAATATCTTCAATTTTTCCACCAAGACGAAGTACCAAGAAATCACCGTTAGGAAATTGAATATCTATCCATTGGTCGTGCATGGAAACTTCACTACCTTTCAATGGAGCAAAAATACAAAACCATGAATTTTTAATGTAAATTCTAAATGTTAAACTTTTACTGTCTTGTTCAATATCAACACCATCAACATCAGTCATATTTGGAAAGTAAACAGAAGAACTTTCGTACATAATTCCATTTGCACCAAGTTCTCTAAGACAACTTGAAATATCAGTAATTACATACATACCATCCAATTTATATTTAGTTTCAGCCATAATTCAATTTTCTCCTAAAAATATATTTATTATTTATATTATATAGTTACTTTACAAAAACATATTCGCCGTTTTCTTTCACAATCTTTCCACTTCCAATAGACAATTCAATTAACTGTTTGGCATATTTTGGCATGTGTTTCTTCACTACATTCATCTGTTTAGGAGAAAGCCAACCTTTTGTAGTGTATTGTTCAGCAAAACTAGAAAGGATGTCTGAATCAATTGAAGAAAATCCCATTCCATTGAATTCTTTGGTATATCCTTCACATTTTTCTTCATTAGTCTGAAAACTATAAATTGTAAGTAAACCTTTAATTGCTTGATTTTCTCTAGTTGCGAGTTGTTCTTTGAGAGCCTTAATCAACGAATCTTTTGAAGTAAATGCCATAAAAATAAATCTCCTTTATATTAATATAATAACATAAAGGAGATTGTTTTGTCAAGGAAAATTATCAAAAAATCTATTTCTTTAATTCACTAGTCAATTTATTTACTCTTTAAATTGAGGATGTTCTATTAAAAATTTTTGCAAGTCTTTTTCAGCATTTTCAATATTTTCTAGTTTTTCATAATATTGTTCATCAAGAGATTTGAAAAAAGCATCTCTAATTACACACATTACCGCAATACATGAAAATATAATAAAACTACAAAAAGCAATTATTGCTATTCTAAAAGAACTACGTTTCGTAAATACTATATATACAACAATCGATGATAATACCGTTCCTATTAAACCGATTACCCTAAGTTTTTCAAAAATATTCATAAATTACTCCTTTTGTATTTTATAACTCATCTATTTCTCTCCAACGATTCAATTATATTATAAACTTCTTTAGGTTCAATTCCAAGTGTTTCTTTACACTCCATTAAAAAATCATCCATTTTATTTTTATAATATTTATAATTATCTTTTATAAATTCTTTAATTGCATCATTCTTGGCATTTTCCAATTGTTCTTCTGACCATCCTTTAATATCTTCTTTTCTAATTATATATTCATCAGAATATTTACAACAATTATAATCTGATAAATCAAACTTTGTAATTGGTCTATGAAAATCCGCATGTGCAATCAAACATGCTTCTAATTCATAATCGGCTTCAACATGAACTATATTATCACAATTTCCTAATGGATTAAAATAACTTACAGTATATAGCATATTATATTCTCCTTTACATTTTATCTATGTATTTTCTACATTTTTCTTCTGTTCCATAAAATAAAACTTCGTGTGCTGATAATAAATATTTACCATGAATTACTTTTATTTCTTGTGTATAATTATCATCTACAACACAAAAATAATCTTCCAAACTAACAACATCATCATTACTTAACAATTCATCTTGAAAAGGATAAATCATTGATTTTTTATTCAGAATTGTTTTATCCAATAATTCTCGTTTATTCTTAAAAGTAGCAGTAAGAACATCATCATCAATTGAAAAATAAAGTTCTATATTATCGCTAACTCTCGATTGTTTTGATAATTCAATATAAACATGTTCATTCTTATAAATTGTAGTTTTTCCTAATTCATAATCATTAATAATCTGTCGTAAAGATTTTGTCATATATTATCCTCATCAATAATACTATTTTCCTTTATATATAAAATTCCATTAATCCAATTTTTAATCCATCTATGTGGTAAAATCAAATCCCACAAAGGATTCATCCAAAAAGTTTTCCATTTACCATATTCACCGATTAAAAGATGTCGCATACTTTTATATTCATTCATTCTGAAATTAAATAAAAAATTTACGCAACTTTTAATACATCCAAACCAAGTTTTATCATACTCTTTCCACCAAGGTTTTACGCATTTGATACAAGGTTCGATTTTTACATATTCTACATCGCCATCTTCAATTTCTTTCCAAAATAAACATTCTAGTGTTTCTGCAAATTCTGAAAAATCTTGCCATAAACAAGCATGTTTCTTTTCAACATCTTTTGTCCAAATATCATCTTCATAACCTACAATATCTATATAAACTTTATCTTTTCTATTTGGATATTTAATCCAAGCACGATAACAGATTCTTGGGAGATAAAATCGTTTCTTTTTAGAGAAATATTTTTTCAAATTTTTATCAAAATAATAAGCCATTTCTTAATCCTCTTCATATCCACAATCCATGCAAACCCAAATGCCTATTCTATCAAGATATTTCATTTTCAATCCGCATTTTGGACAAATTCGATTTCTATTATAATAAATCATTAAAATTCTCCTTTTTATTTTACTTCCACGATAATACATTCTTTATCAAGACGATATCTTTTCATATATTCGTAAGCCTTGGTTCTTGTTTCAAAAGGCATAGCACTACTGACATATTGTGTTAAAATAAATCCTAAACAAGGATAATTATCAGTGATATATTTATCTTTAATTTTATGTTTTATTACAAAATATCCTTCATTTTCTTTTTTTTTCATAAACTACTCCTTTACAACTTCTGCTTTTTCCATTGTGTTTCGTAACATTCGTATGAGTTCTAGTTCATAAAGACCTGATATTGTATGATATGAAACCTTAGCACATTCAATATCAACACGAATTCTTTCAAGACTGTCTTTGAATCTATCCATACTAAAATGTTCTTCAAACTCTTTTGGAATTTCAAGTGATATTGTCATAAACTACTCCTTGTTTTCATATTTTTCTTTTAATCTTAAATATTCTTTATATTCATTCTGTTCAGCGAATTCGTCCAAAAGTTCGGACATATTTTCTTGATGTAATGAACCTCTATTTATTTTAGGATTAATAAACATAGAATCTTCACAAGAATAAACAGAACTACCATCTTCTTTAATTGCACTTAAATCTTCAAGCAAATCTTCTTTTGAAAGATATACACCTTCTAAATCAAAATGGGATTCTAATTCGTCACATTCATTAATAGCAAAATAAATTTTCATATCATTCTCCTTTAATTCATACAACTTGGAAGAAATGTTCGCCATTTACAAACATCACAAATTATTTCGTTATCTTGATTAAACCAATGATTTTCTACTTCATCGAATCTAGCGAAATCATATTTACCGTTTGCTCGTTTAACAATCATTAATTTATCGGTTTCTGATGGTACACCGTCAAACCAATTTTTATATTCTGTAAAACGAATATCACCAAAAGTAGAATCATCTTTATCTACAAGATAATTCAAAACCATATTACAAAATCCTTGTTTGGTTAAATCATCATCCTTTAAATATGTAAAAGCAGGAATATTTAATCTACTAATTTCTTTAAGAACTTTATATCCAAACAAAGTTAAAGATTGTCTAAGTAAAGAAACAAGTTTATCCTCTTTTCCAAATTTATCTTCTGATTTTTCAAGTTCTTTATTTACCAAATCTGTAATGTTCATTATTTACTCCTTGACACCACTAATCATAGACTGTGTATGAAAATTATTAGCATAATCATGTTCTTTTCGATAATTTTCACATTCATCATATGAATTAAATTCCAAAGCGTCAGAAGGAACATCTGTAATTGTTTCGTCAGCCTTCAGATACCAATAATGATGAAATTCGTAATCAACTTTGTTCATTTCAATCTGATATGTTCTTTTCATGATACTTACTCCTTGTAAAGTACAATATCACACTTAATTGAGAATGTCAAGAAAAATTATTAAAATTTTGAATATTTTGAGGAATCTAATGTAAAATGTTCATCGGTTGAATCATTTATGTAAGCAGTAATTACTCTATTTCCACGAATAACTACAGAAATATCCTCAAACATATTACATCTGTCACGCACAACATATTTTGTTACTTTTTCTTTTCCATTAAAATTTTCTGTTTCTATTTCAAAAGGAATTATAGGTTTTTCTTTTAATTTGCTTAAAACATTCCATACTTTTTCAGCAGTTACCGAATTATGAGAACGGTCTTTACATTCAATTCTTTCTATAAGATGTTTGGTGAATACAAAATTTGTAGTATTTTGTTGTTGATAAATTGCTTGATTGATTAAATCTTGTGGTAGGTAAATGTCTTTATGATAAAGTTTTGTGTTTATATTTCTAAGCATATGAATGAATAGTTATAAAAAGAAAAAGACCTAGAAATTCATCTAGGTCTTTCAATCAACTAAAGATTAGATTGACTTAGTTCTTGCACTTTTCAGCACAAACTCCGTCATCATCACCTTCATCTTCTTCGTCAAGAGTTTCATCGCTCTCTTCAACTTCGTCTTCATCCTCTGCTTTTTTAGCAAGTTTCAAAGCCTTAATTCTCTTAATTCTTGCCAAACGAGCCTTTTTCTTTTCGTCTACAGTTTCTTCTTCTGTAACTTCGTCTTCTTCATCAAGAGTTTCATCGCTTTCTTCAACTTCATCTTCAGCCTTTTTTGCTTTACGAAGTTTAGCCAATTTTGCACGTCTTATAGCCTGAATTTCATCTGCTGGGAATTCTTTAACAGGTTCGTCATTTTCATCAGCAGTTACAGTTTCGCCACTTTCAGCCTTCTTCAAAGCCTTAATTCTCTTAATTCTTGCCAAACGAGCCTTGCGTTCAGCAATTTTATCTTCATCTTCGTCTACCTTATCTTCTGTTTCGTCTTCTGCTTTACGAGCCTTTCTAGCCAATTTCATCATGCGAAGTTTTCTTGCTCTACGGAGTGCTTGAATTTCATCAGCAGGGAATTCTTTAACAGGTTCGTCATTTTCATCCGCAGTTATAACTTCACCTTCAGCCTTCTTTGCTTTCAAAGCCTTGATTTTGCGGATTCTAGCCAATCTTGCACGTCTAGCCTTTGCTACATCAACGTCATCTTCCATATTAGCAGATGTATCGAGAGTTGTTCCTACATCTTCAACATCTTCGTTTTCAACGAGGATTCTTGCACCCTTGGAAATAATCTTTCCTTCTACCATAATTGATTTTCTCAAACGAATTGATTTCATTTTAATTTCTCCTATATAGGTTTTGTGTTAAAAAAATAATATATTATTTTAGAGATAAACTACCTCTTTAATACACATTAAATAGTAACAAATTTTAAACTGACGGATAAATGATATTGAAACAGTTTAAAGTTACATCCACAGTCAACGGTTCTCCACTTTCTTCATCAAATTCAAGTCCACCTAATGAAGTAGGGAAACATCCTTCACATGTCCAAATAGAGTTTGGAGTACCAGCAATGTTGTTATCATCAAGATTATCAATTGCCCAAATTTCAATTGGGGCACGGAATAAACTTGCACCACCTTCACCATTAGCACCACTATCAGAAGCCATAAACATAGTTTCATTGTTTTGAATATAATTCATCCAATTAGAAAGTGCCTTGTAAGTAACAAGTTTCTTGTCTGGTCTGAATGTGAATGAGATTTCACGAGACTGCTCACTTAAACCATTTGGTCTGTCAAACTGACGACCACGTTTTGTGATTGTATAAGTGCCGATTGTTTTTTCAGGAATTGATACATTCGTGATACGGAATGTAAGTTGGTCATTAACACCTGCCAACTGTGATACAGTTGTTGGTAAAATTATGGAATAATGATTCGCAATTGCATCTTGACCCATTGTAGCAAGCGTATCCAATATGTGTGCCATATATCTTCTCCTATCTAAATAAAATAGTTAAAATAAACAACGTTCATTTATTTATAAGATAGTTAAAATAGTTATGATTTGAGGAAAAATAGTTTTTGGTGTGTAAATTATTCAATCTTTTTTTTATAAATTTTAACTATCTGTATTGATATGAACAAAGGTATATACGGATGCGGTATATACTGAAAAATCCAAGCGTAAGGGAGGTGAACAATATGCAACAACAAGAATTAAATAATCTTATCGACATGGAAAAAGATATAATTTCGCACCCAGCAGATGATTTGCATTACTTAGATAATATATTAAATTCTGATTTATTTACAGAATCAGAAGTTGAAGATATTAATTCAGCATTGAGTATAATTTTACATAATGAAAAATTATCTGAAAGAGAAAAAGGAAATCTTCTTGAAAACAGTTGGAAAATAAATCATAAATTCAAACCACCAACAGTAGAAGAATTTTTAACGGAAGAATGGATTGGACCACAAGCAAAAGAAGTTTTTCCTCATTGCAAAGAAACTTTTATTAAATATTTCGACCCATCTGTAAATAAGAACACTTTAATTACTTATTGTTGTACTTAGATTGGTTGGGGTAAATCTACGCTCTTGGCTATGATTAAATTTTATAGAGCGGTTCTTACAATATCTTATAGAAATCCAAAACAATATCTTAAACTAGGTGAAAGTACACGTTTAACAGATGCTACAATTTCTTTTACAAAATCAAGTGCATATGACCTTGTGATTAAAGGACTTGACAGTTTGTTACAAACATCCCCTAAATGTCAAAAATTGCATTATGAGAGGGATATGACCAACCCCGAATATACAGAAAGTGGAAAAATACTTTTTTGTAATACTTCTAAAGGTAACTCTATTTTGAGGGTTGGTGATATTTTTTATGATTGTATTTCTGAGCCGATTCAACTTGTAGGTAGAAACCTAATTTCTGTGTCCGCCACCGAACTTTCGTTTTTGAAAGAAGTTATGCCTGAAGAAAAAGTTATGAAACTCGTTGATGAAATGTTTTCTCGTGTTCATAACCGTTTTGGATATAACAATCCCAATGTTTCATTAATTGTAGATTCATCTCCTAACTCTATGGAAGGATTAGCCGACCAATGGATTGAAAAACATAAAAACGATAAAGATAAATTATTCATTAATGATAAAAAATGGGAACTTCCTACATTTTCATGGATGTTTCCTATATATGAAAAAGATAAAAAAAATAATGTATTTCCTATCTTTAAAGGAACTTCTACACAACCTACAAAAATTATTACAAAAGAAGAAGTAAAAAACTTTAACGAAGAAGATATTATTTGGACTCCTAACGACTTATATGAACTAGCAAAAGATAATGTTGCTAAAATCATGCGTGACTTCGGTGCAACTCCAACTGCAGGTTCAGATACAAAACTTTTTACTAATCACGAATTAATAAATAAGTGTTTTGTACCGAATTTGAAGAATTTTTATATGTTTGAATATGCAAGTTATTTGTTGCCACCTGAAACACTATTATGGGATAAAGTCAGACCTTTATGTTATGTCTATACAGGAAAACAAAATTCTTTCAGATTAAAACGTTATCCTTCCGCTGAACGTTTTGTTCATATTGATATGGCTGAAAAGAAAGATATGGCTGGTATCTCTATGGTACATCTCGAAACAGATAAAATTGGAAGAAAGATGTATGTTGCCGATTTTACTTTACCCATCATGAGTAAAAAAGATGATAAGATAAACTTGGATAGTTTCAAATATTTAGTTTATTGTATGAAGATTTACGGAAATACCAATATCAAAAAAGCAACATATGATGGATTTGAATCAAAAAGTTCTATTCAATTTTTGGAAAGAAATGGTGTTGAATGCGAAAGATTATCGTTGGATAACACACCTGATTATTATTTGTCGTTTGCTTCTTGGGTCATGCAAGGTAGAGTAAAAATTGGTAAAAACTTGGTAATGAAAAATAACATGAAATCTTTAATCACGACAAACGAAGGTCATAATGGTAAAGAAAGTAAGAGTGGAAAACTTATTGTAGACCATGTTCAAGGTGATTGGATAGATTTGGAAAACTCTGATTGGGAAAAATCAAAATGTGGATATTTTGGAAAAGATTTGTCAGATTCATTCGTAGGTGCTTGTACCAATGCTGATAAAAGTAATGTAAATTACGCTACATTCTTATACGATGATACTGATGAAAAAGAAGATTGTTCACAAAAAAATGAAAAGAAACTTCAAGACGAACTTTATGAAAAATTCGGCTTAAAGTTTAAGAAAAGATAAAAATTATTAAAATCAACAATCTTCCCATCCGCACAAAACACAATACCATTTATAATAATTATGTTTTGTCAGACAATTTGAATTATGACAACTAGGACATATCATGGGATTTTGAATCCAAGTGTTTGATGTTCTTGAGTTTCTTTTTCTACTACCATCATCAATTACCACATCTCTATAGATATCGTTTCCTATGATAGAATCTGTGTTATATTCATATATCATACATTTCTCCTTTCTACAAGACAATCACCTTTATATAAAATAACATCTGACATTTATTCACCCTCTTCATTTTTTACCGTTAGGGAATAATTTGTGCAACTTGGATTAAATTCATATTCAATATTACCGCTCGGTAAAACATGAGTTATATGACAAGCATAGTTTTCTTCATAATAATTTAATTTTTTCAAAAGTTCTTGAATTACATTCCAATAAATATCCGTCATACTGCTCATATTACACCTCAAAATTGTATTATCATTATAATTTAATATTTATTGAAAAATCAATAGAATTCTATAAAATTCCGTATTCTTGAAAGTATTTTGTTAATTCCTTTTCGACCATTTTAAGATTATTAAGTCTTATGAGAATAATCCCATTGTTTTTACAGTAATCGTTTTTAATTTGGTCATGTTTTTGAATATATTTGAAATTTTTTTCAATTTCATCATCAGTCATTTTATAACTTCGTTTTATTGGTTTAAAATGTTGTATTCCGTCAAATTCTATACACAAATTATATTTTGGCAAATAAAAATCAAAAGGTAACGAATATACATCTTTACAATTTTTAAATTTTTTCTGTTCTTCAAATTCTATTTTATTTTTTATTAAAAAATTTCTAACTGCGATTTCTCCTTTATAATTATTCTTACATTTAGGACAACCTTGACCGATTAAATGTTTGCTAGGTTTTTGAAAAAAATTACCATGTTTTGAACAAATTATAATTACTTCTGTATGACTATTCACATAATTTACTTGAGAATAATCATAAGTTCCTTCTCCATGAATTTCATTTGACTCATTTATAAAATTTTCTAACGGTTTTCTTCTTTCGTTTGCTAATTTTTCATTAGAACAACTTCGGCATTTTTCCCCTTTTAAATGATTCGATGGAGTTTGTGTAAATTCACCATGTTTTGGGCATATTATAATCACATCAGTTTTAGCATCAATATATTCTACTTTCGAATAATCATAAGTTCCTTCTCCGTATTTTTCATTTGCTTTTTTTATAAATTTTTCCGTATTTAATTTTTGACTTTCAATTTGTTTTTCAATACCACATTGTTTACATCCACAACCTTGTAAATGACTACTAGGTATTTGTGAAAAAGGTCCATGTTTCGGACAAATTATAATCACTTCTGTTTTCATACCCACATATTCCACTTTAGAATAATCATACATATCACCATGAACTTCATTTGCTTTTTCTATAAATTCTTTGGTGGTTAATTTCTTCAATTTTGATATTTTTTCAAATGCACATTTTTTACAACCTTTACCATTCAAATGATTATTAGGTGTTTGAGGAAATGGTTTATGACCTTCAACTCTACAAATTATTTCTACTTTTTCTATTGCTTTTACATAAACCACATTTGAATAATCATATCTATCACCATATTTTCGTAATGCTTTTCTAATAAATTTCTTTGTCTTTTCATCTTTATTAGAATATCTTTCTTTAATAATTTGATTAATTTCTTCTTCGGATAAAGGTAGATGTTCTACAGTTTGATTTTCAAATTTAACATTTGCACATTTTTCACAATCACACTTTCGATTTACATTCTTTGTCTTATCATAAGACATCATTCGATTCATCAGATTCATAATTTTAATTTTTAAGTCATTTTCGCTGACTTTGTATTAACTTAAATAGTTAATGTTTACACATATAAATAGTTATAAAAAAAAGAGGCGTGATTGAACGAGATTAAAATTCAATCAACGTTTAGGGCGAAAACCTAAACTCACCTCTTAATATAAGATAGTATACTTATTTCTTTAACATTTCAAGTTCAAAAATCAAAGCCAAAAAATTTCATCAGATTTATTGTTTGATAATTTTCGAATCGCCTTATCAATAGACATTGTATGATTTATATATTCTTGAATTTCTTGTAATGTGCAATCGTTCATATCAAAACCTTTAATTTCTGAACCCTTTTTATAAAATTTTGGACAGAATGTTGCTCTTAAATTTCCCACATAACCTTCTTTTAATTTTTGAGCCATGAGTAATCCGCCATCATCATTATCTAAAAAAACAAGAAGATTAGGTATTTTATTTAACATCCTCATTTTTATATCTGTGATTTGATTTCCAAAAGTAGATATGACGTTTTTGTTTACAGTCCAGCATTTTCCGATATTCTTTATTCCTTCAGATAAAATTACTTCTTTATTCAAGTCAATATCATCGATTCCATATATCAAATTACTCGAACAACCTTTTACATATTTTACTTTTATAGGATTATTATCAAAAGTTCGACACTCATAATTTACAAGTTTTCCGTCTTTATAAATCGGTATGCAAATTCTGTTCTCCATAACGGTAGGCTTTTCATCAATATCATTTACAATATTTTCACCAATCATCTCACAATATCGACAATACTTTACACTCTTTTCTTCAATAAACTCATCCGACCAACCGATTCCATGCAAGAAATCCATAACTCTATTATCATAAAAAGGGTCGTAAAGTTTTCCATAAACAATTGGTTTAGTATACACGACTTCTTCTTTCTTTGGTTTCAAAGATTTAGCAAATTCATAATTTACATCACCTTTATATTCCAACTTTTCACCGAGTAATTTATTAAATGAAAATATATTTACTGCACAACCACACGCAAAACAATGTCCTACACCTTTAATCGTATCAAAAGAAAACGAACCTACGTGTTTATCATTATGATTAGGGTTAGGGCATAAACATAAAATTTTATTTCCTTTCTTTTGATATTTTATACCATGAGTCAATAATAACTGTTCAACATCTTGAATCATAAAAAATCCTTGCTTTATATTCTGCAAGGATTTTAACACATTTTGTATTAAACTTTCAATAATTTTATAAATTTTTTAATTAAAATTATTCATCATTTTCAATTTTATCTTCTACAACTTCTGTTTTCGATTCTACAACATCCGATTTGATTACAAGGTATTTCTGCATAGGAATAATCTTAGCGAATTCATCTACAGTTTCGATAACAGTATCTTTATATGTATAAAGTTCAACATTATTATAAACCACCTTATCTTGATTTGCAGGATTTGGCTTAATCAATCTTACTTTAATAGGATAAACTCTTTTATCGTTATTTGTTGTTTTATAATTTTTCTTTGCCATAATTTATCTCCTTATTTTTTGAATGGTTTACAAATTTTATCAAATCTGTTCCAAAAGTCATTTTCCTTTTTAACAAATGTTTTGTCGTCAGCAGTTGCCATTGCTTCCCATGCATCAAGAAGTTCTTCATCTTTCTTTGCGATATCAAGAACTTTTTTGAAGTTTTCTTTTGCAACATAATCTTCTGATTCCAATGTTTCTTCAAGCATGTCCAACATATCACCAAGTCCATCTACTTCTTTTTCTGTAAGGGATTCTGTCAGTTCTGTTTCGTATTTTGACAAGAAATTTTCAATTTCATCATCTGTGTAATCATCTCCGAGTTTATTCAATTCGGCTTTTACAAACTCAAATCTTTCATGCTTATCTTCGATTGTTTTTGCTTTTTCCCAAATATCAGAAGGCAAAAAGTCCAACTTCTCTTTCAGTGTAATCAATGTTCCTTTTGAAACAATGTTTCCTTCAATAAGGTAATTTTTTGTAAGTGTTATACTTTTCATTTTATTATTCTCCATTAATTTCTTAAAATCCTCAGGCGAATGCGGGACTTTAGATTTCCACACATTTATTTTATGTAAGTCATTGTTATCAATATCGCCAATCATGGACGCATATGTTCCTTTTTTGGAACTTCGACATTTTCCGTATTCAGCACCATCTTTTGCCTTAATACGTCTAAGTGCTTTCTTAATGGAATCAAAATCACCTTCTACATTATAAGATTCACCATCATCGATTTTGATATTCCACAAATTATTCTCTAATTTTTTAATTGAGATTGGGATTAATCGTCTTGTATCTTCGTCAGCCATAAAAATTTCTCCAATAAATTGAAATATAAATAAAATAGTTAAAAATTTATACCGACTTTAAAATTAATTCCTTAAAATCACAATAATCTTCTTTGCTGACAAAAACTCCATTAAAAGTCATTCCGTCAAAATTATCATCTAGTTCATATCTAATCTCATCATAAGTATCTTCATAATCTATAAATTCAATATAAAACTTTTTCTCATTCTTAGAATACATCAAACTGACATAATCATCTATTTCATATTCTATCGTATTGTCATACTCGACCGACACATTCTTTTCATCCAAATCTACACCTTCAATAAACTTCATTTCTTTTGATGATTCTGTCATATTTCCTCCGAATTTTTTTGTTTTATAATAGATTGATTTTACCGATAGAATTTCGTTCAGACATTTCGTTTATCTCTTAGTATTTAGTTTATTAAAGATAAAGATAATTATCAACTCTCTTTTTCTCAAATTAAATAGTTAAAGGCTTATAAAATTATTTATATTTAATTATACCTTTACGAAGAAGGAAATTTATTACTGATAATGCATGTTTTGAAAAATAACAATATCCTATATTTTTAGGAGATTCTAAATTATAGGCTTTTCCATAAAGAGCGTCATATTTAACTTGATTTGGAAAAGACCTCCAATAATCATCTCCACAAATCCCTAGAGACCTACTGCAAAAATCTCCAACATCAAGGTATTCCCCTCTACGTTTTATTTTATCAATTTGTTCTTTTATTGCTTTTTCCTTTTCTTTTGGTGGTAATTTATTATATTTCTTTTCTAATTTTTCTCTTGTTTCTTTATAGACACTTTTGATTTTTGATTGTGGAGGCTTTTGCCATTTTTTAAACGACCCTACTCTCCATATTATCTTACTATATTGGTAAGAATACTCGTTTTTATCACCATATGGTTGAATACATATAATAACATCATATTCGTGTCTTATAGTTCTTTGTTTTTTAGCATTTTTAGTTTTAATTGAAAGATAAGGTCTGTATTGTGGGTATGAATATGATTTTACCAATAATCTCTCATAAGGTACTGTATAACGTCCTTCCTTATTTTTCCTATAAACAATACGTCTTTCGATATGGATTCTAGTTTTTACAACGTCTCGTTTCGCATATTCAAATCGATTATATGTATGAGGATTCAAATAAGTATATGTATACACATCGGCGATAGTTGGGGTTTTATTTGTAAACTCTATCATAATTCAAATAGTTATTCTCCTCTATCCGCCAAAATTATTTCATCACATAAGTCTTCGACCTCATCTAAATCTTTCAAACCTTTAGCATATTTTAACAGAAACGCTTCTTCATAACCATCATCAAATAAAATATTCTTACTGATAACAACATCAAATAATTTATTATTTTCATAAGCACATGTCTCTATATAAGTCTGTACTTCATACTCACAATCTTCATCATCTTTAATATATTCTAATTGAATTGGTGTTTTCATATATAAATACGGAACTTTAACCATTTTGTTTCTCCTTGAATTTTTTCTTAAATTCTTCCCTCATCTTTTTAACATATTCTCTCTGCTGACGCTTATGTTCTTCAATTTCGTCTTTGTGTTCTTCATTCCATTTTTCTTTATATGCTTTCTGTTGCTCCTTATACATCTCTTTTCGTTCACTTTGTGTTACATAATGGTCGATTTTATTAGGTTCAGTATTTTCTTCAATCAGTCTGCCGATTTCTTTTATTTCATCAAGAGTATAAGAAGATAAAGGTCTTGAATAATCATTAATTAAAGTACAGAAAGCATTAAGAGAATCATATTCATAAATTGTTCCTCTCAATGCCATAGCAAGATAATAATGTGCTAAAACATGATACAGAATTCTCAACTTACATATGTTATCATTCGGTTTAAAAGTTTCGTCCAATTTTTCAATCGTATGATAACGATTCTTTTCTCCAATTATCTGTTTATAAATAAAACTTGGGAATAAATGATGATGATGAAATTTATCTGATTTGCAAGGATTTATGAAACTCTGTTTATATATGTTTATGTAAGCATCCAAATATTGTTTACATTGTGGGTCAAATGAATTATATTTATCTTTAAACATTTCATTTATCTGTTCATCTGTATACATTTTAATTTTCTCCAATAAAAAGAGTGAACATTTTGTTCACTCTTTTATACCATATTTAATTATTTTGAAACAAGATTAAATCCAATATTATTTAACCAACTGCGAACAAATAAACAAAGTGTTAGTTAAATCTTCTGCCAAATGCATAGCATCAATATTATCACTCAAAAACTTATTATATTTATCAATAGATAAAGAACCATAAGAAGTTGTCTGAATTCTTATTTCAAATTTCTTTCTAGACTCAATATAAATCTTCGGTTGATATTCATCCTTTTGTGCATAAACATCACCAATTACGAGATTTTCATCAATATAAAACTCTCCATAATAACCATACTTTTTACAGAGTTTTTCTGCTTCAGTAAGTTCTTCTTTAAGAGCATCCATAAATTCAACATCTTTAAAATCTTCATCAGTTAAATGTACAACCATAATTCTATTTCTCCTATATATCAAAGATAGTTAAATAGTTAAAACTTTTCAAATATATGACAATTATTTACAAAATCCGTTTTATACATAGAAACTCCATCTAATTCAATAGAATTTCTCATACTTCTTCCACCATAACAAGCGTAAACTTTTCCATCTTTCATATAAACAGAATATTGTGTACCTTGAGCATAAAGACAAGCGTTAAGTCTATCTCTCTGTTTTCTGTCAGATAAACCTACACTTGTAAAAATAAATTTATTTTCATTAAATCCACGAAAGATTGCTTTTCCATTATAAATAAAGTCCACATGGTCACCCATCGCTCGAACTTTATCTATAGATGATAATTCCACTATTCCAATTTCATCTCTGTTCTTTCCGAAAAGTTCCCATAAAGTATCTTTCAAATCCATAAAATAAATCTCCTTACGATTATTATAATATCATAAGGAGATTTATCTGTCAAGTAAAATTATCAATTATTTAACTAAAGTTCACCAAATGTGAAATTCGCACTCGATGTATAAGGGTCAGCATACCAATCATTCTTCTTAGCAAGACGGTCTATTTCTTCTCTTACAAAACCTACATCATCAAACATATCAAGAGTTCCCTCAGAATCATAAACTACAAACATTTCATCTGTATCATCAAAACGATATTTGAAATTATACATTTTACCATACTTTTTAGTAAATCTTTCAGCATCGGCATCAACATAATGAATTTTCTCATCACAGAATTTATTAAGTTCATCTACAAACTTGGCTACATTCTTTTCATTGATTGGTTTTGCTGATTCTTTCAGACTTTTTCTTAATGATTTCTTTTTAGATTCTGCCAATGAAAAATCTAATGGATAAACATCACAAGTCAAATAAATGGCAAATCCAAAATTCCACATTTCATCTTGTTCATAAATATCACCATTAATTCTAATCATACACTCATCGTTAGACAAACTTTCAACATCACCCAATAATCCACCAATATCAAAAACAAGGTCAATTCTATTTCCTACAGAATTGTGAGCGATATGAAGTGCATTGCCGTCAAGATTTCCTAATCTTACTGAACGAACTGCTTTTTTAATTTCATCTTCAACAGTATCAACATCGGTGTCGAACCCCTCTGATTCAAATAAAGAATTCAACATTTTCTTATCTACAATTTTTCCATTGAAAAAATATTCAATATGATGAATGTCATTTACTACCCATTTACTCCAAGTAGGTCTATTTATTTCCTCTTTAAATGATTTTTTATTTTCTTTCAAATTCATAATAGTATATCTCCTCTATAATAACTAAAAATGTTTTGCAACTTCATTAACTGCTAAACTAGCATCATCCTCCTATTACCAAATTTCTTCATTTGATTTGAATGGAACTACATCATAAAATGCATTTGCACAATTTCTAGCAAATTCAACAAATGATTTGAAATCATTCCCTTCCAAATAATAATCTAATCCAACATCTAAAGCGAGTTTGTTTCCACTTAAATTAGCAATATCAATTAATTCCCAACCACCCCATGTATGCCAAAAATCATTTTTACCATTATTTTCAAGAACAAGAGCGTCAATAATATACACATCTTTACCTTCTTTCTTAATTCTTACACCAAGAGTATTTGTAAGTTTTCCTTCAAGAATTGTATTATACATTCCCATAACTTTTATCTCCTATAATTAAATTAAAAATCCGTTTTCGATTTCTTTTTATTATATAGTTATTTGTTTTCCGATTTTAATTACTTTATCGTCAAAATCATGTCTACATTCATAACTTTCCAATCCATCATCAAAAATATCTTTAATCATTTCTACCCATTCATCAACAGAATAATCAGCAAATATTCTAGTTTCAATTGTATTGTCAGCATAATGAAGAATTGTATCTGTCAAATCATCTTCCGACCAAATAGAAACAAAACCGCTATCAAAATTCAAAACTACATCTTTAATTCCAAGTTTATCCAATTTATTTCTTAACTGCTTATTTCTAACATATTTCATAAAATACTTCTTAAATATGTTCAGCACCAAAATTAATTTTATTTATTTTCCATTTATATTTACCATATGCAGAAATAAAATGACAATTCCATTCTAAAATTATATATCCATTTTCAATATATACAAAATAATCATTTTCTTTTATGTTTTTAATTACATCATTTATGTTTTTACGTTTGCTTAAATTTTCAATTATTTTTTCCGATTCTTTATTCAATTCAAAAATAAAATTAGAATTTGTAATAAAGCGATTAGTATTTACATAACAATAATTACTAAAAATTCCATTAATTTCTTCACCTTCCATCTCTATGTCATCAGCAAATATATCAAACATTAATTCTTTCATAAAATTTTCTCCTCATTAGATAGTTATATTATAAATGAGAATAATTTATTTGTCAAGGAAAATTATCAATATTTTATAACTATTTATTTTATGGAAAGATTTGAAGAAAAAGCACAATTAGAATTTAATTGCAAAACAATAGAGCAACTTATTGAAGTTCTTGAAGACATAAGAACTGTTATGGGAGATGATGTACGAGTGGGTAGAGTAAATACACTAAAACCTTCTATAAATGTACAATTATTTAATTACAACGATGCTATAGTTGTTCTGAATTAAAAATCAAAAATATCTTCTTTAGAGTCATCTACATAATTTCCGTTATTTTCAATTCTGTTTTTCGCAATCTCAAAATATTTAGGGTCTATTTCACAACCTACGAAATTCCTATTCAACATTTTACTTGCTATTCCGCAACTTCCAATCCCCATAAATGGGTCTAAAACTGTTTCACCTTCATTGGTTGAGTTTTCTATAAGTATTTTCATCAATTCAATCGGTTTTTCTGTATCATGTAGATTGTTTCCGTTTTCATCTTTGAGTTTCTTGATTGGAATAGAAAGAATGTCTGATGTACCACAATTATTAATTGGTCTGTCACCACCTTTACGGAACAAACAAATATATTCAAATTGATTCATATAATAACGACCACAAATTTTATTCTGTTTATCCCAAATTAGACACTTTACAAAATGAAAACCAACTTTAGTTGCTTCATTTAACATTTCTTGTAAATTAAGATTATTTATCATGATATAACAATGGGTTTTGTCTTTCAGAATACGATAAAAATGCGGAAGATAATCCGATGGTTTAATCGAATTATTTTCAAATATTTTTCCACTCATTGCCAATTTACTTGTAACATATCCACCCATACTACCGCTATTTCCTCTACTCGTTACAAGATACGGCACATCACTACAAATAAGGTCTATAGAATTATCAGCGACCCTCCCCATTATCTTTAAGCAATCTTCATTATATAATTTAATATCTGACATTTTATTTACTCCTTATATCCTAATTCAAAGATTTCCTTATTTTTCAACTTTCTAACAAATTCCTTCATATTACCAACTTTTTCAGAATCAATTCCGCAAGCCAATTCGTGACCACTTGTAAAATTTAAATCTAATAAATTTATTTCTCGGCTACGCAAACTTACTTTTGGTTCATCTTGATTATAATCATTGATTATCAACAAATAATCAACTTTCTTGTACTTTTCCAAAACTCTAGAAGCGATTGCAGAAATTTTACTTTTACAAGAAAAGACACAGAAATATTTTCCTCGTTCATCTTTTCTAGTCGATATTTCTTTAGGTGCATTCTTTATCAAACTTTCAAATATTTCATTTTCCTTATTTATATCACCTTGTATCTTTTCCATTTCCCATGCAACAAACTTGAACTCATTCATATTCTGCATTTTCCACACCATAGAATTAATGAATGTTTCATATGCAGAAATTCTGTCTGTAGGATTAGACCTCAATATATACCACTTTGCAGACGAGTAAAGTAATCTGTTTAATTTATCGGCTTCACTAAATAAAGAAGATTCTTTCTTAAACAAATCATAAGTATCCGTCAATTCAACAATATAATCAGAAACTTTATTTCCTTTATATCCTTGAGAAAGCAACCATTCATAATATAATTTTGTTCCACATTTAGTAACATCAAAAATGTATTCTGCATTAGGATAATCTTTACAAAATTCTTCCATAGATTCTTTTACACTTTCATGATGGTCTATAATAAGGCACTTCATATTCTTTTCTTTAATGATTTCTCTTGCTCTGTCATTAGGTGTAAAATCTGTATAAATTACCGTATTATACAATCCGCTAGATAAATCGGAATTTTCAGCATCTTCTCCATAATTGCTCATTACTTCTTTTGCATAATTTATTTGAAAAAATTTATTAAGAATAATTGGAATCGTGCCATCAGCGTCAATGTGTGAACACATTAGTGTTTTATCTAAATCAAGGTCATTTAATTTTATCATAAAAAATCCTTATCTATTTTATTTTAGATAAGGATATTATGTAACAAATTATTTTTCAAGACTTAATTTATTTTTTCTTCCTTTTCCAACTCTCCAATCCTCTTGTTGCAAATTTCAATAATTTCTTCATAATCAGAAACACGGTCTTTTACATTCGGATAAAGAATTCTTGTCAGAATAACAACATCATCAGAAGTCAAATCATAATCTTCAAGCATTTCACCTAAAGTAATATCTTTTGGTTCAAGATTTTCGATAGGAAATACATTCTCGTTATTCTGAAACTGTCTAATACGCTCAAGTGCAATGTGTTTCATTTTTTTATAGTCTAAAAGTCTTCCATCAGTTTTTTTAATACGTAATTCTCTTTTTACCAAATCGGCATCCCAAGGATTTAACCTAAATAAAATCCAAAAATCCCATGATTGAAATTTATGTTTACTGTAATCTGATGCTCCGCAGTTATAACTTCTTACATCATTTACTTCATTCATATTTTTATTCCTCCTTTTTTCAAATCAATCACACATTCTACATATTGCGGTTCATCTATTTCAATTCCCTTGGCAAGCATTTTGTTTTCTTCCCAATTTTCAGCAGTCATTTCAATTCTGATGATTCTATTTTCTTCATCTTCTTTTGTAGTTTTATCTTCATATTTCATCAAACAAATTTCCTTCTTCAATATTGTAATTGTACCATAAGCATTCAGTTCTGTCATTACAAGCATTTACTGAATCATATTTATATAAATTCCAACCATTATCAACCAACTTTTGATAAATTGGATGCTCATAACCACTAACCAAAAACTTTCCTTTTGAATTTAGCATAATATCTATTAATTTTTTATGCTCTTCATCTGACATTTCACATTCATATTCCGTTCCGCTACTTCTAGTATCATGAACATATGGTGGGTCAAGATAAAAGAAAACATTTTTATCGTCATATTTTTCAATCAAATCAAAAATATTTCTGTTTTCTATGATTACAGAACTTAATCTGTTATGTACTTCTGCTAATCCATCTATAGCAGAAAGATAATCTGAAACTGATTTACTCATATTTCTTCTAACAAGTAATGTTGTCGAAAATCCTCCAATCCCATTAAAACTTGAACGATTTACGTAAAAATATTTATATGCTCTATCCAACAAAGATAAATCATCTCTTTTCAAATCTTCGATAAACTCTTTTCTTATATTAGAAGAATAATATGTTAAATCCAACTTTTCTTTCATCTGTTCAAAAAGTTCCTTGTCTGAAAGAACCTTGAACAAAGAATACACATTTTCACCTAAATCATTGTAGATTTCCAATTTATCTCGTTCTTTTGCAAATAGAACAGAAGCACCACCACCAAATCCTTCTATATAAACAGAATAATCTTTTGGAAAATGAGAAATGATAATATCCGTCATGTAGGATTTACCACCATAATATTTAATCGGACTATTCAAATTTAATTTCTCCCACAATGTTTATATATTTTAATGAACTTATTGGATTTTCTTCATCTTCCAAATAAGGCAAATATTTCTCCATTGTATTTAATATTTCGTACATTAAATGTTTGTCTATGCATTTATAAATAATTGTCTGACAAAATAATTCCATTTCTGTAATAATTTCTTTAGGAAATTTTGGCATTTCAATTAATTTCCCATTAATATACCAATTTATACAAATTTCGCTATCTATAGAATAAACACAAACTTTCTTATTTTCATAAGTTGCCGTATAAATCGTTATCGGTTTATTGTCGATTTTTACAGTTTTTAGCCAAATTTCATATTCTTTATTCATATTTATTTCCAATAATTGAAATACAAAGGCAAAAGAATCATAGTACCAAAAATTAAATTAGATATTACTTTTGAAATCAAGACACAAATTATAGCAGTCTTTCCTTCTACCTTAAAATCAATGTTCAAAACGATACATATAAATCCGATAACAACACAAGCAATTTCTAATTTATTCATTTTATACCTCTTTTATATGTTTTTATTTTCCATAAAAATCCTTAATTAAGCAATTCATCATAATTAATGTTTCTTTCCTTGCACCAATCTTCAAGATTATTTTCCACCCATTGAATTAACTCGCAAGCGTATACATAATTTGGGGAAATTGATTTTGCACCTTCAATAATATTATTAACCGTTTCACATAAATTTGAACAATTAAACTCTTCTTCCAAAAACTCATAGATTTCATCATACGCTCGATATTCATTAGATTCTATTCCAAATCGGAATTTATCTTCAATTACATCTTTAATTTCTTCATCAAGTTCATCGTAGTTTTCAACTCCATACAAATCACACACATATTCTTTTACCAATTCTTCAACTTTTTCTTCATCTACATCACTTGGATAAATCGGATAAGAACTTGCTTCACACTTTCCACTCCAATAATCAGTATTTATATAATCGCCTTTGAAGAATGTAAAAATATGACAAATATCTCTGCCGAAAGCATAAGTTCCCATATCACCACTATAAAACAATTTATTATCCACAAATACAAGTCGGACAAAATATGTTTTATCATCTCTATTTTCACTTATGTATAATCTAACAACAAGAATATTTCCTTGTTTTTCAACATCAATTATTTTATATCTTTTAGCAAATTCTTCTTTGGTCATTTTCTAACTCCTTCAAAAAATCTTCATAACTCTTATAAAATAAAGGTGTAGGATGTCTATCATCACCATTTTCTATTGATTTTATAAAGTCAATAAGTTCTTTTATGATTTTCTTACATTTATTTTTCAATTCTTTAATTTCATTATTTTTAAAGTTTTCAAGTTCATAATATTCCATCTTTTCATCTTCAAGAAATCCTTCTAATTTACCATTTTCTTGATTAAGTTCTTGAATATTATTTTTTAATTCATCATTTTCTTTCTGTAATTCATATATACGTTTATTTAATTTATTCACATACTCTTGATTATAAACAACACAATAATCATTGTCAATACAATCAATAAAATGTTTCAAACTTTCTTTATCTACTTCTTCATCTGTATCCATATCTTCCAAACTAGCATAATTATTATGCCAATCATTACTTATGAAAACTTTACAATTATCCTCCAAATAATGATTGAAATAATAAGTTTCACGATTATCACATATAAATCCATTTTTATTTATCGCATATATTTGTCTAGGAGAATCATTTTCCCAATATCCATATTTTTCATTCTTGTAAAAAATGAAGAGATACTTATTACAAACAGATAAAATATTTTCTTTTGATAATTTCATTATTCAATATTTCTTCTAATTCTTTCTTTAACTTCTTCAACTGTCATTCCGTTATTTGCTTTATTGAAAACTTCTCGGCAAACAATAGGAAAACATCTGTCACAGAAATCTCGTTCCTCATATGGAAATATTTCCATTTCTTTATCGCAACAAAGACATTTCTTTTTAATTCTTTCAATTGGTCTGATAACAATATCACTCATATTTGCCACCTCTTTTTATATTCTCTAATTACTTCACATTCATCTTCGCAGAATAATTCTTTCTTTTCTGTAATCTTCAACCAATCAAGAAATTCCTTGAAGGAGCCTTCATTCCAATCACACCAATGCAAATACGCTTGATATCGTCTTTTACTTCGGCTTGGTTTGTTTTCTTTCTTTTTCTTGAACCATAAATCAACAACATAATCTTTACCAATGTCTGTGACAGAATAAACTTCTTCTTTCCAATCGGTAATTCCGTCTTTCTGCATGTAGCCTTTTTCGACAAGAGATTTGATTGCTATATAATCTCCATTATCTTCATTAGGATATATGCCGAACCAATTTCTATAGCCACCTTTATCATCATTCCATCTTGGCTGATAGTCATAACCAAGTGTATGAAACATTATCTTTTCTTCTTTTTCGGTAATTTCCATAATTATTGTCTCATTATCTTATCTTTTCAAAAAGTCTAAAACTAACAGGAATTGCAAAAACTTTCTTCATAAAATCTTTATCAACCCTTCCATAAGTGTGATACTTATCGTAATCGTATGTACATTCTAAATCGTCTTTTGTATATTCTCTTAAACCTTTTTCCATAAAGGCATCATATTCTTCATATTCATAACAAGTATTCTCCCATTCATAACGCATGAATCCAAAATTATCCTTTCCTTTATTAAAAGAAAAAATAACATAAATAATTTGTGGTCTGAAAATTCTTTTATATCGTATTCTTTTATTTAACTCAAACATCTTTAAAAATTTATCATCATAAAAGAATACCCTACGAAAATAAACTTTTATTTTTGAATAAAGCCTATATAGAAAATACGGTATAAAAGTAAACAATAAAATTAAATATCTCATAACATTACATAATTTTTCTCTAGTATTTTCTGTCATAATCATTCCTCATAGGAAAATTTATTTTTCTCCAATAATCTGGTTCATCTATCTTATTCCAGTAATCACGGTCATATGTATTGTATTCATCATTACCGTACCAACGAACTAATTTTTCATCTAATTCACCAATCTCATAGTACCATCTGACTTTAAAAACATCCCAACAAGGTTCACCCTTGTAATACCAAATATACAAACCTTCTACCCATTCACCTTCGTTTGGTAAATCTTTATAATTCTCATTCAAATTATGCCATTCTTCCATTATAATTCACTCCTTAATTTCTTCCACTATTTCACACTTTACTTTATATATTTTACAATTAGTGGATTTTGCCTTCAATTTCGTACTTTCTTGTAATTTATCAAAATATTTATGTCTAGGATTTGTAAGATTAGACACAAATCTACCTTTGTTATTTTTTATAACATAAATATAAAATGTATTTTCTTCCATTATAATCTACCACTCCT